AGGATAAATGTATTGGTTATCTAAGTAAATGTTACCGATAACACTATCATAATCAGTCATATCAATACCTAAATGAGCTTCAATTTCTTTAATGATTGGTTCAAGGACTTCAAGTGATGGTAAATCATTGCCATTTTGGTCTACAGTATCATAACCGTAGTAATCTCCCCTTCCACTAAATGATTGAATCGGCATTGGATGAATAAGACCTGTTCTTCTTCCCCAGCGTAGACCAAAATGAAACATTTCATTGGCAAACTTACCTTTGTTTTCTTTGAATGTTTGTTTGCTTACTTGTTTTCTAATTAGAGTAGCAAACTCTTTTGTCTTTTCAGGTGTTGGATTGGTTTCTACCTTTACGACACCGTAATTAGGCGATACTATTTCCATTAAAATTCAAGATTTTCTTTTGCTAATACAACATTTGAATACTCTGATTGACCTGAAACTTCTTCACCAATCCAATCAGGCTTAACCCATTTGTTCATTTGGTCAACAGTTTTAAACTCAGCTTCAACAATGTGTAATCCATTTGGATAAATGTCTAGGTCATAGTGAACCTTGTTGATGTCAAATGATAGACGTTTCTTTTCAAGCTTCCATTCAGTTTTAGCATAGATAGCTTCACCGTCAGCGTATGGGATTTCGTACTCATATTCATCTGTAATTGCTTCATTGGTAAACTTGATACCTAAGATAGCCTTATCAGCTGTAAGTCTGATTCTTACGTTTTTATCCTTGTCCCCTGAAATGTAGCCTTGTCTAAGCTTTTGTTTGATATAGTCACCAAATACTGGACTTGTAGCTCCTTCTGCAAGTAAAAATTTACGTTCGATTTCTTGTGCCATTATTTTTTATTTTTAATATCTCCCGATATTGTTGATACTTTACCCGCTATATTACTACATTTTACGTCACCTGAGACAGATTGAACGTTTTGACCTACATCACCAGTAACACTTACGTCACCACTTACTGTAGTTAGGTTTGTAACATTTCCAGTTACTGACACCTTGTCGCAAACATCCACTTTTAAATTACCGATATTCCCTTCTACTTGAATTGATATGGTTTTTGAATCGGGTGTTACGTCTTTTCCGTCAATAATAATTTTGCTATTGACTATGCTAACATTATCACCATGAAATGTCACTCCGTTAATCTTGATAGTACTTTTCATAATATTTTTAAAAAAATTTTTCATAATGAGTTATTAGAGGATAAGCAAAGCGATTAAACTTGCTTATCCTTGTTAAAATTAAAAAGTGGTGAACTCTCCATCAATAAAATTGATATGTTGCGCTCTACCGTCATTATGTATGATTACGTGTGACTGTAACCATGAACTTGGACCGTTGTTGTAACCTACTCGTAAGTGAGTTGACGTTCCAACAGCAATAGCACCATCCTTTCTCCCAGGACTATGATAATGTCCAACAATAATCTTTGTATTCAATTTACGGAACTGTAGTAATGAACCACGGCTACCGTTTGTTCCAAAGTCTCCATGTTGGCCTAATTCCCAACCCTTAACCTTATAAGAAGCACTTCTTCCAAGTGTCTTATACTCAGGGAACTTCTCGTTAATAAGCTTAGGAATAACACCTAATACATTATTCATATCCGTACCATATTGCTCTAACAATATATCTGAATACTTCATGTATAACCTAGAGTTCTTATAGGTTGGTTGCTTTTTCCAATCTTCATTGATAAGCCAACGGTCTAAGAAATCATCGTGATTACTTCTAACGATTACAATGTTCTTGAACTTTTCAAAAGCTTCAAGTCCTTCCATCATTATGTTAACCTCTTTCGCCAAGTCGTTGGTTCCTGCCATCTCTTTACCATATTGGATAAAAGGATTTTTCATTTGGTGGTGACTAATTGAATCTCCATCAAATACATCGTGCAAGATAACATGCTCAGGTACAAGCTTATCCATAAATGTCATTGTAGCGTCTAGTACCTTTTGGTCGTGGTGGCCGTAGTGAACATCACCCAAAACAATAGCAGAAATAGACTCTAGCTTAGTAACCTTCCCGTCTTCAACTCTGTTATATAAATCACTAAATGAACCACTTCTATCATCGGCTGTTACTTGTCTTACAAAGAATGTTTCATCATCTTTGATTTCAACAATAGCAAATCCGAATGTGTGGTGAAAATCTCCAACCTTACCTGATTTTGAATCAGTATAATTCTTTTTTGTAATCGAACCAGTCGTAAGCATCATCTTAGGCTTGTTTCCATCCAATACAGGTATCATTTCCATCTGTACCTTCGGAGAACCAAAGATACATGAATTAACACCGCTAAGAGCTTGCATTCCAGTCATTGGATTAACAGCAGTTGGTTGAACCTTGATATCAGATAGGATTGAAACGAATTGGTGAATATCGTGCCTGTTGGCATCTAAATAGTCTTGTATTTCGTCAGCCCAAAATTCTTCTGATTCTTGGTTATTGGTCCAAACACTTGTTGGGTTCTTATATCTACCAGCAATAACGTGAATGTCGGCATCAATAAAATTAGCGTATTCCTTAATATTTTTAAGGAACTTCTTATGGACAGGTGTGTTATTCTGTGCCCATGTTATAATGAAACGTTTTTTTGTTTCATCATGCGTCTTAGTTTTAGCTTTTACGTATTGTTCAGGCTCAACTTCTGACTTTTCTTTGAAATTAAACTTCTCAGAACACCATTTACGGACTGTTCTTTCTGATTTTCCAAAGTGTGTTATTAACAGGTTCATTCTATCATCCCAAGACATATCTTTATTCAAGTATACCTCTCTAGCATAATCAATGTCTGCTTGTGTAACTTCTTTAAACTTCATATTGTATTATGTGTGTATTTTGTTATTCGTACAAAGGAACGAAATTAATCGTTTCAATGCAAAAATAATGGAATATATTTGCAAGACTTATATTAATGCTTGCAAATATTCCTTATCTTGAGTAAAAATAGGAGTCTCATAGTCGGGAATCCATTTACTTCTGTTGGCAGGTAATTCACTACCCTCAACGTCAATTGTATAATCGTATTTTTTAATAACGGTACCTCTTTTATACTTGGTCTTGTAATCGTTCCAATTAACACCAGCTTCTTGAAATAGCCTTTCTTGTTTCTCTTTACCGTTTACACCAGTCATATTGCCTTTTAAAAGGGCATGAGCGGCCATACTGATACTATTACGAGTACAGTCTTGCTGTCTCCAAGTAAAATAATTGTAAACCTCTGTTAAGTCAGGGATTACGAATACTCTTGCATCGAAAAATGCGTCTAACTCGTTGAAGTCTACTGTTTTAATCTTTTCGATTATTTCGTCTTCACGATACTTAAGAGTAGTAAGCATTTGTAGCATCTTTTTATTGAATACCGCAGTGGCTTTACCTGCGAAGATACTAGCAATCTTCTGAATCTTACCGTCATAAATCATTTCGGCATCGATATTATCAAGTGTTGTAAAAACAAGACTGATTTCATCAGATTGAGTGTAAGCAAATTTAGGGTTGAATGCTTTGCTCAGCTCAATTGCTGTTGCATCCATTACATTTGACAAGATATCATCAAATGGTTTCTCGAATTGTTTGGTGTATTTGCTAAATCCTACACCATCCAAGCGGACAATCATATATGACCTGTTCGGTACCTTGATACTGTAACAGCTTTCATATTCTTTCATTCTGTCGCTGAATGATTTCACTTTTCCCATTATATTTTTATTAATTGGTTTATTTCTTCAAAACATCTACCATCAGGCCAACGAACATCTACAGCATCATCTAAAGGAAACGGTGGTTCAACTACGATTCCTATTCCGATACCTCGACCCCAAGAGTCAAAATCATTCGGAATCCAGGTCTCCTCATTCTTAACTACCTCATCTCCAACGTTTAAATTGCTTCGCATAGTTTTTTCAATAATTCTAAACCTTCAAATAAGGCCATTTCAAGAACTTCTTCATATGTTCCCTTATAGTCTAGGCGATAGGTATTGGCTTTTTGTCTATTTTCTTTGATACACTTAAGATACTGTCCATCAAAGCAAATGATACTAATTTCTATCTTATGAACTTCACGAAGCCATCTTTTAAGAAATGCTTGTGTTGGACTTGAAAATTCACCATAAGGCAACCCCCAATTAGCCAACTCAGAATTTCTGTAGTGACGTGGAAATCCAGTAATTGCGTTGTAGAAACCACCATGATAAACGTTTCCAGTCTTAGGTTCTTCTTTATCACCAGCACCATAAGAATAATGGGTATCGCATAGTTGATTGAAGCCTAGTTCTTTTGATAAGACTGCCGTTTTGAATGATATTCTTTGCTCTAATATTTGAATTTCCTCGTTTTCTGTCATTTTATTTTACTTTATTTTTAGACAATACTCTGAATGTTTTGACATAGCTCGCTATATCTTTATAATTCAGCCTTAGTGTTGATATTCCATTATAGGTTGCAATTTCAGGTTCATCACCCGAACAATCACACTCACTATAAGGTGTTGTAAGATAGATTGTATCTTTCACGTTGTCAAGATAGTCTACTTCTATTTGCCAATTGATTTCAGTTGGACCTTTTATTGGTCGCTTTCTGTTATCACAACTCCATAATAGAATGATTAGTCCTAGAATGAATACTACAATAGCTACTTTTTTCATGAGTTTCTTACGAATAAAATGAATATTAACCAACCCCAACCGTCACATCCATTAAGTGCTAGTAAAAAGATACATAACACAATGAACAAGTCAACTTGGTTCTCTGATGGTTCTAAGTTAAACTTTTTGTTCTCCATCACATAATTTGTTTAAATCTTCAATAAACTTATCTTCCTTAATCTTGCTCATCTTCTCGTGAAGTTCAGAAAGCATTGACCATTCAACATCAGCATCGAATGAATAACCATCAATTCTAGCATATAAATGAGCATATTTTTCAACCCTAGCCTCAGTTTCAATTTTCGAACCTACTTGAATACCAAATACAGTACGAGGTTTGTAGATTCTACCAAACATTTTTGTTGTTGGATAAAACATGATGATATCATCAATCACATCTTTCTCGTAATTCTTATAAGTAATCATATCACCCGATATGGTTAACTCATCTATATGTGTGTTTAAAACACAAATAATCTTTTCTACTTTTTCTTTTTCTTTATCTTCCATTGTTGTTTATTAACAGTTTTGTCTCCACATTTCTTTCGTAATGGGTAATTCTAGGTCCTTTATAACCTTCCAACCATAATGTAAAGCGAATAATTCTCTCCTTTCCTTACTAGGTTGTCTTTGTTTTTGTTGTTCAAATAATCTAATATAAGAAAGCATATGACCCGCTTCATGTATAAGTGTATACATAACCTCTTCGGGTGAATCTTCATTTACATGAATGTCCTTCCTCATATAATTGATTTGACCGCTAATATCATCCGAAAGTGTAGTTGATGGGAATATTACCTTAAAATCATTATTTTCAATGTATAAGATAAGTCTTGCGATTATATTAATATAGTCCATTAGAATCTTTCTTTTCTTAGTCCTTCATAACTTGAATCACTATTGATTGCACAGATAGCAAATGCTATTTGTTGTTCAACGCTAATTACCTTAATCTTAGGACTTGGTTTAACATCTAATGAATCACTAACAACCAATTCAGTTAAAACACTAGCTTCGATTCTATCATAAGCTGGACCTGATAAAACACCATGACTAATCACGGCTCTTACACTCTTAGCACCTGCATTCATTAGGACCTCAGCCGCCTTACATAGTGTCCCTGCGGTATCAACCATATCATCAACAATAATAACGTTCTTACCAGTTACATCACCAATGATAATCATTTCGTCAATAACATTTGCCTCTTTACGGCTCTTGTCTAACATGACAATGTTAAGTGAAGTATTATGATATGTTTGTAATTGGTCTTTCATTCTCTTAACTCTCTTGGCAGAACCTGCATCAGGTCCACAAAGAACAGTATCTTCATCAGCAATCTTAGCAATGTAAGAATCAAAGACATTCTTTCCTTCTAAGTGAGTTACTGGAATATCAAAGTAACCTTGAATTTGGTCAGCATGTAAGTCATATGTAATGATACCTGTAGCACCAAGAACTTGAATCATTTTTGAAATAATTGTTGCTCCAATTGGTCCACGAGCTTGGTCTTTTTTATCTTGACGGGCATATGGGAAATAAGGTAGAATTACGATGATTTCCTTTGCGGCCGCTCTCTTAGCGGCATCTATCGCTAGAGTCATTTTCATAATCTCGTCTGAAGTATTCGGACTTGTAAGGATATAAACTCGCTTTCCACGAATAGAATTTTTATAATCCACACATAGTTCTCCATCAGAGAATTTTTGTGAATTAACGAAGTCTAAAAAGACATAATTGTTTGGGTCTCCAAAGTGTTTTGCAACGCTTTTGATAATATTTAAGGCCAATTCTGTACGGCCGTCAAGTGATACTAATACTGATTGTGACATTGTTTAGTTTTAAGGGTTAACGTAATTAATTGCAAAGTCTATAAGCTCTTGCATTTTTGTTGTAGCTTCTTCTTGAGTATCGAATCCCGCCCATATATCACTTGGCTCCATAGATATCATAAGCTTATGAATCTCACCATTTCTCATCAGGAAGATAAAACCCGCCCATTTAAGAGTTTCTTTATCTTGACCTTCCATTATCTTGATATCACCATTTGGATGGTTACTCGCTATTTCTAGGGCTGTTAGGTATGTCATGGTGCAATTCCTTCATCATATCCATACTCATACTCGTCATTTTCCTCATCGTACTCACCTTTCATAGCTAAAACCCAATCAAGATAAGCTTGAGATGGTGGTTCAACAGTAGTGAATCGTAATTCAGGTTCATGGTCGTCCCATTTGGCTTCAACCATAGTTAGTGGTGTGCCATGAAGAATTCTAGCTACTTGGTCAAGTACCCAATCTTTGTGATGTGCTCCATCAAACCCACCATACATTTGAATGTAATACAACGCCCAATCTTGTGGTGTGAAGTCTTTGAATTCAGTTTCTGAAATTTCTATTGGTGTTTCACCTAAGTAAGCCATAATGTCTTATTTTATTATTACCCTACAAAGGTACATAAAAAAAAATAACCTACCAAATAAATGATAGGTTATTTTAATTATTTTTCTTTTTTCCAATGTCTGTCGTGATACTTGGTCTTGTATTTCCCCAATTCGAAGCTTCCGTTGAATAAGATAATATCCAAGGCCGTAGGTAATTCAGCATATAACTTATCCCATTCTGCTTTCTGTTCCTCAGAATACTCAGGCAGTTCTTCAGTTTCAAATGGGTCAAATGCTGGTGGCATTCCATTAAGAATCAAGTCAATTGCCTCGTATATGTTATTTTCTCCGAACGGTACAGCATCTTCATCGTTTGAAATACCTTGAATCAAGTTATCTTTTACGCTCCATCTTAGATGCTTAAGTAACTTGATGTGTTCTTCTTTTAATTCTAGTCTTACTAATGACATTTTATTTGCTTTTTAATCTGTAACCACACCACCATAAATCAACTCGAATAAACCATTCTCCGTCATGTAAACCAAAACCGAATCTCGCTATTCTATTTTTTTTGTCGTGTAATAATTTTGTTATTTTCATCTTTATTCTTTTTTATAATCAGCTAGTCCTAAATGATAATATAGACTTTCTTCTAAATCACTTGCTTGCATTCTATCAGGTAGATAATCTCCTTCATATTTTATGAGTGTTTCCCAATCCATTTGCATTATCTCTAATGCATCATGTTCAGAAATCTCTATATCTTCCTCATAAACACCAATGATATTCAAATAGGTAGCATATTCATTAATAATGTATTCTCTAGCCATTATATCCGAAGAGTTCCAAAATTCTTTAGCTTGTAATCTTTCTTCTTCTGTTACTTCCATTATCTGTCGCTTATTTTACCTGCGTTAATCAACTCTTGTACATCAATGTGCATAGTGACTAGCGTCTTAAGTTCGGCTTCTGTTCGTCCACCTTCGTACTCGCCAATAGCGACTGCTCTGATGTTTACGAAGTGTTTGCCGTTATGTTTGTTTCCCTTTAATGTGAACGCTAAGGTAACCTTTTCACCAACTGAATACTTATCAAGAACTCCAACATTTTCGTTGATGAATTCCATCTTTATTTCTTCAGGGTAGTAATCAAGGGTCTTCAGAACAAATTCTCTTTTTTTGAATGTTCCGAAGTCTTGTATCTTACCAATTGATAGTAATACTCCGTCTCTAAAATAAACCATATTAATTTATTTGGTTATTATTCCTCTTCTTTCAGCATAGCCTCGTTCATCAAACGATTTGCTACTTCTCCAACTCCTTCTACCGCAGGTTTTTTTAAATACGTAACGTTCATGCTATATCTATCAAGTATCGTTGATGGACTTGGGTCGATATAGATAATTTCACAATCAGTTTTTGCATTCTGTAGCATATCGATTGTATATGTTATCTCAAGGCTTGTTCCAATGATAAGCAAGATATCAGCATTTCTAACTGCTTGATAAGCTCTATCTACCATATAAGGATATTCACCAAACCAAACAATGTCAGGTCTCATTTGTGCTTTGTTCTCTTCACAAAGGTCACCTAATTTGATATCTTCATATCCAATGTCAACTGAATCAGTTATATCGTAACCTGCCTTACCAGTTCTGTGTGAACTCTTCGCCTTGGTTAATTCACCATGCAAGTGAAGAATATTGTTTGAACCACCTCTTTCGTGTAAATCATCAACATTTTGTGTGATAACAGTTACATCAAAGTAGTTCTCTAGTTCAGCAATAAGCCTGTGGGCCTTGTTTGGATGAACTGTAGGTAATTGTCTTCTTCTCTCATTGTAGAAACCTAAGACCTTGCTTGGGTCCGCAAACCAACCAGTGATACTTGCTACATCAGCTATCTTATGGTTTTCCCATAATCCGTCTTTTGCATCTCTAAATGTATCAACCCCTGATTCCTTGCTAACACCAGCACCAGTAAATACTGCTATTTTTTTCTTTGTCATTATCTTAATAGTTTTAATATTGCTACTGCAAACCTGAACATGATGAAGAATCCACCAACGAATCCAAAATCGTACCAAGCACCGTTATTGTTTACTGCATAAATTGCAACATCATCCCAAATAAGACTACCAATAAATGATGGTAGAGTTATCATTCCGTGCCATGTTCCACCCCAAAATCCATAGATGTGTTCTGTGGAGCTTGTACATGTTACTTGAGCCGCATCGGCGCAACCTGTTAGCATCAAGGCAAACATTATACCAAATGCAACTAGTGTTAAAATTCTTTTCATTATAATAATTCTTTTAATTTTTGAAGCTTCTCATCAACCCTTCGATTGACTTCTGCTTCTATTATTCTATTTGTAGTTGCTGTTACTATTCGTTCAGCAAGTCTATCAAATTGTTTGTTGATTTCACTATTTAGGCTTGATTCTATGTCTTTGAGTTTTGTATCAAGTCTTTCTCTGAATTCATTTTTGATATTGTCAGATGCATTCTTAGAAAAATAATCCAAGTCATTTTCGATATATTCTAAAAGTAATGTTTTTATTTCAGTTTTGTGAACATAAACAACTTCATCTGATTCCATATCAATCTTGACCATATCTGCCAACTCGTGTCGGTGTTGTCTGAATCTATTATATTCGCCTATTCTAGGTAGCTGAGCCATATTTTTCAGTTAATAAATCATAAACCAACTCCCAATCACTCTCAGGGTCAAATCCAGCTTTGTCTTCAAACAAAACGTTCATATATGGTTTCTTATCGTAGTTTCCGTAACCTTTAAGGTCAGTTTCAACTTCAGGGTTTTCATTGATATAATTGAACTTAATATCAAATGAAGCGAAGAGCTTAATATACTCTTCTATTTCGTGCGGATGAGAACAAGTATAAAGAAATGTAACAACATCAGGTAACTTCGTAATAAGTTGAAGTGTTTCTTTGGCCCAAGGGTAAAAATCATCAGGCGTGTTGCCGTATGTATAGTTAGGTCTTAGGATTGTACCATGAATATCAAAGGCCCAATATGTTCGGTCCCAATTTCTTTTTATCTTATAGTCGAAATGATTTGTTAAAATCGATTTTATTATACTCATATTTGTTTTTTATTGGTTTTCATTATTAAATTAACAATTAACAATAATTCTTCTTTTGTTGTTACGAAGTTGTTAAACTTGATGAATTTATTTTTAAGTTTTTTGCTTCCTTGTTCAAATTCAATAGTCAACCAATTCTCAACCGACCAACTATCATTTCTAAAATGACAAACCATAGTTGTATAGTCATTTATTTCAATACTCCAAACGTTAGCAGATTTGCCACGTTCTTTGAAACCTAAATCAATGAAGTCTTGTCTACAATCTATTTGCATATCTTTCTTTTTAGAGTTATTATGCAAAGGTACTAAATTATTTTCGATTATCATAGATAAAAACAGGAATTTTTACATCTTTTAAATATTCTTTCATAAGTCTCAATGAAACATCAGGGTCAAGTCCACCATTGCTGGCTCCCAACAACGGAAATGAGATGCTTGTTATTCCCTTTTCCTCATAAGTCTCAACAAACCTCTTTAGGCCCAATTTCAAGTATTCAATTTCACTTGGATTTCTCCAATGGTCCTTGGTTGGGAAGTTTAAAACCCACTGAGCTTCAGCTTTATACAACCAAAGGCTACCAACCTTTATCAGCTTCTTATCACAAAGCTCTTTGTAACGGGCAAACATCTTAGGATATTTTTGTTTAAATATCAAAGCGATACCCTTTCCCATCACTCCTACGCAGTTAACAGTGTTAACCAGTGTCTGAGTATCAGAGTCAAAGATATCGCCTTTAATTACTTGCACCATCGAGTGTCTTAAATATTTCTTCCTTTATGACTTTAACCATAAGACTAGCATTTATTGATGCAACAACCTTACAGATTTGGTCAAATATTTCAAGTGCATTCATTTCATCAGGTAATTCATCACGATAAGGTTGTGGGAAGAACGTTAAGTCTTCTTTCTTAGCATTAATTCGTTTAAATGCATATTCCGTTATCTTGCTGAATTGTCTTTCAATTACACCATCGGCCATTTGTTTAGATAATGAGTAATAAAAACCCTTATAATCCTTATCAAATACTCGCTCTTGTTCATCAGAAAGTTCAATAAGTTTCTCAACATTTAATAACTCTTTAAGAGGTTTTCTTAAATGAGTCAAATAGATTGTATTTGGCTTTCCAGTTGTATAGAAGCTATCGCCTAACCTAATTGTCCATTGATTGATATCAACAAAACTAAACTTATAATGAGGTATTCTGTATGTAATTTCTGAAATCTTAAAACCACCTACAACAAACTTATCACCAACTTTCTTAGTTGAGACCTTCAAGCTAAATCTTAAGCGTTCATCAAGAACACCGCTAATTTCGCTTCCGCTGTAAGTATCTTGTCGAATCTTGAAGTCAACATTTTTCTGTAGCAATTCAAACATCTTATGTCTAATCCCTTCAGGACTATCGTTAGGTTTGATATTACTAACAATACTATTAAGTCTATCAACCAAGTCTTTACGACTTAGTGAGATAAATTCTTTACTAGTTAACATCAGGTACCCAATTTACAATCGTTACATACTCGCCACGCATTTCCTCTTCGATGATTTTAATAATCACGTCCCAATCTCCACCAGCAAGTCCAGCCCCAATCTTAGGTAGTCCAAAGGTTTTACCTGAAAACTTCTGTTTCATAAGCCTTAAACCTGAACGCAAAGCATCGTAGTCTAAGTCCATCTTACCGTGTTGACGACTAAACCCATATTGGCTGTAGATGTTAACAACAATCGGTTCGTTTTGCTCAACTGTATGAGTAATTGTTCCAAGCTTAGCTTCATCACCTTTAACTGTAGCACAGTCAACTGCGTAGGCTTCAGGGAACTTATGCTTAATTTGTGGTGCAATACCACTACCCATTGTACAAAAACAATTTGCGCCATGTGCTATTACATCAAATTCTGATGATTGTTTTACCAAGTCACCATCAATAAATTTAACCATTTTTTAATTTATTTAATATTTTTGTTATTTTATTTATAAACTCCGTTTCTGTTAAATCCATTTTCATTTTATTACAAACAGAACAACAAGGTTTACAATTATCTATATTATACCCAATAGAATTATCAACCCTATCAATACCAATAGTTTCAATTTCATCACCACAATAATCACATGATAATTGCCAAAAAGATAAAAACTCTTCGTCAGTTAATCCCCAAATAATATTTCTTTTTTTTGCGGCTCGTTTATATGATAATAAACGCCCTTTGAAGGTTTGTCTCCATAGAGCGTTTTCATTCAGTATTTTATCTTTATTATTTAGATAATAAACACGTTTTATATTCTTATAAGTCTCACCTTGACGATATTCTTTACGAATTTCTGAGTATTTTGACTCTCTAACTGAATTAGATTTCTTTTCGCATAATTTACAATGCGACCTACAACCATCTTTAGAATTTTTACGTTTAAAAAATTCATCTTTTGGTTTATCAAAACCACATTTAGTACATTTTTTAGTTTCCATATATCTTTTAATATAAATATCATGGATTCTAATAAAATCAATAATTTACACCATGGCTTTTTTAATACTGGCAGAAATAGTATCGGCCATTGTGTTATAAATCAACGGTTCATAAGTACCTTCTTCTTTTGCGACTGCTTTCCACATCACATCCAAATAACCAATACGATATGCATCGTCAGGTCTACCATAAACCATTTTTTGAGGCTCTTTGCCTTGCCAAAAACCAAATTCCATATTGGTTGTTAAAGCAATTAATTCTCTTGTTCTAGGAATCCAAAACAAGATAACATCAGCTTTTTTAAGACCATTGGACTCCCATAACGGAATCCATTCTTTACCTTTGTCAGATTCAGTCTTAGAAGTAAATTCAGGGATGATAAGACTTCCTTCGAAACCTTGTCGTTTAAATTCTTCAATAGCTTCAAAACGCCATGACGTTAAGTGCGGTTGATTTCCTCTAACAGTTGGTCCCGCTAGAAATATAGAAGGTCCTTGTATGTTTGAAACTTCATCAACTGATTCTTCGTAACGATATACTTTCATATTATTTGTTTTTAAGTCTTTCCGCTTGCATTTCAGCCATCGTTTTGAATAGTAAAACTAATTCTTCGTTGTTGATAAAGCAATTGAAAAGAAAGTGTCCTAAAGTCACAAAGTCTTCAGTACAGTCAGTATGGTGAATATAAAGCTCATCATTTTCATATTTGATGTGGATTTCTTCGCCATATTCGTTCTTTACTGTTCTCATTGTTAGTCCTTTAAGATGTTATTTTTTTGTCTTTTAGCAATTTCATCATAGAAACCTGAAACTGACTCATAAACCATGTTGAAGAATCTTCTGAATGGGTTATTCAATAGTGTTCCGATGATTGATAAAGGCCAATAAGAAATCCAAGATACAATAAGAGCTTTATGCTCAATACCCTTTGGAGTAATCTTTGTTACAACCTTCTCAAATGAATCTTTGTTTTCAATTGTAATGACCTTGTTATTACCATCTTTGAAATCGTAATTAATCTTTTCATTGAACTTCTTTTGGTTTTCTTCGAAGTCAAGTCTTCCAAATTCGCTCGTGAATTTGTCTCTCTTTTCTCTCAGTTTTCTAAAGACTGATTTTACCTTTTCGTTCCATCTTAAGAACGACCAACCTAAGCCTAATATAACATATCCTACGGCAAAGTAAACGGTATTTAAGACGTTTGCGCTGAGGAATGCTAGTATTTCTGCACTGTGTGCGTATAATACCAAGGCAATTGCTAATGAGAAGAAAGTACTCGCTACTCCCTCTCTTTCCATTTCTAAAGCGACGATTATGATTATCGCTGAAATGATACTGAACAACAAAATGAATGTTGCTGATGTTAAAAATGTTATCATAGTTTTTTATTTATATTTTAAAGGTTAACTCAAACTCATTATCAAGCCAAGAATCCATATCAAGCATTAGTCTTCTTTGAGTAGACATACGGTCTTTATTATTAACATATTCCATTACTCTATCTAATACCTCACGCCTAGGTGTGAAGTGACTTTTAAATAGAGAATCTTCGAAATAAAACCAATCAATATGTTTTCCTAGCTTCATATTTAAAAGTATGAGAATCCAATTCCGAAACTTGTTACTTCAGGATTGAATTTAAATGTTGGTGATAAGAATACTCGTCCTACATGGAAGAATTTCTTTACTCCTGCATCAATGTAAGTGTTACGGTAAGTGTCTAGTGTTTCATTGTTTAGAATGTCTCTGTGCTTATAGCTTGAAACACCACCTAATAGAAACCATCCTTTATATATTTCAACTCCAAAATTCAGCGATAAGGCTGTTATATCTTGTTTTGAAACGTATGTACCGTCAGTCTCTAATCCACCGATTGGTGTTGTGGTACACTGACAATCAGTTACAGGAGCCGTAGGTGTTTGACCTACTACGGTAGTTGTTACAGGCTTAGTTTGGTAACCTGAGAATTCAAATCCAATAAGGTACTTGTTCAAGTACTCACGTTGTTTTTTTGGATTGTTTTTGTCTACTTGATATAAGTGTGGTGTTGTATTAAGACCAATCATATATCCAAGGGTTGTATTATCAGCTCTAGGGTTTACGATTCCTGTATAAATTTCGAACTCAGGACCCTGTGCGAATGACGCAACTGAAAACAACACTGCGAAAAATAATAGTAATTTTTTCATTTGGTAGTTTTAAAAAAACCCTTACCTATTAAAGATAAGGGTTTTTGATTATTTCTTCTTTTTTACTTAGTTATTGCAATCATTACAATTAACTTCTTCCCAATCTTGGAAGCTTAAGCTTAAACCTTGGTTTGGATTTTTCAACACAATACCATCGTCTGTAATAGTGTAGTAACAAGAGATTGATTTAGAAGCTAAGATATCTTGAGTCAATGTGTAAGTTTTTACAATTGTACTTTGAGAATTAATCTTAGATACTTCAACCTTGTAAGTTACCTTGGCACCTGCAACAGATTTTAAATTGCTCCATTTGAATGTAACTAATTCGTCATTTTTAGTTGTAGCATCTAACGCTGAGTTAGAACCAGCAACTGGACTTGTGATAGTTACAGTAACCTTAGCTTGGTAACCTGCATTTTTAAGAGCTTGATTCAATTGAAACACTGATAAGATACGACCGTAAACTGTAGTCATTGGAATTGTAACCAAATTAACATTAGAATCAGTAACATTTGCATTTGGAACAAGACCTGTGTAGATTACATAAGGATTGTCTGCTTTAATGTTGTTTAATCCTGCTAAGAATTTAGCATCTAATGAATTTCCACTTGCAGTGTAATTTGTCAATTGATAAAATTGCGCTGAATTTGTTGTAGTTGAAGCTGTGAATGTATTGCTTCCTAATGCTACGTTGTCCAAGATGATATTTGTCGCACCATTTTGTTGGTCAAATGTATAGTTATCCGAAACTTCATAGTTTGCGTATACATTTGATTTAGCTTTTACAGAAAACCCATCAACCCAAGCAGGAATGCTTGCAGGTTTTTTAACTTGTTTTCCTGTTACTGAAGCTGTTTCAGTTGTCAAAGCTACACTTGCCGTTTTAACACTTGATGTGTTTTCATCATCCGTCGAACATGACGTGAATAACGCAGTGAATACTGCTAGTAAAAAGAGTATTTTCTTCATAATTTTAAGATTTGGGTTTTATGTCTCGCCCAAGAGTTTATATTTTTAATTACAGGTACAAAGGTACAAATAATTTTTTAATCTACCAAATTTTTTTCAAAAAAAGTTTCAATAGATATTGTAACTACATCAGTTTCAGGTAATTCAACAAGATAAATCTTGTTTTTAGCACAGGACCGCCAATAGTCAGCGATATAACCTTCAGCATCTCTCGTTGAGTATTTAAAACTGAAAACACTACCATGACTAAGAAGGTTGTTCCAACTAATTTGTTTACCTAGTTTCATATAAAATTTCATCAATTGAAAAATCAACTCCTGTTACAACATTCATGACCTCAGTTAATTCATTTAGATAGAGTTGTTCTAGTCTAGGGCATTGTATGAAATAAACCTTAAGGTCGTTATAATTCCTTAATACCCTAGTATTGAACAATGCTAGTCTAATCAAAACCTTGGTTGATTCACCGACTTTCATTATGCTACCAATTCGTAGTCTTTTACCCTTGCTCTCTCACGGATTTCTTCAAATCCATAGTCAACAAGGATTTCACCCATTCTGAAAACTGGAACCAATTCATCTTTAACGTGGTCATACTCAGCGTCTAATGACGTTACTGTTCTGTATGTTCTTCCATCGTCATTTAAGACCAATTTAAGTTCACCTTTTTTAGATTTTTTGAATGATTGACTGATGTTACCATCAGCATCCATTTCTGTTGGTGACTTGATAATATCAACCTTTTTACCGTCAACGATAGCAGAACAAGCCTTTGTAGCAAAGTTTTGTGTATCTCTATCGATATCAGCTTGAAGCAATTTACCACCCATACCTAACGCTAAGTTCTCAGGAGAAATCTTTTCGTCTTCAAGCATTTGGTAAATTTCAATGATTGAGTTTAAGTTAACACCATCACCTTGAATTACACGTACTTGTGGTGGCAATACCTTGTAACCTTTTTCATTTACTGTATAACCGAACTTGTCAAACAAGATACTAAAGATTTCCTTAAGTGTTCTGATTACGTGACCTGAATCAGGACGGATAACTAGTTGGTTTCCAGGTGTCGCAGGTCTGCTCAAGATTAAATCAATCAAGTCTTGACCCCAATACTGAGAACATGCTCTAAAGATATTGTATGAATCAGATACGCAAGCAACAAGTCCTGTAGGGAATGTTGTAAGTACTCTTCTCATCATATCAAGCTCTCCTTCTTCACCTTTAAGTGTCATAATAGAGTGTTCTGTAGCAGGAATACTTAAGCCGTAAACGGTATTGGTATTGTACATTTCTCTAATCAAGTCACTAGCAACAACGGTATCAGAACCTCTAAAGTTAACCAAGTGAGCAGAACCACCAACACTGGCAGACTGAACGCTTGACGTTCCACGGAATCCGAAGTCGTTTAATACGAATTGAACAAGGAAATCAATAGTTGCTTCATCATAAGATGTGCATTTATTGAACGCTTTCAATACGATTTTTTTCACTTCTCTTGAAAGTGTAGCAACCGTAATTGGGTACCAAACTTGAAGCAAAAGGCTTTCTAAGAAATTGGTTAACCATGCACAATTATCGTCAAGACTCTCAATAACGAATAATACATTTTTGGTATTTACAACCGTTCCTTCAGGAACAGCTTTTATAGCGATTGGAAGCTTACCACCGTGTTTTTCAACGATATAGTCAAATTTGCTTCTGTCGAATACATCATCACGGCCGAAGATACCTAATTGACTACCAAGGATTTCTTGTGCTTGGTCAATTTCTTCTGTTGTGATAGCGATTCCTTCTAAGTATTGTTTAAGGAATATTTGTAGGCCGTAGAATACGGTCTCTGAGAATTTCCCACCTCTTGATTCGCAATACGAAATCATTTTGGTCATTTCAGCACCATAGAATCTGTGGTGTGAGTATTTATAACCATCTGAGGCTAGGATAAGGTTTTGTGGTTTTACAAGGACCTTCAACAAGTGAGTTTGCATTGCTTTAATAGCATCCATATTCCCAGTGTTGATAGCTCTTTCTAATCTTCTAGCAAGGTTTCTTTGTCCGCTCATATTAGTTTTGTTCTTTTTGTTTTTCTTTATTTTCTCTTTCTCTGTCTCCGATTGCTGAGAATAATCCCGTAGCAAACGCTTTAAAATCTTCAACTGAAATCTTTTGAGGAACACGATTTAACCATTCCTCTTCAGTCATACCTTCCAAGTTAATGAAAGTATCATGGACTACATTCTTAGCAATAAGTCTGCTATGGCAGATAATCAAACAACCCTTACCCATTGCTTTTAACTTAGCGATTTCCTCATTAAGGTAATCAGCAATACCTAATTGCAATTCTTCACCAATACCAATTTCAGGTTCATCTATGATAACATAGTCTGCCTTTTCAGTATGGTACTTGAATACTTGCTCCAAGCTGTGAACAGTACTATCAGAAGTAGCTAACCACTCTAAGTCATGACCAATAGAAGACAATGCTCCCATACTTGGCTGTGACTTGGTTCTTAGCTCTTGTGAAGCACTTGGGATAAAGACATTTTTAGGTTCTTTATCTAGGGCTTTGGCAATACGGAAAACAAGTTGTTTTCTGATAAGTGATTTCCCACCAGCATTTCGGCCAGTTAGGATTGTGACTTCATCATGTTTGATGGTGTCCATCACGTCAACTAATCTAGTAATATGTTCGTCCATTTCTTTTTATTTAGATGACAAAGGTACAACAAAATATCTTACCGTACAAGCTTTTTTTACTTTTTTATTTGTAAACTTTGAAAATCGAAGTTGATATCGGTTTTCGTTTGTTTACCATGACGGTTTTTAATCAAAGCCAACTGTGTATTTGGAGCCACTTTTTTAGGTTTCCAAAACAAGAAGAAATTTTTCAATTTATCCAATAAAGTCAAGCTACCATTGATTCTTGTAACCGAAATTACACAATCAGAAGTCATCATTGGTCTTGTATCTCCAGTAACAAATCCGCTTTTATTCATTTGAATTGTATTTATGATTAATGTATCGTGTTTTTGCGCTAGAACTCTGAAATTGGTCTTGTTACCGAAGTAACCATCAAGAACTACAACATCAATGTCTTGTTCTTCTGCGAAGTAATCAGTAATAATTTCAACTGGATAATCACTTCTAACAGCTTTAAATCTAGGGTTCTCGATTTTTAATAATGGAGTACATTTTTCAGCTATTTGATGAATTGCTAATTCATCGCTGATAAACAATACACTCTTACCTTCGTTAGCCAAGTCGCAAGCAATCTTAACTAACATACTTGTTCTTCCATGTCCTGTTTTACCAGTAAGTGTAACCAATTCTCCTTTTGTTGGGTTAATCCCAAGTAATTCTAATACTTTCATATGATTCTTTTAGTTGGTTTATATTTACTCTTGAGTATACGTGATATTTCCTTCTCTTTCAGGAAGTCTAGTTCCAATGTTTGGAATAAGTCCTTCTTCGTAAACAGCATCAATCAATTTGGTCATAAGGTCTCTGTGTTCAGGCATCACTTTAGTTCTAATTCCATCGAAATTACTAAAATCTTTGATATCAACCCATTGAAGGTCACCACCATTTGCTAAATCATCTGAAGCAACTGCTTGTCCAAATGCATATCTACCTAAGAAAAGAGTTGTCATGATTCCATTTTCTGTATCACGGTATCTCCAATCATCAACGCTTTGACTGCAAATATATTTTAATTTTTCCCCTAAACGGGCATCACCACCAGTTTCCTCGTAGAATTCACGTTTAGCGGCAATTTCATAAGAACCATCATTTCTATCAACGAATCCACCAACAAATCTCCAAAGCTTCTCATCAGGCTTCTTAGCCAAAAGGATTTGTCCTTGCTCATTGTAAGCACAAATATCTACTGTTGGAAACGTTTTGGCTCTTTCACCATAAACTGAATAAATAATTCCAGCTCTAAAAAATGGATGATTAATTATTTCACTAGCAATTTTTTCTCTTACAGCAGTTCCTGAATAGTCAACACTTGGCTCTAATTCAACGGTTTTATTTCTACCTTTTCCTTCTTTGTAAGATGGAATGAATGAGTCACGGCTACCATAAATAAGAGCTTTTTTCTCACCGAAAGGAATGCTTAATGCATGGTCTAAGTTGCTGGCCCAAGCAGTATTGTAACGTTTATCTTCAAGTGGAAGAATAACGATATCAGGATATTCCAACTGAATCATAGCTTTACGAGTGGCATAATCCAATGGATTTTTTCTACCTACTGTTTTAGCAACTCCTAAGAATAGAATTACTTTTTTATGGTTTTGGATAACATGGTCAATAAGTTCTCTGTGACCAATGTGTAATTCATCTACGTGAAAGCGTCCAACCAACGCTCCAACTTGAAAATCTTTAGGATTATGTTCTGTTTTAATTTCCATTTTTTTATATGTTTTGTTAATATTATAGAGCAAAGGTATAAAAAAAATCCCGATAAAACAAATTATCGGGATTCTTTTTTTAACATTTTATCTTAAGCCTGAGTTTTGGGGTGAAAACCCTAAGTTACTCTTCTCTTTTTCAAGCTGACTTGAATAGAAACCTTTATAAGATTCTGTAATCAATGACACAGTATCTTCGATATCCCAATTCTCATCATCTTCTGACATTTCACGGATGTTATCAGCAAGGTTAGCAATGAATGCACCAGTAATCTTAGCTTTTTTACCGTTGATGGTTCCGCTAAGGGCATCGTATACTTCTTGAACTCTCCATTTTTCATCCAAGTGAATGTTACAAACCTTCTCGATTTGCGCTTCATCAAGGAATGTGAAATCAAGGGTGAAGTTGAAACGTCCTGGTCTCTCGGCCGCTTTATCAACAAGTCCTTTATCATTTGTAGATGCTAAAAGGCTGATTTTACGTTTCTTAACACCATCGAAGAATGATAAGAACTCACCAAGTAAGCGTGTGTAGCTTCCGTTATCTCTTGAACCTAAGTACAAGTCAATATCATCCATGATGATTACAGAATTTTCGAAAATTTCGCAAGCTTCCATGATGCTTGTTAAGTCTTGTGATGTAGCAAAGTCAGGAATAATGAATGTTACATTAGGAATAAGACTTCTTGCAATCTCACGGATGCTTTCTGTCTTCCCCGTCCCAGGCTCACCATTAAACAAGTATCTCGCTGAGTTACCTCTACCAACACGATTGATAAAACTATCAACGTATTTTCTTTGAGTAGCATTCAAGATTAACTCATTTCCAGCTTCTCCGATATCAATGATTTCGATTGCTTTAAAACGACCCTCTCTCAATTTAACTTTGATACATTGTCCTTTGTACTCAGAATTGTTGAATGCAACAATCTTCATTTTTTTCATCAAATCAACCATATCAGGATGATTTACACCTTTTTTCGCAGTGATGTGGAATTGGTTATTTAAGTCTCCACGGCCGTCGATATACATCTTTGTTTGAAAGAAGTATTCATTATCGTCTCCTTCGATTACCGCATTAAACCAATATGAATTTGTTACATCAAACCCACCACCGAAATCGATTCTACCAATGTTATCAGTAGTTCCGTAACCAGTTACTCTGATTTCTTTTGTTTTTCTTTTGTAAGCATCGTGGAAGAATCCGTTGATGATTGCAAACTCGATAAAACTGATTTCTTCTGAATAAGAGTTAACCAAATATGGTTCTTCATCATCTTCTGCATCATAAACTATCGCCTCATCAATATCCAATTGGATATGTGCAGGTAAACCATCAACTGAAAATTTATCAACATGAATTAATTCTTGTAGAATTTTATTTTTCATACCTTTTGTTGCTGATACCTTTTCGCTAGGAGCTGTAATTCCTAGTAATCGTCTAAGTTTTTCTCCTTCAGTTTCCGTTCCAATAGAAATACTCTTTTTTTCGCCTTTACTCATATATTTAATTATTGTGTTTTTTAGTGATGGTCTACGCTTTCAATTTCTTTCGTAGCCATTATTTTTTTGATTTCAGCGTAACTAACTGGTGAATAATCCCATCCGTTACAACCCATATCCAAAACCTTACGTTTGTAGTATTCAGGCGTTTGTTTTACAAGACTTTGGTGTGAGTGGCCGTGTAAGTGCCATGCTCCGTGATGTGCTTTATCCCAAGAAAGGATTGCGTAGTGCATCATCATTATGTCTTGTCTTTTTCTAGGGTTTTCATCGTCTTTAACACTTAAGTTGATGTAGTCACTAACTGACTCGAATCTACCCATCTTACGGATAACTCTTTCATCATCATGGTTCCCAAGTATAAAGTGAATCTTACCTTTTAATTGTTTGATAATCTCTTGTGTGCGAACTCCATCTCGGTCAAATGATAAGTCTCCCAAATAGAAGACTATATCATTATCTTTAACCTTAGAGTTCCAATTGTCAATCAAGGTTTGGTTCATTTCTTCAACATTCTCGAAAGGTCTCCCATCGTATTTAATCACATTAGCGTGACAAAAGTGAAAGTCTGAAGCGAACCAAATGTTTTGATGGTCTAATTTTATTCTCATTTTATTTTAAAAGTTGTGGGGCAATTCTAATAACAATTGTGTTATCAATCACCCATTCGTAATCTTTGTTGATTTTACCCATAAGTTGACCAACGTTTGTTATACCACTAGCTTTGTATTCCAAGATAATCTCAGTCAATTCAGCTTCAGTTTTCATTGTTGGCAAGTATGCGCCTAAGAAACCTAATTCTTCTGTATTTTGAGCAGTATCAGCTAACTTAAGAGACTTTTCCATTCTTTTAAGAACGCTCATAACCAATTCATCAGAATCGACTATTGCACCGTTTCTTGTTTCTTCGTTTTGAATTTCTCCTTTAAGAAGTCCTAAAAAGTTCTTTTTTGCTCTTCCCGCTTCTCCTTGTTTAAATGCTGTAATAAAATCAGCATTAAGTTGCTCTTTTAAGCCCATTTTGTTTTTATTTTTTAATTACTAAATAATAGTGAAATCCTAGTTCACCATCTATTGCATAATGTGAAAGGCTTACCTCATTTTTGGCTACCTTATCTGACATTAATTTTCTTTCATCCATAGGAGCATTTGTTGCTATCCTTAGATATTTGTCTTCCGAACGTTTGGTACTTGGTGTTGAATCCATAATGAAATTATCACTTCGTTTAGGAGCTACTTGAGGAACGCTTACGTCAACCTTTTCTTGCTCGATTTGTTTTTCAATTTGTTTCTTTGTCAACTTCTTCACAGGAGCAACAACTTCAACCTTCTTAACCACTGGCTTAGGAGCTTTCTTTACAATAGGCTTAACCTCTTTAACAGGCTCAGGCTTTGGTTCAGGTGCTTTTCTAACCCTCTTCTTTGGTTCAGGTTTGATAGGTTCTTCCTCAATGATTGGAATCACTTCTTCAATCGGTTCTATCTTGGTCCTTTTTCTAGGTTCAGCTTTTGGTGTCTCAATTGGGACGATTCTTTCCTTAGCTCTAGATTTAGGCTGTTCAACAACCTTTGGTTCGACTCTTTTACGTTCTTTAGCCATTTAAATTTCTATTACACAAAAGTACGATTTATTATCTTTGGTTGCAAGCGGATTTCAGATTTTTTTTCTGATAAAATTCAATTCTAAATTTTAGTCCGTTTTCCTCTACTAAATCGTCTATATCTGTCATTTCCCAATCTTGGAAATCTAACTTATTTAATTTGATATCTCCATCCACTTCATTGAAGATGTGTGTGAAGAACATATAATCAGCCATTTCAAATGACTCATCATAGATTTCTGCTCCACCAATAACAAAAAGGGTTTCATCTGAATTCTTATACTTTTTAAGAACATCTTGTAAGTTATGCGCAACTTGCGCTCCCTCAGCAACATACTCTGTATTTCGTGTAAGAACGATGTTTTTTCTGTTAGGTAATGGACGATATTTTGCTGGAATGCTTTCCCAACACTTACGACCCATTAGGACCGTATGGCCCGATGTAACCGTTTTAAAGTGTTTCATATCTGTTGGAAGATTCCACGGTAAATCATTCTCTTTACCGATTACTAGGTTTGACGATGCCGCCACGATAATTTTTATCATTAGTATCTAATTGAAATTACTACTTCTTCTGTGTTATCTGAATATGCGGTTCTTTCACGCAATTCGATAGTTATTTTATCAATGTTCTCAGTAACCATACGAAGTATTTCCTTTTTATTGATAACACTGCCTTTTTTGTACTTTTCTCGAAGATTGATTGTTACTTTTTCTTTAGCCATTTTGTTTATTTTTAATTGTTCCTTCATCAGTGATACTCACTAGTGTATCTTTACCATACGCTTGTACATCAAATACCTTTGAATATCCCAAGTCAAGCCATCTCTTAAAGATTAACTCGCCCTTGGCGTTATAAAGATATAATTCATTTCCGTGTATTTCTTTTCTTAGTGTTCCCATTATCCTAGTGTTTTAAGCATTACGCCAAATAATTTTTTTGTTGGTAAGTCATTCGGGTCGTCAGCAAACGGATTTTCAATCTCGTTACTGATGATTTCTACACCCGCAATGATATAATATATCAACATAACCAATGGTACCGCAAATAGCTCTAAATCGTGGAAAATACCGAACGGTAATGACAACAAGTATATGAAAATACTAATCTTGATGTGAAACACATAAGATAAAGGAATTGGAGTATTTTTGATTCTCTCCAAGGCATTTGAATATTCAACCATCTTGTTAAGCGAAGCCATAAGGCCAGCAACATGAATGTTATCTTGATTCATTCCATTAAGGGCAAGCATAGCGTTCTTTATCGTTGTCTTCTGCGAAGCATGAAACTGACTTGAACTTTCACCATCTTCGTTGATTGTAAGGAAATCTCGAAGCTTCTTTAAGAACATCTCTGTTGAAGACCTGAAACCTTCTATTGAATAAGCGTTTTCAGTGCCTGACATAGCATATAGTCTTGCTGAAACCATGTCAATTTCGTGACATAACCCACTAATCATCTTTCTACCTTCCCACCAACGGTCATAGGCTGTGTTGGTTCTAAAAACCAAGAGTAAACCAATTACTAGTCCGATAAGACTATGCATAGACGCTGGGATTGTATATATGTTCCAATCAAGCCAATTTATAGTCAGCCCCATGAAAAGTGTAAAAATACCAATCCCAACGGTTCTATAAATCAATACTTTCAAATATATAGCAGGGTTTGCTAATAGCATGTAAAATATATTCTTCTGTATCTTTTTTATAGTTCTATCCATTTGTTTTGATTATTTCTCGTTTTTTAATTTCGTAAATGTGCATAAGCGCATTGTAGTTGTTGTCGTAAGCAGGACCATTAAATTTGTTCAGGTATAAGAATACCAATTTTCTAGTTGCTCCTAAGTGTTGTAATTGCGTGCATGAATTTATGGTTGCAATCACTTTCTTTCTTGATTCGTCCATTATTCATTAGTTTCGTTCGTATTATCTTCTGTTTCAGAAGGCTCTGTTGGTTGGTCAATGTCTACTTCAACATTGAATGTTTTACGATAATCGAAGAATTTTTTCATCACACCATCAAATAAAACTTCTTTGTCTCCAAACTTATTTTCATGTGCTAAATGCATCAGTGATATCAACGCTTCTGTCATACATTCAACATCATTTAATACCATTTCTTTGGCTTCTTCAGGTGATGTTGGTGGTGGAGAATCAGCTCCTTTTCCTAAAAGGATTACTTGTTCTCTGTCTGTGTCAATGTCAATGTAAATTGTATTTTTCATATTTTAAATTATTTTTACAAAAGTACTATTTTTTTTCCAAGTATGCAAGTATTTATAAGAAAAACACATACTATGGCAACAAAAGCAAAAGGGACTACAACAAGTGTAAAAGTACACAAAACAAGAAAGAAACGTCCAGGCGTTCACTCAAAATCAAAAGCCTCAAAACTTAAAGGTTCTAAGAACTATCTTAAGAAAAACAAAGGTCAAGGTAAATAAAAAAAAGAGGTGTTAAGCCTCTTTTTTATTTATTTTATAATTCTTCTCAGTTCCATCAACCTTAGAATAAACAACCTTTTCAGGTTCCATATCCATCTTAACCAAATCCTTAGCCTTTTTGATGTACTTTTCAGCAACACCCTTTTTCAGATAAGCAATTGTACAATGAGGATGATAATTAGGGAACGTACTAGTATGTGGAAATTCCTTGAATTTCTTGTTAAGTTTAACCAAGTCGCTACTCGATACATCAAATTTCAATACATCATACTTATCGGCCTCAAATGTTGAAATATTCTTAAAAGAAATCTTAGGTTCTGTAATCTTATTGATTTCAACCTCTAATTCCTTATCTTCAATCTCTCCATGAAGTCCGTAAAGTACTGTAACGTGTGGTTTATCTTCTAGACCATAACCATCATCGTCTTTTTCTGTATACAAGTCGTCCTTGTCAATCATATCTTGTAATTCTTTCCAAGCTTTCTTGTCAACATCTAAGAAAACCATAAGGCAACCATACTCTCGTTTGTGGTCCTTTTTTTCGGCTTCTAATAAAACCTCTCTAAGTCTTTGTTTAATATTCATTCATATGTTATAAATCTTTTCGTTATTATATTTTCAGGTCGCCTGCGCACCATCCTATAAATATAACCAAAAAAACTATAACGTAAACAACTATAAAGAAAACTCCTAGGAAATGTTTAATGTGGTCGGATATCGTTGATATCGCTGGATTTGGTTCTGATTGTTCAAAACATAGCTTCTTACCGATAGCATCCTTGTATTGGTAATAGGTTGTAACGCCAACATCTTGAGTTTTGAAGCCTTGTTTTTCGTATTGCATCAATAAATAAAACTCAGTTTCACTTCCATGTTTTACTGGTCTGTCTTCACTTGAACTTCCTACTACCTTACCACAATCTTGATAATGAATAAATGTGTCATTCTTTATAAAGAAATGTATAGCATTTATAGAATATGCAAATAGTCCTACTAACAGAACTGTTACAAATATAATTCTAAATTTTTCAATCATAATTCAATTTTTCCAATAATTTTAAACCCTTGGAATGTCTTTGGTTTTGTTATTTTATCCACATACTTCTTGGTGAGTGGTTTACCATTACGTCCAACATGAAACTTGAAGCAAACAGGGCACTTATAGGCAACAACCTTGTAGGTTCTGTCAGGTAGTCCATTTACATACTTAGCATGTGAAATTGCTTGTTCATTTGTGTTGAACGGTTTCTTAGGTTTATCTTCTTCTAACCCACTAACAGGGTTGATGTGTTTGGTTGTGCATTCCATATCATATTTAATTTGTAAAAGTTAATATTCTATATGCTTCTTCACGAATAGGTGGTTCCCATTTTCTAATCATCTTTTCAATAACACTTTGAGGAACTATCGCTTCTCTATCGTTATTTTGCTTGATAAGAGTCTTATAAGGGACCTCAATATAAACAATTGTTACCTTTCCACCATATTCTTCAAATAACTCAATCAACTGACCTCTCATTTGTTGAGTTATATTTGTGGCATTCCATACAAAATTTGTATGCTTAGCCATTAGTTCCTTAGCTCTCTTTTTAGCTAGTTGAATCACTTGTCCGTTACCCTTTTTATCTAAAGGCTTAACCTTAAGCTCAGCTCTAATATCGTCAAGACTGATTACAGGCCACCCTTGAAGGTTATTCTTAACGTAGTGGTCTTTGCCTGAACCTGGGATTGCGGACATCATCATTACCTCAAACTTCGTATCATCAAAACGATGTGAATATAAATTACCCGTTTTTAAAGCTTCATATTCAATCAATTGATTTTGAAAGTACATTGTACGACCCCAACAACCAATGTCTTCTGCTTGCATTTGGAAAAATTCAATTCTTTCCAAGTGTTCTTCAGCATCAGTACAAATACGGCCAAGAATATCGGCCTTTGCAATCATTGCTAGAAATGGTAATTGAACTTGTGTTGCTAGTCTAGCAAGTGTCTTATTAGATGCATCGTGTAGAGGCTTCCCGTGCCACTTAACAATCTTACAGATTTGTTCTCTAGAATGATAAGGACAATCAAAATCCATATAAAGAATTTCTCTTGCTGTTTTCTCACCTCTTTCAGCATGCTTAGGAGCAATAATACACTCTCTGTCATTCTTGAACTCAGTTGTAGTTGTAGAACGTTTCTCTATGTCGTGCATAAGCGCACCTGTAAACATAATGTGTTTCTTTTCTTCACTAAGTTCTTGAAATTCAGACAATTGGATAAGTGCTTCACAAACCATTTTTGTATGGATTTGAACATCACCTTCGGCATGCCATATCTTGTCTTGTGGAACGTCTTTCATATCACGAAACCACTCGCAATTCCTTTCAATTGCTGTCCAATCAGGACCCTTCTCTATATCGTAATACTTAAACTTCCACATGATTTCTATTTTTTTGCTATCTCTTTAGAGATGTATTCAATTATCTTTTTTTGGTTAAGCTTTTTTTGTTGTCCAAGAATTTTATCAATTTTAGGTCTTTTTTTCTTTCCATCAGGGCAGATTACTTCAACAATCTTAATCTTTATCATATAATGATAAATTTTTCGATTAACATAAACGCTATTCATCACTTTTTTGACTCTTGGTTGTGGATTATTAAACAATCGTAAATCAATACTACCAACTACCTTCGGCATCTTGATACCACCAATAAGCTTTATTTTTTTATCTTTGGGTTTCGGTTTCTTTAGTGCTTCAATCGAAGTTCCAACGTGATAATGACCACAAATACTACAATGATAAGCCATTCTTTTAGTGAATACCTTAGATTGTGTATTTATTCCATTTGCTTGAGCTTCAGCTTCAAAAAAATTAGGATATTTTACTTTATTTACTATTACTGCTTCACCATTTTTTTTAACGAACTTAATAGTTTTACATTCCATATCATAGTTTTTTTACTTCGTCCATAAAAGCTTTAACCAAGTCTCTATCAACCATTTGCTGAGTTCGACCGTTAGGTTTAAAAGCACTACCAACAATACCACCTTGAGCAAATTCAAGTTGCTCTTTAACATTTTCAGCTGTAAGTCCTGCTCCAACAATTAGCGGAGCCTTACCATCAATTAGGGTAGCAAATTCTTTCACCTTATCAAGAGGTGTTTCATAACCAGTACCTTCACCAGTTACAACAACGGCACTTCCAAGGAAAACAGCATCAAATAAATCAACGCTAAGAACACTATCTTTCAATGGTTTATAATATTTAGGCCAAACGCCACCGTAAACCTCAACCTTGCTGTGGTTCATCGATAACTCAATAAATTTATCTGCATCAAGCTTAATTACCTTGTCTCCAATAGCATAAGCACCAGCGATATAGTCTAATTGAATGAAATCAATAAACTCATAATCATCACAAAGCTTAAAAGCAAATTCGAACTCATTAGGTAGAATATTAATACCTACACTAAGACTAGTTGGTTGATGCTCTAATCGAGATAATACCTTCAAAACTTCACTGGTATTACCGTGATAATTTTCAATGATGATACCTGAAAGACCTTCTTCCTCATATATTTTGATTTCTTCCATAGCTTTTTCAACCACATCAGGGCCAGCCAAGTGAATCATTCCGATTATTTCTTTCTTTTTAAATTCCATATTACAAAGGTACAAATTATTAAGTTATCTCGCAAGCAATCTCTCACTTTTTTGAATAGCCAACTCCTTAGATGAACCAATCATCTTATACAAGTCGTCAGGGTGAAGTCCTTCTTCCCATTCTTTACCTTCAGTGATATGGAACCATTCAACCTTCAAATGGCAGTCTTCCTTACAAACGGTAATACCATTTTCTTTGACGTAACCACCATTAGGCATCTCCCCTCTATCAGTAATGTGGTGAGCATCCAAAAGACTTAACTCTCGGACTTCACCACATACTTTACAGGTATTTTTATCTCTTGTAAAAACGTCATTTCTGAAGTCTCTACGAATTTCTTTCTTTCCCATGATTTAACTCCAACGGCATTCATTACAAATACCTAATTCATCACCCGATGGTTCACCACACTCACCACATAAGCCAGCATTGGCCCATTCTAAGTGCTTCTCTTTCCATCCTTTTGTATAAGGGACAAAACCAGTATGGTCAGGCTCTAAAACCTCTTTTTCCTCTTTACCTCTTGGTTTGGTCTTATTTCGTTGATGGGCTGAGGCAATCGCTCCAATTAGATTTCTAATTCCCATGTCCCCATAGAATTAATAATCCATGTATAAACCAACTTATTATTAGCAATGAACATCCTAATAAAAAACCTTTTTTGCTTCTATCATAATAACTATCAAATGCTGTTCCAGCTAAGATATTTAAAAGTATTCCACAAATCAATACCATATAAATGGTTAAAAATATTTCTAACATTAGTATTCGTGTATTAGTCTTGCTCTTGTTATTGTTTTACTCCAATGAACGTCCGTTTGAACGTGGTCTTTTCTCACATATTTGAAGATATTCTCTTTGAAACCTTCAACTGTGTATTCGTCTATATTCCTACTTACAATACCTTCACGTGTACAATCAATAAGCGGGTCAGTATTATTTTGTTGTGAACCAAATACGCTTGGCTGACTACCTAATTCTAGTACCCTTGATTTTATTAGTTCAGGTTCAGTTGTATCTTGAATTCCCAATTCGGGAACCACTTGAAAATCAAAGAATCCAGCCCATTGCTTGGTTTCTTCCCATGAAAGCCACTTATCAAGGACCCTAATTCCAAACACATAGAAATGTGCTGTAAGTTCAGGGTAAATGATTGAGTGTAAAGCATATAGGTTTTCACCAAATATTTCAAAATCCATGCTTTTTAGGTCATGTTGAATTACTGATTGCTTCTCTTTCAAGTGGTTAGCCCATGGATGTAGTGTAGGTGCCGCATGTGACCTAGCAAAGACACCATATTGAGATAGACAAGAGTTTTCTCCGTCTAGTTTCTCAGTATGAATCAGCTTAGGAAACTTCTGTACCTGCTCTCTCCATTCTGTATTTATTCTATCATCCGATGTAGTTCCAGGACTAAAATCAAAATGTAGGGTTCTTCCGTATTTATCCTGAAATGCCATTTTCTTCGTTTATTAGCGTTTGAATCATAGCTTGTTTCTTTGGGTGCAAAGAATCGAACCAAGACCTAGCTATATCATATTCCTTGCTACGCTTAGCAACCACACGATGATTTTCTTTCTTTAGCCCAGTCTTATGAGCTTCCACAAATGAAAGTAAGTCTTTCTCTTTTAAGAATTTTAGTATTTCGTGTGTTTCACTCCCTTTTCCAATAGAAATAGTTTTACCCAAACGGATGTTATTATCAATTTCGTCCACAAAATCCTTGGCCTCTTTAAGTCCAATTCCTGCGAACATCTTCACTTCTTTTACTACAAATAACTTAGACTCTGTAAGCCATTTATTGTATGTTATTAATATTGCTACCATAATTTTTGTTTTTATCTAAGAATCATTCCATTCATTAGTGTTTGTACCATTTCTTGTTCCTCTTTGCTTAGTGATTTCATCCACTTAACAGCCTTGGCATGTGTTTCTTCTTCAAGTCGATAACGTTCTGCTTGTTCTTCCCTATGATAGTCCCATTCAGTATATGACAAAACACCCCTATATTTTAGTCTTTCCAAAAAACAAATATAATTTCTGTCCTCAAAAGGTGTGTTAGAATCTACTGAATAAATTCCATCAGCAACAATCGCATTTATCTTCTCATAGGTGTTTTTGGCAACCGTAAGACCCATGCCTTCTTCTTTACCAATAGCAACAATTGCTTTTGTTCTTTCTAAAACCCATTTAAAATCTCTTAAATCTACTTTTGGTCCCATACTAATTATTTTTCTTTTTACCCCATTGCTGGGCCTACTTGATTCATTCTAATTAAACGATTAATCATTTCTTGGTCAAACTCAGTTTGTTTATCAAACCATTCTTTAGCTTTTTTGTTTTCATGAGAAATAATCGTCTGTCTTTCTTGTTCTTTTTTATCCTCGACATCATCTTGTGTTTCAAACGAAATGATTCCTCGATATCGTAAACCAAAAGCAATACTACCCAATGATGAATTATGTAGATTATGCTCGTTCTCCAAATTTTTGGTTCCATCTAAAAACTCAATTATTTCATTGTATTTTGAAACTGCTTCAATATAACCAACACCTAGATAATCTCTAACGGCTTGAACAGCTTTAACTCTTTTAACTAACCACGTATATTTCATAATTTCTAGATTTTTCTTTTTTCAATCCTATCAAATGGTATAAAACCATCTTGATTTGTATCTGCAACGTCTCCAAAATAAGGTAACTTTTCAACAAAAAAACTTCCCATTTTGAAATTGATTGTTCTAAAACAATTATCTTGACCATCCCACATTGCTACGTGCTTCCCACGGAACCTGTGGCCCGAATAGTATTCACCACTTATAAGATAACCCTTATCAATCATGGCATTAACCATTCTTGCTTCTTCATCTTTTTTAGCCTTTTCGTGAATTTCATTTAACTTTGCTTGGTCTTCTACTTGCTTGAAGATTAGATTGGCTTTTTCCTCACCAAGCATATCTACCAATTTAACTTTATGTTCTTCTTTCATCTTATTTGTAATAAATTGGAATTTCGATTTCTTCATAGACATATTCCCAATAAAGACCTAAGTTCCTTAGTTTTTCAACTTCGTTAGCGTAGTGTTTATCAGTAACATTTGTTCCACCGCCAGTAACATAATTGTCGTAGCTTTGGTTACTATGAAGCTTCAAAATATTAGCTTTATGTTCATTCAATAACCGCTGACCTTTTTCTAGTGTAAAACCTTGTCGTTCAGCTTCGAATGTTTTATATTTCTCAACATTCAAAATAACATCCTTCAAGACTTCAACAGTTTTGGTTTCAGGTCTTACATCACCTTCAAATGAATAAGAATTCATTTGAGTTCCGTTATTAATTCCACTTTCAACTTCTAGGTTCAATTCAGCATTAATCCATGGTGAAGTAATCGTGTAATAAAAGTTTGATTGAAGTTGATGTACTTTATCAATGCTTCTATCGATACTACAATGATACTTCTTCTCAACTTTCTTTAAGTCGTAGCAATCGGCTTCGTAAATCTCTTGTAATAGATTCTCTAAGTAATTGGATTCCTTGCCGTTACGCTTATCCTTTATTTCGTTGAATAATTCTTCTTCTACACTACAAATCATCTGCTGAGCCGTTATAAGCGAAAGTTCCATCAAGGCTAGATTCAACAAACCACTCATCGTAAGTTTGTGCTCTTCTTCTGTTTCTTCGCTTGTGTTTATTAAAACATTTTTTGAAATTCTCGAAGTCCGCACCAGCTTTTTCGCTAACACTAGCATACCATTTAAGGTGTCTTCTAGTAGGTAGGGTTCTATCAAGATGTTCCTTGGCATAAAACTTTAAGATTCTATGCATTTCTGAATGGTCTAAGCCATTCTTTACGAAAAACGTAAATATTCCTTTATTTAATTTTGTAGGTTCTATCATATAGCTAAAATGTGTAAATATTCATCCCAAAAATCTTCTCTTGCTCTCATTGAATTGAACCAACTCAAGGCTCTATCTATTACTTCAGGTAATTCATCAATAGTATATGTTCTCTTCATATATTCACCATCTTTATGTGTTTTGATAATTTCAATATCCGAACACATACCGTCAAAGTTGAAAGCTTCGTCACACCACTCCATCAATTGAAGACCACCATCGTTGACCTTACCTATTAATTTAAAATGGGTCCTACCACTTTCTCTCGCTTGGTTTAAGAGAAAATCTTTTTTTTGTGGTCTCTTAGTATGTTCATTGATAGATTCTAGTGAATACTCAATGTGTTGAGATAAACGTTCTTTGGTATCAAATGTATTACTTTTAACATATGATAGAATTTGAAATGCTGTATATTTTAAACTAGGGATAATTGTCTTATATTTAGATTACAAAGGTATGCAAAAAAAAATAACCCACCAAATAAATGATGAGTTATTTTTAAAAAAGTTTTGTGGGGGCAACGGGAATCGAACCACGTATTAATTTCAATGTTACAGATTGTTTTTTTGAATTTTGCAGTAATCATTCTTTTTTAAATTGCAGAATGCCGTTTGCCAATATTTTAATACCCCCTTATGTTATTTTCTTCCTTGAACCCATCCATCAGTGATAAATGTATCAAGGTCTTCTTTCTTAATCTTCTTATTAATGCCTTCCTTAGTTATCCAACAAGTTCCGAATTGTGAATTTGTTTCACCAATATTTTTTGGTTTAGACATTAATTGTTTTGTTTTATCTGAATGCCTTTTATTCTTGAAAGTTATATTATTATAGCCATTACTTTGTTGACCAACTTTTACTTTATTACTAAAAGCAATTTTTTCAGTTTCAGACATATTATTATGATAATTTTGGTTTATTATTATTCTAAAATCATCACCAAATTTTTCAAATAAAATCTTATCTGTCGCTAGTCTACCTTTTTTCGCTTCTTCACTTGTGAAACCACCTGAACCACCTAATCTAATATTCATACAGTTCTTATCTGTAATCATATCAGCAGTAATAGCTAATATCTCAGCTTCAACTAATAACTCACGTGTTTCATGATAACTCAGAATTTCTTTTGTATGGTTTTCAACACCATACTTTCGTATTGAATATCTGAGAACTTTTCCTGAACCCATGTAATTATCATCTTCTTTACAAGTACTACGCATTCCTACATAATACCTTCCTGTCACATTACACGTTATTTTATAAATGTAATGTATATTTTTTACTTTTCTTCCCATGTATATAAATATACTAGATGGTACCAAAAAGTCAAGAGAGCGAGTGATGGGATTCGAACCCACGACAACCTAATTGGTAATCAGGTGCTCTGCCAACTGAGCTACACTCGCATTTTGAGATGGCACCGCTTACCATCTCGTGACTGATATCATTACGCCACTTCGGCTTTCGCCAGCGGTTTTTTATTTTTGGCTATTAGCCGCAATGTATTTTTTGATTTTGCTCTCACATTCAGCACTAATTTCATCTTTGGTACGGTCGTCTTTTTTAGACTTCATCTTGATTGGTTTTGGCTTAGCTTTTTTACCACCTTCTTTACCCATCTCAGCTAGTCTAGCCGCTTTGTCTGCTTCATCTTCAAACGTTGAATAATTCTTATAGATTTCAACACTTTCAATGATAACACTACCATAAAAAATCATAACTAGGCTACTAGTTGCATAATACTTTTGTACAATTCTAAAATCTTCTCTTGTCATTTTGTTCGGTTTAATTATTACCTTACAAAGGTACAAATAAACTTTTTAATAACCTAATTTTTTGGCAGGTTTTTCATTTCTTCTGCAAATCTACCATTTCGATAATCATCAATCATTGATTGAATTCGCTCATCTCTTTTCTTCATCATAAGGTCCAATTTAGCCTTGGTTTCCTCACTTACTTCTACTAGTGGAATAAATTTAAGTCCTTTCATATCAATTTTTTTTTATGTTTGAGCCGATGACAGGAATCGAACCTGCGACAATCTGTTTACAAAACAGGTACTCTACCTACTGAGCTACATCGGCAATTTTACCTAGAATCGTATAACTAGGTTGGTTCGCTACGTGCAACGATTTTTAATAACGTCAGCAGGACTTAAAAGGAGCCCCTGTCTTTATCCTTTCTTCAACAGGTAATTAACCTATGTGGACGTTTCTTACGATATCCTGCTTATTGAGCTCCCGACAGGCTTCGAACCTGCGACCTTCTCGTTACAAATGAGATGCTCCACCAATTGAGCTACGGAAGCATAGTGATTCGTTACGTGAATCAAACGGTGGAATTTAATTGCAAGCAGACCACAACTGCTCAGTGAGGCATGTAGGAATCGAACCTACTCAGCTTTCGCAACGGTGTTACAGACCGTCCCAACTCTCCTACTTTGGCGATACCCCAAATTTGATTTTTTTCTCTAACGCCTTTTCCTGAAAATCATAAAACAACATACTCGCCAGTGGGCCCACGTGGATTCGAACCACGGTGTGGAATAACAGATTTACAGTCTGTCGCAATCGACCGCTCTGCCATAGACCCAAAAAGAACAAAATGATATATCTGTTTCAAATTAAAAGTTTGATGATAATATTTGCTGAAATCATTTTTTATCTTTGCTGTCAAATCGGGATTCAAACCCAAATCGCCCCGCCCAACGCAGGGAGTTTTCTCAATTAAACTACTTGACATAGTTAGGGATATAAGGGTCGAACTTATACAGTTTGGCTCAAAACCAAGTATGCTACCATTACATCAATCCCCAATATTGGTTGGCCCACAAGGACTCGAACCTTGAATGACTGCACCAAAAACAGTAGTGTTGCCAATTACACCATAGGCCAATATTTTGAGCGACCAGCGGGTCTCGAACCCGCCCTATTTCTGATTGGAAGTCAGATGCCATACCAACTAGGCGATGGTCGCAATTTTCTAATTCTACGCAGTTTTTACCTTGGTACCCTATGAATTAGCAACAGTCTTATCTTCGAGCGGAAGACGAGGCTCGAACTCGCAACAACCTGATTGGAAATCAGGAACTCTACCATTGAGCTACTCCCGCATATATGCCTCTCTCTGCATCCGTCATACCCCACTTCAATTCTGTTTCGGGAGCAGAGTTTGTTTGACGAACCCCTTCACGCTCCGTTTCCTAACGGTAAATCGGTATCAAAACCCAGTATGTCGAGATGACAGGACTCGAACCTGCACGATGTCTTGCTCCCAAAGCAAGCGACTTAGCCAATTAGTCCACATCTCGTAATTTTTAATTCTACGCTTCCAGTACTTACTAAGTATGGTGTTCTATGAATTAATAACAGTCTCTTCTCGTCGGGTGAGTGGGATTCGAACCCACGTGATTCGCAGTCCAAGTGCGACTAGATAAACCTGGCTCCTATACCACCCGAATAATTACTTTTTAAATCTACGATTAAAATTTTCCATGGTAAACCATTGTCTTGCTTTAATCCCGATATTTTCTTTTGACGCATTTTTTTTAAGTGGTAGCTTGTCAATTTCCACTTCAATAGAGTTGATGGTTTTGTTCGTTATCTTGGACACGATACCATTCGCCTCTTTTACTAAATCACCTACTTCAAAATCTGCTATGTTAGCGGCAAATAATGTCATACTATCTGCTATGTGCTTTTCTTGTTCTGTCATAATATAACTCCTTTATACCAACCTTGTTGGATTGCTGTTCTTCTTCTGTGGCAATTTGCACACCTTACATCACACTTGTCAATCTCTTTCTTAATCATCGTCCAAGAACAACTATTTCCGACTAAATCAGCAATATTTCTCTCTTTGATAACATCGTCTCGATGGTCAAATTCTAGTACTATTGGGTCTGTTTCACCACAATCAATACACGGGTTTTCTTTAAAATACTCAAAAATTTTTGTTCTAGTATCGATTAATGTTTTAACCTTCCTATCTTTAATAACACCAATATGATGTTCTTTATTCTCAGTATAATATCGTTTAGACCGTTTGTTACTACATTCTCTACAAATGCTATTTAAACCATCTGGTTTGCTTTTATTCTTGTTGAAATCTTCTTCGGATTTCGGTACTTTACATGTTCCACATATTTTCATAATAAATTTTATTACAATAATATGCGCTTTTAAACAAAAGTAAAGGTTAAAAACTTAATTTGTTCTCCCAGTCGGGTTCGAACCGACATTGATGCCATATTAAAAGTATGGTGCTTTACCCAGTCAGCCATAGGAGAGTATTCGACTTTCGTCTTGTACCCCCGATTGGAATCGAACCAATTATTCCTCCGTTAAAAGCGGAGTACATCGCCAGCAATGTTTCGAGGGCATTCGTTTATTAAAACTTGTACCCCCTAATGGTATTGGACCATTTTCCCGATATTAAAAGTATCGTGCTTCACCTTAAAGCTTAGAGGGCATATCATATCACCCTCATGATTTGAAGGTGGTTACTGTTTATTCTTTATACGTTTAATATTTTTCATTTGTTCTATTTTTTTACTTTTTTGTTTTGTTTTTTAACCCATTCTACAAACTTGAAGATTCCTTCATGTCCGAGTAATAATTCTTTTGTATTGTACTCTAATCCGAGTGTTTTGTTGTCTAGCGTTCGATGAATCATTGAATGACACTCTCTACATAACATAAGACCTCTTGTTTTCATATCCTCTTTACTGAATAACCTTTGAAAGGCATTCTTCGAGTGGTTGATTTGAGGTATTAGGTGATGAAAGGTCAATTCCTTCTCTCGTTCACATAATTCACAATTTCCTTTACTCATGATTAATTCTTTTGTCAGGTTATAGGGAATCGAACCCTTTGCAACTAGCGATATCTTTCCAATTGTTCCATCCTCGTACTTTCTGTTCGCAGAGGTTAACCCGTTTTGTGTTTGTCGGTAGATGAGTACTCGAACCTCATTCTCCTGACCCCAACGGTCAGTGCTTTACCATATAAGCTATCCCCCGAAATGAAAAAACCCAGCCTAATTTTTACATTAAGCTGGGTCTACAAAATCAGTATTACTACTAATTATATTGTAACTAAGTCAAACAAGTTGTTGACACACCCAGCCAAGCCATAAGGCTTCCCGCCTTTAGGTTGTTGTTTTTGCGTTTGATATGTGGTACTTGTTGTCATAATTTCTGTTTGTTGTGTATTTCTACGTTTATTATAAATATATTGCTTTTAGCAAAAGTTTTGTTTTTCTGTTTATTTTTTTATTTCTTATACAAAGGTACTAACTATTTTTGTAAAAAGCAAGCCTTTTGTCATTTTTTTTTGAAATTTCCAAAGATAAGTAAAAGCTCGCTGGTTAACGAATAGAGCCTTTTGCCGTGAAACCTTATCTTTGGTCGTTTCTTTTAACCGCATCCATATTTCCTAATTACGAAGCCTAGTGGGAGCATAAGGGTTTCCACCTATTCAATACTATATGTATTGCTCCCGAATTTAATTAATATGTCTAGTAAAAATTAGTACCGTGTAAAGGATTCGAACCCCTGACCTCTCCCTCACACGGGAGCGAGCTACCTGACTGCTCTAACACGGAATGTGTGGGGATATAAGGTTTTACGCCTTATGAACCGATTAAAGGTTATCCCCAAAATTTTGTAGTCGCCTGAGTGTTCAGCTATACTGTTGACGTTTTGAAACCTTTCGGTTTGTTACACACACCTATATTGCTACAGGAATAGTCAACAATGAGACAGATATACGATTCTGCAATCACTACATGATTCTATATAAACTCCATTTTCATCCGACTGACCTTGCGAGTCTGCATAGCTTGCGGGCTATTAGCTTAGAACTACTTACTTTATTTTGTCACTTTGGCTTGCGGCCTAGCAACAACTGTATTTTACAACAGTATAACTCATTTTTCAAATCATGTTCTGAGGAACTTTTGCTTTTTATAAAATTTCCTTTTCTTAAAAGATATTTCAGGTTAAAAACCTAAATAAATTGCATCGATTCATTTCAGTTCAGGATGTGTCCTCAGATTTGCTAACGTACTACCTTTTGAGTAGCCCAGCTAACGACACCCCGATATGCTCTCTCGAACATGGTACCTTCGATTAATATCACCTTTCAGCTACACCATAATCTAAATACTGGACCCAGCTTATTCCCCTTTTACAGTTATTCACCAAATCCTGATAAACCTCTATTATACTTTCGTACTCAATAACCCATGAATCAAAATTTGGGCTATAATGTTTACTTCCAACTCCAACAGATTTTGTCTCTTGTTGCCTTTACATAAACACTGCGTTTATCATCGCTTACTCGGATTGGTAATAAATTCCCAACGCAATCTTGCTTCCGCTAAATCGCTTTCTACATATCACTATGTTTATCCTGAAGACCATAAGCGGCCTTATGTTAAAAAGCATGGGCGAACCAACATCTTATTAATATACTACAAAGGTACGACAATTTTCTTTACAAGTCAAGTGTTTTACCAATTATTTTTTATTTTTTTTCTAGTAGGGAATGAAGGACTCGAACCCCCAAGCTTTCACCCATATCATCCCTTAGTTCATTCTGATTGCGCTAACCAGTGATTTCTTAGGTATCTTCTGAACTATCTCCACCAGTATCAATCGTTAATGGCTCTGTTGTACACCATCCTCACCTATTATTGATACTCGTCTTGATTGCATACCGTTCTCCACAGTACATGCTTACCTTACAACGATTCCCCTTGTTTCAATTCTACTAAGTAAGAATTGATAACCAACTATATTTTTCTTAATACTAAGCTCCCTCAGAGTTTTTCAACAACTCCAACACCGTAGCTTTGCCAAGGGTCTTGACCCTCATTTTGTACTACTCTCATCAAGAAGACACTAAGGTCACCAGTTGATTTGTCTTTGGTAAACACAAATGTTTGTGTTTCTGACCAAATACCACCATCATTGGCCCAAGTATAAGCACTTGATTGAGCGTTAGATACAGTACCATATGTCTTGAATGACATGTATTGGTTTTTAGCAAAATCAATTTGTCTAATCTCACCACTTGCATTCACATAGAAGTGATATGTATAAGTGTTTGATGTACCACTTGAATATACTTTGATATCCGATTTGTAGTAATAGCCATTTGCTAATGCCTGTGAAAACGAAGGTAAACTAAAGATTAAGAATAATCCAATTAATAAAAATTTTTTCATAGTTTAATTTATTTGTTAATATTTTTACATTACAAAGGTACAAATATTATTTTAAACTACCAAATTTATTTTAACTTTTTTTTTTACTTTTTATTCATTTCGTCTCTTAGACTAGCGGCCGCCTCGTAATCTTCATTTTTCAATGCGTCAGCTAAACGGTCTTCAAGAGTTTCAGGCTTATTTTCTTTTACCTTTAATTCTTCTCTGTCAAATGGAACATCTGACATTTCTTGGCTGTGGATTTCTCCTTTACCACCATTTTGAATCCATACAAGGTCTCTGAAATACAATCCATCTCTTTCAGAATAGTCAATTCTGTCAGGTGGTCCTAAAGAAACACTTGGGTCTCCGTTGTTTTCACTCAGCTCCTTCATTAGCTTTAATGAACCCATAATGCTTTCGATAAATGCATCATCAGGTTGTGGTAGTTGATTAATCGGTTTTTTAGGTTGTTCGGTTTTTTTTCCGAAAAACTTGTTAAAAAAATTATTGAACTTGTTCATAGCTTTTAAGTTTGTTTTTAATGTTTCGAATTATTATCTTTGTGTTGACTCTTAGTTTCTTTTTCAAATCCATATCACTCAAGTGAACAAATAATCCAAAGAAAATGACAGCCAAAGCATACATAATACTCATTGTTATCCAATAGCTCTTAGTTAACAGTGTAATTCCATAAACGATAATATCGTAGCCCAGCGGGTTAAGGAATAACGCTAGTGTAATAAGTAAATTTCCAATTAGCCTTTTTCCATATCTAAAAAATGGATAAGCTAAGCAAAATGATAGAAAGGCCAATGAATATAGAACATACATTGTAGTCCAATAATCGTTTGTCAACTCTGTCAGTTTGTAAACCAATATGTCGAACCCAAAAGGGTTTAGGAAGGTCGCTATCATTAGACTGATAGTCGCCATCATTTTTCGTGTCACTCTTTTCTTCACTATCCATGTTTTGGTATTTAAGTATAACTACAATCTTGTATTTTCTTTAAAACTGTAATTTTATTTTACTATAAATATCAACTAAAAGAATAAATGTGTTTCGTTAGAGCAAAGGTACATCATTTTTAATTAAAAAACAAGCCTTTTTTGAAATATTTTTAAACTTTTTCTACTGAATACATACCCACTCTCAACATACCCAACTCCAAGTCAGAAATCAAATTAGAAAACAACTCAATGTTCTCTTCATTCCCCTTGATATAATGAGTCTCATATAAAGCGTTGATATGTTTACAATGGCTCACCAATTCATCAAATAAGACATTTGGTGATAAGTTTGTTTTAGCTCTTAATTCAGCAAATTGTAACTTTTTAGATTGATACTTATAAATCTGCTTGGTTGTGACACCACAACTCTTAACATGTGCTAACGTGTAGCTCAAGTATAATCCTAATGATAATCTTGGATTATCTATAAGACTAGAATCAATTGTTTTCTTTGACTTTGGCTCAGATTTAAGGATTTGTCCAATAATAATATTAGCTACAACACCAGCATCATGATTAAACTTTTCCATAAGTCCATGAATGAACTCATTCATATAAATGATATTTCCTTCACTGCTAGACATCTTTTTACCATCAAGATAAACAAGTCCAAGACCGATATGATTGTTATTTGGAAATAACTTCTTAAGCGAATTAAAATGATTTTCTTGCTCCAAGCCAGTTAGATACAAGGTAGAAGCACTCAATTCATTAGCTAGTGCTACGTCTTGATAGAAGTATGTTGTTGCTCCGCTGGATTTAATACCTACGATTTGTTCATCTTCTAAGTCAAATACCTTTGAACCTTCATAGTCACCTTGGCCGTCTTTTAAAAGCTTTTCATCAAGCTTCATTTCAGAAGCAAAATACTCTTTATCAACCTTATAACCAAAAAACTTGGTCATTTTAAGGAAATTGTAATAAGCCTCATCTTTGGTAACCTCACCATTTAGCGTATCACCAAATATCGAGATAAATTCATCTCCAAGACCCAAGTGTTGGAACGCATTTGCTAATACAAGATTTGATAAGTGACCTACATGTAGGTTCTTGTTAAGATTTGGGCTAAAACCATCAATATAATGGTATTTCTTAGGACCAACAAAGATATTTTTAATGTCAACATCATCTGTAAGGATAATATTGGTATATGGACCTGATGGTTCTGTTTTAAAATCCCAATACTTACACCATTTTTGAATTTCTTCAGATGGTTCACCGTAAACGCAGAAATTAAAACCTAAACCCTTTGGTACTGTTTTTATTTTGTTTATTTCTATTTTCATTTTGATATTTTAAAAATGAATAATTCTTTCTTTTGGTTAAATAACCTAAGTCTCTCTCATTGGCGTATGCTTCTTTTTCAAAGCTAATACCCATATAACCCTTTCGCCTTAATGCAATCAAATACCATATATAAAACGGTATAATCAGCATTTCGAGTTGTTGCTTTAAATGAATACGTTCGTGATTTAGCAGAACCTCATCAACGACTGTTGTCGATGGTACAAAGATAAAGGGCCAAAATGCTAGGCCCCTTATTCCTTTACCAAGTATCAACTCAAAGAACCAAATGGCTCTATCACTGACTATTAGCATATAACTCTTTAAAGTGTTTATACTTTTCAGTTTTTTCATGTTGAATCACCATATTCAATTGAGTTGTTGGTTTTACACCTTTCTTATAGAATATGATTTGATATTGGTCAGCTGAATCAGCGTTGCTGTGCCATGTATATAATTGACCAATATAGCCTGAATACATCAAACGATACGCAATTCTTGGTGGAATCGCATCATGTCTGAAACTAATTGATTCATTACACTTCTCAAGCTTTTCAACTATCAAATTATAGAATTCACCATCACCACCTAAATGTGCGATATCTGCTTCTACTGCTTCGGCTTCAGTCTTATGAAGACTTCCATCCTCTGATTTCCAAAAATTTACTTGTTCAGCCATTATGATTTCAATAATAGTTCTTTGATATCTCTTTCAAGAGCGACATGACCGCTTCCGTATTCTTCCCAAGCAAGACCCATTTTTTTCAAGTCATAGTGACCAACAACTGTACTAAACTCGGTTTCACCTTCAGGGAAACCAATGATGTAGATACTGTCAGCTAATTCAACTGCTAAACGGATATCGTGAGTAGAGAAAATAATTGTATTCAATTCATCTGCATCACTAATTCTTTGGAAATTCTCTTTTACCTTTTCGATGTTTCCAACGTCAAGTCCTGAGAATGGTTCATCAAGAATCATAAAGTGCTTAGATGTAAGCATTTGCTCAATGATAGCAGTTCTTTGTCTCTGTCCACCTGATAACTCACAAGAGTATTTGTTCTTGTGTTCTAATAGACCCCATTGAGTTAAGTAATCGGTGATTAGAGCATCTTTTTCTGCCTTTGGAGCGTTAGATTTTCTTAATGCATATTGACAGATTTCCGTGATGGTTTTGTGTCTAAAAAGCGTGTATTTTTGGTCTACAAATCCAACATCACCTTCAGAAAGAATCTTTGCATCATCTTTGTCTTCTGTGTTTGCGTTTGTAATAAGGATTTGTCCTTCAATTGGTTGTAATAGACCAGTAAGACCTTTAAAAAGTGTTGATTTACCTCTACCTGAACGACCGATAAATGCAATGATTTGTCCTGTTGAATCATGACCTTCTCTAGTGACGTTAAACTCAGTAAGATTAACGTGTTTAAGGATTGGTTTTCCACCATATCCAAGACTTACGTCTGAAAGGTTAAGAATTACTTCTTCTTGACTATATTGTTTCATTTGTTTTTGTTTTTACGTTTTAAAAAAATATCCATCAAATAAGCTCCGATAATATACCCGAACATACCTGAAATGAATGAGATAAAATAACTCATTAGTAGTTTGAGTAACGGAAGACTGTTTTACGTATCTTAGTGATAACGAAGTCTAAAAGTAATCCTACAAGAACGATTATGATTTGTAATGCAATAACCTTACCTGCATCACCCAATTTATCGTTATTCTTGATAAGGAAACCAAGACCACCAGCCGCTACAAGGATAGATTCAACTGTTACAAGCATCATCCATACGATAGCTAAGTTTTGTCTAACCAACTCAAAAACATAGTCAATACGACCCTTTATTACAACTTCCCAAAGCATTTCCCATCTTGAACAACCAAGCGTTCTTGCGTGGTCAAACTCTTCAGGTGCGATATCCTTAATCATCTGCATAAGACTTGTTGTTAAGAATGTTGTCATGAAAACAACCAATACAGCAACTTGTAAGTTTCTAGCATCATTAAATAGTAATGATAAGTAGAAAGCGATACCTGTTAAAGGTAAGAATCTAAGCTTAGATACGAATAAAGCAATTGGCTTAAAAGCTGAAATTGTTGAAGAATATGCAAAAGCTAATGCAATTGCTACTGAAAAGAAAACTGCCTTGGCACATAACCAAATAGAGCTTCCAATATGAACAATAAGTCCATCTTTCCAAAGGCTAACAAATCCATTACCTACTTGTGAAGGTGTTGGAAATAAGTGAGTTGTACCAATGCTTGCGCAAGCAACCCAAAATAAGAGTAAACATACTAACCAACCACCAATTATTGAGCTTCGGTTTGTATCGCTAATACCTTCGAAAGGTTTAAAGAATTTTTTCATTTTTTAATTTTTAATGGTTTTTACTTTGTATTCTTGTGGATAACCAATCGAGTTACCGATGATTATCCATTGTTTCGATGATTAGAAAGGCAAATCATCAGGCTCATCACCGCTAACAGCTGGTTCAAATGCTTGAGCAGGAGTTGCTTGAGGCGTTGCAGGTGTTTCAGAACCTACTCTTTCAATTCTCCATCCTTGGATTGAGTTGAAATAACGAGTTTCACCTTGTGGGTTAACCCATTCTCTTCCTCTTAAGTTGATAGAAACCTTAACAGCTTCACCTTTTTTGTATGAGCTTAACAAATCGCATTTATCTTGATTGAACTCAATCAAAATGTGTTGAGGATATTGCTCATCAGTTGTAACAACTAATTCTCTTTTTTTAAATGCGGCACTAACTTGTTGTTCTGCATTTACTTCTTTAATCTTTCCGACTACTTCCATTTTATTGTATTTAATTTTGTGTTATTCTTATTACCTTACAAAGGTATGAAACTTATTTCATATATGCAAGTATTTTTAATAAAAAAACCCTAGATTTCTCTAGGGTTTTTAACTTTAAAAATTGAGACGTTCTGAAGAAGAGAACGTATTAGTTTAATAGAGTGATTTCCACACGTCTATTTTTGGCTTTTCCTTGTGCAGTTGAGTTGTCAGCTACTGGATTTGCATCACCTTTACCGTCAACCAATTGGAATCTTTCAGAATCGATACCTCTATTTGTTAAGTATTGAACTACTGAGTTAGCACGACCTTTAGACAAGGCTACGTTGCTTTCAGAGTTACCAACATTATCAGTAAATCCTACGATTTTCAATTTAGACTCTTCAGATTGAACAAGTAAGTTATAGATTGTCTCTAAATCCTTGTCAGAACCTGCGATATTTGAGCTACCAGTTTGGAAATTGATATTCCATTGTCCACTTGCCAATACATTAGTTTTCTCAGCTGTATAAGAGATTTTCTCAATCTTACCTGCATCGATATTTGTAATGCTTTTCAAGAAGTACAAGTTAACTGCATCTTCGTATTTTACAACACCATCTTTATTACTTTCATTGAATCCCATTGGGTTCAAGTCAGTTAAATAGCTAGATACTTGGTTATAAACTGCTTCGTATCTGTTTTTTCCGTCAGTAATACCGTAGTATTGAACAGCATCAGCATAGTTGAATACTCTTGTACCACCTACATTGAAATCAACACCACCTTTAGAACCTTTTTGACCTTTAAATAAGTCATACCAATATTTTGGAGTTTCTAAGTCATAAGTTTTAGCTACAGCTTCAGAAGCTTTAACAGCCCATTCGTCGTATTGTTTGATTTGATTAGCGGCAACATAAGTTGATTTTAACAAACCTACAACTTCTTTTTCGTGAGCGATAGCCCATTCTTTAACAATTACAAGAGTCGTAGCCATTTGGTTAACGAAATCTTTTGTTGAAGCAACGTCAGTGAAACCGTCTAAGTTGTCAAATGCTAACTTATCCCCAGGAGTCCAAGTAGTAGCACCATCAATAGCTTTGTTGATTTTCTCACCAGTACGTTTACCATCTTTAACCACGTCTAAAGGAATCTTAAACCCACTTTTTTGTGATTTGATTAATTCTTTAACAGAGTTGATATAATCATCATCTTGTGAAGGAACGAAGTTTAACGCTTCAGCATCGTAAGTTGTTGGGTCAGGATTTACCTTGATTTTGTTTGCGAAAGCAAAGTTACAAGCTACAACCCAATCCCCATCACCAATTACACTTGATACAAGAGCACCTTTCATAGTTTGTGGGTTATCTCTCCATTTTTTAGGCCCGATTAACTTATCTTCACCGTAAGATAAACCGTATGCACCAATTACTTGTACGTGATACTTATCTTTACCGAATTTGTCGTCAATCGCTTTTTGTGTTGTCGTGATATAGAACGGTACACCGTCACCCATGATACTAACAGCTACTGCTGATTTATCTGATTGTGGATATGTAGCACCTTTGTCCAATTCTTCAATGAACTTTAACTGCATATCTCTAAGTCCACCAACCATATCTTGTCTTACAATTTCAAGGTTTACACCCGAAGCTTCCATAAGACTTCCTTCTGTGGTACGAGGTCCACCATTTGCGGCAATCATCGCTGAGTTACCATTCCATGCATATTCTGCAATTCTGATTAAACCTTTGTCAGCAAATTTTGAAGATACTGATTCCGAAGGTAAAGGTAATTTTGCACCTGCTGTTACGTTGTTTAAGTTGTCGCTATTGATTGCTTTAAACTCTAGTGTCTGTGACACTGCAACTCTCAACCCAGGTGATACAAATGCAACCACTCCTACGATTAATGCTGTAGCTACGACGATAATTCCACCCTTAGCTAAATTAGTCAAACTTGACCAAAATGATTTTTTTTCCATGTTGTTTTAATTTTTACGTTATTGTTTTACTTATTAATTTTAACTCTACAAAGGTATGTATTATTTTTGACACTACCAAACTTTTTGTAAAGTTTTTAATAATTTTTTTCGTTGTCTGTTAAAAACTTAGCTTATCCCTCTAAAACACAGCAACTTCCTACTTACTCAATTTGGCTCGGCCGTCCACTTTATATTGTCCACCACTTCACATTCGGATGATAAGTCACGAACTGCTAATCGAACAGTTTTTATATTTTCGATGTTCTTAGTTGAACATATCGTCAAATCCACCTGAGTTTCTTTTATCTTTCTCAGTCATTACGTAATCAGGATTTTTGTACTTGTTGAAGTCTCCTAGTCCATCATCAACTCTCAATCTATCAGCCGCTTGGTCCAATTTAAGGAACAAATCGTCAGAATTTAAATCGTAGTTAGATGTAAGACTTTCAATGTCTCTTAAGTTACCCGCTGTCATAGCAGTATCGTTAGAGATAGACTCAGCAATTACTTCTAATGCATAGTCACGTTCCCAACCACCACTAAATCCAATTGCACTCTTAGCGGCATATGTAGCGGCATTTGATTTTTGTGCGAATTCGTAGTCATTTTTCAAGAACTCAACTGTTGCATCAAAATCGGCAATTTTGTTTTCCATTACACTTTCAACCATTACCAACTTTTGTGACATTTTTCTCATTACTTGCTCACGAGCTTGGTATTTATCCATAAAGTCTTTAGATTGTTTTTCTTTATTGATAACACGTTGTGCATCACCAAGAACCTTATTAAGTTGAGAGGCATATCCTACATACTCATCTTCTTGTTTTGCATCAACACCCAATCTTTCAACCATCTCTTTCATTTTTGTTCTAAGAGATTCAGCTTTACCTTCAAGTCTGAAAATGTTTTCATTAGCTGTTTCAGCTTCTTTTTTCATTCTTTCAGCAGAACTACCCATATCAGATTGAAGTGATTTGATGTTTTGCTTAGCAACACGAAATGTTGTTTGATTCGCAATCAACTTCTGTTTTTCGATTTCCAATTGCTTGAAAGGGTCGTATTTGATAGCACTTTTGTGTAGTGCTCTAGCCGCAATTCTAATCCAAGAGAAGATTGCAGGGGCCGCAAAGAATAAGAATAATGCAAGAGCCGCTGTAATAGCTAATGCTATAAGCTGTCCTAATGCTACGAAAGCTATTGGCAGAACGTATGTCCAAATCCCATAACCAATGGCACCATATGTACCAATTCTTAACACATTATATAATCCTTTTTCTCCTTTTCTAAAGTTATCCACTTTGGTAACTAATTGTTCTTGTCCTAAAGATTTTACGATAGGCAAGTCCATAAACTTCGCATTAAATGTCGGTGTTGTACTCATTTTTTAGTTATTTAATATTAATTGATATTCCGTTTTTAACGGTTTGAATTGCTCCGATAATTTTGTCTTTTGCAAGAACGTTGGCATTTATCTTACCATCAATGTCGTTAATCTTATCAGCATATGTTGCATCAATACGATTAAGCTTAGACTCTCTGTCTTTAAGGGTAACTGTAAGAGCATCAATTTGTTCTCTAATGTTACTTACCTCATTTACCAATGCTTGGTTTTCATAAGACTTCTGATTGATAATTTCTTGTTTTTTACCATTACCCTTGGCAGAAAAATCTTCAAAAACCTTGTTGATTTCTGTGATATAGAATTCTGACTGAGAAAGTAATTTCTCTTTGGTAACGCTTGGGTCAGTACTATGAGCCATGGCAAGAGCCATCTCATAAATTGGCGGGTTATTCACACCACCAGCACTTACTGCTTTGAAGTATTCGAAGAAGTCATAACCTGGTTGGTTAAGTGATTCGAAACCTTTTTCGTATATCTTATAAGCATTTTCAACTTGCTCTTGCGTCACTTCACCTGAACTTGTTGGTTGAGTTGAAAATGATGGGGCAAAGCTTGGAGTTACTGGCGCACTAGGTGTTGCAGGTGCATCTCCGAATCCAAATCCTGCGGCAGGTCTTGCAAATGAAGGTGTTTCTACTTCTTCATTCCTTGATGCTGTCGGGAACTTGATTGGTTGTTCTGTTTGTTTTTTCACTATTTGTTTTTCTACTGGTTTATCATCAGGACTCTCATCGCTTTTGATAAATAAATTTTTAAACGCCATAATTAGATTGTTTTAAAATTAACATTTATATCGAGAACAAAGGTATTACTTTATTTTCATATAAACAAGCTTTTTGTAAAATATTTTTAAAACTTTTTTAAGTCCTTATTTCTATATAACAAAGGTACGTAAAAAAAAATAACCCACCAAATAAATGATGAGTTATTTTAAAACATTTAGTTTCGCCCCCTGTATAGATAGTTGACCTATCAGATGCCCGTGGTCTGCCACAGCAATTTTTGGTTATATCCACAATTGTGGAAAGGGAGCCACCTCTAAAAAACGAAATAATTACTGAAGTGGAGGTCAGTATTTGCACTTCCGAATGGATTTGAACCACTATCACCCTCTACAACGAGGGCATCCTAACACTTAGACGACAGAAGTATGTGAGAATCAAGATTAATTTTTTTTATTAGTGCTACCGTTACAACAAATTGTCATACCTCTTATAGACAAATGGGGAGTCGAACCCCTCCGCTCTCTTTCAAATAGATTTTTTTTGTTTGATTGCTGAAATAATCTTTTTTATTCTCTTGTAAGGCAAGAGGAACCTTTTGTACAGCAGATTGGATTTGAACCAATGTTTCCACCTACGTCATACCACCACTGCTAAAGAGGAGTCGAACCTCATACACGAATACAGGGGCGGTGTCTTTGTCCACTAGACGACTACTATATGGGGTATCAAAATTGCTTTTTTTGCTGACTTCTGCTCTAATCCGACCGAGCTACCTCTCCGATTATAACCCTAGTGGAGAGGGTAGGACTCGAACCTACGACCCGAAGTTTGGAATTGCTTTTTATGCTGAACGAATTTTTTTATACCTTGTGGTGTCTAAACCAATTACGATTTAGACGACCTTTCTTTTTGTCAACGATTACTTACGACCTGTTTCTCCAACAGTGATGTTCCCGATTGAACCAGCTTTTGCTCTTTCTGTACCAGCCGCTCTTTCAGCGTCTAATTGTAAGTACAATTTAGTTACTTGCTCTTCTAAGAACTCGTTTTGTTTTGTTAACGAACCTAACTTAGCAGCGTTTTCAGCGGCAATAGCTTTGTTTTCAGAGTGAATCAATTTGATTTCATTCTCGTGTTGAGATTTCAACGTAGACGCAATGATTGCAGTCTCTTTTTTCACTAATGCTTCTGTACCTGATTTTACAGTTTCTAACTCAGAACGTAATTCTTTCAATTCTGTAGAAGAGATAGCTACTTTACCATTTGCAGATAAATTTTCGCTTACCATTTTCTCAGCGTTAGCTTTGAAACTTAAATCCAAGTTAACGTTTAATTGACGCTCTTTTTCTGCGAATTGAACATCTAAATCTTTAATTTGTTCTTCTTTGTTAGCTACCAAAAGTGTTAATTCCTCAGATTGAGAAACAAGTGTTTCGATAGTTTTTGTAGCTCCTGCTAATTCTGCTACTGCTTTAGTGATTTGTTGAGCCGCTTGCCCTACGATTTGCTCTGTAGCTACGCTTCCTTTTTTCGCTGTTGGTTTTGTTACTGCCATTCTTTCTTTTTGTGTGTTTATTTATGTTATTATATTATACTAATTTATAATACAAAGATACTATAATTAACATCAAAAGTCAAGTGAATAAACGAATTATTTTCATTTATTTTTGTTTGTAACTTCTTGATTCCCAATAAATTAACGAACTTTTTAATGCTCTAATACCCAGTGTATTAGAAGGATGAAATATCCATCTTCCTAGTGTTGCTTACAGGACTTGAACCTATACGTGGGCTGACAAAGCAACGTGTTATTACACTCGTGTTTTTAGAACTTCGATTTCTTTGTTGATACGCTTAACATCAGCGTCAGTCAAAGGAATCTTTGTGTTTGTTGTTTTCTTTTGGGTTTTTACACCATTTTTCAGTTGTTGTTCAAGAACATTTAACGCTCTAGCTTGTCTAGACTTTTTTGCAATCGTTGCCATACTTAATTTTAATTTTTGACGGGAAGAGGAGAGTCGAACTCCTCAACTACTAGTATTCAGTCTTGCAACCTGTTAGCCCTAACGTCATTCCCGAAAATTGAGTAGTAATTCCAAGTTACTACTCGATGACATTTTTTGAACGCTTCTTGGTCATGTCATGTAACCAATCTTTTGTTTTTCTCTTGGAAGACAGGGTTAAAAAGACATAAACCCGTGTCGGTTAAAGTACGACACCAACTTCACATTGGGAGTAGTGAACCACTCAAGGTATCCACATATAAGGCTTCCTAGGTCCTGATATATTTTAACCATGTGGTGAGAGTTGGATTCGAACCAACGACACCTAGCTCTTCAGGCTAGTGCTCTACCAACTGAGCTATCCCACCCTGATGAGTAACAATTTCCAAGTTGTTACCCGAATACTTTTCTTTAACTTGGTTTAAAGTAATAAACACCAATTCATTTTTTGGTCTTGGAACCTAGGCTGAACTAACAAAAATCTATGCCGAGATTTAAAGGAAGGCACCACCTTTCATCGAAGAAGTGGAGACGGCAGGGTTCGAACCTGCGACACACCCCGTTTGAGGGGCCGCTCTACCAACTGAGCTACATCTCCAGTGTTAGTTACGTCTGTAGGACGTTCTGACGTAATTCCCTATGATTATCTGCCATGACGACAGGCCCTAATAGAACTAACGAGTTTAACCTAATTCAATCTAAAAACGTCACAAGCATGACGAATGCTAATCTTACCGAAATCAATTAACATTTACTTGTGACAAACGCAATTCAAAACCAAAAACCAAAATTTATTAACCTAACCTAACCTAATTTCTTTTTCTTTAACAAAGGTACGAAACGTTTTTTTAACTTGCAACTAAAACTTATTTTTTTTTTAGTCTAATTCTACGTTAAAATACTCCGTACAATAAAAATCTAAACATATTCCCATTTCTAAATAGAAGTAAAAAACCTTCTCATTATAGAATTGACTATTCAACTCGAATCGTAACCTCTCGATTATATAATCGGCCAAATATTGAAAAAATCGCTTTTTTAAATTTCTCATAGTTTAATTTTTATTACATTACAAAGGTACAACTAATTTATTTAATAACAAAACTTTCGGGGTACTTTTTTTTGAATTTTTTTACAATCATCTTGTTAAATTCATTCAATAAAGGCTTAGGTATCACAATACCCTTATCCTCAAATTCTTGAAGTATTTCCATCGGTGTGAAGGTTCCTTCAACTATACCATCAGTCCATTGGCCTACCCAAAGTCCCCAAGCTTTTTTACCTATGATTACAGCCTTGACCATATTAGGATGCTTTGAAACAATATCTTTCATCTTATAGTCTCCGTTGTCGAATTTCCTAAAGGTGTTCTTAGCTTCTGTTGAGTTGATATCGAATTCTACCTTGACAATGGACCCACAAAAGGTCAAGAGTCCTTTCCTATATGATTGTAGGAAAAAGGTAAACATTTCGTTAAAACTGTCTGAGTATTTGGTAAGCTTTCTGTCATGCTTACTTCCGATTTCTTGTTTTCGTAAATCAATACGTTGTTGTTTGGTTAGATGGCTCCCAAGCCGTCACCCCCTAATTGTAAATTTTTCATTGTCTTTTTATTCCTTTAAAATGGATGCTAATAAAAGCTAAAACAGCTTTATCGTTCAAGTCTTCTTCTACACCATCCTTATTTATTATTTTTTTGTCTGTCCAAATGTCTTTTAGAAATTGTACAAGAGTCTCATACAATACCAACACATCAAACTTTGCATACCAATTAGTATGACCCATTTGAATGAGTATCTTTAGGATTGCTCCAGTTGCTTTATCTTCTTCTTTTGTAAGCTTTGTATTTGGGTCTAATAACCCTGTATGCTCAAAAAGAATCTTAAATTGTCTTTGTAACTTCTTCTTATTTTTCATGTCAATTGATTCTGACATGAAATTAAGTCCGATTAACCTACGAATACTACATCTCATTAGTCTTTTGTTATATAATCACATGGTGATAAAAAGAATTTATAGTAAATCTTTTCAAATGAATGAAAATGACTATCAAAGCCAGTAAATTCACCCCATTTTGATTTAATTTCATCCTTTAAATCTTTCGATTCTAGTTCAACTTTTTCCCTAACTTCATTACCGTATTTATTGTTAATTTCAATATTTACAGCATTTATTTCACGTCTTCTTTGTCTTTCAAGGGCAATTTCAGGATATGCTTCTTCAGCATTCTTTACACCTTTTGGCATATTGGCTGGAAATTTTGGTTCACGAGCATTTAACATATCCGCACCAGTAACTTCTTTAAATGAAGCAAACCATTTATGTTTGGTTTTTAGCTCTTGAATCAATTCTTGATATTTTTCAACATCTTTATTATATTCAGCGGCTCTTTCATTTAAATTTTTAACATATTCTTCACCATCAATACTTGGGTCTAAGACACAATATACATATGCTCCTTCAGGAGAATCGTAAAAAACTGCATTTATTTCAACTTTTGCCATTTTCTTATGTTTTAAGATTAGAGGACAAAGGTATAACTTTTATTTGAATTCACCAAAACTTTCTTTGAATTTCTTAAAGTTTTTATGTTTTTTATTCAAAAAATCAAGCTTTGGTCTATCAATCTTACAGTTAGATTTCGTGATATTACCATCATTAAAGAAAGCAATCATTTGAATCATCAGTAAAAAAGGAAAATCTCTATCGAAATTCGGGTCCTTATGAGACCAACCCATCTTAAACAACCAATTTAATAATGCATCCTTATCAAAGTCAACATAGTCAGCTGTCGTTCCGTTTCCGCTTCTTTTCGATAACTTACTCTTCCCATCAAATAACAATCCAGCATGAATTACATTTGGAAAAGGCTTATCACCATAAACACTTGCAATCAAGTCCCAAATATGTTTTTGTTTATCTAGATTGTTGATGTGGTCTACACCTCTGACAAAATCAGTGATATCGTAGTCATAATCATCAAGAATACTTGCAAAGTTATATGTTGGATATCCATTTGTTCTAAGAATAACCATATCATAGTCACCCATATTCAACTTTATTCCATCAGGTGAAGCAAAACCAATCTTATTGGCAACTTCTGCATATCGTGCTAGTCTATCTGACTGTTTAAACGTTAGGTCATGATTAAGGCCAAAGTGTTTCATTTGGTCATAGATATAATCTATGTATTTATCATCATTTCTAACTACATCGGTATCATCAATACGGAGAATGAAATCACCACCGTTTGCCTTAGCCAGTAAATAGTTTAATAATGCTGTTCTAAGTGTTCCCAAATGGAAAATTCCAGTTGGTGACGGTGCTACTCTTGTTCTCATCTTATATCCAATTTTTACGTTTAAACTTCATTTCCCAACTCCAACCAGGAATTATAATCTCTGCATCAGCTTTATGATTCTTAATGAATTGGTAATCAAATACCTTTCCATCAGGATTCATTGCCTTAACCTTAACAGAATAACCATTAGTATGTTTCAATGGTCCTTCAACAACTTCAATTACTACTCCTAACATTTTATTTCTTTTTTGATTTAATTTCGCCATTAATATAGGCTATGGCCGTTTTGTTACCCGTTATCATACAAATATCCTCAAATGATTTAGGTTCTCCGATATCACTGATTCTTTTCTGAAAATACTCAATTGCTTTTTCTTTTCCTACTTCTTCGATAAGCTCTTTCGCTTTATCTATAACGGTTTTTGCCATCTTTAAAACTTTTAGTGGAGAAGACGGGATTCGAACCCGCATCCTTTACCTTGCAAAGGTAACGCTCAGCCAGTTGAGCTACTTCCCCAATATTTTGTAAGAGTGAATGGAATCGAACCATTGACACAGATTTAAAGTATGCATTCCTATACATCCTGCTCTACCAACTGAGCTACACTCCCATTAACAAACTTAGTTTCTTGCACACCAAGCACGAGCCTGAGTCGAACAGATTCATTTGGAGTTTCGAACTCCGCTTCACCTAAGCCCTACTACCGTTCGGGAACTTTTGTATTTGTTAACTTTGTGGAGCCTGTGGGAGTCGAACCCACGACCTTCTACGTGCAAGGCAGATGCTCTAGCCAGCTGAGCTAAGACCCCTTAAAATTTCAATCCATTTCTAAGTGGAATACCTAGTAGAGCATCAAACGTCTCTACACCCTATTTAATCACTTATAAATCAACCACATTGGCCGAATAAATGATGTTTTAAATATCTTACAATAAATACTCATTCTTAGCAATGATATAAGTGATGACTATGGACCCCTCACCAAGGTTTCCGTGGTTATTAAGCACGATACTTACATTTATCTTCAGTTGAAATTAGTTCGATACATGGGACTCGAACCCATATTAAATGCTCAGCGCACCCGTTTTTTCCAATTAAACTAGTACCAAGATACTCTCCGCTCAGACTGGAATCCTTGCTTCAAATATATAATATCCAACTACTTCTACCCTTGTTCCAGCAAGAGTATTTTCGTCAACCAATTATTGCAGCCCGTAGGGGAATCGAACCCCTGTTTACTGGTCGAAAACCAGTCGTCCTAACCCCTAGACGAACGGGCCATTAAAAAATTTAGATTTTGAACGATATGATTTTATACCCTCTTACCTTATTCAGCTGGGAACCTATGAAACTGTTCTTATGTATCGTATCAATCGGACTTAGACCCTCTGTGGGTACCTTTCGCATGCTCGTCTCCGAGTTATTATCTAAATTTTGTTACATATGGCAACAACATGACTTATAAATAGAGGTCACATCGTTAACCATTTCTGTATTTTATCGATACCAATTTGCTCCATGTCTTGCTTTCTCAGAAAGACCATATTCTAATAAATCACTATCAAGTTCTCCATCGAAGTGGTTTTTGATATTGCTAGTTATAACATTATCTTTTCTTCTTGAAGCCTTGTTCCAAAATCTTACATCCCAACCACAAGGATTGTTATAAGGGTTTGAAACTTCTGTGATTTCGTTGATTTGGTCATAAACCAAGTCCAAGTCACTTTGCAATTGAGCATCCATTACCTTTCTATGTGTAATGTAACTTTTTTTCTTTTTGATTACGTAATAGTGTCTTGGTAAATTAAGACAATATACTTCTCGAACACTATGCCAACCTCTAATGAAGTGCTTGGTAAAGAACTCTTGTTTCTTTGGTGAAAATAACAAATATGCCGCTACACTTACGTGAACAAGACTAGGTTCAATTTTTTCTTTCTTACCTCTTCTTTTGACAATGAAGTCTTTATTTCTACACCATGCAACACTAGTATAATTCTTTAACAAATCTTCTAATAAAGGAGCATCTTTTCTTCTTGAAATATCGTCTCTTAATACGAAAAACGAATCGTAACCGTGATGAATAGGTTCTTCTAACTCGATGTAACCTAAATCATCGATAAGCTTCCAAATTTTAGCTCTTTCGTTAATAAGCTTAATAAAAGGCTTATAACTTTCTTTTTTTGTGTTTTTACTCATTTTCTCTTGTAAGGATTTGACCTTAGAAGAGACTGAATTTACGCATTGTTTTCATAACTCAATTTTTTTTGTTACATTATTGCGGAAATGGCAGGACTCGAACCTGCAAACGAAATCCCATTAGAGGTACCCTTATTCCTAAATCTATCAAGGTTTCGTTATCATTGATAGACTCGCATTCTGATTAATCTCATGCTTTGGGGTAACATTTCCAATTTGCGGATGTGACGGGATTCGAACCCGCTCCAAACACCGTGACAGGGTGATATCTTAACCATTTGACCTCACATCCGAATTATGTTGATATGGTTCAACATCAAACCTTCGTCTTTCCGAGTGTCATTTTGGCTATACTTCCCAACGTCATGTGTCATTATACGGTTCACAACCCCTACTAGAACCCTTATGATTTTAGTCTCTTTGTCTCCAGCCGACCCTAATAGACTTGCGGAGCACAAGGGAGTCGAACCCTCAATCTATCCCGTGACAGGGGAGTATGTTACCATCAACACCTCTGCTCCAAAAATTCTAATTCTACGCTTCCCCTCACTCGGAGTCCTATAAATTAGTAACAGTCTCTTGTAGTCCTAGAGGGAATCGAACCCTCGTTTATAGGCTGAAAACCTAGTGTCCTGACCCCTAGACGATAGGACCAAATATGGTTTCTTTCCACCATGAAGTCAACGATACCTTAGTTTTTTTCTATACTGTGGGGGCTATCGTACTTCCACGTGCTCTTAATTGCAAAGCGTACAGGACTCGAACCTGTGTTTCAGCCCCATTGGCTGTGTCCTGGTCCACTAGACGAACGCTTCTACCAACACCTTCAAACGGCAATTCAAATTCGTTGGCTCTGTTATACCTATTGCCGTAGGTACTTCATAGTAGGAACGACAGGATTCGAACCTGCGACTTTCTCCCCTTCACGGGAGTCGTTCTGATAGTGTTTTTACCCAATCAATTTCTTGACACACTTCCCAATTGTTTTAAACCATCTCCTAAGAGCCAATCGGACCGCTGAACGTACATTCCCAGTAGTCTATACGGGATTCGAACCCGTGTTTTACCCGTGAAAGGGGCACGTCCTGACCGACTAGACGAATAGACCAAAATGATGGTTACTGCGGTTTTTATACTCTTGAGCACACCATCAACGGCATTAATGAGTTTGTGGTACCAGTGGGACTCGAACCCACAACACCCCGCTCTTCAGACGAGTGCTCTACCAATTGAGCTACAGTACCAATTGCTTCTATGTAGGGATGCATCCCTTTGTGAGCCATAGAAAAACTCAGTCACATTTGTGGTACCTGCTGGATTCGAACCAGCGACACCCGCATCTTCAGTGCGGTGCTCTACCAACTGAGCTAAGGTACCAATTATTATAATATTTCCAAGAAACGAACCTTACGTTCTTTAATCAAGCTTGGTAATTTCTCTTGCAAGATTTCCTTGTAATGACTTGTCGTTTTATGGAAGTCTTGTGCTTCTTTATCTGCGAAACTTTCATAAAGTATCACTGAATTTTCATCATTAAGACTTTCAAGTGCATGATACATCACACATCCTTTTTCTTGAGCTGATTTGATTGCTAACTCTTTTATAAGCTTTTTAGCTTCTTCTGTATGCTCAGGAATAAACTCAAATTCTACTAGTATTCTTATCATATCTTTCGTTATTTTGATAGTACAAAGGTATAACTTTTAAATTTAATAACCTAATGTTTTTTGATATTTTTTTTATTTAATTGTATCTCCAACTTGAAGATTCAAATATAAATCAATCTCAACATCTCTAACAATAGTTAACTGACCATCGGTTCCCTTTATAGTAACATAATTATCACTTTTGTTATCACTTTTACCATTACTACCATGAGCGTGGTCAGTTACTTTAACAATACCTCTTGGTAACTTTGTTTCTTCGCTTGACCAATATGTTCCTTTTGGAACACTAAACTCGACTTCCGTTGAATCTGTTTTCTCAGCCCATGGAGCTTCGATTGAATCACCAACTTGTACAGCATCTTCCATTATGATATGGTTTACCTTTGGTTCTTCATTTTGTCTTTTATGACTACATGTTCCTACGAATATTACAAATAATATCACAAAAACAATATGTCCAATTGGTGATGGAAATAAAAATTCATCATTAAAATCCCTAAGCGTTAAATATTGTAAAAACTTTTTCATAATCCTTATATTTTTTGATGATACAAAGGTAATACTTATTTTCTTAATTTCAAAATTTTAAAGAACATTTTTTCCAAAAAAAAAGTCTGACGTTTTATGGTCAGACTCTTGATTGTATTGTTAATATTACTTAACTTACGACACTAGTTGACCTTCCCAAGAGTAATCCTCTTCGGCTGCTGTAAATGCAAAATCAAATATGTTTGTAAGTGTTCTCATAATATTGTGTTTATTCGTTTGTTTAATAAATATATACAAAGGTACTAAAAGTTAGTACATAAGTCAAGTTTTTTAATGATTATTTTTAAATTATTTTATAAAACATTGTCTTCTAAGTATTTAAGTGTTGTTTCCCAATTTGGGAATTCAGGTGTTGCAAAGTGAATATGTTTACCTGTAAACTCACCAGCTCCATTTTTGATTCTATCATCAACCAAGAACTCACCTATTGAAAGGTCCTTTCTATGTGTTAGCGTTAGTCTCTTTTTAGCTTTTTCACCGAAGTGCTTTTCAAGCCAAATTCTTTTACCCATATAACTCTCAGGGATTTCGTACATTGGAGTAGATAAGAAATAAACATCGAATATTTCGAATAATTTGTTTACAGCTTCGATTGCTCCTTCGATTGGTTCCAATTCACAAAATAAATTTGGGTTTTCCATCGCTACCTTGTCAATCATATCTGACCTTTCGTCGTAATCCGTAATTTCAAGTAATTCAGGGTGTAAATCGTGAATCATCTTATCAAAGTTGGCTATTACACCATCCATGTCTAAATAAAGTGTTTTCTTTTTTGTCATATTTTTGTCTTTTAACAAAGATACTATTTTATTCATTTAGATACAAGTATCAGGCCCATAATAATTGATAAGGAACCCTGCTTGGATATTCATCATTTAAAACAACATAGTGTTCTCTCTTTGATACTGAAATCAGGATATATTTTTCTAAGAACTTGAACTTATGGATATTTGTTGGACCTTCTTGAATTGTAGGCGTTCCGAAGAAATCCATGATATTCAATCCTGCGTAGGACTTCAAAAGATTTAATTGTTTTAAATCAAGTCCACAATCCATAAGGAAATCAGCCAATTCAACTATTGCAACATCTTCAGCATCATAGTCAAATGCACACTCAACATCAAAGCTTTTAACAACCTTATTGTTTATCTTTATCTGACCGTTACTCATACGCTGTTTAATCTCTTTAGAAGGACCAAAAAAGCTTAAGTACTCTCTGATATTCATTGTCTTTTTATGTAGCTTACACTTGCCATTTTCATCTAGAATAGGTAAGTCGTTATTATCAACTTCAACAAGTACATGAAGACTATTGAAATTCTTTTCAAAATCATCAGGTATAGTAAATGGTGTTGCCAAGTGTTTATATGTTCTAACATCAACAATCATAAACTTGTGGGTCCATGAAGTATCGTTATTATTCGCATTATAAAGCGTTATTATTCTGCCTTCCCTTGTTTTCATCTTTATTTTTTAAAAATTTAACCATTTTTCTCTTTGTTAGGAACTCTAAGATGATATCGCCATGACATGATTCAGGCTTACAATAACATCCTAGAGTTTTTCCTTCCAATTCATCTAAAGAATCTAACAGTTCTTGATTTCCTGCTAGATACTCTCTATAACTCTCGATTGCTTCTTCTCGTGTTTCAACAACAAAATCTGCAAGGGTCTTTTTATCCTTTATATGTGTAAAAGGATTACCCCACTTGCTACCTCGACCAATAAACACATCATAAGACTCCTTTTTAAGGTTAACAACCTTATTCATCGATACTTGTCTTGTATATCTTGGTTTTGTTGAAATCCATTGGTCTGTTTAGACCATCACTAGTATAAACCTCAAGTATCTTCTCTAAATCAAAACCATCTTGTGTTATTCCCTCTTGCATAGCTCTTCCAAACAATAAGTTAGATTCGTCTATTTCTTGGTAAGTTGTTGTAACACATTCAAGCAGTGCTTCACCATACTCAGATATTATCATTCCAGTGTATAGTCCTTTAAGACCATATTTCAAGAAGAAAACGTCAGCGTTACACCATATGGCTATGACTTGTTTCTCTCTAAGTAAATAAACGTAGTTGCTATCTATAAGTGGCAGGTACGTTTCAGGGTCAAATAACCCCTTTTCAGTACCATGTCCAAGTATGATAACCCTGTCGTGCTCTTTTATAAGAGTTTTCATGTCACGCTTAGGTATTCTAGAGTTAACTTCAGTCCAACCTCTTCCATCATATATCTTTTTCAAGAAATCTGTGGATGCGTCTTTCGGATGTATTACTAGTGTTTTCATTTTATTTGTATTTTATACTTATTTTTATTTTTGATGTTGGATTCGGCTCTGAACCCCATAAAGACATATTGTCAGGATATCTCGGCTCAATGATTGGGTTTACATTTAAGTATTCACAAATCATTTCGTTGTTATTCAAGTAATTAACACCTTCTTTAACCATCAATAAATCGTGTAAACGCTTGGTATCACTCAATTCGTGATTCTTTAAAAATTCATCAGTGTGTATCTTACCAATTACATTTTCTGCGCTGTGACACACATTTTTTGAAACTAGTATCGTTTCATTAATATTTGGTGAGTTGATTACTTCAAGTGTTGCTAGAATATCCATATTGAAGTTGTAGGTTCTGATTTTATTCTTTCCTCTAAACTTCTCAAGTGGTTCTGCTACTACATTACTACCAGCAAATCCACCGTTTGCAACCAATAAGTCGATTTCATTAGTTTTAACAAAATCAGCAATCTTAGTTAGTGCTCCACCACAGAAGATAATCTTTGTATCTGTTGGAATTTCACTTGTTACGGTAACACCTAAATCTGATAGATATTTTTCTCTTGATTCATCGTTGCTTTTACCGTCTAATACCAAGCATTTTAAATAACCATTTACGGCTAAGTATTCGATTGCTATTAAGTCGTCGATATCATCTGCAATATCAGCAACAAAAACTATATTTTTCATTTTTTTCTGTCTTTAATTAATGTTTCAAGCATTTCATTTGCTAGTGCTTGCATATTTTTTAATGGGTCCTTTCCAAAATCATCTGAACTAATCTTTGGATAATTCAATGAGTAATCTCTAATATATTCATTGTACTTATCAAAGCGTCTCCAATCCTTCACATAAGAACTCTCAGCTTTAACTTCATTGAAATATTTGAGAGTTTCTTCAACTTCATCAATCATTGTATCGTACATTCTTTTATATCCGAATACAAATCTATCTGATAATTCTGCAACCGACATTTTGCTTCTGATATCTAGGCCACTGGCAATAGAATCAATTACTTGTAAATGTCTAATCATAATCATTCGGTAATCCAAGTCAATACCTTGTTTAACAAGCTCTTCCTTAACACCTTTCTCAAAATCACGAATTAGTTGAATCAACTTTCGTCCTTCTTTAGCTGAGCTAACAAGTACATTGTCATATACTGACATTGGTAATTGAATTCCTACGATATACTTGATATCGATATACTTACCTGCTTTTGAAATCTTAAATGTTGTTTCCATATCGTTTAATTTTTAACAAAGGTAAATAAAAAAAGCTAACGAACCTAATCATTAGCTTATTTTTTTTATTTATTTAAATCTTGTATTTCCTTATGTTTAAATTGGGCTCCTAAATCAGTCATCATTGATGGTTCATATTTAGCTGTTGGATGCTTGGTTTTAATGTATTGCATCATTCTTGAACCCATTCCTTGCCTACGATATTCAGGTCTAACAAGAATATCGCTAACCTTTAAGATATCGTTATAAATTGTATATTGAACAAGTCCAATGATTTCACCGTCTTGATATAACCCCAATTCGTAATTATCTTGTCCATTGTAGCTATCTAGGTGTTCTATTTCATAATTGAATTCCTCTTTTAAAAGATTTTCATGTAGTAGTTTTTTTATTAGTGATTTTGTTTCCATACTAATAAATATCCAATAACATATAAAAATGAAGCTACTTAACCTAGTTTTTCCATCATCCTTCTCAGACTTATCAGATAATCAATGGTTTGTATTCCATAGACTTCTTGTATCTTGGTATTATCTAGTAACGAATAATTGGGTCGCTTTGCTGGTGTTGGATAACTTGATGAATCAATTGGCTTGATATTACAAGTCTCTTCAGCTATTTCTTTGATTGCTAGTGCAAATTCAAACCATGAAATATTACCTTCATTTGAATAGTGATATATTCCACCAATCCAAGTCTTAAACTCTATGATATCCATGATAGCTTGAGCCAAGTCGCCAGCATATGTTGGAGAACCAATTTGGTCATTTACAACACCGAAGGTATCTCTTTCACTCATTAGTCTAAGCATTGTCTTCACGAAATTGTTTCCAAAGATGGAATACAACCAAGATGTTCTGATTACGACACTATTAGGACAATTCTCTTGACAAACCATTTCACCCGCTAGTTTCGTAAGACCATAAGCATTTTTTGGATTTGGAATATCGTCTTCTTTATAAGGAATCGGAGATTCACCATCAAATACGTAGTCTGTTGAAATGTGGATTAGTTGTGTGTCAGATTCATGACATAACTTGGCAAGAATACCTACACCTAAACGATTTACAGCGTCTGCTGTCATTGTATCGTCTTCTGCCTTATCAACTGCGGTATAAGCCGCACAATTGATTACAACATCGGGCTTTATCTTCTTAAAGTTAGTAATTATGTCTTCTTTCTTGTCCAGCGGAAATTCTGTCTTATCAGCAAAGATGAATTCAAGTCTAGGATAATTAAGCTCTAGTTCCTTGATTTCAGATGCTAACTGACTATTTGCGCCAGTAACCAATACTTTTTTCATATTATTTTATTTAAAACTCGGTGCAAACACACGTAAGATTTCAATCAAATCGTTAGCTGTTGATACACTTAATGTTTTGTTCTTATTCTTGTTGTAAAACTCCATGAATGTACTAACAACCTTATTGAACTTAAACGATATTACATAACCATTAATAGTCTCTTTAAATGCTGTTAAGTCAATAGTTTCACCTTCTTGAGTAGATTCATTTGTCCATTTACCAAATCTTCCAATAAAACGTCTAATTCCGCTAATCTTTGAATCATCCCAATCTCCACCGTCAAAATAATGGCCGATAAACATTGAATATAACCTCAATTCATCAGGGTCATAATCATCAGGATTTATTACGTTGCCTTTTGACTTGGACATTTTTTCTCCATTATGAGTAATCATTCCTTGGTGAATTACCTTCTTAAAAGGCTCATCAAAAGGGATATAACCACAATCATGTAAGAACATCGTGATAAACCTAGCATAAATCAAGTGCATACAAGCATGTTCGTTTCCACCAACATATAAGTCAACTTGCTTAGCTTTATTGATATCAACCAATTCTTCTAAGTTATTTGGGTCCAAGTATCTTAAAAAATAGAATGAACTATCAACGAATGTATCTAAGGTGTCTTCTGAATCAATCAACGGTATTGGAGTTCCCCATTTTCGCTGTCTTGAAACACACCAATCATTTAAGTTCTCTAACCAATGCAATTGCTGTTTCTTTGTTTTCTCAGGATAATCAATCTTATCCAAGTTATCAATTAATCGTTGCTTATAGTCAGTAATTTTGAAATACCATTGGTTTAAATCTTTGATTTCTACTCTTGTACCACATCTTTCACAATGGTCGTCCTTAACTTGTTCATTAGCCAAGACTGTTTCACAGCTTGAACAATGATTTACAGGACCCATCTTTTGGTAGGCTAACCCTCTGCTATGTAATTCAGTAAATAATCTTTGACTCCATACATAGTAAGATTCATCAGATGTAACTAATAATTCTTCATATTGAGTGTTCATTCGTTCCATTTGTTTACGGAACTTTGCGATATTTTCGTAAGTGACTTCTTTTGGGTCTCTACCGACCTTTTTTGCGTAGTTTTCCGCTGGCAATCCAAATGAATCATATCCAAATGGTTGAAAGACTGGAATTTTATTGTAACGTTTCCATCGGCAATAACTATCGACGATTGCGTAGTTATAGACATGCCCAACATGTAATCCATCTCCTGAAGGATAAGGGAACATTACACAGACATATTCTGTATTTTCCATAATAATTTATTTAAAACGTTTGTGACCAAGGCGGGACTCGAACCCGCATGCCATTACAGCACTAGCTTCTTAAACTAGCGTGTCTACCAATTCCACCACTCGGCCAAATTCAAGATAGTTTTGTGGGATTGAACCACTCAGTTTGTTTATGAGACAAATTTTTAACCGTTTGCTTGCTGAAACTATCTTTTAGTAGGAGTAGAGGGATTCGAACCCCCGACCTTCTCGGTGTAAACGAGACGCTGCTGAACCAACTGAGCTATACTCCCTTGTTTTTATTTTGTAATAGTCGATTCAATTCTTGAATTTCATCAACCATTTCGTTTAACTTCTCTTCTATTCTTCGTCTTCTAGGATGGTCATGGGCTAAAAACCCTGCCAAGTCCTTAGCAAACTTGAAATGTTCCCAATAATTGCTATTTAGTATTTCTAACTTATTTTGTAAATCTTCCACGTATAATATCAACTATTTCTTCACTGGTTACTAATTCACACTTTGCAGTAATAACTGCTATTTCTTTTATCGGCATATCATAATGAGAATTGTTATTTTTCCCTTTATGAAACCATCTTCTGTTTAAACCCAAGTCCTCAGCCATCTTATGAAGATTTTCAACGGAATAAGGTAAACATACAATATGTCTTTTGTTATCGCAAAAATATCTTATCATAAACCAATCATTGGGTCAGTTTTAATCCATTTGTTGTTACCTAACTTCGCAAGAGACTTATCATCATCAATTACCAAATAATTCTCAGGCCTATGCTTCATAATGAATCTCATTACCTCATCATATCTTGAATAACGCAAATCTAGGTCATATAACGGAAGATATTGAATTATCTGTCCTTTGATACCTCTTGCCTTGAAAAACTCGTTCATTTGGTCTATTTCAGTCGTATAACGTCTTGATGAAGTTAATACTATATCGTAGCCTGTTGATTCCAAGTATTCGTTTAGCTTTGCAACTGATTTTTCGTTGAATTGGGCAAATCCGTCTTCAATAATTACATCTGATTCCCAAGGCTTCGTTGTTATCAGAACTCCGTCTAAATCTAGTAGTATTACATTATCCATAGCTTAATTTTTTACAAAGGTATAACAAATAAATGACATTTCCTATTATTTATCAGTTAACATTTCAATAATTATTGATACCTTAGCTTCTAGGTCCTTTTCATCAGTATAATGAAGCTCAATTGTTGATGGTTCATCTGAATCATCGTCTTCTTGACTAATTATAAGTCCTGAATCTATAAGAGGTTTACCACCAAGAGTTTGCTCCAAATAATACCCTGTTAATCCTGCATTATGAATTTTTAATATTCCCATTTTCTTTGTTTTTGTACACATGATGGGATTCGAACCCACACTGTATGGCTTCTAAGACCATCGCCTCTTCCAATTGGGCTACACGTGCATTATTTTAGTTATTTATTTCTTCATAGGTTGCTACTCCGTCCTTTACAAATACAACTACCTTGAATCCCATACCTCTGACACCTTCTTCTGTTTTAAGTTGAAATGTTTTACCTTGATAAACAAGTTCAATTACATAACCACCCCAAGTTCCGTTGTAAACTCCATCAGGAAGCTTTGCAACCTGTGGTACCTTTTCTGTTATTTCTAATATTTTTCCCATTTTATTTCTTTTTAGTATCGGGAACGGGACTCGAACCCGTATGCTTAAGCAAGGCCGTTTAAGGACCTCATGTCTACCAATTTCATCACCCCGACAAATATGAGCTATAAGGTCAGCTCATCAACCAGCACCTTCTCCCTAGGGAGATGTAGTAGCCCCGATGGGATTCGAACCCACACTATACAGGATTTAAATCTGATGCCTCTACCAATTGGGCTACAGGGCCAAAATACCCCATCCCGTAGATGGGGAGCGCAACTTTAGGGATTGCGATTGCAGTGAACATATTGACTCTAGTCACCCACCCAAGTCCCTTACACTTTGTGCAAGAACAGTATCGAAGAAGGGACTCGAACCCTCAGCATGTAAGGTTTGAACTTACCGTGTTTACCAATTTCACCACCTCGACGATTTATTCTTCAAGAATTTCTTCTACTTCACTATCATACTCATTTTCAGCAATATAATCTTTCAAGCAGGATAGATGAACCATATTTCCGTCAACTATTGTCATAACCCCGTGAGACTTTTTGCAATATACACAATTAAAATCCATATTCAGTATTTTTTAGTTTACGTTATTTTTGTGGGAACGGGGAATTTTGAAATCCCGACCTGTTGTATGTAACACAACCGCTCTTCCTCTGAGCTACACTCCCAAATGGTAACCTGAGTTACCTATTTTATCCTTGATACCCAATTATTTCTCCGTTTTAACGAACTGGCTTGGTACCAATTTTTCTTATCTTTTCAGCCTTGATAGCTTTGAATATCCATCTAATCAACTCAGAACCCTTAATTTCATTAGCAAATTCAGTTTCTCCTAAGTCTTCTGATAATTGTTTCTCATTAACAATAATCTTGATAGGCTCTGCTTGTTTAGAAGCCTTTTCACCATCTATGTTATTTGAAACAACCTTAACTTCGTAAAGCACTTCAGTTTCTTTATCTTCTACTGTTGAGATTGGGAATTGATATATTCCGTCTATCAGTTCAACATTGTAAAACAATTCACCAGCTTTGTAATGACTAAATTTAGCCATTGCTTTAGACTTATATAAGTCTTTTTTGATTTCTATTTCATTCATAATACTCTTTTTTGAACCGTGGGTCGGATTCGAACCGACGAGAGCTTTCGCTAATGGTTTTGCAGACCACCCCATTCAACCACTTTGGTACCACGGCATATATGTAAAAAAAAAATCCCATCTAATTTTAATAGATGGGATTATATTGTTTAAGTAAAAATAACTCTACTTAACAGGCATAACCCACCCTGTTCACGACTAGTGAACATAATAAAATGACTAATAAGCTTGCTAAAGTTTTCATAATTTTTAGTTTATTGTTTGTTTATAAATATACACTTATTTCTAAATGTTATACAAAGGTACTAACTTTTTTCTTATAAGTCAAGCTTTTTTGTAATTATTTTTTAAATTTTTTATTCGATACTACTTGACCTACCAGGTATTTCTTCGTATCTTTGTATTATGGGATATGTCTACTTACTATTATGCACCGACACAGATGGTGTCGAAAAACACAAAATTGGAATTACCAAGAACGACCCGAAAAAGAGGGTAAAACAGCTTCAAACAGGTAATCCTGATAAAATCGTCTTACTTAAATTCTACGAATCTAACAACTACCTTAAAGTAGAACGTTGGATGCACCGTAAGCACTTTTCATCTAAAACTGAAGCCAAAAACGAATGGCGTAAGTTATCAGATGAAGAAGTATTTGCTTTTATTGGTGATTGTGAAATTGCTGATGATAACATCAAATTTCTACAAAAACATAATCCTTTTGTTGATTAATCAACCTCGTGTACCTCTTGTTTTGCAAGATATTTTTGAATCAATTGAAACATTGCTAGGAATTCAGCTTTAGCCTCTTTTGGTGTCATGATAACGAAATTAGGGTCAAGACCCTTAGTATCTTCGTTTACCATATTCTTATACTCATAATCCAATGCTTCTTTATCAACTTCTTTAATAACAGGATTCAATGGAAACTCGAAACCAAATTTCTTTGCAATAGCCATCATCAACTTGTGTTCCACCGCCTGATAATCAGGTAAGTGTCTCTTGATTGGTGTTGGCATATCTAGAATATATGCTTCACTTGCATCGTGAAGAAGAGCGGCTAGGCCGTATTCAAGTCCATGCATTATTGCAAGATTAAAGCAATATACGCTATGTTGCGCAACTGAATAAAATTCATCCAAGTGAGCACCAAATCTTGGCATGTGTGCTAGTGCGTGAGCAACATCTTCGATTATGATAGTATCAGGGTCAGTCTCAAACACGTTGATGAATAACCCTGAATTTGTTCTTATCGTATCTTTTGGAGCAGAGTAGATATCCATGATTTTTTTTCTTTTTTATAGAACCCTTTACGGATTTTTATTAATAGTTGGTTAACAAGTTTCTTGTCAACGCTTGATGGAAGGTTTGAATTATCAAAGATTTTATCCATCTTTTCAATCTCTTCATCGGCAAGCGCAATAAGTGTTTCTAAATCAACCTCACCACGTCTAATTTTAAGAAGTTCTTGAGCATCAGGTCTTCTAACGATGATACCTTTACCTTCTCCGATTTCTTGAGACATTTTGATAAGTCGCATACAATGCATCATATTCTTACCATCAATTCTTTGACCGTGTTCTTGTGTTTCAACATAACGAGCTTCATTACGATTTTCCAACCATTCTTCATACTCTTTGAAATCTTTACAGTGTTCTGAATAACCATCTTTGTTGTAAACTATGTTACAAATAACCTTTTCATCTTTTGGAATACTAGATAGACGTAATTGGTTTGAAATACCATAGTTAATCTTACCTTCTGAGTCTTCTTGTCCAGTGTTGATAAGTCCTTTATATCCTAATCCCATTGGTTTACCAGCTTCTTTAAGAATAATTTTTCTGTATTCTCTGTCTTTAACAGGATGAATCTCAGAATGAGTCAATTCACCAACTGTATCGTAGTGTAAAGCATAAACGTCTCTTGCGTTTGGAAGATTTACGGCACCAATGAATTTTTCATCATATTTTCCGTTGTTCCATTTTCTCCAAGGAATTGATTTATCTCCTTCAATAACATAACAGAAATCTAATAGGTCTTTTCTCACTACCTTATCGTGTTCCCAATTTTGTTTCTTGTTTAGGCCCTTTGCTTTCTTGATTTGTTGTCTTGCATAACCACCAAACGAATCTTTACAGATTTTGGTGATAAACTTGTCTTTATTTTCAAGAATAAGGTCAAAAAGAGGATGCTTTGAGATAATACAGTCAGCAGGGCTATTTAAAAGCTCTAGTACTGTTGGATTGTTTGAACCCATAAGTTATAAGAAACGCCTAATCTCCCATCCTGTGTAATCTTTGTTTACGTTGATTTGTTCAACATAACCAGTTCCTAAGATGTAGTCTTCAGGAAGGATATACACGAATTTCTTATCAATATCACTTGCAGGTGTTTGAGTACCGTATGCTTGTGAACCAATAATGGTTTCGAATAATATCAGTCCATTCTCTACTAGGAATTCGTGTGTGATTTGTTTACTCATTTTCTTTTAATTTTTTTTCGTATCTATCGGCCAAGTCCAAGATATCCTCTTTTCTAGCCAATTCATTTATCCATTCTTTTGGGATTGAATCAAATCCATATATCATTCCAGCAAGTCCACCAGTAATAGCGGCCGTTGTATCTGTATCTTGACCCATATTCACGGCTTGTAAAACAGCTTCTGAATAAGAATTTGTTGTTAAAATATTATAAATGCTTGCTTCAAGACTATGAATCACATATCCACTACTATGAATCTTGTCCATTGGAATGTCAAATATATTTTCATCAGTCAAACGGCTCAATTTATTTATCGTTTCTTCATCAAATCCCATTCCTTCGGCCATTGTTCTGAAGTGTCTTCGTAACAAATGATATGATTCAAATCTATCATTTCCTGTTGCTAAAAAATTAGCATATTCCATGTAATAAAAACATGAAATAAGTGAAATTGGGTGTCTATGTGTAATAGACGAAACATCACTTACCTTTTTGAATGAATCTTCAATACTTAGATTTTTTAATTCAGGCAAAAGTGGTAGGATTCTCATTAAAGAACCATTACCATTTGATGAAATATCAGCACCACCGCATTCAATAGGATTTGTTTTTCGATAAACTCTGTCAATTGCGGCACTTGTAGCAATTCCGATATCAAATACAACATCTCTTGCAGTCCATAGGTTTGCATACTTCCATTTAACGAAGTTATTCGCAATGTCTTGGATATCATAACCCTTGGTAAGTGATTCAGCCAAGCAAAACGCTAGTGAAGCATCATCAGACCAAGTTCCCTTGGGTTGGTGGTGTGTTCCGAACTCACGCATGTCAGTTACTGGATTACTTGCAATTTCTTCTCTTGATAGAAACTCAACTGGAACACCTAAAGCGTCTCCAACAGCAAGTCCAAACAATATGTCTTTAATTATATGTTTCATGTAGTCTATTTAGCATAATAGCTTTAGCTTGTTCATCAGTTAATTTTGAAAGTTTACGATTCTTTAAATCTAGTCTCATATAACCACCATTCTCATCAATAATTAAATGATAAGCACTAGTTTTTATAAGAATTAACTGTTTAAGATAGGTTTTTGCAAATTTAGGTTCTGCTCTTTTTTGTGGATTATCGGTATCTGTACCCATAGTAATATGAGCTTTATTTGCACTTACAACTCCAGTAGAAACTCCAAATTTATCTGCTACCATTTCATCAGTATAATGTCTATTATCTCTGATATAATCTCTAATTGCTTTATTATCGTATGTTTGTTTACTCATTTTCTTTTAATAATTTATCCAACTCAGTTAGAAATGAAAGACAAATCTCAGTTTTATTTTCATGTTCATGAATAATTTCAATATCTGTTCCTCTATCTTTATGTGTATAAAGATGAAAAACATTACCATTGAATTCTAAAACCCAAACATAATAATAGTGGTTTCCTTTAAAGCGTTGATTGTGCTTTCCGAATAACTCAGTTAAACCATCTCTCATATAAGATGTTAGTCTTATACTTCGCTGTGTGTCTTTACAAATAAAGGCTAAAACATCAGAAAAATTCTCAACTGGTGTTGTATTAGCTAATATCGCTTTTCCTTCTAGTTTGGTGATTTTACTCATTTTTATTTTGCTTTAAAGGTAAAATAAGCATCATACGACTCATTATACCCAGGTTTATCATATCCAACAACCCAACCGCTTTCTCGATATACCTTTTCAAAATCCATGTATTTGTTATCATAGATTACCTTATCGGTTAGTTTTTTATCTAAGCGTTGAATCCTTGTGATTATTTCCTTTTGTTTGATGCTAATCTGACTTCCACGATATTGTTCCGCTAATATTTGATTAACCGCATCAAATACTACTTGTGGAATGATTTTATCTAGGTTATCTAGAATCTCTTTTGGAGTAATAGCTCCAATTACTTTTAGTTTACTCATGTTTATATTTTAACAATTAAACCACCCATGAAACTGTTTACGTTGTCGAAACTTGCCTTTATACCGATAGTATCGTTGATATCATAACCAAATTCAACCCCAACAGCAAAAAAGAAATGTTTATCATCTTTTTTGTCGTTTATATTTTGTTTAACATAAGCGGTTCCAATTTTTCCAACCATTTGAAACTCATCAAATTGTCCACCAAGTAATCCGAAGACCGCTGGAACATAAGACTGAGTAAATCGGTGATTATAGAACATATCGTTGTCATTTGCACGTTTTTCTGCTAATTGAGCATCAACTGCTGATACACCGATTCCGTAATTAAGAGTTTCCGTTCTAACTGAAAAGTTTACTTCCACTGCTTTATAACCAACCAAAGCGTCAACTTGATTTTGAGCAAATGACAACATTGGTAATAAGAATAATACTAATATTAATTTTTTCATTTTATTTGTTTTTAGATTACAGAGCAAAGGTATACATAATAATCCAAACTACCAAATATTTTTAACATTATTTTCTTGTTCCGTCTCTAAAAGCCGATTTTGTCTTGTCTGAGAACTGTTTCAAGCTTAGTAAATCCAAGTTCCATTTTTTCACATATTCTTCAATTGCTCCAACCATATCAGCCAATTCAACAATCATAAGAATATCATCATTTTGAATGAAAGCATCTTCAGCTTCTTGAAATTCTTCTTTAATCTTAGAAAATTGTCCTAAAACACCCTTTTCTATGTCTCTTGTGTGATATCCCATCTTAATTTTTGATTATTTCTTCAATCTTGGCCCATAACTCATCTTCTGTGAAACTAATTGAAAATGGACAAACCAATTCTTTATCTTTTTGACGAATAACTTGTGCAAACTCCATGATATAGTCACTTCGCTTTAAATAAGTAATGGTATTTCCACTTGAAGCTACCTTATGAAACTCATTATACATAATGTCATAGATATCACCTTCATAGTAGACTTCAGCTACGTCACGTTCTGAACGTTCAATTCTTTTTAAACCTACAGGAATTTCACTACCATAGGTTAACTCCTTGTCTTTACTACAGTTAACGTTAGAAAGAATGTGAGAATCTCCTGGAATTAATTGGTATCTACCTTGCAAGAATTCACCTTTAAGGATTATTGATGTGAAATTGTATCGATGGTTATGAAAACCTTCGTCTACAGCAATTTTAGCTAGTTCATCCGAATAGAAATGAACTCGTTCGTATTGATTTAGTACAACTTGAATAAATCCAAGTCCAAAGTAATAGATTCTTGTATGATTAGCCTTAAGGAAATCGATATCAAGCAATTGTGCTTTATCCATTGTATAATTTTATTAATTTTGACGTTCTTGGTTCTGCACAGCCAGTAGCGTATATCCATTTAAGGAATTCACACTCTCTGATTCCGTAGCTTCCAAGCTCGTAGTTATCTTTCATGATATCGTAACCATCGCCAGTATATTCTATCCTTAAGTTATCAAAGTGTTTCTCGAAGAACCCAAGTGCTATTTCAACTACTTCATCCAACTGACTTTTTGTAGTAATATCAGTTTGAATAAGTTCATTTTTCATGAAGTATTTTGTATGTGTAAAATCGAATGAATCGTTTCTGAAACAAGGTGTTGTTGTTTGAAACTTACCCATTGGTAAGTATTCTTTAAGATAAAGATACAAAAAGGCTTGTTCTCCTGAAGCTATAAGGTTTTTCTTCTTAGCTCCAACGACATATGGCTCAACATTAGGTGGTCTTGTGATTGAATCAACTGCATCAGTCACTAACCAAGGCGATTCAATCCTTTTAAAGCCGTGAGCTTCATAATAAAGGATTGAATCATCTAGTAGTTTGTAATCTATCATCTTACACCAATTGAGGGATTCCTAGAGTTACCTTTTGAAATCCTGATGTTGAACTTGATAAATCGAAGTTATTCTCAATAAAGGTAATAACCTCTTGAGGGTCAATGCTATTGTTAAACACGATATTTGGACCGTGATTATCAAGCATTACACATAAAAGATTACCAAAGACTCCAAGTCCTCTAGCAGTATTCTCACCACACTCGTGGCTACCGCACTCATATTCTCTTTGAGAAACGACTGGAATGTTATCTAAATGGTTTTCTTTTAATGGACAGTGGAAATGCACGATACAATCAGTTTCTTTGAATTTATCAAAGATAATTCTTTGTGATTGTCCACCAACACTTGGCTTAACACCATAAGCAATAACTGAATCATCACCATCTGTTTCAACCAGTACCATTCCATTGCTTCCAATGTCATTGAAGTTGGTCTTACGAATAGATGTAAGGAATTTGTTATCCCCTAACTTGGCCGCAAAGTGACCTGTTGTTGCTCCATTGAACTCTTTATAAGCATTCTTTTCGATGCACCAATCAACTACACTTCTAAGTGTTGATGGAACTCTTTCGTCAGACCATGGCACTGGATTCCCAGCAATAACAGTAGAGTTTGTGAAGCTTAAATGTGTTCTGTGATAAGCAATATCAACCAACTCCTCAAGACACTCATCACGAGTCATATCTTTACCGTAAACACCTTCTTCGGGAGTAATGATAAAGTTTTTACGTGTTACAACGTCATTTGCAAGAACAAGATTTGCTGAACTTTTCTTCATTAGGTTAAGACCCTTGTTGAATTGCTCGTCTTGTGTTCCGTTTGATGTTGTTTTGAAACCAACAAGGAAAATGTCTTTACGATGTTTTCTAATCTTATTGATAACCTTGTCTGCTGGATGTAGCCAAATTTTGTAACCGTGACCTGGTTTTTCACGTGATTCAAGCCTTGGTTCGTACTTACCTGATTGAGTTAATCCGATTTGTCCGTCAAAATCACACATTGCGACATTGAAGAAGATTGCTTTTACTGTATTGTCTTGAATTAGTTTATCTATTAATTCAGAAACATCCTCGTTTGTTACGATATCGGATTTGTAATCAGCCATCTTTGTAAGGATAAGCTCAACATCCATATGCGTAAATTTTGCTTGACATTTCTCATAAAGAGCTCTTGCTGTTGTACCCCAAGCAGGAGTTGCCAACGCCAAGTGAGTTCTTACATGTGAAAATGTTCCACCACCGATAATTACTACTTTCTTTTTCATTTTATAAAACCTTTTTTGATTAATTCGTGTATGTACATACTTTGTTCGATATTTCTTTCATTAGCGTAACCTACGCTCATGTGTAGTCCGAAAAATGGTCTACCTAAGCCAAGTTCATCTCTAATTGCTTGAATATCTGCTCTGTCTTCGTGTGGTATGTTTAACCACCACGTTCTGTCGTCTGTCTTAGGGTCTAAGTCCAAAACGACTTCAATTTTTTTACCGTGATACTTCTTTTTAACCTTATTCCAAATACAATCAGCTTCTTCTTGGGTTCTTTTACCATTAAGAGTTAAGTCTCTTATGCTGTCGTTAATGAATGAAATATGAGCACCACGTAGCGGTTTATTTAGAGTAATACCGTATCTTTGTTTAATAAACCAAGCATAGTAGTCTGTAATATCACCATCTAAGTAAATCATCGCCATTCTCTTCCAAGAGGCTTGATTTTTGTGTTTCTTCGTCTTGTCTTCGGGCTCGAAACCAATCTTGCCAGTAAGGGTTATTTTGTTGTTCATGAATCATTCTATATTCTGTGGATGTTAGTATCTTCCTGTTTTGTGCGTAGGTAATCGGGTCATAGTATACTGGTCCAAATGTATAACCTAAACACTTAAGCAATTCCGATAATAATTCCGCTGTCTTCACTTTTTTTTTAAGCATTCTAAGAATTTCACTATCGATTTCATCAGCTATCGCTTGAGCTAACATAGCTGTTACCTGAGCCTCAGCACTTTTACCGATAATTCTTTCTAATTCAAGTCTTCTTTGAGGGTTGAATATAGTTTTAAGCATCTTAGGTTCATATGCACTTTCCCATTTATCTAAAGGTAAACCCTTCGATAAAACCCAAGATTCAACAACTTCTTTAACTAAGGCTTCATCGATACTAAGAACTTGTGTAAGTTCTTCTATCGTTTCATAACCCCATTCATCTTTATCAAATAATTTGTTATAGATTGTGTTGTTTATAATGTCATAATATCTATCAAGATAAAACACTATTAAATTAAAATTTATATCATTTTCCATACACAAATATACGAAAAATGATATAAAAGTCAATATTTTAACCCATAGCTAGTCTTTTTCCTTCTAGAAATGTTCTTAAAAAGGCGTTCTTTGGACCACCAATCTTTTCTTCCCAAGAAGCATAGTTTTTAGCGTTTTCAGCTTCCCATTTAGAGTATTCTTTCTCCGATGGCTTCTTATTCAAAGGCCATGGAAATGGAGTCCCTACAAAGCTTGGATATTTCTTTTTATCGTATGCTCTTTCATCAACCAAGAATACAAAACCAGTTAATTGGTCTCCTAAATCAGGCTCATAAAATGCTTGTAATAGAACATCATTCTCTAAGGCTTCATTCATCAATTGATTTAGGGTTCCAAGTCTTTCAGGATTGGTATTTGTTGAACCACCGTCCAAAACGATAAATGTTTTGTCTGAATCAGCAAATTTATCATAGATTGCCTTGGCTTTCTTATCACCTGATTTCTCAACCATACGTCCATAATCAACAACTGCGTGACCAAATTGAATTCCTTTTTGAATCCCAAGTAACTGATAAGGTGTAAACCCATACATTCTATATTCCAAGAATAAATCTGTCTTACGAGGCATAGAATTAGCCTTAACTCTGCAAAGAGCTAAACGACGATAAAATTCTTGTACATCGATAAGTTCTGTAAAGTATGATTCATCACAATCAGCCATTTCTGTGTCCCAATTGATTAAATCAAGTATTCGAAGATTGGCATCTACACACCAATCATATCCTGTTTTTTTCATTTTTATTTTCTTTGTTTACCAAGAGTTATAATCAGTTATATCCTTGGTTATATTATGTTTTTCGAAGGTAACCTTAACTGTTGTTCCTATCGCACCTTCTACAAATGAGTAAGTAATAGTTCCAGTATCATCATGTATTAATTTTACAGCTGACTTAAGTTCTTCAAGATTTTGAACCTCTTTTTCGTTTAATTCGAATTTCATCTTAACATGCTTTTAAGAATTGTTAATTTTTCAAAGTTAACCATCTTAGAACCAATGAACTCATAGTCACCTCTCCACTCTACACCGTTGCTGTATTCATCTTTTGTTACAAAGATACCATTAACGTATAAGTAAGACTCAACCATATCACATAATGTGAATATTTGCGGTTGTTTAAGAGTTGTACAAGTTCCTGATAAATGCTTAACAGTCTTGTTTTCTTTCTTCTCTTTACCCATAAGCAACTTAGAGGCCGCTGTTGGCCCATAAGATTTAGGTAAAAGCTCGAAAGCTTCCATTACGTTGCTTACTATCAGCTTATTTTCATCAGAAAGTACTTCTTCATCGAAGATAACATCAGCAACAAGGTCAATAAAACCATCAAGTTCCATAGGTGTTCTATGAACATATTGATTGATTTCTGTCATTTCAAGAGTTTGGGGTCTAGTAAGTAACGTTTCATCGAAATGTGGAACACTAAGCATAAAATAATTCATATCTATAGCCGATTGCGGGTCAGAATATAATCCATTTATTCTCAAATCATCAACAACATCAATATTTTTGAAATATTTATAAAAATCTTCTTTATTATAAAAGTTTGCTTCTGTACCTTCAACTTTATGGTGTCTCCATCTTTCATCAACCATTTGTTTTTTGTATCTTGAAATTCTTGCTTTTACACCTTCCATTCCTTGACCACCAAATACTGCTCTGTTTTCGAAGTCGAAAAACTCAGTTGTTTCGAAGTTATAATGATAGGATTTATTCAAAACAAAAGATGTTTGACAATTATCCCAAAAGAAATCAAGTCTAGCTTTCTTTTGACGTTCATGCGATGCAGTAGCTGTTTTAGCAGTTGGTGCAAAGTAGTATTCACGATATTCAATATCTAATCCATGTTTATCTGTAATGAAAAAACGGAAGTTACCATTATCATTGAAAACATGACTTACAGTATAAGTCATGCCTCTATGAAAATGAAATGTTTCTTGTTCAGCCTTGAATGTATCACCTACTTGGATGAATTTATTTCTTAAATAACCCATTTCTTAATTTTTAAGTTCTACTAAATATTTAACAGTACACTGAGCAGAATTATAAATAATTAACTCATCTTTTCTAAGTGAAGCTCCTTTGTGAGCATAAACCGAATCATAACCCTCGTTTCTACACTTGGTTCCAATTTTGTAACATGAAGAATCATGTCTATGAACGTGTAATTGGTTTCCTAAGTGAACGCTAAATACACCTAAGTAAGTGTAACTTGCGTTTCCACCACCTGCCCAACGACCACCATCGGTGTAACCCATTGATTTATCTGCATCGTTAGCGAAGTAGATACCATCATCAAACATAGAACCATTATAACCAGCTCCCGAAGGTCTAATCATAAGACCAGTTTGAAGAATGTTAAACCAATTGGCATTTCTTGAACCGTGGAACAAGTGTTCAACCAATTTGTTTTTGCTTGAATCCAATTTGGTATCGTAAAGCGGTTGTGATTTCTTATTGGTAATTGCGTAGACTCTGTGAAGTTTTCTACCATGTCCTTCAAGCATATCTCTTACCATCTTGATAGTTGGAGCATCATTTACAACCTCAGCTGTAATACCCATTTGGTCAAGAATAGTATATGTTGATGGTTTCACTTCTTTGGTTTCAGTATCAACTACAGGCTTCTGTTTCTTTATTAAATCAACTTGACCAGCCATTGTATCAAGAGTAGCTTGTTCTTTATTCAAGAACTCTAATGCTTGATTTACATCATCGGCAGTTTTGATTTCATCTAACAAATAATCCTTAACATTTCTCATGTTACGAGGGATTATCGTATATAATTGCATAAGCATTTCATTCAAGTCATTTTTACTAACTCCAACTGCAACTGTTGTTGTAATTCTAGTTAATAAAGCTTGAGCCGCAACTACTTGGGCCTCAGATACTGCATCTTGAGTTACCTTATAGTTTTGTTGAATCGATTTGTTTGCGAAGTCGCTTAAACGTTTAATAAGTTCTTTAACAAGAGCATCAGGAATATCATCAATCAGGTTGTTACCTGAAGGTTTAGCGGCATCTACAACAGGTTCAGCCATAAACTCAGTTACATCAGTGTAACCCTTCGTTTTGCTTGTTTTCTGCTTATAGGTTGCATCCCATTTGCTTGCGGGTTTGATATCTACGGCCATCGAATTACCGACTCTACCGTATTCACATTTGATTGTACCATTGGAAAGTTCTTCCATGATATAAACTTTATTGCTATTATCTGTATGACCGTTATCAACTGAAACGTGCATCAATTTAGCATATCTTAAACCATTCTCGTTTGTTATCATATTATCGTTATTTTTTACAAAGGTAATATAATCTTTTTACCTACACAAATTTTTTTAATACTTTTTTGTAATAATGTCGAATAGACTTGGATTATCGACTATCCATTTATAGAATAATGGTTGCGCAGGTGGCGCAACCATATACCCGTTAACGTAAACAACATCCATTACTATTTCAACTACTTGACCTGCTGGCATTTCAACATCTTTTGCTATTACAGCATGTTTCTTTAGTCTGTAGACTTCGTTTTTAATACTAGCCATTATTGTCCAAGAAGTTTTTTGATATTCTCTAATTCCATTAATTCTCTTACTTCTTTACTTAAATCAAGACCATTAAGTTTTCCTTCAAGAACTTCTATTTCTCTTTTCTTAGCTGTAATTTCAAGCTTAGCAACTCTAGTTTGAATGTCTGATTGCCAATCTTTGAATGAAAATCCTAACCATTTAAACTTAACGCTAGTTCCAAGAATCTTTTGAGCCGCATCAAATGCCGTCTGTTTCTCGATTAAGAAACCTAACATGTGAACCAATTCCTCAACACTTGAACAAACTTGTAGATTTGTACCTGTTTGAGATTCTTTATTATATTTGAAAACGCAATTGGTTTCCCAACTTGGCTTTTCAGCTTTTGCGATTTCTTTCTTTTTATCTTCGATTAAATTGTATAATCCTTGGATAATTTTATCTTTTTCTATAGCCATCTTAAAAATTTATTTTTTGATTTCCGTTATTTGTTTTAACCTCTAAATAAAGTGGATTTAGTGCTTTTACATCACCAAGAGTCAATTTATTTTTCATGTCTTCACTTACTTTTTTAATAGTAAATTCACCATTACCTTTAAAGGTTAATATACCCTTATATTGAGTGTAATACCCAGTAATTGTTCGTTTTCTGTCTCTTGTATAGTAAGTTGAACCACCTACCCAATCAACATTCGCTCCACCTTCGTACATCTTGTATTGATTATCGCTAATCTTAACATAGAAATCACCGAAATGACCTGCTTTATCAGGGTTTGTTTCAATTTCCATTTCTGTTTCAAAACGAGTTTCAATATCGTAGTATTCATCAGATGCAATGAAGTTATCATATAACTCAGCATAATTTGAAATTGGAACATCACTTACAATTTGAACAAAATTAGTCAAAGAAGTAACCGCATAGAAATTCTTAGGGTTATCAACGCTTACAAATACGTGAGATTTTTTACAATCCTTAGACTTGTCTCTCCAATAGTGTCTTTTGTTGTTGAAGTGGTTAAATCTACCTAAATAGATATAATCATCCATTGATTTTGTCTTGTAAGTATTACCAGCAACCAATTCTTTTGAAGATACCTTACCTGATTGTAACTTGGTAAACTTAGCTGATGAAACGTACTCTTGACTAGAAGTTGGTAATAATACCAAGTCTTTCCCATCCCAAGCGTAAACAAATTCACCTTCAAGTCCTTTACCTTTCATAGAGTTACATTGCTCAAGGATATAAAGAAGATTTGGTACATTTATCTCGAATTCGAACCCACGAGGGTCATAAACTCTACAATAAGTTGACCTGTGGTCCCAACCATTAGAATAACCACCAACCTTTTTGTTAAGAACGAAACCTTCTGTTGGAACGTTTTCAAATTCTTTTGGTTTGATGTTTTCATCCATAGAATTTTTTCTATTTGATGAAATATTCTTAAAGCTCTTTTCATACTCATCATAAGTACCAATACGTTGAAGAATGTATTGTTCTAGAGTTAATGCGGCATCTTTCTTGTATTGGTCAATGCTCCATTGTGAACAACCCTTATAGTCAATCGCCTTTTGCGCTAAAATGTGGTTATAGCTTTGAGTAGCATTGGCTGTAGCTCTATTATATTCATCCAACTTCTGAGATTCATAATCTTCGTCAGTTACATATTTATATCGCCAACCTTCCCACGAAGGTTCTTTACGCCATTTCTTACCATCAAACCCTATAACATACCCTAGTAAACCAGTATAAGTATCAGGTCTTGGGTTAAATCCGACCTTAATTTTGTCGGCAATAAATAATTTTGAATTCATAATTTTCTTTTATTAAAGATACTACTTTTTTAGCAAAAATAAAGGGTTTTACCCCTCTATCTTTGGATTAAACACTTAGTGCCATGAACATTTCACGTACCCTTGTAGAGATGTATTTATTAACCTCTTTTGGTTCGATATTGTTAGCTACCATTGTGTCGGTCTCTTCTTTGATAACGTCATTAACTACCCATTTGATAAGTTCACCCATCTTTTTGATTTCGATAGGTTCTTCATTTGGGAATACATTTTCAAGACCTTGTTTGAAGCGACTTTCTGTTACAGCATATTCGATGAATTTTTGGATTGATTCCAATTTTTCAACGTCAATACTAACAATCTTCTCGCTCTTAGAACTAGAGTGTTTATCACCCTTAACTTTGAATCTATGGACCTCTCCATCCAATTCCGTTTTCCAAACAATACCTTCACCAACACCTGAGAATCCGAAAGCTTTTCCAATCGGACACTCTGCTTCTACAGCAAGTGTTAATTCAGTTAATTTGTCTTGTACTAATTGAGGGTTATTGAAGTCGATTTCAATAGCATATGTTTGGAAACTGTCAACATTGTAGATTCTATTTTCAGGAACCTCTAAATAGTTTGACTCTACCCAAAATGATACTTCTTTGTTATCTTCTTCTTGCTCTTTTGTACGAATTGGTGAGATTTTCACACCAAAGATGAAAAATGACTTAGGCAAGTTTGTAATCGCAACACCTTTTTGGATGTTTCCACCGCACCACTCACCATAGATACTTACCGTATTATGTTCAAAACTAACACTTGTTTCGTCTTGAATTTTACGGAATAATTGGTTGAATGCGTCTTTGTTACTTTCCACAAAGAATGCGAACCCTGCATTATCATTTTCAACTGTGATTATGCTTTCACGTGATTGTGCCCATAAACCACCTGCGGTATTGTAACAAACAGCGGCATTTGTACCATGTAATTTTACACTACCTTTGAACCAAAGCTTTGGTTTTGGGAGGTTTGTATCGTAGATAGCTTCTCCCGTTTCGTCTAAACCGACGAAATTGAATTGTCTAAGGATAGTTGCGTTAATTGTACGAAACTGCTCGATAGACGGAAATTTAATCATTTTCTTCATTTAATCTTATAATTTTTTTGCTTTGCTCCATTCAGATGGTATTTCTACCAACCAAAGTTATTATTATATTTTTGTTTCTTAGAAACTGTAACTAAGGCTTGGAGAGATATAATCTACCCCATCCCAATTTGAGTAACCGATACCATATGTATAGTTACCAACGGTATAAGAAATACCTGAACCATACTCAATAAAGGTTCCTTTTGATGATACTAGGTATGAACCCGCACCAAAAACTACATTCGCATCTATGATTCCTAACGGAAATGATGGTGTAATTCTAATTTCAGCGTAATAATTACCTAATTGGTCTTCTTTTGCACCTAATCCTTTAAAAGAACCACGTCCTACTGCTAAACCAGCGGCAAGATTTCCTTTTGAGAATCCAAATTCAACACTTGGATAAGCTGATTCACTAAATGTATACTTATTTTCATTAGTATCATAAGTGTTTCCACTTGAAACTGATATTCCAACGGCAATATAGTTTTTCCATTTAGGTTTTTCAGTTGAAGTTGAGTCGGTTGCTTCAGCTGTGTTTGTTTTTACGGCAACACCGTGTGGTGCATGTTTCTTTTGAGCGAATGTTAACGAACTAACCAATAGGATAGCGAATAAAATTAATTTTTTCATATTTGTTTTTGAATTTTGATTAATAACTATAAAAATCTGCGACTTTTGAATTTTCTACTGTAACCTTAAAACCATCATTATGACCATTTACACTGTACATAAAATACCATTCTTCATATCCATTATGGACCTCAATATCAAATGGTTCACCCAATAGATACTTTAATTCATTGGTAGATATTCCCACCTTAACCTTTTTTACCTGTTCAATATCAGGGTTACAAGATATAGCTAATACAGCTAGTAATATTAATAATAGTTTTTTCATAATTAAATGTGTTTCATTAAAAAATTCATACATACTAACACTCCGATTGCGTAACCAGTACCCGAACAGAATGCCATTTTTATTCTATCGTTTAAGCCTTTAGCTTCAATTACATACATTACAAATGGTAGTGACATAAAAGGACTAACAAAGGCGAAAAAGAGTGTTTGGAGAGTGTTTTTGTCAGCAACACCATTGATGTACATTGTAGTAACCAATTCCAAACAAAAAGCTGATAAGGCAATGATAAAGTATTTCTTCATATATTGTTTTAATATTTGAATACAAAGGTATCATTATTAAAACTAATATCCTATTTTTTATCTAATAACTTTTGAGTTATTTTAACAGCAGTCTCTACACCTTTTTCAGATATGAACTTCTCAGCTCTTTTTTTAACTTTCCAAATACTATAAGCTACTACTGCATAGGTAATTAACCCTGCTACAAGAATAACAGCTACTATTACTCCTATGATGATACCGATTGTTTCCATTATTTTTTTACGTTTAGTGTTTTTGCCATATTCTCAATAGCGATACAAGATTCAAGTGTGTCACAAGAGTCTTTATCTGTTCTTAGTTCAACAATACTTGGGTGTTGTGTTGACCAACCTTTATCTGTTTGAGATAACCCGCAACATCTAATTTGAACGATTGTTCCCATTAGTTCATCTTGTCTTTCAGTGATATCAGCCATCATAGCCTCAGTCATTCCACCAGGATTAGTCTTCAATAACCCATCTTCACTTTCCAACTGTAGAACACTAATAACATGCTCATTCTTAGTACCTTTGGTACCATAGTTGAATCCGATGATTCTTAAGTCCATATCCATTTCAAGTTTCATTTTGATTTGGTAAGTTGGTTTCCCATCTTTCCAACCAGCAGTACTTGATTTGATGATTGTTCCTTCAAGACCTCTTTTTTGAGCGTCTAAGAAATGATTCATTGCTTCTTCATAAGAGTCAATAAAAAGAGTTTCAATCAATTCAATATTTGTGAAAGCTTTTTCAATCAAAAGTGTTTGAAGACCAGTAAAACGGTTCAAATATGGAAAATCTGAACTTGCTTTTAAGTATTCATCTACACTAATCATATCCCAAACCGTGAAGCGTAACCTATTAATCATTTCTGCCATATCACCGTGTTTTTCAGTAAAGGCTTTGATTTTCTTAGCTGTTTCTACTTCACCTCTTTCTTCTGCTTTCTGAGTGATATCCATGATGCTAGAAACAACTCCGTTTGCAATTGCACGGTTTTCTATTCCATCAACAGTAAGTTCACCATTTAGAACACAGTCAGGCATTTGAGCTAGTTCATCTAAGAACTTGGCACCTGTAAGAGTTGAAACTTCTCCTTGTCTTGATAAGAGTTCTACCTTTCCATCAATTATGATTGCATTACGGTAAGAACCATCAGCTTTAATCTGTGAAATCACATGACTTGTAACTCCATTTTTATCAGTTCTAGATTTTCTATCTAATAACTTAGATGCACCCTTCTCTGAGAATGATGTAGCACCTTGATAAGGAGTTTCTTCAATCAATTTAGGGATTACCTTATTGATACCTGTGTCCATTCCTATCTTAAGATTTTTATCAATGATACGTTCAATTACGTAAGCATCATCAGGGTCCGTATAAGATAGTAAACCTAAAAGGAATTCTGTAGCGGCCGCACCTGTGTAAAATCTGTCGGAGATTTGTTTTAAGTCATTTAAAGCGTCTTCAAGTGAAGTTGTTGCTTCGATGAACTGATACTCAGGTATTTGTTTAATAAAGAATTTAATCCTAGGCGAATGCGCAAGATAAATCACATCTTTTAATAATTGATTGTCTTTATATTTGGTTAAGGCTTTCGCTTTATCCAATTTACCACTGAAACCAGCGATTTCATCAAGAATTTGTTTAATTTTCATATTTTTGTTTTTAGTTAAAGTAATAAATTCCAAAACCTAGTATTAATAGCAAGGCAATGATAATTGCGCATCCACATCCTGGCTTCTTTTCATCTATTGCGATTTCTGCCGCTAGTTCAATTGCACCAACTAATATTTCTCCGATTATTTCACCTGCCATAATACTTGTTTTTAAATTAGAGTACAAATGTACAACTAATATTTGATTAAACCAACTCTTTTAGTAATAAATTATCTAAATGTTCCCACATTGCTTTTGCTTCATCTTTTGAACTACCAAATAAAGCTTCTTTAAATTCTCCATATTCTTTAGAATACATACCAATTTTACCAGCATGTTCAACATTGGCAATTCTATCAGCTAACTTCAAGATAATAGCATCAGGGTTGCTTGCAGTTTTAGGAAGAGTTTTAGCTTTTTTCTCAGCACGATTACGACCTGACTCATCACTTACACAATAAACCATTTCAGCAATTTCTCTACCAAAGTGTTTGTTGATATCGTTATAACTGATACCATCATCTTCAATTGAATCATGAAGATATCCTGCAACGATAAATTTTCCTGAGAAACCAAATCTTTTAAGAACATCAACAACATCATCTAAGTGTTTTTCATATGGAAATATTTCATCATATGATTGATTTGAATGGGCTTTTACTCCTACCATTCTTGCTTCACGGTATGTTTTTTCTGTATATGTCATGATTTCTTTGTTTTACCAAGTTATTGTATATGAGGTTCCGTCTTGTTGATTCCAATTTCCATCTTGGTCAATACCGAATCCACGTTTTTTAATTTCAGCGATTGCAAATTGGTCTAAATCACCGTAATAAGTACAATTAAACCTATTCTCTTTTACTGCTGATTCAATTGAATCTAAACACTTTGTGATTTGAGTTTTAATCTTTTGATTTAAGATATTTGTTGCTGTTTCTTTGGCCCATTCTGCCGTTATATTTTCTCTCATTTTATTAAGGATATATAGTCAATAATTACTATGTCGAGTTCATCACCTCGTCCTAGTCTTCTAGGTGGAATTGATGATTCAGGTCTTGGTGGTTGAGTAGCTGTGACTATCACAAAATCAGAGTGTTTTTCTCTAATTGATTTAATCACAGCTTCTAAGTGTTTTTGCTCAATCATAACATCTTGTATAAGAGTTTATCGTCGTAGTTCATAAGGAAGCTTTCAACACTTTCTACCTTTCCATCGTTTAGTCCAAAGAATAAACCTGTAAATGGCTTTAAGTCATGTTTCTCGCAAACTTCGAATACAGCGGCCGCATATTTTTTCTTTTCGGCTGGCATGATATTCTTAGGTTTACGTAATTTCAATTCTTCCCAAGTTACAAGTAATTTTTCTAAAAGGATATCGTAGTTAGCCTTAAGCTTGTACAATTCTTCTTTTCTTTCAGGGAAAGTAGAACCAAATTCTTCAATCTCGTTTGATTTAACAATCGTGATGATATTGTGTTCTGCTGACTTACCTTTTAAGTGGTGAACCGCAACATAAGCTGGGTTTTTACACTTGATTCTATCATTGTTTCCATCAACAACAACATAACCTTCTTCTGACCATGGCATGTTTTCGAATGTACGAAGCAAAGCTCCAACGTTCTTAGCATTAAGGTCAAATGATTTAACTACTGGAAGTCCTAATACTGAACCGTGGTTTAGTAATTCTTCATAACAAACTTCTTCAAGTGTCTCAAGGTTTCTAATAGTTAATAACGTAGCAGATGATTCACCGTGTGGCTTCACTACTATATTATAAGGTGTTGTTAATTCGAACACAAAACAGTATTTTTTATCAAGTCTGTTTAAATCCAAGTTGTATTTTTCAGCAACTGTTTGGAAAAAAAGGTCATTAAATGTAGTACCATTTTTATTATTCACTTCACCCTCACCTTCTGCTGTACCTGTAGTACCTGCAAACCACTTACCTTTATGTGCATCCCAATACAATTGTATAAGGGTACCATCTAGTTTCTCTAGTACACGGGCAGTATTCCAATCAATTTTATGTGCATTTCCTTCTTCTGAGTTGAAGAACTTTCTAAATGCAAGTGATAAGACCTTCCAAGTTCCTTTTTCAAGGATAATACCACGAGAATCTTGCATTTCAGCCATTGCCATCATTGTTGGTGATGATAATTGGTCGTATTTCAATAAGATTTTGTTTTCATACTCTCTAGATTTTAGATTAAAGTCTGAAATTGCCTTATTTATTCCGTGTTTTTTGATATATTCTTGTATTGCTAACATAATTTCTTTGTTTTATTTGACAAAGGTAAAACATTATATTGGAATACGCAAATTATTCGTCAATATTTTCTTCGTCTTCGTTGTTTTCTTCTCTTTTTTTATTATTTTTAAGGCGATTTATTAAATCATCATAGGAATAACCATCGGCTACACCGTTAATGAGTGCCATAATTTGAGGTTGTGTTCTTGCTAAGTTATCAAATGTCTTTTTTGCGGTAAACATTTCTACTATATCAGCAAATTGATTCAAATCTTTATCATTTAATGCTAAGGACCCTACAAAAATAAGCAGTGTACCTAACATTGCTATTTCATCATCCTCAATTTCTTCACCTTCTTGCTGTAACGCTTGACCCATTTGTAAAAACTTTACACTTAAGTCTAATTTTCTGACCTTGTTATTCATCATAAGGTATTTTTTTGTTTATAAACTTCTCGTAGGTCCATCCATAGTTGACCTAACTTATTTTCTCCTACCCATTCTCCATCAACTAGCATAGCACCCCAAAATAGATTACCACCGATATTACCTCTCTTGGTAACATCTTCTACTATCATTGCATCGCCAGTATCTATTAGTTCTTTGATAAGCTCTTGATGTTGATTCAATTTCAACATTAAACACATTTTCATATTCATAACATCTTTAGGTCCGTGTTTCTTAACCTTGATATGTTCCTGATTTTCATTCATTACGGCTTTGGCTGACATTGGACTCTTTTCTGCTCTGATAAGCTCTTGAATCTCTTCATCTTTAAACCTTAATGCTTGAAACAGAGCTTCACTAGTTCTCCATGTTTTTCCGTTAAATTCAATAGGGTAAGCTGACATGTTTCCAAGCCAACCGAACGGTAGTGAAACTCTTGTAAATGATACTACTTCCATTATTTTGGTGTATAATAGCTGTCAAGAGTTAATTTAACTCCATATTTAAGACCTAACTCATTGATTTCTCTTTCAGTTTTCTTATCAAATTGAAAACCTTCTTCCAAATCATCATCGTCGAAACCTGAATCTTCAGCATATGTTAGACTAATTTCATAGTAAACATCATCATGATAATTAGATTGTCTAGTGATACAGTTAAGTAAAAGAACTCCATCATATTTCACAAGGAAAAATGCTTTTAATTCTCTTTCTAGTGCTTCTTCATCAATGTGTTTTTGATAACTAACGCCCATAGAATCAAGTGATTTAGATACTAGCGCATTATATCGGCCGAATTTACCATTAATTAATAGTTGAAATGGTACCCATTTTACTACGTGAGGTTCATCGTGATTGATTTCACCGTCATAATTAGCAATATAGGTATAACCCATATTACCACCCATATGAATAGAGAATACTTGATAAAGGTCACTTACATCAAGGCCAGTTTCTTCTTTTGTTTCTCTGATTGCTGTAGCCATAGGGTCATTATTATCAATATCTTCCATCTTTCCACCAGGCAATCCAAAATCATTATGGTCATCTTTTCTTGATACTCCAAGGACCAATCCTTCTTTATTTATTAAAACTACTTGTGCTGTTGTCATAATTTAGTCTTGTTTAATTTCAGTTATTCCGTGAGGTGTTGATTTACCTTCTTCATTTACGCAGACAAAAACCATCTTGTCAATCTTAAGGATTTCTTTCTTGGTTGTTTTATTTCTTACAACACATCTAATAGTCAATGAGGACCTTCCTAAGTTAACAACCTCAACTCCCATTTCTATCATATCTCCTTGGACTGCTGGAGCCACAAAGTCAATTTCAGAAATTAATTTGGTTACTATTTGATTCGTTTCCAATTGGCAAATTGCAAAGATTGCGGCTTCTTCATCTACCCATTTTAACAATTGTCCACCAAAAAGGGTCCCACGTGGGTTTAAGTCTTCAGGTTTTATGATTTTTCTTGTTCTAAATATCATTTTTAAGTTTTTTTAACATTTGTTTGTGGTACAAAGGTATGAATTATTTTGAGAAATACCAAATTTTATTGTAAAAATTTATATTTATTAATAAAACACAAAACTATGTATAATCAACTAATTTCTCCAAAGGTATATACCTTAGAAACTGACCGTAGTGGTCGTACAACGAAAAAAATCAATCGTTATGGACAAAGTACGCCTAACCCTAGTAGACCCACTCCAACTCCACCAACTCCTAGCGTTGGAGACTTTCTTTTATTGGAAGATGGTTTCTATATGTTAACAGAAGATAACTTTAAAATAACACTATAATAATATGGCAGATGCAAAAATAAGTCAATTACCTGTTGGTACCCTAACCCCTGAGTCAATATTTCCTATTGTAGCTGAGGGTGTTACCTCGCAAATAACATTCGCTGATATCCAAGACGCTATTGGTACTGGTTCTAGTGTTACAAAACTTATCGTTCCTATTGGTGATTTCCTTGTTTTTAAAATAGCTACAGGTAATCCTGAAGTTCTTGAGGTAGGTGATATGGTTCAAGGGATTATCGACAATAAAAAAATTGAAGCTATTTACAGTGGTGGTAGTATTACTGCTCTTACTAGTTTCGATATAATTAATTATATTGATTTGGTTAGTGTAAGTAATTTAACATTATCATTTAGTAATATTGATAATACCATGGCTAATTTAGGTATTGATGATAAAAACAGTATAAATGATTGGAATGCTTTCTTTTCAGCTAGAACTATGTCATTTGATAGTGTTGAAATTGCTGGAAATTCAGCTCTTTTTACAAAAAATGGATATATTGATACTATGAATTTTTATGGTATGGAGATAACTGAAATTGAACTTGAAGCATTTGATGATTTAGTTTATTTAACATTAGATAACAACCAATTAACTGAATTTAACCCAAGCTTACCATTGCCTGATTCATTAATAAGTTTAAGTATTAATCAAAATCAAATTAAAGTATTTAATCCAACCTTACCATTACCAAACTTGAATAGTTTATCATTAGGAGATAATGAATTGACTGAGTTTGACCCATCAATTGCGTTACCTTCTACTTTGACTAATTTAACATTGGGAAATAATCAATTAACTGAATTTAATCCGAGCTTAGCATTACCTAATTCAATACAAAGTTTAACTCTTGTTTATAATGAATTAACAAACTTTGACCCATCAATTGCATTACCATCTAGCTTAATCGCTTTAGAATTAACAGGTAATAACATTAATGATTTCAATCCAAGCTTAGCATTACCTAATAGTTTAATGTTACTATATTTAAGTGATAATGGAATAATAAACTTTGACCCATCAATTGCATTACCATCTAGTTTAACTGGTTTAGAATTGAGTCAAAATGATATTAACATATTCAACCCAACAAATAATGCGTTACCAACAACAATAACAGGTATTAACTTAAATTATAATCCATTACAGTATTTTAATCCAACTTCTCCATTACCTAGCTTAACTGCATTAAATCTTATTAATACACATATAAATACTAGTGGTTGGAATGATGAAACAGATTATATCTCTAATTTACCAAATAATGGTGTAATTAATAGTACTAACTCGTCAGAAACAATAATAGGTACAACAACTGAAAGTCTTTTACAAGCTAAAGGTTGGACAATAAACTCATAATATGAAACAAGTAATAAATAAAAACTTACAGCTAAAAGCTGTTAATACTGGGAACAATAATAATAACCTATTATTAATTGATGTATTTGGTAATGTTAAAAAAATGCCAACATCAGGTTTAACTGGTCTATGGTCTTCAGGTGAAGGTAACAATTCTCTTGTAACAACATTTGGTCAAAATCAAGCTACTGGTTTATGGGCTACAGCTGATGGTTATTTGAATAAAGCTAATGGTGATTTTGCATATGCAAATGGTCGTTCTAATACTGTAACTGCTGACCATTCAAGTGTAGGTGGTGGTAACAATATGGTTACTGCTAGTTACTCTCAAGCATTTGGTCAAAATAACTTATCTTCAGGATTCTGTTCTACAGTTGTAGGTTCAGGAAACATCGCTGGTGGTACCTTCTCACATGCAGAAGGAAATCAAACTACAGCGTTTGGACATAATTCACATGCCGAAGGTGGTAACACTCAAGCTAATGGAACATATTCACACTCACAAGGAAATGGTACACAAGCTAATGGTTTCGTATCACATGCTGGTGGTAATAACACAATAGTTAGTGGAGCTTACTCATTTGGTCATGGTGGTAGCAATCAAGTTTTAGGTGACTATTCAGTTGCTTTTGGTGGTGGTAATATAATTAATCAAAGTGCTTTTTATGGTGTAATTTTTGGTACTAATAATACGTCAGATGGTACTCAATCTTATGTTCATGGTTCTCAAAATACTACTAGTGGATATAACTCATTCATTCAAGGTTATAACTCAGATGTTACTGGTAGTTATGGTGTTGTTTTCGGTGATAATAATACTGTTAATACTCAAGGTTTCACATTTGGTTCTAATAACCTTGTACAAGGAACTTATGGTATCGCATTGGGTAGCAATGTTCAAGCCTTACAATTTGCCAGCCATGCTTATGGTCAAAATAGTATTGCAAATAATGCTTATGCTCACGCTCAAGGTTCAAATGTAAATGTTACTGGTGTATATGGATATGGTTTTGGTTCTGATATTATTAGTTCAGGTTCATTTTCTCATTCTGAAGGTAATGGTTCACAAGCAACAGGTTCGTTTTCTTATGCATTTGGTTACCAAGCTCAAGCAACACAAACTTATGCACAAGCTAGAGGTAATAATGTTACTGCTTCAGGTGCTTATAGTATTGCTGAAGGTGATACAACTACCGCTAGTGGAACTTCTGCTCACGCTACCAACTATAGAACAATTGCTGGTGGTGGAAATTCATTTGCTCATGGTCAAGAAACACAAGCTCTAGGTCAATTCTCAGAAGCTGGTGGTTATCAAACAATCGCTTCAGGTGTTGGTTCATTGGCTAATGGTTCACAATCTATTGCTAGTGGTAATTTCACATTTGCTGGTGGTGTTAGTTCAAGTGCTACAAATCAAGGTGCTTTTGCATTTGGTAGTGGAAATACTGCTTCAGGTGAATATTCAGTTGCTTTTGGTACTGGAAATACTGCTTCAGGACCAAGTTCATTTGTTGAAGGTGCTGAAAATCAGTCTACTGGTTTCACTTCACATGCTGAAGGTTGGAATACTAAGGCTTATGGTGACTATTCACATACAGAAGGTTATAATACAACTGCTTCAGGTTATTATGCTCATGCTGAAGGAGCTAATACTCTCGCATTTGGATTCTATTCACATGCTGAAGGTGTAGGAAGTGTTGCAATGGGTGCTCGTTCACATGCTGAGGGTTCTTCAACTGCTTCAGGACAAACAGCCCACGCTGAAGGTAATGCTACAATTGCTTTTGGTCAATTTTCACATTCACAAGGTTCATTTACTAGAACTAATGGTGTTTCATCACATGCTGGTGGTCAAAATACTATCGCTAATGGTCTTGCTAGTTTTGTTCATGGTGATAATTCACAAGCCAATGGTGATTACTCTATCGTATTAGGTAGATTCATTACAGGAAATACAGCAGATACAACATATGTTGATAAATTAAATATAAAAACACTTTATACTGGAACAAGCGTTAATAACTTAGGTATCAATGCACAAGGATTTATTGTTGCTGGTAGTGCCGCAGGTACTGAAATTTATGTAACTGGTGGAACTTACACCAATGGAACTGCTACATTTACAAATAATACTGGTGGTACATTCAACGTTAGTGGTTTCAAAACTAGCGACTTGGTAGTTACTGGTGGTACATATTCAGCTGGAACTTTTGTATTTAGAAATAATACTGGTGGTACATTCAACGTAACAGGAATGACAAATATTAATACTGGAACAAGTACAACCGTTATGGGTGTTGATGTTTCAGGAAATATTGTAAATGGTGCTCCAAGCGTTAATACAATAATTAATTCTAGAAGAGCTGGTGGTATCTTTACGTTTACTGCGGATGGTACATCAACTGTTTATAATATTGCTCATGGATTAGGTGTAACTCCTACTACAGCATTAGTAACAAAAGGTTCAGCTAATTTTACAGATTTTTATACTACAAATAATACAACAAATATCATTGTAACATATGAAAGTGCTCCAACTGCTGGGTCAATTAGTCTTAATTGGTTTGCAACTCTTTAATGTGATTTAAAGAAGCTATTTAAATATAAAAAGGTTGGTTTTCCAACCTTTTTATATTATAACTTAATATTTATTAATAAACAAAAACATGGCAAATAAAAAAATAAGCGATTTACCTATTGGTAATTTAACATCAGCAAGTATATTCCCTATTGTAGCTGAGGGTGTTACATCACAAGTAACATTCGAAGATATTCAAAATGGATTAAGTGGTGGGACAAGTAGTGGTAACTCATATGTAAGAGGATGGGAAACAGATAATGAAATTGGTAATAGTATTAACCTTGGAAAGGGAATTGGTAAAATAACTCTTACTCAAAATTCAAATGCTATTATTGCCGTTGGTGGAGCTAATCTTGATGGTGATAATATAGGTAGTGCAGGATATAATAATCTTTTTACGGTTATTCTAAGTGATGGTACTAGAAGATATATTGAATTCAGCTTTATAGATTCAACCAATGGAACTATTAGTAGTGTTTATTATGATAATCAAAGTGCTAGTCAAGAAGATACTCTTTGGATTCAAGATTCAGGTGATTACGAGTATTATCCATATTTCATATCTGAAGGTAATGGTGATTATTCATTTGCATCAGGTAACCAAACACAAGCTAATGGTCAAATGTCAACTGCTCAAGGTGGTTTTACCAAAGCAGGTGGTGCTTACTCTAATGCACAAGGATATTTTACACTTGCTAATGGTAATTATTCACTTACGCAAGGTTTTCAAACAATAACAAATGGTTCTTATTCGTTTGCTGGTGGTTATAATTCACAAGCCAATGGTGAAGGTTCATTCGTATTTGGTCAAAATTCAAATGCTAATGGTAATTATGTTACGATTTTTGGTGTTAATATTACAGGTAGTGAACCAAACACTGTATATGTTGATAGGCTTAATGTTAGAAATGTAACAAGACCACAAAGTGGTAGCACATTTACTCAAATTGGTCTTGATGCCAATGGATTTATTATTAGTGGTTCAGCTAATACTGAGGTTTGGGAAGCTAGTAATGGTTATGCTTCTGTTGTGACAAAAGGTGCCGCTAACCAAGCAAATGGTTCTTATAGTGTTGCTGAAGGTTCACAAAGTTCTGCTAGTGGTCAAATTTCTCATGCCGAAGGACAACAAACTCAAGCTATTGGAGCTATTTCTCATGCTGAAGGACAAGGAAGTATTGCCAGTGGTCAAACATCACACTCAGAAGGTTTCAATACAATTGCTGGTGGTGGATATTCACATGCTCAAAATTATTTCACCCAAGCCATAGGTCAATACTCACATGCTGAAGGTGATAATACAATTGCTAGTGGTCAATCAGGTCATGCTGGGGGTTCATTTTCATATGCTACTGGAAATTATTCATTTGTACATGGTTATGGTTCACAAGCTAATGGTGAATCAACAGTTGTATTAGGTTCAAATATCACTGGAAATACAGCAAATACAACATATGTTAATAGTTTAAACATAAAAGAACTATTAAGCTTGAATATTGCATCAACCGCAGGAACCCTAGATGGTCAAATATGGCTAGAATCAAATACCAACACAGGTCTCAAGATTCGAATAAATGGTGTAACAAAAACTATAACTCTCTCTTAATAAAAAAAGGTATAACATTATGTTATACCTTTTTTGTTTAATAACCGCTTAAACGGACTGTTTTTACTATCTCTGTTAGTTTACATTCACCTTGCGAAACTATCTGAGTACATAAACAACTACGTAATTGATTTTCTGTCTGAATATTCTTCAATTTTTGAAGATTTCCACCTCTTTTAATCAATTCTTTTAATAACACAGCATTTAGTCCCATATTAGTTCTTTTTAATTTCTGTAATAACTCCTTGAACCATAAATGGCTTCACATTTTGCCATTTCACAATATCGTTGCTCATAACTGGCTTACCACCGTCAGGATTAATCGCTATAGTAATATGTGGAATTTCATTCTTGGTTTCGATACCACTTACCTTTACGGCCATAGCCATATCGCTAATTCCAACAGCTTCAACTGTCAAAACAACCTTTTCACCAAGTCTAGACTTATCTTTCAATGGACCAAGGTTAATTGTTACGTGGTGTGCGAATACTTTCCACCCATTAGGGATTTGAACTGGCAAATCACGTGATAATAGGGCAGTTCTTGACATTTCGTCAAGCAACACACATGAATATAAAACATTACTTTCTTTAAACATATCTCTAGCTTTTAATACACTTTCAAGTGTTAGTTCACCTTGACCTTTATGGCTGGCAATCATTTTTTCAATTGTTTTTAATGGAACTCCGTGAGTATTTCTCTCTGATAATACCTTAGCATCTAATCCGCTTGTACCAACATCTTCAAATCTTATGTTTGAGTCTGATAGACCCAACTCTAGAGCCGCTTTAACGTATGATTTAGCGTCTGATTGCTTAATGTTAGTATTATCTATGATTACTGGTGAAATACCCTCTAATATCGACGCTCTTGCATTTCTGAAGTTTTTGATGTGTAATCCAAATAATGGACCGAAGTCATTTGCGGCATGCATTTGTTCGAAGAATACTGAGTAGTCACCCTTGGCTTCAATAAGGTCATCAGTTGAGTGGATTTTTCCTTCACAGACTAATTGTTTAGCTCGTGTGGATTTTCCAGCTCCTGGGATGCCTCGCATGATTATAAGTACTTGGTCAGGTCTTGTTACTGCTATTCCTAATCTATTTGTTTCCATTTGTATTAATTTTCTACAAAGGTACAAATAAAAAACTAGACAACCAAATTATTATGAATAATAAGTATCATAAACATCACTAGTGATTCCAAAGTCAATAAGAACAATATCATCTTGACCACCACGTTGAACCAGTCCATAAGAACTAAGTCTTCCGAAGTCACCAGCTGGCGCATCAACTTGAAGCATGAATTCCATTATGGATTGTGTAAATTCATTTTCATCTAACCCAGCTTTGATTTGTGGGTCTTGATTCCATTTTGATAATTTTTTATAAGGATTGTTGGTAGCATATTGATTATGAAGATAAACTCCAACCTCGTAGATATCATAACCTACATGGTTTTGAAATATTCCTTTTGTTACTTTCTTTGCAAGTTCCATTTCAACCCATTGGTCGTTTGGATGATAATCAAAGGTATGAGCAAGGATGCTAGAAAAATAGCTATCTTGTCCCCATTGAATTTCGACTTCATTTTGAGCAAGTCCTTTTTGATTCTTGGCTAATTTTAATACCTTGGTATCGTCTATCATATAAACGATTCTAGAAGAACCTGAAGATATTCTTTTAAGATTCTCTTGACAATAATTGATTCTTTTGTTAAATGAGTTTAACTATTTGAATTCTTCCATATTGAACTGAGATGGATAATCCTCATCAAGCAGTGATTCTAAGATTGAATTTGCTAGTGATTCTTTAAGACGTTTTTTTATAAATTCCATATTATACTTTTAATATAAATATTACGAAATTACTAAAAAACTTAGCGGAAGGCAAGGGAATCGAACCCTCACCGCTGTTACACGGAACACCTTAGCAGGGTGCCACCACAAACCAATATTAGACTACCTTCCAATTTATTATTTTAAGTCTATAGTTGAGACTTCTTTTAATTCATATTCAAATACAACAACTTCATATTTATCCTTTTCAGATTCTCTGATTGAAGTGTTGATTGCCGCTGACGGATATACATTCCATTTGTTTTTTCGGTTATATCCTAATGAGACAAATTCTGTTTTTCCTTTTTCACGAATTCTATAAACTTTTTTCTTTTCCATATCTTAATATCTATTCATATATGATACTTTAATACCACCATGTGGATAATCAACATGATTAAAATATGTCTTATCCAAATCCTTAGTTTCAACATGTGTTATTAAAAAAACATCATAGTTTTTAAAATGTTTATCAACATAAGCATGAACACTTTCAATTGACCTATCATCAGGATAATTTAATATCGATGTAAACATTTTTTTATTCATATATTTAAATTTTGTACCCCCACAGGGATTCGAACCCCGATTGGACACCTTAGAAGGGTGTTGCATTTCCATTTATGCTATGGAGGCTTAAAAGAGACCTCGTTCAGATTTATATCCTGTTATCTAAGTAACCTCGTTCAGATTTTAATCCTGTCTCTTAGTAGCGGCAGTAGGGGTCGAACCTACAACCTCTCGATTCGTAATCGAGTGCTCTATCCAATTGAGCTATGTCGCCATTATTTATCTAAAACACTATTTGTTAAAAGACTAACTTGTCCATCTTTAACGAAATAATATCTATCTTCACATTTCCAAAGTCTTAAACCTTCAACGGTTTTAAAGACGAATTTTCTACCTTCTTTGACATATTCACCAACACCCATTACATCCCTACCGTATAGTTTAAGATATTCAGGTGTCATTCGCATATCAACTAGCTTTTTAGCTTCGTTGACTGCTTGTGCAACTGCCATAAATGGTGTTCCGTCACTCATTTCTCCAAGGTTTAAAGGTTGGTTTTTGCTTCCAGCACGATATAGTAAACATACTATCTGTGACTTATCAACTTCTTTTCCTTTTTCGTTTTCTTCTTTCCACTTATACTTGAAAGCATGTATTTTACTACCTCTATGTTTAACAAGCTTTTCTTCGTGCTTTTCCATGTTATGTGTTTTGTAGCGCAAACTGGACTCGAACCAGTGTCTCTACCTTATGAGAGTAGCGTAAGAAGCCGCCTCTACCATTGCGCCATATTATTTAAAATCTTTTGAACGTTTTAATTCTAGAAAATCAAAAAACATACTAATTTCAGGATTACTATATATTTTTGGATAATTCTCTATTGTTTCATCTATAATGTTAACCATAATAGTACAAAAACTACTAGTAAAATCAGGTAAACTTTCATCTTTATATTGTCTTCTTAGTATTTCTTCACCTAAATCCATAATTCTGAAGTTCTAATTATAAATACTCTTTCATATGTCTTTGGTGCATTAACTACATCAATTTTTTTTGACATTTCATTACAAAATACAATTGTTTTGCTGTTAATATTAACAGGTGATGGGATAATATCAAATCTTTTACCTAATTTCATATATTTTATTTTGAGGACAGGGTGGGATTCGAACCCACGGTGGAGCAATGCTCACTAGATTAACAGTCTAGACTTTTCGACCAACTAAAGCAACCCATCCTTTTTATTCTTTTCAATTTCTTCATGTTTCTCAGCGTGACAATTTGCACACAATAAGATACATTTATCTAATTCACTTTTTACTTTTTCCCAAGACCTTGTATAACCATTCGCTGATATACCAAAATCCTTTTCATTTGGGTCTAAATGATGAAATTCTAACGCTCTTTTAGATTTTTTATATCCACATTCCTGACATTCACCACCCTTGTATTCAATAGCTTTTTCCTTCAAAACTATTCTTCGTTTGTTTACTGCATCTACTGCACATTTTTTACATCTGCAATAACCATCAGCTCTTTTAACAAATTCAGTTATTCCATGATTTCTACATTCTTTAATTTCAGTATTCATAATATTCTTTTATTATAAATATCTGATTAATTAAAAAAGTTAATCATTTTGCTCTCCTGACAGGATTCGAACCTGTGACCCTCACCTTAACAGGGTGCCGCTCTAACCAACTGAGCTACAGGAGAATAAGTGAGCAATGTCAACCCTTGCTGTATTTTTGAACACAACCCTACAAGCGGGCGAGCCAAAAATCAAACTCCTTTACTTCAAGTTAGGGTTGAGCTAACCTTCCATAATCTTGTTCCAACAAGCATTACTCCTTGTAGTGACGGTGGGGCTCGAACCCACGTTGTACTTGCGTACCCAGCGTATCAGGCTGGCGACTAAACCATTCATCCACATCACTATATTGTGGTCCAAACAGGACTCGAACCTGTGACCTTCTCGTTATGAGCGAGCTGCTCTAACCAACTGAGCTATAAGACCTTATATTTCTTCTTCATCGTCTTCTAATAGGTATTGATAATACATATCATTGAATTCGATTTCTTCTAATTCCTCTTCCGTGAGTTCTCTCTCAGGTTCAGGAACATATTCATCCAAGAGCTTATTTAAAACGTCATAGGCAACCTTCATTACTTCACCTTTACGGCTATTTAATTCAGGGTTTGGCAAAAGGATAAATAATCCAACAATTGCTTCCACAAACTCCTTTTCGTTCGATGTAAATTCTCTTTTCATTGTAGGCAATATGAGAGTCGAACTCATAACCTCCTCGGTATCAGCGAGGTGCTCTAACCAGTTGAGCTAACTGCCTATTTTGGAAACCTAGGGCTTCCATTGTGTTTTTCTGTTGTATTTCCACGTTCTATACATTCTGTATTTCCATGTGTAGATACCACTTTTTTTACTTCCGTAATCTTCCCAATACCAATCGTTGAATAAGAAATTATCTTGCATAGATAAATATTCATGATTTGTCGTAGCCTTTTTATATTTGGCTCTGTTTCGATTTACACTCATAACTTTTCAGTCTATTGTTTAGTAGACCTCAAAGCATATCAAATTCTTGTTTCATAATCTCAATTTATAAATCCTAATGTAGTCATCCAGTGACGTTTTTAGGTTTACAAGATTCTCTCTAAAGTTGATAATATCTCCTAGTTTAAATCTCTCATTTTCTTCCTCTCTTTTGAAGAGGGTTCTTAATGCAGAATAAACATTTGAAAGTATATCCAAGTAGATTAATTCTTTATCCTTGGCTTTCTTAAGCTGATACTTCAACTCGATTATTTCTTCTTCCAATTGTTCTATCTTCTCTTCCATAATCGTTAGATTAAGTTTCTTGTTGATAATCTTCTCCTGTAAAATCCTTGTATCGTTGTTTACATATTAAAAGATATTCTTGGGAGTTATTTCTAACCTTATCCTTTCTTGCTACTTCGTTGTTTTTAATTTCTCTAGCGGCATGAATTTCATAATTCTTAATATTTTGAACCAATTCTCTTACTGTTTTATCATATGTCCATTTGTCCATAATGTTTCTCTTCAATAATCATTTGTTATTTAGACAGGATTCGAACCTGCACACCTCCTTAGGTTACCGCTTGTATACAGCAGTCAATACCCAGTTTACTCTTTTGACTTACTAAATAAATTTGCTCCATGGGGTGGATTCGAACCACTTTCTCCTTCTAATCGGGTTATAGCTATACATACCTGACTTGCCTCTACGGAATATTGGGTGACTAGTGGGGCTCGAACCCACGACCCTCGGTACCACAAACCGATGCTCTAACCGACTGAGCTATAGCCACCATATAATTGGGTGTACAACGGGATTCGAACCCGCAGGAGTATTCCTACCACTTGGCTCACAACCAAGCACGCTACCGTTACGCTTCTATGAACACCATATTTGTAACATTTGCTTTATGGTATGTTACCAACCACCGTATAAGTCACGGGCCCTGCGCTTATCGAGACTACTTTCATGATAAATCAGAGGAGGAAGCATCACACTATTTTTGTTACTACAAAGGTAATACTTTATTTCGAGACCACCAAATTTATTTTCACTTTTTTTTGCGGAGAGAGTGGGACTCGAACCCACACACCCTTTTACAGGCCCTCGGTTTTCAAGACCGCTGCCGCTAGGCCAACTCGGCTAACCTCTCCATTCTTGCGGTCTAGGTAGGATTCGAACCTACACGCCTCACCTTAACAGGGTGCCGCTCTACCATTGGAGCTACTAGACCAAAAAATTAGCACGGCTAGTAGGTTTCGAACCCACACCAAAGGATTTGGAGTCCCCTATGCTACCGTTAAACACCATAGCCGTGTATTTTGCAGAGGATGTCGGGGTCGAACCGACAAATCAGTTTCCCGATACAGTTTTCAAGACTGTTGCAATACCATTATGCGAATCCTCTATTCTTTTATTTCATTTTTAATTTCAACGAACACTATTGTAAATCCACCTTCTTTTTGGAACTTCAATTCTCCATGATATCCACTGGCATCTGCAATCTGTCTATATTTATCCACTATCAAGTCAAAATCTTTAACTAAGTTAACACTTTTTTCTCTTCCTAAGTTTCTTACTAAATCTCCCACTGTAATAGTATTTAAATAAAAAACCCGATGAACTCTAGAGCTATCGGGTTTATGTTATTATTAAGGATTACTAGAAGTTACACTTCAGTACCACCTTCACAATTTGGCATACCCGTAGCACGGTGACTATTACGTCTCCAATTGCTAATCGATATCATATGTATGTTAATTGTGTTCATTGTTTCTTTTTTTTTGTTTGGATTTCTCCGTTGTTTATAAATATCTTGTATTCTGTGAAAAGACTAGCTTTCCTTAATTTTCTTATACAAAGGTACAACTTATTTTAATACAAGTCAAGCTTTTTGTAAAATATTTTTAATTTTTTTTTAGTTCATTGGTGCTTGTACGTCTAAACTATTACCTTGCGCATGGTCAACGAAGTTTCTAAACGCTGGTGTTCTAGACACTTGGCTCCAATTATCTGCACTTACCCATGATAAATCAGCTACCTTATTAAATGAAGGGTCGCTTGGTGACTTATGATAAACATAAAATCCATTAACACCATCTTGGTTATGAGCTTTTACTCCTACAATTGGTTTATCAAATTGTGTCATTTCAGGTTGTTGTGTTTGATATTGAGGTTTCGCTCCTGCACTACCTGAATTTCCTGCTACTCCACCTGCCATTGCAAGACCAGCCGCTAGGTTTTGTTTCCAACCCTCTTTAAAGATTACTTTTTTTTTTCCAGCCTCATTTAGTCCTGCTACTGCTTGACCTTGAGCTTGTTGTCCACCTTGTTGGTTTCTCATGTATTCTTGATACTCTACTGTTTTTCTTAAGTTAGGTAGGTTTTCATTGTAAACCATTTCTCTATCTCTGTTAACATCAAATGATGGGTCCGTTGGTAACTTGTGGTATACATATACACCTGATTTTCCAGTTTTACCATCAACTACACCTGTTTGAATCTTAGCGATTGGAAGAGTTCTTGGCGTATTGAATGCGTTTGAAGTCTTACCATCATCAGCTTTTTGAGCTTGTTGGTGTTGTATTGATTGTTGTTGTGGAGCTTGCTGAGGTGCTTGTTGTTGAGCTTGAGCTCCTGCCGCACCACCTAAAGTAGCAATACCTGCCGCTAGGTTGGTTTTCCAATCTTCGTTAATACCTTCTTTATTGTTTAAATATCTTTGTTCAGACAATAAGTTTGCTTTAACAATGTTTAATTTTTTATCGAATTTTCTCATAGTATTTTTTAATAATAAATATCATGAAAAAACATTAAAATCAAAATTTTTCTGCTGTTACGTAAACAAATTCTGTCCTTCCGACCTCTACTCGCCTTTTTAACCAATCTTCTAAATTGTTTAAAGCCTTGAATTGTTGTCCCCAAATATAATCTACACCAAGTGTTTTAGGTAAATCTTTAAGTCTATTTCCGAAGCCAAATCCTCTTATCGAATCATCAACTGCTAATAGAACCCCTTCAACTCCTACCAAATCATCATACTCAGGTGCTGGAATTAGGCTGGAAACTTGTTTATTACCAATGAAATAAACCCCCGAAATAACGTCATTTTCATCTAGTATGTAAAAAGATATATCCCAATTAGAAACAGCCTTTAAATAAGCTGTAAATGCGTCAAAAGGCATAAGTGTATTGAAGTAGTCATAACTAAAAAGTATTGCTTCATCTATTCTTTCTTTTGGGATTGACTGTAGTATTTCGTATTCTTTCATTTTATTTTTTTGGTTTTTCTTTTGGTTCCTCGATAACTTCTGTTAATTTAAACTTTCTGTTAACACTACCTCTTTGTGGTTTTACGTATGGTCCTTGAATCCATTCTCCTTCACCTACAAAGTATACGAATTCAGGAATTGATTTTGTGTATCTACTTGCCATAATTTTTATATTTCGAAAATAAAATAGTCTCTTACCGACCAAATATCTTCTAGTTGTTTTTCTGTGTATTGTATTCTACCTAACCAAGGGTCAAGTACATTATACGTATCTCCTACGTAGCTTTCGATAACTATCCAATGCGGAACACCATGTGTTAGGGTTCTTAGTATTGTTATTTTTTCATTATCAATAAGACTTTTTAACTTTTCGTATGGCTTCTCATCGTTGAGGTGGATTTTATAATCCATTTCTAGAGCCTTGAAACCTTTTTCCATCCTATCAGGTGGTGTACCTACAATCCAATCTGTTCCACACATTTCAGCTATTGCTTCAATTGGGAATGCTTCTGAATCCATTAGCGAACCTTGTTTGATAGAAGAGTGAGCCATCTTTATACAAGTTGGCCCACATGTATTTCCACTAGGTTGCTTAAAATAATTAATAATCATGTATTATATCCATATTATCATCGTCCTCATCAAAATCATCATAGTCTTCATCTTCATCACCGATTACCTTTTGTAAAAAAGCTTCACCGATAAAGAATCCAAACTCATTATTGAAGAGTCTTTTGAATGTTTTTACTTCTTCAGGATTTAATTCCTTGCTCGTTATTGATGAAAGAAATGATTCACCATTTGAGTAGTATAATTCACTACCATCTTCAAACTCGTGAGAAAATGCCCATGTTATACTGTTTGCTATTTCTTCAAAACGAGTTAAATCTGAACCATTCATTACTACAAACCCGCTTACCTCGATACTTTCATCAACGATATCGTTAAACGTAACCAAAAATTTTGCCATATTATGTTTTTTCTAATAAATATACTTAAATTGTTTTAAATCTAAACCTTAGAATAACATCTTGGTAAAAATATTTCTTTCAATTTGTTCAACAAGTCTACCTACTTCAGGCCCCTGTGGAATTCCTCTTTCTTCCATCAATTGACTACCACTTACACTTAAATTAAAATCCAAGAAAGCATCAATTAGTATTCCACTCAATCCCGCAAGTCTAGCAAACTCTCTAATTTGAGCATCTTTAAGACCTGAGTTTTTTTGTTGTCTTTTAACTGCAATAACATTTGTTACATCTATAGTACAAAGAGAGTTCAAAAACATAATTGCTTTGATTTCATCTTTTGAGTATTTTAGCTTGTCTAGAACCTTCGGCATCAATTCAGCCTTGTTATGTTGAGCTAATAGGATTGATATCGCTATTATTGGGTCATTAGTTTCAAAGAATCTACCACTTACTGATAGTTCAGGGAATATCCATGCAAATAGTTGAAATTTCTTAATCATTCTTAAGAAGTGTCTAAGTGACTTAGCTGATTTGATTCCTTTGATGAATTCATCTCTGATTCTTTCACCTGAAATTTCTTCTAGACTTGGGAATTTTTCAAGTGTTTCTTGAATTTCAATATCCAAATCTGAACCGAATCTACCAGCAAATCTAACAGCTCTTAGGATTCTAAGTCTATCTTCATCAAATCTATCCTCTGCAGAACCAACAGTTCTTACTACCTTGTTGTCAATATCATCAAGTCCACCTACAAGGTCGATAATCAATCCTTCTTCAATATCGTAGAACAATGCGTTGATTGTCAAGTCACGTCTTTTAACGTCTCCTTCAATTGTTGTAAAAACAACACCTTCAGGTCTACGTCCGCTACCAATATCTTCTCTGAATGTAGCAATTTCGTACTCATCATCGTTAGTAAAGGCGTTTATTACTCCAAATGCTTTACCAGTAGCTAGTGTTCTTATGTGAAGTTCTCTCATAATATCCTCAACCACCCCAGGAAATGCATTCGTAGCTAAATCGTAATCTTTAGGTCTAAGACCCATGTAAGCATCACGAACAGCTCCACCAACAACATATAGCTTGAAACCGTGTTTTTTAAAGGTTTCTTGAATAAGTCGTATGTCTTTCGGAAGCTCCATGTCAAATCTAAGTCTTTTTTCCATTTTATTACGTGTTTTTAATTATAATACAAAGGTAGTCATTTATTTTGAGACTACCAAATTTATTTCATAAAAAAAGAGGGACAAGCCCTCTTTAATTATTTAACTAATTCTAATTTCTTAACTTGTGATTGAATTTCTGCAATCAAAGCTGAGTTGTCACCAACTTGAATCTTAGCCTCAACGTTTGCAACGATTTCTTTCATAGCCTTAAAATAAGGAATAGATTTCGTTTTCACGTATTGTGGAAATAATGTGTATTTCACATCCCATTTCATTTGCTCAGCTGAGTAAGTGTTTAAATAAACCTTTTCTCCATTGATAACCAATTTTGCAAAGTATTCTTTACCATCTCTAGTAAATAAGATAACCTTTGTGATTTGTGTATCGTTTACAACAAATAAGTGTTGTGCTGATTTTGCTAAGTATTCTTTTGTTTCGTTTAATTTTTGTTCTAATGTTTTCATAATTTGTCTTAATTTAATTTATATAATTGTTATTTTTTAATTTTGTCAGCTCAGCTGACTTGTCCAAGTCATACAACTAAATTAAGGCGGTTTGTTAAGAATCTATTTCATGATTTCTAGTTTTTAAGTTAATATTATGTTCATTATTGAGGTGAAGAAAGGATTTGAACCTCTGCCTCAGTCTGTGCGAGACTGCGCCTTTGCCATCTTGACTACTTCACCATTATTTTACTTGTTAATGTATTTCTTTAAAAAGAAAAATTTATCACTTAATTTATATAGTTCATTTATGAAGTTTCTATCTTCTTCACTTAAAACATTATTTGGTTCTTTAATTTTACTAATAAAAGATTCCAAATTTGAATTGATTGTTTCCAAAACCTCAATTTCGGCTGGAAACCCGCCACCATAATACATTAATGCCATAATTTTTACATTTTAGAGGTGGAGCGTGGGTTCGAACCACGAATCTCCGATTGTGCAAATCGGTGCCTTACCATTTGACCACTCCACCTTTTATCAAGGATAAATCCTTGCAGTTATTTCTTCTTCTGTTGTTTTTATTTCTAATTTACCCTTGAACTTCAATGAGCCCTTGGTATGAGGGTTATTAGGTGTTTCTTTTGTTGAAAACCCTATTCCTGCGTCTACATCTACGTGGTGTACATAATGTGATTCACCCTTGGCCTTGATTACCCACATAGGGATTTCAGGGTCTTGTAAATGCATCTTGTTGAAATGTAATATAATTTCAGTTCTTGAATCAATCGTTAAATTAAGCATTTTCCAACTCCTTTCCTAATAATGGACATGAACTAGTTAATTTTTTAGCTTGTTCAGTTGGTTCAAAAGCAACAGCAGTTATTTGATTGTCAATATCAGGTTCACGGAACACTGTATGCTTGACACCAGTAAGGATAGCTTTTGTAATTAATTTAATTAGTGATTGTTCATCAGCAACGGTAAGAACCGCTAAGTAGTTTGAATATGTTTGCCATTCTTTCGCTTCAACAGGATGTTCGTGTTGGAAATCGATAGCGGCATGCGCTGATTGAACTGCTTGATAAGCAATTGATAAGTCACGTCTTGTGACAACTCTTAATTTTTGATTGTTAATCTACTTCATGATATTTGTTTTATCTTTGTTTATAAATATATTCAATTTTTTAAATTTGTCAATATCAAACGAATTAATTCTAGAAATAGTCTCTTTATTTACATTAGATAATCTTAATAGACAAAAAAATGTTGCAATAATTGCTATGATAAATAAAACTATAAATTTTTCCATTTGGTATTGTTTGTGATTCGAGTGGGGTTCGAACCCACAACCTTCGGATTTAGAGTCCGCTGCTCTGACCAATTAAAGCTATCGAACCGATTTTGTTTTACAAAGGTAATAATAATTATTTTATAAAACAAATATTTTTTCAATTATTTTTTAAAAGTTAATTTTTTTAACTTGTAACTAGCAATATAACAATGAGATACAACTAGTATACTTGTTAATGTCGCCATAAACCATTCACCTGCATTTATATGTAATATAGTTCCAACTAAAAATACTGGAATCATAAATATTTGTATAAATAAAAATGCTTTAAACCAATTTTCGTTTTTCATATTATTTTTTTGTTAATTTTTTAAATTCTCTTCTAATCCCGATAGCATTTGCTATAACAATTATTAGTGATAATAACAAATCGTACCATTCTCTAACGTAAATTTGTTTTAAGGCTAGGAAAAATATTCCACCGATTATAAATGTCATAACAAATATAAAAATCTTAATTCCTATTTCAGAATTTAAAGCCTTGATAATTTTTTGTGTATTCATGTTCTGATTTCTTTTACAAAGGTACAATAATATTTTGAACTACCAAACTTTTTTGTATCTTTTTTTATATTATTTTTATTTTTAAACGTAACCTACTGATTTTGAGTAATCTTCAACAAACTCTTCATACGACATTTCAAGTGACTTTGGGTCATCATAAAAGGCTTCAGAGTAAATTATCTTTACAATACCTTCATTAGATAGGTCCATTCTATCTTCTAACCAATCAACACTTGGTCTATAAAGGGTCCAATGTTCATCAGTTCCTTCAAAAGATTGGACCCAATGTGAAACATGTTGTAATTCGATAGCTTTTGATTTCAAAAACCCAATAAATTCTGTCTTAGTCATTTTTCAACAATAGTTTACCAATACGGATTACCTTATCTGTAAATTGTTCAAGTGTTCCATTGTTATCAACAATAAAATCAGCATCTTTTTTATCAATGTTGAATGATGAGGCTTCTTCTAGCTCAAGTCTTTCACTTGCATCTACCCAAATGATAATATCAAACAATTTTTGATTCATACATTCAAGTATTTCACCTCTATCTCTCATTCCAACATAACAATCAGCCATTTCAAGGATTCCCTTAGCTAGTCTAGCTTTATCGTCTTTATTGTAATCGCAAATCATCTCATACCATTCAGGTCTGTGATTTACTCGGTCTTCGAAACACTCTACTGATGTTTCATAACCATACTTGTCTTTTAACTCATCAAATATGAAGATATCTGCGGCCGCTTGTGATGATGATACGAATTTAAGTCCGTAGTGTTCCTCAAGAATTTCAGCAAAGGTATCTTTCCCATGGCGAGCATGGCCTATGATAAGTAATCTTTTAAATTTATTCATTTTCTATTTTAAGTTTTGTATATAAATTAATATTTGGTTTCTTTTTATTCTCAATGTATGTTATACAGTTGAAGGTTCCACCAAATTTGTCGCCATTATGCATCGACAACACCAAATCACAGTTATCAACCATCCATTCATTCCTAATTTGCATCTTTCCCTTGGTAAATCCACCTTCAGAAACAATTACAATCTCTTTCGCCTTAGATAGTAAGCTATGATAATATTTTTGAGTCTTCTCAAACCACGCTTTTTCTTGTCCTTTGAACGGAACAGCCGCTATTAGTGGTATTCCAAGGTTAATTGCCGCTTGCGCTAGTGCCATATCCCACCCCATCGCCATCCCTGATATAACTTCAGTTGGTTTAATCTTCTTAAGAGCTTCTTCTGCTATTGAAACAAGATTTAAATGCATCTTATTTGAATAACCACCTAGTTTATCAGGTCTATGACCTGTTCCAGCTACTCTCATATCGTAGGCTGAAAAACTATTGTCCTACCAACCCTACTCCAAACCATCATATTAATCATTCTATCAATTTCCATATTAACTATAAAATTATATGGGTCTGATATATCTCTATGTAATAGACATTTACCTATATCGGTCCAATGTCTAATTGGAAGTTTTTTACCTAAAACCATATCGTATTTGATTTCTAGCATCTAATGATTCAGTTATTTTCTCACATAATGGAATCCATAATTTATGATGAACCATAGCTTCAATTTCATCACTGGCAATTCCAACTGTCCAAGTACTTATCCTGAAACCCATTATTTGTGTTCCTAAGCTAGACCATTCTTCTTGAAGAAGTCTTTCACCAAGTACTAATCCCATTCTTCGTAGGTTTGTTCTCTATTTTCAATTACACATCGTAACCCTTTTAGAATATCGCAATGATAGGTTACAACTTCAGTTTCGATTACCATAACGGTATTTACACCTAATTTATCGTAGAAATGGTCCACATCAATCGAATACTTTTCCAATAAGGCTAGTAATTCAACTCTTGTAAACCCAGCTAAATGCTTTGTTTTATAGTTTAAAACTATTTCTTCTACATTTTCAGACGTTAATTCTGTAATTTCTTCCATTATCTTCTGTTATTGCTATCACTCATCATTAACATGATGAAGATAAGTAAAATTAATCCTGCCATTTTATTTGTTTTTAAGTTTAACAAAGGTACTATTTTTTTTAACATAGTGCAAATAAAAAAGCTCCTAATTAGGAGCCTTTTTTAATATAATCAAAGATGTTTGTATCACTTATTCTCGTATGAATATTAGTACTAGAATTACCAACTGGTACCCAAAGCTTATCTACAAGATGTAAATCTACTTCTATGTCTATAAATTTTGGTCTCATTGATGGGTTAAATCCTAAGACATTTACACCTATCACTTCCCAATCAATTACTCTATTTTTACGTCCTAATTTCATTATGATAATAGTTCAATTTTACCTCTTAATATGTCCTTCATTGAAGCAGTTTTATTCGTTACGTGGTCAATTACTAATGAGTCCTTAACTCTATACGTTCTTCTTTTATCACTACGTCCACCGTCACCTATTTGTTCTTTTCTTTCTTGACTGGCCGCATCATCGTGACCTGTCTTGTAGAAATTATTAACTCTTAAATGAATTTCTTTTAGTGCTTCTGCTTTGTTTTTATGTTGGTCCCTTCCATCTCTTACAACCTTTATTCCAGTTGAAATGTGAGTTACAACCACACAAGAATCTGTTGAATTCTTATGTTGTCCACCGTTTCCTGTTCCTCTTGTTGTTTCTAAGCGATATTCACTTGGGTATATTTCAACCTCTTGATAATCGTTTTCTCCTAGAATTGCAACTGTAATAGAACTTGTGTGAACTCTACCCTTCTTTTCCGTAGGCGGTACCCTTTGCCATCTGTGGTTTCCTACTTCGTTTCCGAATATTTTATCTACATCAGCCCCGCTAAAGACATAGATGGGCGAACCCATTTCTTTCCTCAACTACTGTACATTCTAAATTGTTATTTTTAGCTGTTTTCGTGTAGATTTCTTTCATCACACTTACTAACAACTTCGCATCAGTTCCACCTTCTGCGTCACGGATTTCTAAATTAAGTTTTCCCATTGTTAAATTATTTATTGTTTTAAAATAAAAAACCTCACCGATATGATGAGGTTCTTTTTATAAGTTCAGAATAGCATGTTTGTTTTTTATACCATTAAAAATTTTTGTTAATTTGCTGTAACTATTCTTTATCTGTAGCGGAGCAAGGACTCGAACCTCGACTTCGGGTTATGAGCCCGTCATGTTACCAATTACACTAAACCGCAATATGTGTAGCAATAAAAGGACTTGAACCTTTATCAACTCCCTCCACGGGAGCCATCTTAAACTTAGACGATATCACTAATTTGAGTTTTAAATCCTCACGATTCTAGTAGCGGGGGCCCGATTCGAACGGACGACCTCAAGGTTATGAGCCTTGCGAGCTACCAACTGCTCTACCCCGCAATATGTTTGTTATATTGGGATTTCACCAATCACTTAATCAATCATCAAGTGTCATACATCTCTAGTATGTAAATAACAATATTTTTTATCTCAAGATAGTTTTTCGTGTTTTTCATCTCGGCAGATTAACCCTGTTTACATCTTCGGCTTTGCTTTGGCAGTGACCATCATCCCGATGGTTACACCCTACTTGCACCTATTGGGGTGGTAATGATGTTGTGATTTAGCTTACCCTCGGTTATCTTCCGAATTTTCCATCTTTCAGGATTTTCTTAGCTGTTTGTTTGTTTGGTTGCTGGACCTATCTTTTTTATGATAATTTGTAAGAACGTTTTCAAATAAATATATACAAAGGTACTAATTATTTTAATTCAAGTCAAGTAATTTTCAATTTATTTTTAAATTATTTTTTAACTCATTGAATATCAGTGATTTCATTACTTGTAAGTTCCTCTACAATTATTAAAATTTGTTGTTTTTTGTTGAATATGTGGACAATATTGATTACTTGATAGTATCTTGTCCCGCTCCAAATATATTCATCTTGTCTTGGAATCTTTTCAAGTTTAACATCTTCTGATATAACTTGCCATTTACTATCTAATATGTTGACAGTATATTTCTTTTTAAAGAGATTTTTAATGGTTATGATAAAAGAAAATATATTAAATTTTTCGTTAAACATAATTATTTTTATTATTTCAAATATTTATTATTGTAAGAATAACGTAAACTAATACTTAAATGCTATGAACACACAAAACGGATGTGGTTGCAAACCACCTAAAAAATAATTAAAGGCCCTTTGAGGGCCTTTTTTATTCTACCTTAGTTTCGTCTTTCGATTCTTCTTTTGTAGCATCATTCTTCTTTTTTATTGTCTGATATGTTGTCATACCAAACAATGCTGAAATAAATCCGTAGTCAATTGTCAAAACCATTTCTAATTGTGACAAATTTCCTAGTGTTAACCATTTAATATGAGTTAATACAACCAAAAATACGATAACAAATGCGGTTAATTTTCTTGAACTAAATCCACCTGCGCTTGTCTTGAAACTGTTTACTAAATCTTGCATAATCTTACCCATATTCTTTTTTATTTATAAATATGTGAAAAACTGAAAGAGTTAAAAACAAATGCCAATTATAGACGATATAATTGGCATAATATTACTAGTGTTCCTTGGTAGGGATAGTAGCTGTTAAAGCATTTGTTTTTGAGGAGATGAGGGGAATCGAACCCCTGTGTTGGATAATACCACGATTTTTTCTACATGTTTATCTGATTCATATAACCAGCAATCTTTAAAAGGTGTTATTAAGGTTTACACTATCATCAAACCTCGCCTCTTTACCACAGTGACGAAAATGGGTTCTGATAGATTACTATCATCAGGTTGTATACAACCATGTGCAAGTATTAGGCTACTGCAAGCTCTCTTGTAGAAACCATTACAGCTTCATCGAAGAAATTTTCTGATACGAATAAATCGTTGTCAATTACATTTTTGATAACATAGATTTAAGTGATAGTTGTCATCTCACTACATGCTTACCTCGTACTACTAGACAGTCAATACCTTGGCATCCCCATAAATTTAAGAACTTGTAAATAAATATGTGGGTTCCGATAAAAAAACCCACATATCTTATTTTGTTTTACAAAGGTACTACATTAATTTACTAAAAACAAGTAAAAAATGAATTATTTTGTAATTTTTTTTGTGATGATACCATCAACCAACCCATAAGCCTTAGCTTCTTCTGCACTTAACCATAAATCACGGTTAGCATCAATCATAATTTGTTCAGGGTCTTTTCCAGTGTACTCACCTAACATACCGAATAATTTCGTGTTATATTTTTCACCTTCAGCGATAGAAATCTTAACGTCTGCCATTGTACCTTGAGCACCTGTTGAAACTTGGTGAAGCATAACTCTAGAGTTTGGTAAAGAGTAACGTTTTCCTTTGGTTCCTGCACCTAATAAGATACTTCCCATACTTGCCGCCATACCTGTGTTGATTGTGATGATATCTGAAGAGATATAGTTCATAACGTCAACAATACTAAGACCTGACTTAACCGACCCACCAGGTGAATCCACATGTAGAGTAATATCTCCAACTTCTAAGTTATCTAAGAACATAAGCTGTGCTTGTACTACAGTACTCATTCTATCATTTACTGGACCTGCCAACCAAAGAATTCTATCCATCATAAGACGTGAAAAGATATCCATTTGTGTTACACGCATTTCTCTTTCTTCTAAGATATATGGTGTCATTGAGGCTTTTGGTTCACTAACAACTCCACCTGCATACATATTAGCTACTACGCTTGGATTATAGATTTGACCTTGCATTTCTTCCCAAATTTGAAAGTCATACTCTGAACATCCGATATGCTTGATAGCATAATTTTTAAAATCGTTTACTAAATTCATTTATTTTGTTTTTATTGTTTTTATTCTTCTTCTTTAACTAAGATATGTATAGGTGTAAATTCACCAACCCAAGCACCGTCAATATTAAATTCAAAGTACTCCAACGCTGTCTCATACTTTGCATCTTCTACCGTCATTCCGTCTTCTAAATCATTCTCATTAACACTTACATCTCTCATTAGAATATCTATGATTTTATTAATGTCATATGCAACTACAGGTCCAAACTCTCGTCTACCCCAATTGTCATATGTTTCTTCTTCATTATCAAAAAATTCTAAAACAAGTGTTTCAGGGTCTTCAGAAAGAGTTACAACAATGGGTCCGTCCAATTCCTTGTTTGCGATACCCATTATTGCTTCATCTAAAAAATCCCAAACTATTACCTTGGGATTTACCTTATGAATCTCTTCTTGTGTCATGACTTATTGTCTAGCTTTCTTGTTTGCCGCTTTTTCAGCATCTTCAGCTTCTTTTTGCACTTGTAAAAGAGTTTTGATTGATTCTTTAAGAACAACCATTTCTTCATACGAGTGTTTAGCTAAAACCATTGAGTGAGCTTTAAAGTCAGGTGCGTTAACCGCTACTACATCCTTTTCTGAATCATATGAAACCCAAGCCAATGCTTCGATTATTGTTAATGCTCGTAAATCATCAGGTAATTTGTCAAAAATGTCTTCGTTTAAAAAGATATTAACATCATCACCAGTTTTATATGATTCAATTGGAGAACATTTCTTAACACTGAAAATTTCAGGTTTCAATTTGTTATCTGTGATAATTTTAATGTTTGTTGAAACATCTAATCCAGCTTCTCTAATTTTTGCTTCAAATTCTAAAACTGTGTCTTCAAACGGTTCTATGTACTTTCCCATACTTATATTTAATTGTTTATTTTTATTGTTATACAAAGGTACTATTTAGAAGTATTGGTTGCAACATTTTCCTTAAGAAATTTTACTTGCATCCATTTTAGTCTTTAAATCAATGATTAAGCTCTTCGTTTCATCGTCAATTTCCTTCGGAATGTCCAATCCAAGGGTAATTATCAAATCGCCACGTTTAGATTCGGTCTCACCTAGCGGTATAAGCCCTTTTGAGGCTATTTTAAGGTTCGTTCCTATATTACTGAGCTCAGCTATCGTAATTCTAATTTTCTTGCCACCTATGGTCTCTATTTCAACCTTATCACCAAGTATAAGTTGTGGATATGTTAATTTTAGGTTCATTCTAAGGTCATTACCATTTCTGATGAATACCTTATGAGGAAGTTCCATTACTGTACAATGAAGATTTCCATAGGTTCCACCTTTGATAGCATTACCTTTTCCATTCATTGCTACTGTTATATTATTAGTTACACCTGAAGGTATTTCAAGTTCAACAGTTGTTTCTTCTTTTTCAAGACCAGTTCCGTGGCAAGTACCACATGGTGTTTTGGTTGTTTCACCAGTTCCATGACAAGAATAACATAATTCTCCTTGTTGGATAACTCCGAAAGGTGTTTTATACATTCTAGCGATTTCACCCATTCCATGACAAGTTGGACAGTCATGTACATCATGACCACCGTGACCCTCACAAACATTACACTTAACATCTCTAGTATACTTATATGTTTTTGTAACACCTGAATAAATTTCTTCAAGAGTTAATTTAATTATAACACTTAAGTTATTACCAGTTCTGATTGGTCTTTGTTGGCTGTATCTGAATATATCGTTGAATTGGTTATCCATGTCTTGTCTGTTAGGACCCGACATATGACCCATTCTATCGTAGTGTGCTCTTTTTTGTTTGTCTGATAAGTGTTCATAGGCTTCAGATACCTCTTTAAACTTGTTTTCAGCGTCTGTGTTGTTTGGATTAACATCAGGGTGAAGTTCCTTAGCTAATTTACGGTATGCTTTCTTGATATCATTAGCAGAGGATTCTTTGGTTACCCCTAGAATTTCATAATAATCTCTTTTTTTCATCTATGTTATTTATTTATTGTACAAAAGTACTATATTTATTCCATAAAAACAAATAAAAAATGAAATACCGAGTTGTTTTGCTCTCAAATGGAGAATATAAAAAAACACTATACCAATGTAATACCTTAGAAACAGTTTATACCAAGTTTTATTCATTCAAAGAACAAAATAAGGTCTATTTTCCGAAAAAAGTAATTAATAGTCACGGAATCAGACCAGTTAAGTTTGAAATATGCATCACAAAGGTTACCGAAGAAGGAGATGTGTTCAGAATTAGAAGAGATGACTTAGGAAAGCTTTATACTGAGGCTCCTTTAGGTGATTGGACCATCCTTACTTCCGATACATACGATATTGAAGAAACATTTTGGATATATGGACTACCTAACGATACTGATAGAGTGACAATTACCGAGATTGTTAAGCGTCTTATGGTAAACGCACACTCAAAAAAGGTAGTTAAACAGATAATCATAGCTCATAATAAGCTAATTATCTATAATGAAGAACAATTTGATATGGTAATCTGTAAAAACCTTGAAGAAGCTCAACGTCTGCACCATACACTAGCTAAGATTGCCAAGAAACAGAAGATAAAGAGTCTATTATTTATGGGTACTGCAACACCAGCGACTATGACCCGTCTATATGACTTGATACATGATGAAACTGGTTGGCCTTACACCAAGATAAGAAGAACTAGTACCCGTCCATAAAAAAACCCGCATTTAGCGGGTTTAATATTATCTCATCATTTGCTCAATCTTTCCAACTAATAAAGCGATTCTTTCTTCGTTTCGTTTTATTTGTAAGTCTAACTCAGGTGGTATGTTACCAGCGAAGTCTGATTTTATCTTAGAATTTTCTCTAAGTAATCTGTCATTTTCTCTGATACATGCATCGTAGAAATCTGCTTTTTCTTGATTTGTCATTTTTGTTTAATTATTTGTCTTATTTTTTTGAAAATTGGCAAATCTTGTTCGTCATTCTCATTATTTTTTTTCCATGATTTTTGGAGATATTTTTCAACCCATTCCTTTTTGACATCAAAACTTGATGTTGGGTCTATGCTTGGTTCTAGCATTGACATGCTCCATCAGGGTTATTACCACAATCACAAGGCTTGTATTGAACGTCTAGGTCCACATCTTCGATATCAACATCAATATCAACTCCAATTGCGAAGCTTTCTTTGATATCATCTATCATTTTATAAACCTTAGCTACATCTGCTTCAGGTAATACTACAGGGTTGATACATTCAACTCTTTCTTCTCCTTTTGTTGGAATAAAGAATGCAAGTGCATTAACTTTTTTATAAATAAGCATTTCGTTGATTGATTCTGCGAATGGTTGAATTATTTCAGGTTGTCTCATCATATCTTCATCAAGATAAAAGACGATAATTAAAGGGTGTTGTTCCATTTTCTTTGATTATTTAAGATACTCTTCAAAAAGGATATCTTCTAGTATTATTTTATTGTGTGATTTTAACGTCTCGTGGTCAACGAAATGTTCTAGAATTATATCATTAACTCTAAGTTTTTTATTTTCTTCACCAATTTCAGTAAATGCTTGTACGGGCCTTTTATTTTCACCTACCATAAGATAGATAATGTATTCTGAAACGGATTCTTTTTTATTTAGTTCTTTTACAACGATTGTCTTCATGTTATATTCTTAAATATAGTATTATTTTTAAATTTATAAACAAAACTACATAAAAAAAAATTATGAGTAAAGACATAAAACAAAAAAAGCCCCTAAAAGGAGCTATTTTGTTTGATTGTTTCAAGATGCGGGGGCTTTATCATCGAACCCTGTAAGATTTTACCCATTGTGTTGTTACTGTAAACTAAAGTAGGAAGGCAATCCTTAATCTTCTTTTGTGGCCCTTGTTGGTAATCTGTTTTTAAAGGAAAGACCCCCTTTTCATCGTTAATAGTATCTGTTTAATTTTTTTGTTTTAATTTTGCAGAATACATCTTTTTAAACAATATTTGAAAGATATGGAGCAGTTTCCCACTCCATATTTTTGTTTTAGATTGTTACTCTAGAGTAACGTTCAGCTCCGATAACTTCCATCATCATTGAGTATGGTGTCATGTCTTTACCACCTAACAAACTACCTAAAAGTGCTGGACTGAATCCTGACACTAAGGCTGTTCCATTCTTGTCGAATTGAACTGGTTTGTTTTTGTCATTTCTAGATGCTAAGTTCCAATAAACAACCTTTGGCATTTTATAACCAGCGTCTGCGTATTTTTTCTCAGCAATCTCTTGAGCAGTATTTGAGTAGTTCCCGCTTGTACCTTGGTTGAATTCCATATCCGAAAATATCATAATCATTGTAGGCATTTCGCTTTCAGGAACACTGTGTTCTACCGCTTTGTTTAACAATAGTGTGTAAACCGCTTCAAGGTTTGTACTTCCACCAACTGGTGAACGTCTCAATTGTTCATATCTTTCAGATAATGTACCTTTTAACACATGAAGCTCAGGACGAGTGTTGAATGTTAAGAATGCATCTTGGAAAACACCTAAGTTTCTTTCTGAGATATACATACCTAATGACATTGCAACGTGACCTGCGAACAAGTCTCCACTAATCTTAGCAGAATCCCAAAACATTGACCCCGAAGTATCAACAACTGGAATGAAGATTTCTTTGCTTCCTTCAAGGTAGTTAGGTAAAGCAGTCCATTGTACGTTAGCACCTTTGGTATTACCTTGCATTAAGCTTTTCAAAATGTCGTATGGGTAAACCGCACTAGCATTTATCTTAACTTCTCCTTTTTCTACACTTGATAAGTATGCTTGGAATCTAGCCAAGTCATTTTTAGAAAACGCTTTCATCAAATCACTCATTGCTTTTGAAGGCAATTTAGAGTATTCGATTTTTGACCATTCTTTAGCACACATCAATTGCTCAACAGTGTTAGAATTTTCAACCAACAATTTTCTGTACTCTTTAGGTGTTAACCCCAAGTGTTTTCTAATTGTATTAGCGATTCTTTTGTCCTCACGGTTCTTAACGTTTGGACGTGGCATCCACTTAGCACATAAACCGTTTTTGTTTGCCAACGCTTCAGCGATTAAGCTTAAAGCTTGTGCTTCCAATGGAGTACCGAATAATACCAAGATATCATCCCATCTACCATATTCAGCAAATAAACCAACGTTTTTCGCTAGTGTTTCAGTACGGTTTGTAGCTAAGTAAGCAACAATATCTCTAAAGATTTGTCTTTCACCAGCACCACCTCTTACGTCACGTGCCCAAAATAACAACTTCATAGCTGTTAACGGATTTTCACCAAAAGATTTCGTGAATGCATTAATAAGGCGTTGTTTGTCTTGCCCTCTCATTGCACCAATTTGGAAGAATAAATCAACCGAGTTGTTCAATGAAGTAGAGTTTGTTGCCATACCGTTTTCAGTAACTGAATCTTTAGTTTGCATTGCTTTCAATAATGTACTCATAATTTCTTTTGTTTTAATTTGTTATTTCTAATGTGGTACAAAGGTACTACAATAATTTTCAATATGCAAGTAAAAAGTGAAATATTTTTAAATAAATTTTTTAATATACTCTTTTCTATGGTATTTTGTTGCTCCGTGTTCCTTTAAACCCTTTATATGAGCTGGTGATAAGTAACCTACATTCGTGTCCCAACCATAATTTGGATAGAGTTGATGGAGCTTTACCATGTATTCATCTCTTCTTACCTTAGCCACGATAGCGGCCGCTGCAATGGACATATAAGTATCATCACCCTTTGGAACCAAGTTAACCTTAATATCTGAGTTTTTATCCCAAACAATCCCATCTAATAAGATTGCATCAAGCTCTTGATATTTTATCGCTAGAATTGTTTTAACTTCTAAGATACATTCATGCATTGCTTTGAATGTTGCTGGGTTAATTCCCATCGTATCTATATCTGTTACAATTCCAGCCTTACATGAAATAGCTAGAGCATTTTCCATGATTAAGTCGTAGGCTTCTTTCTTCTGTTTATCTGATAACTTCTTTGAGTCTCTTAATAGGTTTGATTTGAAGTCTTTCGGAAGTACCACAGCCGCTGTTACCACAGGACCCGCACCACAACCTCTTCCAACTTCATCAATTCCACAGATATGTTCTAATTCTAATAGCTTTTCAGGAGCATAATCAAGAATCTTATCTAATTTCATTTATATGTCTTTTTATATAACGTTTGATGTAGTCATAGATACCCCAAGCTGAAACTAGTGTCCAAACTCCTTCCAAAACCACAAATGGGTAGTACGGTATCATATATGAAGCGTAGCATGCTATTCCAGCACCGAAGAAGTTTAATAAAATGTATAATAAATCATCATCATCAATTTTATCGATAATGTTCAAGATAAATGCTAATAACATTAGCAAAGAACCAACTATTCCAATCCAATCGTTAATATTCATAAGGCAAAGGTATTAAAAAGTTTTTAATCTTGCAACTTTTTTACAAATTTAATTAATATTCCACCAATTTCAACTTCAAAGTCATTGGTTGGTTGGAAGTTACCGTTTGGGTTGGTTTTATAGAATAGGTCCACATTTAGGTTCAAGTGTTCCTCTTCGCTTAATTCATAAGTCATAATAAGACCTTTTGTGTTTATTTTTTCGTTTTCAACCATTAGTGAAATGGTTTCGATTAATGAGTCGTAGTTCATATTTAGAATTTAGTGAATATTTTGCGTAATGTTATTAGTATTTTAGCATACCAAGGCTTTTTTATTATCTTGGCACGACCTGGATTCTTTTTAATCTCAGCACCTAGTCCACTTTTCAACTCATTAAGAAATTGGTTCTTTTTAAGAGCTGTCTTGTATTTTTCAACTAGTATATCCTTCTCAAGTTTACTAGCTTCTCTGTTTGTTAAGTTATCTTTCATCTTTTTTATTAAATTTATCGAATTTCGTTATTTTAGTAAATAGTTATTGACATTGTAAAAACTTATTATTATATTTAAAATAAAAAACTATGACTTTACTTCTTTTTATATTAATTTGTTATGGTGCTTGTAATAATCTAATTTACGGGTCCATATTTGAAGGTTTCAGAAACCTACTAGCTAAGCTAGGAACAGGTGGGAAATCACTTCATAAATTATTTACATGTTTTATGTGTTTAGGTACGTGGATGGGATTTGCTGTAACGCTTATCTTTAACTATTTTGGTTATTTAGCATTAACACCAATGGCTTCATTAGGAATGACTAACCTTTATCTAATAGTTTTCTTTAATGGTTTGATTTCAACTGCTGGTGTGTGGTTAATCCATACGCTTCAGGAAGCCCTAGAAAGAGCTTTTAATAATGATTAAGTTATCTTACACCTAAAAACAAAAAAGACCCTTAAATGGGTCTTTTTTTATGTCTATTAGTAACCTTTTGAGTCAATACACTCACCACATGCTTCATCAGGCCCACAATTACAACTACCGTAGTTGTGAACTTCTTCAGCCATAGCTGGAACTCGTCTTTTAGGTGGTAATTCCACTTTATTTTTTGGAAGAGCAGGTGCATTAGCACGTTTTTCTTTTCTTCTTTCAATCATGATACGATTACGTTCAGCTCTAGCTTCTTCAGCCATAATTTCACGGTCTTCTTCAGTCAAGGCAATTGGTTGTTTATTTTCATCTAAATAAGCTATTGGTTCTTGAATTTCAGGTTCTTCATCATATTCTTCTTCTTGATAAGGAGCCGACCAAACAACTGAATCTTCAGTTTCTTCTACTTCTGCAACACTTGGTGTTTTAACAGTATTCTGAACATCATTTTCAATATCCAAAGAAAAATTATCAACCACCATATCATCTTTGAAGGTGAATTTAAGTGTTTGAAGTTTCGTTAATGAGTTTTTATTGAATAATTGTCTCATTTCATTAATCTTTGCTTTTAACAAGTCTTCTTTTTTCTCACGGTCTTGATTAAGTCTGATTGTTTTTTCGACATACGCTAAAAGTTCATCTAAACCAATGTGTGGTGATTGACTGAACAACATATAGTAGTTCATTGACTCGTCACCTTTCTCACGGGTAATATGAGCATCTTCAGGTAGTGTCCAACCTTCTTTAAAAACAACATCAACCAACGGTGTTCCTTGTAGGTAACGAATTCCAATTACGTATGGTTGAAGCGCATCTAGTGCTTTTTGTATATTTGCCATCTTTTAAATTTGTATTCCTGTAAAGATAGTTGATAGGATATATGCTACCGATAACCCTAATAATAAAAGGGTTTTTTTAGATAAAACATATTTTCTTGGATTTTCTTCAGTTGAAGTAAGACTTGCTTGGATAATGTAATATCCATGTCTTAACGCTGTTAGACATGCAAGAAAAAATAAAACTACCAAAACTTTATTTATTATTGTTAGTAACATATTAGTTATTATTTTCCTTCGTTATTTTTAGCTGAAACGTCTTGTCTCAAAGCTTGTGAAAGCGTTTTGATATCTTGAAGCCCCTTACGAAGTCTTACACCTGCCGCTTTATTGTTTTTATCGTAAAATTTTGTTGCATCTTCTTCTAACCCAGCAACTAGGTCTTTTAATTGATTAAATTTATCCATTTGGAGTGTTGTTTTGTTCTGTATTATTATTGTTATTTTGACTCGATACAATTTGATTAAATTTTTGTATCGAAGCATCTAAGGCTACCATTCTTTCTAATAACCTTGTAAAATCAGCCAATTTCATATCTATTGGGTTATCTGAATTTACTGTACGTTCTAATTCATCCTCTAGTTTTTTTTGGTCTAGGGATAACTTTAGAATCATTGCGTCGAAAAGTCTTTGTGTATTCATATTGTAAAACTACTAATTTATTTTTTAAAATAAAGTGTAAAACCTATTTTTTAATCATTATTCAACGATTTTTCGAATATTTGATAGATTTCTATCAGTGTGTCAATATCCGAATTTGTCTTTGTACTTGTGTAATTAAAGATATCATTCCATATTCTAAGTATACCTTTTTCGGTAAACTCAAAATTGGATTTATCTGGGTATGAGTAAAATACCTCAAGCATAAACTCTAAAAAGTAGTTGTATAACTTATTGCTATTAAAAAAGATACCTTCTTCTTCAAAGTTTTTTATTGTCTTGTCCCAACACCATTCGAAATGTTTAAATTGGTCATCAAGATTGGTGAATTCATCACCCATATATGTGCTAAAAATCAGCATTAGTAATGATTGTACAAAATCACTATAAAGTTCACATTTTTCAAACTTTATGTTATTTGCATCATATAATACCGCAATACTCTCTCTACTCATAGGATTATGTATATATGCTAAAAAGCTAATTCTATCAAATCTATTCATATTCTTTTTTTATTTAATATAGTATCAAACTCAAAAAAATAAAGATTAATAGTGTTATTCTGTTAACCATTTGTAATATCTCTTAGTCAATGAAATTCTATCATCAAGACCATTTGTTCCACCATTGATTACCTTTGTAACTGCAAGTATCGTAGCATCAGTTATACCCTTATCACACTTGGCCCATAATTTGTTATTATCGAAAAAGAACTTAGCTGATTCGAAAGCATATGTTGTCGCAACTAGGTCAGGATTTGTCATGATATCTTGGTTTTTAAGATAGTTAGCCAATTTTTGGTAATTTTCTTTTCCAGTTGTTTGAAGCGCACCTCTACCGCAGTAGAAATATCCTTCACGTGAAGCTTCATTTCCATTACCCATTCTATTTGCGTAAACTCTTGAACCAATCTTATATGGTTGTCTTGCGTATAGTTCCGATAGATTACTTGGAAAGTATTTTGGGAATGTTGTCATAAGTCCCTTAGCTGAATAATTAAGATTTTCTGTAAATACACTGAACCCACCTGTTTCATGTGCTGTTTGACCGAAAAAGTGTGCCGCTTGTACTGGTGTTAACTCAAAGTACGCCATTGCCGCTTTTAGTGTTGCTGGACCAAAAGACCCATCGGCCTTAACTCCTATTTTCTCTTGTAGTTTAATTAAACTCATAGTAATGTGATTTAAATCATGTTATTTTACTATAAATATGCCTTAAACAAAAAAACCACTCAAAGAGTGGCTTTATTGATTGTGATTTGATTATTTTTTAAATACTTCAGAGATATATTTCTTAGGATTTTTAAGAGCTTTAGCGTTATCTTTAGCAGGAACTGCAAAAGGTTTATCTGTAGCACCAACGATGTAGAATTTACCAGTTGACTCACTAACCATTAATTTGATTGATTCATCTACCATTTCTTCTTCTTCGTCTTCTACCTCATCTTCATGAACATAACCAGGCTGAGTCGTAGGGTCTTCGTTGTTAACTGGAACCTCTTCTTCTTCACTTTCGTTCATTGTAATGTCTTTTTTAGCTTCTGCCGCTTGTGGTTTTTTAATATCTTCCCAATGACCTTCTTTTGGAGCTGGTGCGTTTGTTTTAGCTTCAGTTGCAACACTTCCTTCGATATGTTTCTTAGCGTCAGCCGCTTGTGGAACGCTGATATCTTCCCAATGTCCTTCTTTTGGAGCTGGAACATCAGTACCGTCATCTGTTGATGCTGAACCTTCAATGTGTTTCTTAGCTTCAGGAGCTTGGTTGATAACATCATCACCTTCTGCATCTTTTTCAGGTGCATCTACGCTTTCGATATCTTCACCTTCTAAAAGTACTCTTGTTTTTGCAAGAATATCGTCAAAAATAGCACCTTCAGTTAGTCTAGAAACCGTTTTAGAAGTTCCAAGAGTATCTTGAGATTTGTACCCCATAAGGTGTTTCATCTTTTGCATATCTTCGTTTATCATTGTTTTGTTTGCCGCAGTTAAAACTACCGCTCTACCTTCAGTTAGAGTACCTTCCCAACGAATTTTGTAACTTTCGTTTCCGTCAGTCATTTCAAATTCTTTGTTATCTACTCTATATGACTCAGGTATCATTTTAAGGGCGTTTCCAACACCGTTAAATTCTTTTTTAAATTTAAGTCTTTTCATTGATTCTTTTATTTGTGGGTTATTATTGTTAATACTAGCACTCTCTGGCTTATACCAATTATTAGTGTCTGAAACATTCATTCCTTGTTTTGCAAGCAAGTTTTTAGTTACTACTTTAAAATCACTTGGTTTATTATTAGGAAAATTATCTTTTAAATCTATCTTAGCGTAATAAGCAACACTTTCTTTATCTTCACCAGTGTAATCCCAACCATCATAGATTTTTCCATCATTTTTGTTGATTGCAAAGTGAGTATATCCTTTACCTAACGCACCTTCATTAAGGGCACTAAACTTGGTATTGTTTTTTGGTTTGCTTTTTGTGTTTTCGATATCATCACCGAAACTGATAAGTTTATCAGCCGCATCAGCTCTTTTCTTTGTAGTTGCGTCAACTCTTTTTACGAAGTCTTTTCCAAAGTCGTCAGATGAAGCACCCCAAGATTCCTCAGCGTTACCTCTACCTTTACCACCTTTGTTTCCCATTCTAGTACTACCTTCAATAGCTTCTTTAGCTTTTTCTTTAAAAAGCTTGCTTGGTTCACTAGTGTATTGTATCATCTCTTGACCATTCATGATTTCCATATCATTATGGTAAGTTTTTTCCCAATCATTTTCATAATTGAATTTGTTATTCTTTACTTCAGACTTGTTTTTCTTCAAGTCTTTGTCGTATTGTTTAACATCTTTTTCAATTGCGTTAACACCATCTTTGTTGATTTTGCCTGACTTTTTGTTAGCCGCATTAGTCACCGTAATCCCAGGCGTACTGCTATCTCCAGTCACTTCAGCAAGAAATCTTTCTGATAAGTATTGTTTTATTATGTTTTTATCCATCTTTACGAGTTTATTATAAATATATTGTTTTTCAGCAAAGTTATTAAGCTTTCGCCTTTTTTGCCTCAATTATCGTTTTTATTTCTTTGATTGTTTTACCCGTTTTTTGAGCAATAGTCACAAGAATTCTCATTTCATTTAAAGATGGTGCATTAATATTTCCACTTGTTTTCTTTACTGATACTACATTATCAACTGCTCCACCACTACAACCTGTACCAGCTACCTTATTATTAAGCTTTGTACAATCGTTAAATTCAACAAATCCACCGTCAGGCCATTGTGTATGAGTTTCAGCTTTTGTTTTTTTGGTTTTCTTGAAAGAACCATCACGGCCGATTCCGTGTAGTGCATTTGCATCATATTGTCCTGATGAACTTGAGTCAGTCATTTCATAAATCGTAGGAATTTCTTTTTTGATAATATCATCTTCTTTTCCATTTCCGAAATTTAACGGTGCAGTAAAAGGACCTGATGAACCACCTGTAGCAGACGAACCAGCAGAAGTCATTTCTTCTAAACCTTCAGGTGCCATTCCTTCCATAGCATCTTCTTCTCTTTTTAATTCTTTTAGTTTTTCAATTACCTTATTTCCACCTGTTGAAGGAGAATCAATAACAATTGGTGTTAATGGTTCAACTGGTCCAATGAATTCTTCTTCCTCATCAATTGGATTGATTGCATTTAGAATAATTCCATCTTTATCATACATTGTCATAAGGTCTTGTTTAAGAGCATCATCAATTTGAATAAGTCTATCTCTACCTTCAATCCAAGAGTCTAATCCGTAACCAATTTCTTGTGGATTCATTTCAGCCCATTGATTAACTTGTTGGTCATCAAGAGGTTGTTCACTCATATCACCATAAACAAATACAAATTGGTTAACACCATCTGTAAGGATGCTTAACTCGTGGTTACTTGCTAATGTTGATAGTGGACCATTTAATTCAACGATTGGTTCTTCAGTATATTCAGGTTCCATCTCTCCTTGATTCCAAGGTGCCATTGGGTCATCTTGTGCTCCTAATGGATAGTTGTCTTCTTCAATTTCGATATCGCTAATTTCAGGTTCGATTTCAGTTTCTACATCCATTGGTAATTCACTAGACATTTCTTCTTCAGGTGAACCAATAGCTTGTTGTAAAGCAGTTTCAATTTCTTCTACAGCTCTTTGTGGACTACCTAAAGATTTAGGAATCTCATATTTACCGTCTTTTTGAACGATAAGGTTTTTGTTTGCAAGATATGTGCATAATTCTTCGTAAGTCAATCCGTTTTGTTCCCAAAACGGAGACAAGTCTTTTGATTCACGGTATAAATACTTGATAAGTTCAAGTGTTTCGTTTTTTAAATCTCCATCAGTTTCAGTTGGAGCCATAGAATCCATTTCACCTTCTGTAAGTAGTTTAGAGGCGAATATTCTATTGTATTGTTCTTTGGTAATCTTAACCAATTTACGGTTTGGGGTTTGTTTCATTTAGCTACTTTTATTACTTAAATTATTTCTCCAAAGACCTCTTTTAACCCAAAGAGTTTTATAAAGTTGTGTTAATACATTTGATGTTATTTCTACTACTTTATCTTCTAGTTCTTTATTATTCTTAAGTTTCTCTTGAACAATTTTTTCAATCTTATCTTTGAATTCCTTGGTGTTCATATAAACACTCATCTCTTTCGAAACATCCGATTTAGATAGATTTTCTCTAATGTAATTTTTGTTATCTTGAGTCATATTATTGTTTTTTAATAAATATCAAAATAATAACAAAAAAAGCCCTATTGGGCTTTAAAGTTGTTTATTGAGAGTGATATTTTTACACTGATATTCCCATCAGCTCCATTATCTAATTCATCTATTTCGATTCTATTTATTAAACCTACCATAGAATATTTTTCAACTACAACACCAACAGAATCTAATAGTTCAATATTAAAATCAAAACTATCCATTTTTTCCATGACTTCCATTAGTGTTTTTACTAAATCATCGTTTACTGTAAGACCGTAAATTATCTCACAGTTTGAGTAATTTATCTTCCAACCATTAGTTAATTGAATTTGTGGAATCTTAACACTTCTTAATTGGTATTGTGGAATGTTAAACGATTCAGGAAAATTTACTATAAATCTATTCTTTTTTAGAAAATTTAGTGTTCTTGGTTTAAAGTCGCCTTTCATTATTTTAGGGTTAAAACTGTAATTGGTAATACGACAGCCGCAATGAATGTCAATACCTTATAAAACTTTTGCTTTTTGATTTCCTTCTTTTGAATAACTATTGTTTTATTCAATTCAGCAATCTCAGCATTTTTAAGTTCAATTATTTTATTCAAATTATCATTTTGTGCTACTTGATTAAGACTTTTTTCATTAAGAAGTCTTATTTCTTTCACTTGTAATTGAATCGTGCTATCGTTGATGGAGTCTCTTTGCTTATAAACATCTATGATGCTATCTAGGACTTCTCTATCTAAAACGTCTGCAAGGATTATCTTAGCATCAGATAAATGCATCTGAATAAGAGTATCACCCTTTACGTTAACGATTGTTTGTACTCTTGGTTCTTTTATCGAGGTAGTCTGAGAGTGCATTTGCAACCCCATTAGCAGACAAACGATTAACGTTAGAAGATATTTCATCTCGTTTACTATTTAATTCTTGTAATTTTAATTGGGTTTTTTCAAGATTAGCCTTATTAACTGCTAATTCGGTTTTAATAACCGCAATACTTGAATCCAATTTTATATTTGCTTTTTTCAAATCTTCATTTTCTTTCTCTAAAGAAATAGCCTTCTCATGTAAGTCTTTAATTACACTCTCAGAATCGTTTTTAGAACCCCTCTGCGTGAAGATAAATCCAATTATGAGTAGTAACCCCATAATGAAGATAATCTTCGTTTTTAAGTCAAATTTAGACATTATCTGCTGAATTACCGTTTTGGTATTCTCCATTAACTCTAGTTGACCAATCTTCTTTGAACTTAGCGAAGTAACCTTTAAGTCTTTGCATATGTTCATTGGTTGAGTCTGTTAATTCAACACCGTTTATATTTATTTCAACATCTGAAGCTGTAGATTGCATCTTGAAGAAGATTCCTGAATCAGCCGCTTCTTGTTTATCTACAAGTCCATCAATAACAACATTTCTATCTGTTGGATAGATATTGAAATCATTGATGACTACTGAACCATCAACGATATCTCTCATTGAGTTTAATTCGTCGTTGAATGCTGCATCTCCTGGTTTTAATTGGATTGTATCATCCTTGATAGGAGTTTGTGATATTGGTTGTGATGGGTCAGCTGGTGTTTGGTCAACTGGTGCTGGCGGTTGTCCAACATTGTTAGGAGCTTGTGGTTGTACAGGTGCATCAGCTTCTGATAACAATCCTTTATATCCACCTCTCATAACATCCATCATTCTTTTTGTCATATCGTGTTCGTTTATTCTTTCTGCCATTTCGTTTAGTTTTCTTCTATTTTATTTTTAAATTCACTGAAATTCCAAGTTGGGTTTAAATCAGTATAATGTTTCTCAAGGTTACTCTTATAAATCACACCTTGATAACCATGTAGTGTTTCTATCTTCGTATTATGACTGGTTACAGTCTTCGGAATATAGAATTCTTCACAAAGCATATTTATTAGCGTAACCGCTGAATCAAATTGTTCTTGATTATATGGAGCCCAATATTGGTAACCTCTCCATTTCTTTTCAACAACATCCTCTTGATTGTTATAAATATCGCCAATCCAATTAATAAATTTATTATTTTTAGGGTTATTGACTAACCAACCGTCATTTTCAAGCAAAATAACGATAGATTTTGAATCTAATTCCAAGTTCCCGAAGAAACGTGATTGATATTTTGAATCGAAATGACTATAAACCAAACCAGCGGCATCAATAGTGAAAGCCGCTGTTTTTTTGTATTTGCCATTAAATCGGTTCTTCCAACCCACGACATGCTTCATATCGTGGTTGAAAGTTTGCCCTAAAACTATCTGTGATTTAATACACTCAACTGGTATATAGTTATCTTCTGTTAATCTGTGTGTTACATTATTGATTATCATCACGTTTATAATAAATCTTTTTGTTATCACCATTCATCAAAAACTTGTTGTTACCAATACGGTCAATAGTATTTGATTTAGGTTCAGGAATCAAAACACTGAAACCTCTATTTTCTTTGATTTCTTTTATGTCTTCTAATTCAACTCTACCAGTTTTTTGTACTGGTTGTCTAAAGTATTGTGTAGGTTGTGGTTCAACAATTGGTTCGATTACAACATCATTTACAGGCTCACTTACAGCCTCAATTACAGCATCACTCACAATTTCTTCATCGTGAACTTCAATTTCATTTACACCATCATCAATATCTTCATCTTCATGAATTTCTTCTTCAATTGGTTCTGCTTCAAACACTGGTTCATCAATAATTACGGGTTCTTCAACTATAATTGGTTCTTGATTTGCTCCCTCATTTGCTCCCTCATTTTTCTTTTCTTCTTCATCTTTTTCAATTTGGAAAACTCTGTTTGTAATAAGAACAAGAGCTACTGCCAATGGGTCAAATACGAAAATAAGTAATAGAATCATGTAGTTAACTACCTTATCCATTGGTGTTCCAGTTAATTCTGAAATATACTTAAGTGGACCAACTTCACCAGCTACATCACTTCCTGATTTAACTTCTAAAACCTTTGTTTGATATTTACTGATAGAATCATTTAATACTGAATTTTTTGCGTTTAAAACGTCTATTTCAGTTGATAGCTTTTGAATTTCAGCATTTGATGAGTTGATATCACCTCTTAACACATTTGAATTGGTTCTTGCCGCATCAATACGACTTTCTTGTGTTGAACGTAACCCGCTTAATTGGTCAATACGTTTATTCTTTGAATCAATGATTTTATTATTGGCAGTTAAGGCATCTGCAAAGATTTGTTTCTTTCCGTCTAATACTCTAACTTCACCTTCATGTATTTCTAACTTATTAGCTGTTTTTTGATAAGCATTTGATAGAAAACCATAAATACCTGCCGATGTTATTATCATAAGAACAACAACACTTGTTGTTAAATAAATACGTAATCCTTTTGCTAATTTATCCCAATACTTGTGCAGAGCTGTTGTTGAAACAATCTTTGCCGTTTCTAGAATACTAGCCATTATAATAACCGCTGTACTTGCCCCTGCGAATAATTGGCTAAGTCCCCAAACTGAGAAATATGCCGCAGTACCTGCTACTGCTAAGGCCAAAGCTAATATTATGTAACTGAATTTTATTTTCATTTTCTTTATTTTATAAATATGTTATTAAAACAAAAAAAGGGCATTACGCCCTTTCTTTATTCATTCATTAAGACTTGTAGTCCATGAGCATTATGACGTAGTTTTCTAATTGCTTTTTCTTTGATTTGACGGATTCTTTCTTTAGTTAAATCGTACTTTTCACCTATGGCTTCAAGTGTCATTGGTTCACAATCTGTGTTTACACCAAAATAACTCTCAATGATGATTTTTTCTCTTTCATCAAGTACCATAAGAGTTTTATTTAACTCTTTCTTTAACATGTCGTTAACCTCTAATTGGTCTAAATCTTCAGCTTCGCTAGGAATTAATTCTATTAGTTCATCACCATCTTCATTTATCATTTGGTTCAAACTAGTTGCTTTTGGAAAGCTTAATAGCATCGCATCCTTGTCTTTATCAAAGATTTCACCGTACACTGGTTCTCTTTCATTATCTGATTCAAACTTAGCAATATCTTTGTTTAGTTTTGAAATCTTATGTATCACGTTTGCTGGTAGTCTAACGATTCTAGCATTATCATTAAGGCTTTGAATTATTGACTGCTTAACCCACCAAACAGCGTATGATATGAATCTGAAACCTCTTGTATGGTCAAATCTATGAGCTGCTTTTATTAGTCCGTAGTTTCCTTCATTGATTAAATCTCCCAATAGTAAACCTTGTCCTTGGTATTCTTTTGCAATTGAAATTACAAACTTTAAATTTGCTTGTATTAATTCTTCAATCGCTTTGTTATCTCCTTCTTTTATTCTTTTAGCTAAATTAATTTCCTCAGCAGGAGTTAAAATAACTGACTTTCTTACTTCTTTAAAATATTTTGCGACACTATCGTCAGTTTCAAAATTTGTGAATTTTTTGTTCATTAACCTCTCACATTCTTTTTCTTTTATGTTATTATGTATATTACAAATATACGCATAAAACGTTGAAAAGTCAAGCTTTTTAGGGCTTTATTTAGACAAAAGAGTCATTATTTTTTTGTCTTTTTCACTTAAATTTTGGAAACCGTTCTCAATAAATTGATTTAATAATTGCTCCTTTTCATCATTGCTAAAAGACAAAATGTCTTCCTCTGTTATCTCTTTGTCAACCTCAATCGGCTCAATTTTCTTTACATCAACGGCAACCGTTTTCAAGAAATCAAGCGTTTTGGTGTTTAACTCTTCATTGTTTACTTTATCAAGGAACCCAAAAAGTCCTTCATGTATTTCAGGTTTGTTTAAGTAATATCCAGCAGTTTCTTCATTAATTTCAAATACGAAGAAACTACGCTTATTCTCTCTAAACCAATCGGTTATCTCTTGCACTGACATAAAACTTGTAAATGTTGCAATGACCATACCGCTACCTTTTGCTACCAACACGTTAGGTGTTGAATCGCTTATCTTTTCTATTTCAGGAGCCACACCTTCCGTGAACCCCATTATTACTGCACAATAATTTTTAAATTTCATATCTGTTATTTTTTTACAAAAGTACAACTTTTATTTCTTATTTAATAGAAATCTTGGAAATATTTTCAGTTTTAACAACTGTTACAACATTATCACCCCAATCCTTAACAACATCATTGTGCGTAATAAAGAATACAATTTCATACATATCCTTAATCTTGTCGAACAATAATTTTAACTTCTCAAGGTTCTCAGGAGCAATTTTTCCTAAAATCTCATCAAACGTAATGAAATTAGGCATTGGTAGCGTTGAGAGTTTCCCTAATACACATCTCAAAGCTAGACTAGAAGCTGTTTTTTCAAGTCCACTACCCGATTTCAATTGTTTTGATACACCATCCTTATTTAATAAGAATTGTACATTATTTTTATCATCTATAAATATCTCAACTTCGAAATCTACAACATCTTCAAGAAGTCTTTGTACTTCAGAGTTAATAATAGGTAATACACTGCGTAACACCAACTTACTAACACCTTTCTTTCCAACCAACTCGATGTATATTTTAAATATCTTGTCAATTTCTTCTTCTTTCTTGATAACTTCAATAAGTTTCATTTTTGTAAGAATTGACTCTCTGTGAGTTTGAGTATCTGTAGTCGTTCTTTGTATCTTGGTCAAGATTTCATCCTTGGCATACTCAGAAACATTTAACTTTGTTTTAACATTAATAATCTGAATTTCTAAGTTTTTATTGAACTCTATTGCGTCCAAATTAAGCTTGTACTTATTCAAATCGTTCTTTTTTGAGATTACAGAATTTCTAAGGCTCCCCATTTCAACTTCTGTTCTATCAACATCCAAGTCTAGACGATTCTTTTCATCAATTTGTTTTTTAACCTTATTTGATGCTTCTAATTCTAGAGAATGAGCTTCAATAACACTTTCAAGTTCGATAACACTAATTCTTAGCTTCTCAATCTCTAATTCATGTTTCATGATGTGTTCTGTATTATCTACATCGTCCAATTTACGATTACATGATTGACATATACCACCAGCAACAAGACCTGAAACAACCTTCCTTAAACGAACCATTTCTGCTTCAGCTAATGCTTTTTCAGTGATTTTTTTGTTAAGTTCCTTTGTTGTATTGAAGAATTTATCTTCATCGAACTCAGGTATTCCAATTTCAAGTATCTTTTCTTTGGTTAATTTTACTGTATTTGCTAACGCAATACCTTTAGTAGTAAGGGTTTTGATATCTTCTTCTAATTTTTCAGGATTTAATTCAGCAATCACAACATCAATCTTTTCTTTGCTGTTTATGTATTTTTCCTTCTCATCGTTAAGAGAAACTATCTCAGCTTTGGTAGTTTCAAGCTTTTTAACTAAATGTGCTTCTAACTCAATTCCTTGGGCTACCTTTTCTTCGTGGTCCGTTATTTCTTCAGCAAGAGTAATGATATCAAAACTATTTGATTTCTTTTTGCTTGAAAACTCGTTATACATCTTTCTAACAACACCTTCTTTAATCTCAAGAATCTCAAGACCAATAAGTCTTGTGATAACCTTACCTGATTCAGTAGCAGATAAACCAATAAGTGCGTCTAAATTAGATTCTGTGGCTAATACAAGCATCTCAAAATCTTTTTCCGAACCAATGGTCTCTTTTATCTTTTTCGTTGTTAATTTGGCGTTTTCTTCATTCATCATTTCTTCATCACCGTTAGGTAGAAGTTCATAATAATTTACCTTGTTGCTAACTGTCCAAGTTCCACCTTTTTTAGGTGAACGCTTCATTTTTCTTTCAATAATGATTTCGTCTCCTTCAACATCAATCATACCACGAACCACCAACTCATTTTTATCTGAAAATTTGTTGAATACTTCTTCGTTTGTATCTGTCTTGCTTGTTGTTCCGTGAAGTAGGAACTTGATAGCATCAATTGTAAGTGTAGTTTTACCACCTTGGTTTGCTGGAAGTGAATTTACAATAGTAAGTCCTTTCATCTTGCTAAAAGGAAAATAGTTTTGTTCCCCGAAAGATAAAAAGTTATCTACCATAATCCATTTTATGGCCCAATTTCTGTGTTGTGAAGCATTAACATCTATGTCTAGTTCAGCATTAACCTTTTCATCTAGTGCTATGATTCTATTAAAGTCTACTACCTTTCCATCACGTTCAATAAGTTCTTTCATTAAAGAACGTTGGTAGTTAACATCCATGATGTTTTCTAACCCAGCACCAGTGATTTCTATAGTCTCCCCCTTAGAGTTTACCCTTATAGGTCTATATACTACGTTAATATTGCTTTTACTAACTCCATATTTGCTTGCAAAGTAGTTTCTAACTCTAGTTTTAGCTTCTTTGCTATAGTTTTCGGGTCTGTCATCCCAATATACCTTAATTTTAGAGTATGGTGATATTAAATTATTCGCCATATATGTCTTTCTTGTTTCTTTTTTTCTCGATTTCCAATTCAGATTTGATATTTTGAACCTCAGTTAACAATTTTTCATTCTGTTTTTGTAAATCTTTATATTTTTTGGTCAATTCCTTGTCGTTTACTTCAACAGGAACCTCAACTATTCGTTCTACGACCTTTTCTACTATTGTTTCAACAGGTACTTCAACAATTTTTTCGATTATCTTAGCCTGAGTAACTGGTGTAGCACCAAATTTTTCAACAGTAAAACCTTGTTTGATAAGTTTTAGTGTAAATTCATCAATATTTGTGATGTTATTGTGTCTACAATAGTCCCAAATCTCATCTTTAGTGTTCTTCGGAATCTCCATCTATCAATATATCTCTTACTTCTTTGTCAGTTTGGTGTAAAAACTGAACTTCTTGGTTTTTTTCATCTACATAACATAGTAAAACCTCATTATTTGTCATTACAAAGGTATTACCGTCCTTTACTAGGCCGAATTCCCCGTTAACAACGTTAAATTCATCCATTTCTTCAGGTATACTATTAACATATACCTTTAATTCATATAGTGTCATTATAAGTTTGTTATTACTTCAGTACCATTCTCAATATCATCAAGACTCTTGATATTAAATTGATAGTATGGTGCGTTATTTTCTACATCGTGTTCAGTATAGGTTCTTGTTTCAACATCCCATAATAAGAAACCGTGCTTTGTAATATTCTCTCCAAAATTTTGTTGAATTAGACTTGATGGATAAGCAATGATGATTCCTTTATGGTTGAATGTTTGTCTCTTATGGATATCACCAAGCATAACTAAGTCACAACCCTCAAATATATCTAAATCAGCTCCGTGGTCTATTTCATAACCAATATCTGTCTTAGCATTCATAAGGGCCGCATGATATAATCCAATATATGTTTTATCTTCACCAAATTGCTTTCTTGCTGATTCAATATCAGGCTTCGCATTTTCTTCAAAGATTGAATAAACACACCAAACTACATCACCATCCAAATAACACTTTGATTCTTTGAAATAATTAATGTTATGGTCAGGTAGAAACTGAACCATTGGGCTAATCGAGTCCATACGGTCCTTGTTATTCTCTAAAAGGTCATGATTTCCAGCAATAAGGATTACTGGTGCAATTTCTTCAAGCTTACGAAGGAACCAAGTTCCAAGCATCAACTGTTCGTTAGAAATAATGATTTTTTGATGTACAAGGTCACCAGCTATTACGATTCTAATTTCTTCTCTTTTATAGTCTGCTAAGAGACCGTTAAGGTCTCTCATTAGATTTCTGAACACCTCTTGATATTCATCATGCATACGAAATGTACGAATGTGAATATCTGCTAAGTGTACTATTTTTTTAATTTCGCTCATTATAAAATTTCATCAATCACGTTATATTTCAATGCATCTTCAGCACTAAGAAACCAATCAATCTTTTCAACATAGACTTGTTTAAGTCTGTCTTTCTTGATGCTGGTTTTTTCTAATACGATTTGTTCAAGCATTTTTTGAAGTCTTTTAGTTTCTTCAACATCATCTTCCATATCCTTAAGCGTTCCAACTACGAAGCTTGAAGCTTGGTGATATAATGGAGTTGAGTATCTGTGAGCAAAACGCTTATGACCTGAGATTAATATTACAAACCCTGCGCTCATTGCCGCTCCCGTACATATTGTGTGTATTTCAGTTTCTGACCTTCCCATTACCGAGATAAGACCTAAGCACTGATATACGCTTCCACCAAATGAATCGATGTATAATTTGATTGGTTTTCTTTCATAAGTAAAACCGAATAATTGAGCTTTTTTCTCTAAAAACGCATCGCTTTCATTTATTGTTATTATCTTTTCGATAACACCAGTCACTGATTCTTGACTGATTTGTTCTGATAGGTAAATATTTCTATCTTCAATTGTAAAATCTATATCCATTCTTTGTTTTTAATTCTAGCTCATCATGATATTGTGGTAATGCATATCAATTAATTTTTTTGCTTCATGTTTCATATACATAACGTGTATTTTCTCGAAGCTTTCTTTTTCTTTATCCCAATAAAGAATTACGATTTGGCGACATTTTCTCTTTGGAAATTCCAATTCATACATATAAGCATAAACACTCAATTGTAGTGTGTAAATACTCCATTGACAAGCTTGTAAGTGGTCAAATGGTTTATGTAGTGTTTCATACCCATAAGGATTATAGAAATTGAATACTCTATTTGTTTTGTGGTCTAAAACATCGAAATAAGTCTCATCAATATCGATGATTAAATCTGACATACCCGCAAGCTCGTATTGCTCGGCAAATAGAATCCTTTCAGGCCATACAGCCATTCCAGTTTCTATTTCCAAGCTATTAAAGCCGTCGATTACCTTTTGTTCAAATTCAGCATTTTCTCCTGATGGAAAATACCATCCATTACCTAATAGATAACGCTCAACAATATCGTGTACCATTGTACCGTATACGTTAGCCTCATCATTAAGCATCTGCCAATAATCTATAATTTCTTTTTGTGATAATCCGATGTAACGTTCTTGTTTTTTATCATCGGCCTGATTTACAATAGCCGCAGAAACACCCTCTACGTCAAAATGTGGTTCAATTGACGAGAGGATTGTAGTTACTGACTTGTATTTTTTACCAGTTTTTCTGTGTATGTATTTGTGTTCTATGGGTTCCAAGTATACTGGACCTTCCCAAATTTTTGCTTGGCTCATTTATTCTCTCTTTATTTACAAAGATACCATTAAATTCGCAAAAATGCAACTAAAAAATGCTATTTTTTTATACTTCCGTCAAGAATATTAATAAAAAGCTCTTCTCTAATAGGTACGATAAGCGTACCACTTCCATCTAGGAAGTCTATATCGAATTTACCAACGTATCTTCCAGCAACTGCTGTTTCTTTTTTGGTAAACTGATAGACAAGGTAAAATTCTTCACCAATACAATTCATTGGCTCCACTTGCTCAATACCAGCAAGCTTTTTAGCAATCTTTTTAACACCTGTAACTACATCTGTCATAGTAAAATGAATGACAGCGTTTTGAATCTTTTCGTGGAACTTATGAAAATCATTTCTTCCATCTTGAATAAGTTCAAGTCTTAATTTATTTAGTGTTGCGTGTTGGTTTATGTAAAATTCCATTTTATCTATTTTATTTAAATTATTTTATTATGCTGGACATGGACCTGTTATGATTGCACCTGAAGCTCCTGAGTTTTGTGAACTACCACCTTGAAGGTAACTAAATGAGAAGCTTGAATCATCATCAACACAAATATCGACTAACCAAGTACCACCTTCACTAAATCCGTATGTTGCTAAAGGATTACCTGTACAATCCATATAAGTCATAGTTACTGTACCATCATCTGAAGCAATAACATCTGCTTCATTAATAGTTACATTAAGTCTCTTACATGTACCAGTTGAAGTTTCACAACAGTCAATTGCATCAACCCAAATTTTATCTATTATTCTACCAGCATTTATACTAAGTGTTGATTCAAAAACACATTCATTAACACCGAAATTGTGATAAACTTCTTCACCCGCTCCATCAGCTGTCCAAATTTGATTAATCGTTCCACCAGTTTGGTTTAAATATGTTAACGTTACAACTTCAGGGAAGTTTGCGGCAACTACAACTGCTTGTAAGTGTCTATATCCACATGGTGTAAAACCAGGACATTCAGTTATTCCACTTAATTCAGGTGGAACTGAACCCATCCCTAATAATCTAATTGATTCAAATTCACAATTTCCTTGACCACAATCAACCCAGTTATCAGATACATAACCATAAGAACCTGATGTTGACCCTGAGTATACTGTAATAGTATTCCCTGCAACAACTGGTGGATTTTGACAATCATGTTCATCATATAAAACATTAAAAGTATAATCTTGGTCGGCAACTACTGGGTTACCATCTGAATCTTTAAGTGTTATAACAGTTCTTGCGTGTGTAATATTAAATGGTGTACCTAAACAATTTATTGTTTCTGTTTCAAGAGTTTCCTCTTCAAGTGTATAACAAAAAACATTACTAATAGGAGCATCAGGACATGTTGTTATTGCAATAACAGTCCCACCACTTACTTGAAAACAATTGGTTCCATCAGAATAATAACCATCTATAACAGGTATAGTAGCTAAGTTATTTTGAAAAAGCTTGCAACCAACAATTATTGTGTTACAAAGTGTATAAAAACATGATTCCATATTATTCTTTTCTTAAATTATTTAATTGTTCAACAAGTCTTTCTTTAAATTTTTGTTGTGTTGGGTCATTAAGTTCACTAATTACCTTTACATAACGTGTTTCTAACGCTTCTAAGGTAGCGAAACGTAATCCTAGTATTTCTACATACTCAGGAAGTTCGTCTTCAATGAAAATATCTAAAATTAAGTTTGGATTCTCAATTCCAGCTCTTTTTCCACTTATACTTACTGGTGATTCGGTAATCCATTCTTTTAATTCACCGAAAACGTCTAGGCCATTAGTATTTAATACACAAATATCAATATCTGTTGCTGATTCTCTTTTTCCTTGCATCATTTCTGATATTCCACCAACAAAAACTGTGTCTTTATTAGCTTCTTGTATTTGTGCAAGTAGTTTCCATGTTTTTTGATTACTTATTATGGGCATGATGTATATTCTGATTCTATTTTACCGTATTGGTTTACCTTCCAAATTCTATCGGTTGTTATTTCTTTCATATATACTGTACCGTGTTGGAAAGTATATAGTCCTGCATTATCTTCAAATAAATAATTACCAACTGTAAGAAGATTTGTTTGAGCATATAATACATATGTTAATTCAACATCGTTACAAGATTCAGCACCAGTGCTTCTTACTCTTGTCATTTGGAATGGATTAAGACCACACTGTATTCTACCGTAAACACTCATTGGTGGTTCACCATAATGAACAGTATAACCAACTACTGCATTGGTTTCACAATCATAAATGAAATAATTTGCATCTTCACCTGTAAAGTTAGAAGCATATAAAACTATTTCACCACAACAATAATCAGGACAAGTTTGTTTTACTGTAAGTGTACCTGTATTATTTACTTGGAATTTACCGTAACTTGGTCCTTCTTCATTCGCTCCAACACCGTACCACTTAGAAGCACCACTAAATGGTGTTGTAAGGCTACTATCAACATAAATTGTCATACCAGTTGTGATTTCAGTAATTTCTTCTGCTGTATAAACTGGAATTGTTGTTACTGCTGAACAACCTGCTGTAGGAGCGGGTTCACCTGCACCTGCTGTTTTATTCACGAAATAAGAGAATGTAGCCGCTGACGTAGGACAAGCTGACGCACAATCTGCACCATAATTAAAGCAATTATAATTTGGTAAAGCACTTATTGTAATTGCAATATTTGCAGTATCACAGTTAGTTGGATTTCCAACCTCACAAATTTTATATGTTATCGAATAAGTTCCAACGCTTGTTCCTGTAGCAACAACTACAGCACCTGTACCTATATTTATATGTACGTTTGGACTACTTGTAGTTAATTGAGAAATAACCACGTTACTTGTAGTTGCCGCACTTCCACCTAGTGTATCATTTGCGAGGATATTGTAACCATTTATTCCTTGTGTTACAATCGCTGAATAAGCATCATCTACTGCAATGATTGGTGTAGCTACACATATATTAGTTGGTGCAAGTAAAACTCCACCACTTTGTTGTCTGTATGTACCACTAAATGAATAATATCCATCAGGGGCATGCGTTGTTAATCCAATATTGGTGTATACAGCTGTTGCCGCAGAAAATACTGTTGAATCTATGAAATATGTTGCCATGTTATGCTATTAAAATTGCCGCTTTGGTTGTTTTGTTATATTGAACTGTTCCTACTAAATCTGAGTGTATTTCAGTTACTTGTCCTGATGTAGACAGAACATTTTTGGTTGTAGATTGAGAATCAACTACAACTCCACCAGTATTGATAATATTTGTTCCAACCTTAGACATTGTTCCACCTGAATATGTAACTAATTCAATAGTAATGTTACCATCACCTCTTGAGTTAAACCAACCTACTCTTAATGGAATATCAATGATGTTTCCAACTGTCGATACGTTATCTGTGAAGTTTTTAATTCCAATAACAACCGCTTCAACACAAGTTCCACCTGTAGTTCCAACATCATCAGAAGCCCACCATAAGTAAGCATTACCATCAGGTGTTGCATCAGTTGGAACCTTGGTTCCATTAGGTGTTTGTCCATATCCTACTGCATCTTTATCGTATATTGTACCTGTATTGTCATAAAATACCATAATATCTAAATCTGTACCATTTGAAGGTTTTTCATAGATAAATCTTACAACCATTGAATCAAAAGGTTCGAATTCTATTTCTCCACAACTAAAACAAGCCGCACTTGGGCTAATGGTATCAAAACATAAATCTATTTCAATACCAGAATCCATTTCCGACCTAAAGATATCTCTTTTAAAATTCCACATAAATTATACTTTTAAATTACCTAATAAATGATAAACGTCTGTATTTCCTACTTGTTCTAAGTAAGCATTATAATTTTGACCTTTAATCTTAAAGGCTCCAACTAGAGGTGTTCTAATTGTTGTTCCTGAAGCAATAAATGTTACATCACCTGTTCCTTGTTGAATGAATCCAATACTTATTGCTGATAATAAACCAGCTGGTACTGTAATTGTAATTGGGTTAGCTCCGTTATTAATAAGGATTGTATAATTATTATCAGCTGTTGTTAGTGTTGTACTACCAGTGATTGTTTTTTGTAGGTTTTGCGCTTGTGCTGGAACTACATAACCATTTGAATCAATTGCAAGGCTAGTAACTGGTGCTCCAACTCCAAGAGTCTTAATATTCAAATTATCAACATATGTTGTATCATTTTGATTTCCAGTAATATTTTGACCTAATACAATAGAATAGTTACCGTTAACAATACTACCAGCACCCAATACGAATGAATAATCACCGTTTGCATCACTTAAATAACCAGCCGCAAATGATGTATCACCGTTTGCGTTTGTAAAATTACCAAATGCTGTTGTTGAATAGTTTGCCGCTGTTGTTCCATTACCAAATGCTGAACCAACCATACCACTGGCAATAGTTCCTCTACCTACAGCAAAAGAAGCATAACCTGAAGCAAGTGTACTTTCATTACCAGCAAATGAATTGGTTCCTGAAGCTGTTGTTGCAGAACCAATAGCAAAAGCATTTACTTGGTCAGCAAGTGTTTGATAACCAAAGGCAAAAGCATTATTATTGGTTGCGATTGATAAAAAACCACCAGCAAATGAATCATTACCAGTTGCTTCAGTACCTGCACCAATAGCAATAGAATTATTTTGAGTAGCTGTGTTGTTTGAACCTTTTGGTATCAACGAACCATAACCACTTCCACGTTCCCAAAGGGTGTTATTATCAACGTTATATAACTCCAAAAGATTTTCAGGAAGAATATTTATTATTTCACCCTTTCCAATATTTTGAATTTCATATATTCTATCTATTACTAAATCCATCGTTTAATTTCCATTTTTTTATTATTGTGTGCAGTGTTTGATTTTTTCTATACAATCTTTGCATTTGATTGTCAAACATTACTGATTTTCCTTTATTTATTTCTACTTGTTGAGTATTCAGCGTTCCGACCTTTAATCCGTTACTTACCAAATTTAACCCAAAATCGTAGTCTTGGTTAGATTCTAGACTTTCATCAAAATACAACTCTTTATCATATTTCTTCTTTAAATTTTTAACAATCATGATAGCACTTGATATCATCGGAGTTTCAACTATTTCAGGTCTTTTATCGTTAACTAGTGATATTACATCAAAATCTATTTTAAAGCTGTTAAAAGCGTTTAAAATCGTGTCATCGTCACTTAGTATTGCTTCATCATCTTCGCTTGCGTAAAATAGCCTTAAAAGATGATTTCTAGCTATAGATGCATTGACTATTTCATCAGCATCTATATATTTTATTCTTTCGTTCAGTATCTTTTCATTACTAGGATTCATCCAATAAATTACAATATAAAAATCTAGCTTAAGGTATGAATCAATGACCTCTTTAAATTTATCTTTTCTTTCTTGGTAATCCTTGAAATATGATGGAATATAAACCGTCATTAGCTACCTAAAACTGCTATGATTACGTTCCACTTACTATCCGTTGGAGCAATTGTTCTTTCTTCAGGTGGTAAGTTGTTTATGTAATCGCAAACATCTTGTTCCGTGTAATCATTTGGCAAATAATTTATATTGATGATTAGGTCCCTTACAATATTATTGTTATAGTTACCAATTTCAGCTTTATATGAACTACCTGCTGGATTTTGTGATGTATCACCAGTTAATACTACGTGAATCAAATCCGTTTCTGAATATACTGGGGCTAATTGTCTATCTGTTAATTTCATGTCTTTTTATTTATAAATATTGTTAGATTATGATTTCTGTTACTGAATTCTCATTATTATTTGAAAAACTAACAGTTCCAATAAACTCTGAACTTGCATTCATTTGAACTAGATAAATCTTATTACATCTAGTGTAAATTGGTTTAGGTTGAATCTCATTAGCTCCGACTTGTGTTATTACCGATGTTATTACCTCTACTTCTTCTGAATTACAGAAGATTCCTTTAACATTTTTGATATCAGGATGTGTATTTTCACAGAATAAAGATGAATAACTTCTATATTTAAATTTCTGTTGGTCAAATAGGGTATTTGTATAGATTCTAGCACTTCCCCAAAGTGTTGTTGCTGGAATTACTTGTTCAATGATATCTACCCAATAATCACCAATAAGACCTGCAAATTGGTCCATATTTTCATAGTTGAATCCTGAGCTTTGTACACCACAAAAACCACTACTTGCAAGATATCTCTCATATAGGGCTTTAAGTGTTGGATAACTTGAAATTGTTTGTCTATTCTTAGCATCAATAATTTCTGACGTTAAGACAGTCTCAAACATCTCAACGGTTGTAATTGTAGATAAGTCTGTTGTAAATAACTTAGAGTAATCTGTATGGTCACCACAACATGGGTTATCATCACCATCAATTCCATCTTGGAAGTCATATGAATCACCATCCATGAAGATAAAACACTCATCATCTTGGAACATTTTATTATCATCAATACAAGGCTGACATGTTGTTTCACCAGTTAATAAACAAGGATTATCTTGTATGAATGTTAAAACATCATACTCTACCGCTTTTGCTGAGTTTAAATCCAAGTCAATTTCCTTGGTATTAATAACAAGTCTTTCATCTTTGATTTGGTAATCCGTTTGACGAATATCAGAATTTGTATTAACATTATTAATATCAAAAACTCTAGAAATAAGTGAATCGTTATTTACCCAAGATTTCTTATTATCTATAACTCTAGATAATTGGAAACCAGGAGATTTCGAAACAACAATATCATTTCTATCAACTTGAGTACAAACCTTATTCAATGAAATATTATCAACAAGAACACAGAAATCACCACAAGAACTATTAATCTTAAGACTTAATTTAATCTTTTGGTCTGTAATTTGTTCAATGATTGCTTTATCATCAATATTAACCGAATAATGTAGCCATTCTGAAGCTAAAACATTTGGTGTTAGTGATGTTGTAAACGCTGTTAATCCATCAGTTACATCTCTATAACCTGATTCAGTATATAATTCATTCAAGAAATAATCATGAATATTGATACAAGATGTTACATTTGTTTCTTGTCCTAAGCTTGACGCTGATAAATTTAAACCAGTACAACCGCTAGTCCAAGTCTCAGTTGAATTAGGTTGGCCGCAAATGAAAAAACCACTCTTATCACCTTTTAGTGTTAAGTATTCATATAGATTACCTAATCCTATTGCTGGAAAGATATTATTATCATAAACACTTGTTAAATTACCATTTTGTTCTACTAAATCAATAGACATAGATACATCCATTGTTTCAAGAATACCCATAGGATAATCACAACTATTTGCTTCTAGTCTTTGTACTTGGTTTAATTCAGTTTGTAACGCTAAGATACTGTCAATAAGACTTGCTTGTTGCAATTCAAGAGCGTTTATCTTACTTTGAACAAGTGTCTTGGCCCCGAAAGGTGTTGTACACTCATAAATAAGAACCTCAGAACTCGATGCGCTTTGATTAAAAATGTTAATTACATCATTACAAGTATAAGAATCAGCATTTCCATTTAAGAATGACTGATATCTGTTTGTTCCAAGAATACTTTCCCAAACTTCAAGACCTGTTGGTTCTGTAAGACAATATGTTACCGCTTTCGTTGCATAAGCAAATGAAAATGGTGCTACATTACCAAACGCTGTTTTACTAAAAGGTACAATTTGTTTGGCTGTAGGTGTTACACTTGTTTGTGGGTCAGCAATAAGATTTGAATCTTGTATTGGAAATGAATCACAAACGATAGAATATGTCAGATTATCCAACTCTATTCTATATAAGTTCAAATCAGATTCAACTTCTTCTAATAAGACACTTTGTTGATTAATTTGAGTTTGTAGGTTATTTATTTTTGCAAGCGTAGCTGAGTCAATTGGTGTTACTGGTGAAAGTATATTTGAAAGAACTTCACAATCAAATTTCAACAAATAGTCTAAATCAACTACCAAAGAACAAGTTTCATTTGTGTCATAATGGAAAATACTACCATCATTACCAGTTGGATTCAATACAATCTTAAATGGCTTATCGCTAACCTCATCTTGGTTAACGATTGACCATTTACATTTTTGTGTATCTAAATCATAGAAATAACCCTCATTTGTCATAGTAGCAAGTGTTTCACAACATGTCTTGGTTACTTGATAAGGAGCTTTTACGTTATTACTATTTGTAACATACACCGATATTGTTCCATCTGCATTTTTGATGATTCCATTTTGTGAAATCGCAGTGTTCCAAAGCGTTGTACATTTGCTTATAACTTCTGATAAGTTAGTATTTGCCATTTATTTTTATTTATTTTATTTTTATTTTAACATGTATATTGTGCTGTAATCTTAGAATTTACTATCTTCCAAACCTTACCAGTTGCCATTTCTTTCATGAATGTTGTACCGTGAATTGCTGGATATTGTAGTGAAGCATCTTCAAATACAATAGTACCAATACTCAAGGCATTTGTTGCCGCATAAAGTATTATTTCAGCTCCAACATAAGCACAAGCTTCAGCACCAGTGCTTTTATATGCACTCATTCCAAATTGGTGTTGACCACACTGAATTCTACCATAAGCCGTTTCAGGTTGTCCACCATAAGGTATAAATACGTAAATCGTCGTACCAGTATCACAATCTTGATAAGCATAACTCATATTTTCACCTGTAAAGTTAGAAGCGTAGAATATTAAATCACCACAACAATAATCAGGACAAGTTGATGAATCTATAAGAACACCCGCATTATTTATCTTGTAAGATGTTGGTGTTCCAGCAGATGCCTCTTTAGAGTTATACCATAGGTTACCACCTGTATAAAGTGTTGTTAAATTAGCATCAGTAAACATTTGACTACCCATAAGTGGTGTTGCACCATTTTGTGGACTTGTGTAAAGTGTTAATGTAAACGTATTATTACCACAAGAATCCATTACTGTTGTATTACCTACATTACTGAAATGCCAAGCTCTACTAACAATTGGTGGTACAACAACTGGTGGGTTACTTGTACAACTCGTACCTGAATAAATATATCTGTTTTGAGTTATTGTTATATCTCCACTTACTAATTCCATACTATTTTCAACAATACACTTGGTAGTAAACGCTGAATCAGAGTAAACTGGGTAAGTATATGGGTTAGCCGTTGATGGTAACAAGTTAAATGTATGTGTTGAATAATTTGAATCACCACAAACCTTATATTTAAAGATTGCTGGACCACCGTTTCCGATATAATCAAATATAAGAATTGGTTTACAACCCGCTGGCGGTATAACCACTGGCGGTTCAACTGGTGGTACTACAACAACTGGCGGTGGTGTTATTAAATCAATATAGTATTCAGGTGTGAAAGCACAACACTTAACCTCACCATTACCACCATCAGCCTTAGCCTTAAAGTAGTTTACCATTGTAGTAAACTCAGTAACTCCAAGTGAATTAATCTTACATCCAAAACCTGTTTCATTAGTATATGGGTCAATGATATTTGGTACTGGTGTTGACCAACGTGTCGGACAATTAGAAGTATCAGGAGATACAACCTTATGAGTTCCAGTTCCGAAAAGGGTTCTGAAATCTAAAAAGTTATTTCCACTTATTGAAATAGTACTTGGACTTAAATACCAATTACAAGCTAGTGAACAACCACAATTATTACCATGACAACATGCATAACCACTTGATACTTCGCTATTTGTAGGGTTAACATAGTCTGAATAACTTGGAGCACCGTTCAACGCAGTACAACACTCTCTGTCAATGAATAATCCATTTGTTAAAACAGGATTTCCATTAACTGAATAAATACTACCATCTTGGTTATATTGGTATTTTTGGAACACATAATAACCATTTTCATTATCTTTCGTTGGTTGATTAGCAAGACTACTACAAGGTAATGCAATTGTTGGTTCAACTGTTTTAACACAGATACTCAAAGCGTCATCAGCACTAGCTGGAATACAACCACAAGGTGTTTGTTCTACAGTTGGTCTTGGGTCATCAATAATACTTGATACTACAACAAGTGTAGAATTTATTTCGCTTCCATCATCATTTATTACATCAACGTAAGTAGCTCCTGTATAGTTAGTTATATCACCTAATAGATAATTTGTAAATAGATTTGTTGTTCCACTAGTAATTGTTTCACCAGTAATCGTTACCGCTGAAAAATTAGGTATAAGTGTTCTTAATTGATTGATGTATTTATATCCACCATCATAAGGCCCAACGTGTGGGTTATTTCCAGTAAGGATATCAACCACTGAGTCAGCACCACCAGTTTCACGGTACCAAAGACCATCATTTTGGAAGTACATATCATCAGTATCTGTTTGAAATCTTGGATAACCATTTGAATCCAATGAATATAATGTCAAATCAGTATCAAGACCATTTAATTCTAGAACTTGTGTAAAGAAATCAATATCAATCGGTCCATCTGCTTTATAAACATATTCATTAAATTGGATTAGTCCTTGCGGAGTTCCAATGAACTTCAATAAGAATTCAACTGTTTTTCTAGCTCCTTTAGATTTCCAAATCCAAGGTGAATTAAGAATAAGTCTTCTCCATAGCTCAACATCAGCTTCTACTGCTGTAAGTCCAACAGTTTGACCACTATATGTTGATTTTGACGCTTTTACATAATTCGCTAATAAATCGTTTTCTACAACACTTGAGATAAGGTCCCAACCCATTACTCTCGCTAAATCTTTAACGTAGATATCAGGTGTGTTATCCAATTTATCATATGTTACTGTATGTGCAAAAGAAATACCAGTAATAAACTTATTAATATCATCAAATTCTTGACCATAAAGATTAAGAGTCTTGTTCATTTTTTGACCTGAAGAATCCATATGCTCATCGGCAAGGAATACAGGTTGTGTATCAAATGATGTAATAGATTCCGATACAAGAAATCTATTCATAAGGTTACTTGTATACAAGTCATTATTTGTTGCAATTTCAAATAATTCTGTTGCATACGACAAATACTCACCTGAATCAAAATCAATGTTATAACCATCACTTACAGGCCAAGTTACTGATTTATCTACATAAAGAATCAATCCATCTTCAGATTTGATTGGATAACTGAATGTAGCCGTATAAACAGGTGTTATAAGACGATTTAATAGATAAGAGGTAAAATCATCCAACGTATTAAAGAACGTGTCTTCAATCGTCTTATTTGGCTTTACGTGATAAGTTATATTGTTTGGTTGTCCTGAAAACGGGTTTCCTTTGATATCAAAATAGATAAAATCGTTTACGGTATCAGTTGAACCAGTATATCCAATTACTGGAAATTCCACACCTTCAAATAATACAGCATATGAATAAAAGTTTACTGTTAAGTTTCTTATATCATTTGATGCATTGAAAGTATCTTGGATAGTTCCGTTTAAAAGGTAATTGATATCAAAGCTGTTTATGATTGAATTTGTATTAACTCTAAAGCTAGAAGTATCTGAAATACTATCATAAGTATAATTATCGAATGTATTATTTGTAATTGTTGTACCTGCCGCATTAGTATTCACTGAATACATATACAATGAAGCGGGCCAAGTAGTAATAACATTTTCCAATGAAACTCTAACAAACTCAGTAAGTGAACCAAATAATGAGTAGTATTTAAGATTGGTTTTATCCAAGTTAAGAATTACACCAGCATTATTTGTTAAAAGAGCCTTGGTTTGGTCAAGTGTTAACTGTAAGTCATCAAGAGACGTAAAATTTGAAAAACTATTGGTAATAAAAGACTTATTGGTTTTAGGGTCAAGATTGGTTGTAATAGAAAAATTCCCCATTGTAAACAAAGGGGTTCCACCATTACTAGCTAATTGTACACCAACTAGGTCAGGACTGAAATTTCTGTATTCTATGTTACCGTCATATACAACCTTCTTTGCATACCCCGCTACTTTTATTTTTTTATCACTCATTTTATTAAATTGTTGTTACATTATTAAATGTTTTGCTAAAATCTATAGCCGTTCTTTCTTCTCTAACCTCGAACAATGGTTTACCAGTAAATTGGTCTTTTATTTCATACAAGTTATATTGTTTGTAGATATCGTTGCTGAAATTGTAAATTGTATAAATACCATCTTCAAGAGACTTGCTTTGGTTTCCTAACAATGCATATGCAAGAGTTTCAATATCGTGTTCAACCATTTCTACTTCAAGCATAAATGGATTGAATAATGTATTTGTAATAATCACTTGTTGATTAGGTTGTCCAATGAATGGCAACGCATTTGGTTTAACATTTGATGCTGAAGCTGGTGTTAGTGTACAAAATGTAAGAGTTGAATTGTCGTTGAATCTGTAACGTATTGCTTTTTGATTAGAATTCGTAAGATTTTGGTTAACTGGTTCAGCTCTGTTGTTTGATGTAATAACTCTAAAGAAATTGTTCAATTTAGCATCACTTCCACCAGTATTCGTGTTTAAATACTCAATTCTATACCCAACAAGACCATTATTCTCAAACTTACTAAGGAATGTGTTTGGAATTGTCGATAAATCGAATACTAGTCCTTTAATATCAGGAAATGCTGATAAAACACCAACATCTACGATAGTTGTTCTAATTTCGACTGGTTTAATCATAATCGAATAAAATCCTTTGGCTCCGAATTGTGCCGCTGGTAATTTTAGTGTATACATTCCACCGAAAACCTCAAAACCAGTAACATTTGACTGTGTTTTGTTAGGGTTATCTACCTTAGATAGAACGCTCGCTGAATCTAGTTTAATTAGTGTAGAGTTCCCTACATTATCTCTAGATGGAGTATAATGGTAGAAAATTTCTACATCTTCAGGGTTTATATCCGCTGGTCTAACTATTCCATATGTTCCTGTTGCCATATTATTTGTTTATTTTTTTATTTATTATTAAATCTAAATTTAATACAAGATTGCTAAAAGTAAGCACTTGTTATTGTTTATTTATCTTATAAAAACCGTTTCCATATCTTGTTAGTTGTCCAAGATTTTTAATTTCAGATAATTTCAAATGCATATCCATTACACTAATTGCACCTCTATCTATAAATACATCACTTTCAACTTCTGGTCTAGAAATAATTCCAAATAAGTATTCTTCTTTACCTAGTGCAGAAATACTAGTGTTAGTTTGGTTCCATCCCTCACCTAGAATTCTAAAGGTAGTGTATGGGGTAGTACTACCTGTATAATCATGGTACTGTATACCATAAATTTGTGTAGGGGTACCTAAATTTACATCCTCTACCGTATCAAATACGTATATATTAGGGTCTCCTAGAGTTTTTATCCTATCTACACCTACTATAGTAGTGTTTTGGTAGTTAATATAGGCCGCTTTGTTAACATTAAAGTTAATTCTATACGGATTTATACTAGAATATGACTTAACATCATCAATTTTACTATCAGTTCTACCAGTTATCGGTAAATTTCCAAAATTATAGTAATCAGATTCAACTTTTTGAGGAATTCTAAGTGTTTTTTTCTCTGATTCAGTTAAGTTTGTTATTTGATTTGGTACATAACCATTCATAAATGGAAAAATTACTCCAATATCTCTTAATTTATCTGATAATATTTGATAATTTGGTGTTGATGATGAAATATTCTTTGGAATAAATGACATATCCGTAAATAAACCCATATCATCCACGTCTTGTGTGATAAAAACATTCAAATAAAACGTAGATGCAGTCATTGTACCCCATGTTTCACTATTTGCACTTCTATCAGTACTACTTTCTAAATATATTTTACGTTTTTCTACTTTCATTATAGTGCTTTTATTTCATATAGGTCAATTGTAACCGAATTCGAGGTATAAACCACGTTATTTACCCCTACTATACCATTACCTTGGTATGTAGTATCTAATTTATAGTAGTACCCACTACTAGTACGGGTTAGAATAAACCTAGTATATAGTTCATTAACCAATTTATCAATGGCCTGTGGTGATTGTTTAACCATAAGGTTAACCGCTTTACCAGTCTTTGCATTTTTAAATGTTGCTCTCATATAGATATCTTTAGACTGACCTATAGCTAATTCATCTTTATAATCATATAAATGATATCCTTCAGCAAAACCCATTGGATTTATTATTGGATTTTCAAGAACAAAATTAATTGGAATCTGAATAGCTGGCTTAGGTTGTCCACCGATTCCATTATTTGAACCTATTGGCAATAAATCACTTGAATTAAGATTTGAAAATATTGTCAGGTCGTTGATAGGTTTCTGTGTTAATGCATTATCCGTATCGAAAAATACCAATTCAACAAACGTTTGTTTAAATGATTCTTTTTTAAATTTTATATCATCATCTGTAAATCCAATCTTTCCATACACATTAACATATTGGCTGTTCTCATCCAATACATTTACATTGTAAATTATTTTATTTACAATTACGTCATTAGGAGTTGTTGGCATGAATCTAACCTTGTCGTAATTAAGGATTGGATTAATAGCGTTTTCAGTCTCAGTTTCAACAAAAACACGTTCAATCAACTCTCCTTGGTCAACGGCTTGAAAACTCATATCAATAGGAAAAGTAATAGTGGTAGCTGTAGCTCCACTATTCATTGTTTTAAGGTTAATTTTGTATGTATTAGCAAACATCTGTATCTGTTGTTTTTGTTGTAAATATATCTGTTATTCTATCACCAATTGGGTCTGACGGGAACTTACTGTAATATAATCCCCAAGTAGCAAATGGGTCTTGTCTTTTTAAATTAAAAACATAATTATCGTACATATAATGACTACCATTTAAAAACGGATAGTCTAATGCTTTTTCACTACTTTCATTAAAACCAATTTCTATAAGGTCTCTCCATAAATATCTACCATCACCTAAATTAGTTGCATAATCAGGTATATCAATCGTTAGTGAATTCCCTTCTTCTATATAGTTAGAAAACTCTCTAATCTTTATTAGATAGTGTGCTTGGTAATAATACCCCTCTTGTCTAGGACCTAGGTCTATATTAGCTAGTATAGGTACTATAGGTAGTATACTAGAAAGGCCATTTACATAGCTTATATTAGAAGGGGTCTCCCTATTTAGAGTATTAAACCTATGTGATACTACCGATAATACTGTTTCTAGTAGTGTAGTAGTGTTATATTCTACCAAATCACCATAAAAATCATTATTACCCACTATACCATTGTTATTATTAATAGTAATATTTGCCTCTAGGGGTACATGTGAAGGAAAAGGTATCTGATTTCCGTTATGAATCTTGCTAATACATGGTACTTTTTGCAAATATGTGTTCACATTACTAGTATTAAGACTAGGAATGAATGGAATTTCTATACCTGAAGCAACATTTGTGAATAAATTATTGCTATTTGTCTTAATTACACTAAAAAATAACTCACTAAGTGGTCTATTTAGATTATCAGTAAGTCCATTTACATCAATATCTTCATTAAAAACGAATTGTGTTATAGCATCATTGTAAATATTCTCAGAAAAACCTGCTTGATACGTTTCATAATCGTCAGTTTCGATAATACTAGACATTTTTGTAGCAATTTTTCTGAATTTTCTAAAATAATACTCTGATTCAACACCACCTATCATCTTTTTGAACCTAGAATTCTGATTTATACTACCTGTACTTGGAATATCTAGTACAAAATAGTTTAATTTAAGGTCTCCATCATCTAAACCTAGTCTTACAACAACGAAATCACCATCAAAACCCTGTGTACCTGTTATTCTAACTACATCCCCTACCAATACATTGTGATTACATGGTATACCAAAGGCTGTCATACCCCTACTAGCCACTATAACTGGTTGTATATCTATAATTAGTAACCCCCCATTTACTATAGGGTGTACCTTATCAGTAGTTTTAGGGTAGGTAATTGTTAGCTCCCAATTTTTTAATGGAGTAGAAACATTACTATGGTATGGGTTTGTATCAGGCAAGAATGAAAATCTTTGTCTTTTAGGTTCCATATCATAATAACCACAAAGACTAGCCTTGGTTAAATCAGGTTCAGAATAACCAAACCATCCATCATGTTCTTTTAAAAATTTTTTGATAGAATTTGGATATGTAAAATCTGATTGGTCGATTACATCATTATCTTTTGGGTATGATGAATCTAGGAATTCAAGATTATTGAATCCAGCGAATGTATATTTGTTTAGAAGACTTGAATCAGTTAAATTAAATAATGGATTTGAAATCGTTGGGTTTATTGTTCCAATGATTCTATAATAACTGCAACGTTGTCTTTCAGTGTTAAATCTGTCAGCAACATTAAGTACCTTGTTTATTTCATTTGTCGGTAAGAGTCTTTCTTTACCTTCAATATTAACCTTAAATAAAGTGTCCGTATTTACCGAACTCTTTGATTTAATTACGTTAAGTCTTTGTTTTATTCTTTCCATCTTAAAGTGTCATTTCGCTAACTTGTATATCTATTTCTTCACTGAAACAAGCCATACTAGTATTTGCTATTCTAATTGTTATGTAACTATTCAACGATGTTCTTGGAACACTGAATGTTACTAGTGTTGTTGTATCTACAAATGTACCGTTTGTGTTAATCCAAATGTAATCTTCGTTTGAATCAATAGCTCCATCCAAGTTAAATTGAATCTTAACTGGTTGTCCACTAACACCACCTTTTAATACATATATCGGAATGATAAAATTATTAATATCAGTTTGATTTTGTAAATCAAATGTGAATCCTTTAGTTATCAACATCTCACTATTTATTGTTGGTAGAACCGTTGTTAATACTAGTGTTTTACTTTGTGCATCAATAACAGTCGATGTATATGTTCCAGCAAATAAATCTGACATACTTCCGAATGGTGATTCGAATACTTCACCCTCATTTACTGGTCCTGTTGTTGATATTGAGTATGGTGGTTGACCGCCACTAATATTTAAGTTGATTGAACCATTATTTCCACCGAAACATGTTACATCAGAAACAACTACATTTGATTTCAATACATTAGGCCCACTTACTGATAAGTTAGGAATTGTTAATAAGTTATCATCAGAATCACTTATAACAAGTCTATAACCAAAATTAGGTGGTGTTTGACCATTTGTTAGTATATTAATTGGCAAGTTTGTAATCGTTGTTGGTACACTAGTAAGAAGTGTTTTTGGTCTTACTGTTCCACCATTATTATCATATAATTGATAGTAATACGTTCCTGAACCACCACCAACACTAGATATTGTTATTTGTCCATCATTAGCCGCATCAGTAGTAGCATTTTGTGTTACTGCCGCTGTACCATAAAGTCTTGGCGGTCCACTAATACTGAACGATTGAATAACACTAAGCCCACTATCATCTGTACTTGTTATTTGATATGTACCAACAGCTAAACCTGTTAGCGTTGTAGCTGAACTACCAATCACACTACCAGTTCTTAGGTATGAGTTTGGTCCACTTACACTGTATGTAAACGGTGATGTTCCATTAACAAAATTAAATGTCATTGTTGCATCAGCTGTAGTTTGACGAGTTGTTGGAGTTGTTTTAATTTCAATGATGAATTCATCTTCTACAATAGCAGTACAAGGTGTAAAGAATCTTTGATTTAATTTATCTAAACCTGAACTACTTGGATTTAAACCAAAATAGAAAAAGAATGAATTTTTAGGTTGTGAAAACGAATTTTTAGAATTCAAAGCATACCCTCTAAAATCAACATAATCAACACCGTTGCTTGCATAACTTGTAAAGTCATATGTAGCTTCAGGAAGTGGTTGGCCGATATTAAAGTTTGTTGTAAATGGGAAATTTAAATTGAATTGTTCTCTGTTCTTATTAAGACCATAAAATACATCTCTAACCCATTTTCCACCATTCTCATCTGCATCTATATCTGCCATACTAATGATACCATCAACAAAAATAGGTGTTCCGTTAGAAGCAAAACGATACTCATCTAATTCAACTCCAAACTCTGATATGTGTCTGATATTTAAACAGTTTCTGTAACTTGATTCAATACCCAAACAGTTAATCTTAAAGAATAATGAGCTTGATTCACAACCAATATTAAATTGACCTGAAACATCTACTATCTTATTATCTTCTTCAAGAAGTTCTTGTGTAATTGGTGGTAATTTATATGTTGTTGGAATCAAGTATTGTTGAATCTTAGGCACACCTTGCCAATCACAACTGAATACACTTCCTAAGTTGATTATATCTGTTGCAAACATCTTAACTCTAGCATCGTGAGTACTGGCCGCATAATAGAAATCATTACCAACCTTTTTTATAAGACCTTCTCTTATTGTTGTTGAATATGATTTGTCTTCTGAATTATCTCCACCATCATAACAAGTGTCCATGATATAGTTTGTATGACAATCATTCATTGAAGAACCCTCAAAATCATCACAATCAAATTCACAGAACTTTCCTGAATTTTTTCTTCTCTTATATTTTAATAAGAAATGGAAAAGACTACCATTTATCCAATCATTATAGAAATCGAATTGGAATAGGTTTAATTCTACAGCCATAGTTGCCGCCACACAGTCATCTAAACCTGCAAGGTCTAAGAATCCTTTACCGTGACAGAAACCATCGTTTGGATAATAATTCGGTGGTGGTTGTACTGCATCGAATCCTCTTGAACCTTTTTTACAACCTGGGGCATAGATGGCTCCTTCCCCATCAAATGGGCACTTGATGAAAATACAAGGTACATATTCCCAAGATTTACAAGCAAATTTAAATAGACGTTTACCACCTGGGAGTTTTACACCACATAATGCATCAAAGATTCCTTTAATGATACCAATAACAAAATTGATAACTGGAATAAGTACATTATTGAAAATATAAATGATACCACCAACAATCTTAATCAATAAACAAATAATGAAGAAGATTGGGCTAAAGCTTGTATTTACTTTGTTATACGGAAATGGATTCTTTGTACCAACACAACTATCAACATCCTTGATACCAGTCATGTTACGGCTTCTTACAGTACCATTTGGCTGAAATCTTGCTATGAAGTTATTTACTGAATAAATCTTATTCCAATAAAGGCTTCTAAAGCTTGTTTTTTTAGTTTTAGGTCCAAATTCGTAGTCAATTTCACTTGGTACTCCAAGACTTGGATTATGTGGTATTAAATACTTGGCTCTTGTTCTAAGTCTACCAATTCCACCTGTTTCATCCATACCAATTCTGAAACGAACGCTGGCTCTTGTCGCAAGTCCAACATTTGGATTATCAGAAGGTGCTAGGTTACCAAATTCGTCTGTAACCATATAATCTAAATTCATAGGTATTTGGTAGGCCCAAGTACCGTCAGAATCAATCACACGTCCACCTTCAACATCAAATGATTCAATTCCACCATCAATAGTTTCTCTAATCATTTCGATTGTTCCTTCACCTGAAATTTGGCTACATAATTCACCAAGACCCTTTCTAGGTCTACAGTTTTTATTAACAGAATCCTTGTCTTGGTCACCAAAAAGGCTTCCCATAAACATTGCAGAAGGAATGATATTATAATTTAAGTCTAAATCAACTCTTGTAATCCCAATCTCACAATTATCTTGGCTTCCCCAAAATGGTTGCACATTAACACCCATATTCGCAGATTTAACCTGAATAAGGGTATCTAAGTTTGTACCACCTTTATACTTGGTTGGACTATCAAAAAACTTGGTTGGTGTTCCTTGGCTGATGCTATCATATGGTCTTTGTGAAGCAATTCCAATATCTGATAAGTCGGCATCTACGTGAAGAACATACGTACCAAGAGGTACCCCAAAAATCATAAAATCACCAGCATGATTTGTATTTGTGGTGAATTTATAGTATTTTGAGTATATGTCTGAAAGTATGTCGTTATCTAGAACTTCTCTCTTGCTTGGAAATGTACCTATTGGTGTAAAGCACTCATTATCTGTTTCTGACGTTTTAGGGAAAAGATTATACCTAATTCCATCTATGTTTTTATCTGAAACTATTTCATATGGATATAGGCCCTTTATTTCAGGGTCTAAGCTATCGATTTCATCAATTGGTACAAATATACTAACCTTGGCATTTGGTACTCCAAAACCGCTGTTAATTACTACTCTACCAACAACAACACCATAGTCTGAACAAAAGTTTCTATAAGCATCTTCTTGTGATATCTTTAAAGAAAGAATTTCAAGAAAATCGAAGTCTTGTTCAAGGTTAACCTTAAGGTATTTATCTTCACCATTTGGTGTTGTTCTTATTCTAATACTATTTGACATTTTATTCGCTTTTTGGTGTTAGGTCTTCTACGTTTATTGTTACGTAATCTTCTTCATCGAAGTTTTCATCATATTCTTCATCTTCTTCTTCCAATTCATCTTCTTCCATTACGGCTTTGTGAATCTTAACGATTTTCTTCATGATAATGGTTAAATCAACATTTTTGTTCAAAACAATAATATCAAACATAAACCAAAGAATACCAAGTAACATTAAAGGTGATAAAACCACACCAACTAAAAAACCTATTATCTTAGCAGTATAATGTAGTCCCATTTCTAATGCTGATTTTTTTCCTATTTTATATGAGGATTCATCCATCTTTGGATTCCCCGATTTGCAATTACAACCCATTTTAATTTATTTAATTATTTGTTATTCAACAAATATAGTTATTTTGAAACAATAAGGAAACCTTATTTTACTCTACATACAATATCCTTTGTCGGGAATTTAATCTCAAACATACTAGTTGGCTCACCAAAAAGAGTATAATCATCACTTAAGTCGATTTGTCTTGTTGTTTCATCAATGTAAGGTTGTGAAATTTCATTAAGGCTATAAATTCCTTCATCTACCTTGTTGAATATTCTGATATCTGTAACGTTCATAACACCACCAACATTATTGATTGTTTCAATAAGCGGAGAGATATAAATGTTATCACCCATTTGGAATTTATTGATATCCAAGTATTGTTGTACATCCGTGATTACTTGTGATATGATTTGAGATGATGGAACCTTTTTATCAATGTATAAATCAATCTCGAATGACAAGTTTATGATTCTACCATTGGTAATTTGAACGTAGTCATTAAGCATTCTATAATCAGCTAAGTATGTCGCAATATTCTCTCTAAGAGCACTTGTTGATTCGTTTGTTAATTTAGAGCTGGCATCAAGTCCAAGAATGTAAGTTTTTATCTTATTTTGTTCTTCAAATACTCCACATCTAAATGGAACCCCATATTTCCCAGGCATCTGAGCAATTCTCGTTTGATAATCCTTAATTGTTACCGCTCTATTTTGAGAAGCAAAATTATATCTCACCATATTCTTGATTTCATCTATGCTTGGAGAATCTTTACCACCTAGTGCTGGGAAAGCATTGTTTACTTTAAGTGAATTCTTTACCGCTTGGTTAATTGTGTTGTCTTGCCCGTTAACATCAATACTCAACACACCTACACCTCTTAATACGTTAGGTCCTAAGTTTGTATCAGCACCACCACCAACACGATACTTAATGAACATTGTTGTATTAGCTGTTGGAACAGTACCTAAAGACATATTATTTATGAAATTTCCTATTTGTCCAGCAAGTGCTGAATTTGTATCGAATTGTGAAATACTGCTTAGGTCTTGTGAACCACCACCAAGTATGATTTTTGTGAACCCTAAATCGGTGTATTCTTTGATGAATTTCTTGTTTACTGATATCCATTTACCTGGGCGTACACCTGGATTATCTGAGATTCTTGAATTATCTTCAATAAAAACTTTATCTTCTGCAAGTGCTGGAACTTCAAACCATTGGTTATCCAAGTTTAAATAGTCTCCAAGGCTTGGGTCTTGAATGAAATTGGTCCCACTAAGTGTAATGATTGATTCAATCGATAATACGTTGTTTTCAGGAAGAACTATTTCTAGGAATGGTCTAACATCAGATGCTGTCATAACTCTCTTAAAAGTCTTTGTATAACCATTTAGAACAATCTCTCTTTTTGTTACAGTATAGTTTAAAAGATTCCCATTTGCATTGAAATTAGGAATGATGATTCTGTTTGGAATTCCACCTATTGTAAACGGACTTGAAAAATCGATATCGTCTGAAGCTTCGAATACCTTTCCACCACCAGTTACTTGTGAACCTGCTTTTATTATTGGTGCATATGAGATATCGAATGTATCTCCTAGAACTGGAATGGTTACGCTGAAATCAACGATTGTTACACTTGGACGCTTTCCTGGGATATTTAATCCGAAGGTTCTAGCAAGTGATAAAACTGATTTTCTTTCCGTAGCGTAGTCAATTTGTGTTTCTTGGAACATTCTATCGGTATTAAACGAAAGCATGTCTCCTACGGCCGCATTTAGCTCTAAAAGCATCATACCTACCGATGCATCATTAAAATCATTAAAGATATCAGGATAGTATTGTCTAGCCATGTTTATTAAGTCAGTTCTAATGTCTGCGAAGTTTCTTGAAGTATATTGTATTCCTTGATTTGCCATTTTAATTATAATTTTACAACTACGATATCTTTAGTACTAAAAACATCATCACTTATTGTGTATTTTATTGTTACAACTGCCGCATATTCGCTCTCAGTTGATTCTTCAATAGAAATATCATCTAATTGAAGCTTTGGTAAATAGATTTTTACCGCTGAAGTTATTTCTTGCTTGATTGCATTTAGAGTCATTCCATCTTCAGGTTCGAAAATGAATTTAATCAAATCAGTTCCAAAGTTTGGATTGTAGAGTCTTTGACCTTTTCTAGTAAGTATCAAATGTAGTAAATCTGCTTTGATTGCTTGAGAATCTTCATCATTTAAATCTAAGAAGAAACCCTTTTTGCTATCCTTGAATGGATAGTTTATGTTTATGAATTTTCCGTTTGCCATGTTATTGTTTATTAGATAAATATATACTAATTATTTTTTAGAAGTAAATATGGCAAATAAAAAAAGGACCCCGATTGGAGTCCTTTTGTTTAGTTTAATGTTGTTAAGATGAACAACCAACACATTCGAATTGGCTTTCAGTTGGTCTTTCGACTTCTTTTTGTTTAGAAACGTCGATAGCTAAGTGCTTCGCTTTCATTTCTACTGATTCACTTCTTAAGTAGTATTGACCAGTTTTTAAACCTAACTTCCATGATAACATGTGTGAAGTAGTCAATTTTCCTACTGTTGGTGTAGAGAAGAAAATGTTAAGACTTTGAGATTGGTCAATGAATGGACCTCTTTCTGCAGACATTTCAATAAGTGCTTTTTGTGATAACTCCCAAACAGTTTTGTATCTATTTTTGATTTCTTGACTAATTGTTGGTATGTTTTGTACACTACCTTCATTTTTAATCAATTCACTAAGCGTTTCTCTATTCCATAATCCTTCAGCTTCTAAGTCTCTAACCAAGTGTTTGTTTACCATAGCAAACTCACCACCTGTTACTCTACGTACATAAAGATTTGAAGTAAAAGCTTCAAATGCTTCGTTAGAACCGATTACACGAGCAGAACTAGCTGTTGGTGGCTCACATGTTACAAGTGAATTTCTTACACCGTATAACAAGATATCAGCTCTAAGTCCAGCCCAATCATACATTCCACTTAAATCAGCTTCAGTAAGTCCCCACATTTCCCATTGGAAAATACCCTCAGATATTGGTGAACCTTCATAACCATCATAAGTTAATCCGCTTTCTTTTGCCAAGTTACAAGATTCTCTAAGTGCGTTGAAGTAGATTGTTTCATAAATTTCTTTATTAAGCTTTCTAGCTTCAGCTCCAGTAAACTCTAACTTAAGGATAGCAAATACATCTGCAAGTCCTTGAGTTCCTATACCTAGGGCTCTTTGTTCAAGTCCACCTTTACGTCCTTCTTCAGTTGAATACTCGTTTACTTCCAAGGCAATGTTAAGTGACTTTGTAATAGAACGTGTAACCTTACCTAATCCTAAGAAATCGTATTTACCATCAACCACGAATTTTTGAAGTGGAATACTTGTAAGGGTACAAATTGCTGTCGTTTTAGCGTCAGTAACTTCCATAATCTCAGCACACAAGTTAGAACTGTGAATTACTCCGATGTTCTTTTGGTTTGACTTTTTGTTTGCGTGGTCTTTAAAACACATATAAGGCATTCCTGTCTCAATTTGTGCTTCAAGGATTTTCAACCATAAATCATGCGCTTTAATCTTGGTACCAATTCCAAGCTCTACGGCCTTATTATACTCTGCTTCATATTCGTCACCATAAATCTCATAAAGTGGCTTTAAACCAGCTAATTTTATGTCGTGCGGACAAAACAGGTACCAATCTCCATTTGCTTCAATAGCTCTCATGAAATTGTCAGGAATCCAAAGTGCTGTAAATAAATCACGAGCTCTTAATTCTTCTTGACCTGTTTTCTTTCTGATATCTAATACGTCGAAGATATCCTTATGCCAAGGCTCGATGTATACCGCACAAGACCCAGGTCTCTTACCTCTTTGATTCCAAAATCTAAGTGTTTCATTTACAACCTTAAGGTATTTCAAAAGTCCACCAGCTTTTCCATTAGAATTACCTACATTGCTTTCTTTTGAACGAATGTTAGAAATTGCAAGACCAATACCTTCAGCTTTTGAAGATGATACAGCAATTCTATTCAAGATACCTAATAAACCATCAGTTGAATCGTCAGGTACTATTGAAAGGTTACAAGATGCAATCTGTCCAATCTTAGTACCAATATTCATCTTAAGCGGAGTAGCTGGGCTCTCTTTTTGTTGGCTTAAGTCATTGTATTTCTCAATGAAATCTTCAGGTGTATTTGTTACCATCAGTGCAACCCTAACATACATTTGTTGAGGTCTTTCTAGAATTACATTCCCTTTTGTTTTCAAAAGATAGATATCTTTTAATGAACACCAACCAAAGTAATCGAAATGGTAGTCTCTTTTATAATCGATTGTTGATTCGATAAGTTCAATATTTTCTTTAACTTTATTGAAATATGAATCGTTTAACAATCCAGCGTTGTACATCTTCTTGATTGCTTTCATGAAAGAATCTTCAGTTTCTTTATGTAGCTTACTAATTGCGATGTTTGCCGCTAATTTTGAATAATCAGGATGATTCATTGCTAGTGATTCTGAAACCACTGAAATTAAATCATCTAATTCGTTTGTCGTCATTTCGTTAGCAATACCCTGTGTTACTTTGATGAAGACATCATCAGGATTAACTTTTAACCCTTCTGATTGTTTTTTAATTCTGCTTAAGATTTTATTTGGATTAAAATCTATTTTACTACCATTTCTTTTAATTACTTGCATTAGTGTTTTAGTTCTTGTACTCTTTATTATATTTCCTCATCAAATGAGATTGGACCGCTTAAATCAGCCGCTTTGTATTCTGTTGAACGTCCTTCGAAGAAATTTGTCTTCGTTTTCAGTGCAATTTGGTTCATAAACTCAAATGGGTTTGAAGCATTGAATACTTTATCACATTGTAATTGGTTTAATAAACCGTCAACAACAAACTCTAGGTATTGTTTCATTAAATCAGAGTTCATTCCGATTAGTGAAACTGGAAGTGATTCAGTAATGAATTCTTTTTCGATTTCTAGAGCTGATAATAAAATTTCAGTTATTCTCTCCTTTGATGCTTTGTTTACGATGTGGTTGTTTAACAAGTGTATCGCAAAATCGGCATGCATTGATTCATCTCTGTTGATGAAGGTGTTTGAGTCGCAGAGTCCTGGCATTAGACCACGTGATTTAAGATAAAAAATACTACAGAACGAACCTGAGAAGAAAATACCTTCTACAGCTACAAACGCTATCAGTCTTTCAACAAATGAATCTGATTCAATCCATTTAAGGGCCCATTCAGCTTTTTTCTTAACTGGTGGCATGTATTCAATAGCTTTGAAACATTCGTTTCTTTCTTTAATATCCTTGATGTACGTATCAATAAGCAAAGAGTACATATGACTATGTATATTCTCCATCATGATTTGAAAACCATAGAAGAACTTCGCTTCTGTATACTGTACTTCATTCAAGAAGTTTATCGCTAAGTTTTCATTTACGATTCCATCTGAAGCCGCAAAGAATGCTAAAACATTTTTGACAAAAAATCTTTCATTGTCTGTTAATTTATTATTCCAATGGTCAACGTCTTTTGATAAGTCTACTTCACTTACTGTCCACATTGCCTTTAACGATTCTTCATAAAATCCCCAAAGGTCATCATGTTCAATTGGAAATAAAACAAACCTATTGTCATTAGGAACTAATATTGGTTCATTCATTTTAATTGTTAATATTTCTTTTATTGAGGCACTACAGTAACTCCGTTAAGTAATTTTTTGCGATTCTCAGCGGCCGCCAATACTGCATTTATCTTAACTTGGTCTGTAACCTCTTTATCTTGCTTGTATTCTGTACGAGTTCTAGCACCATTGCTTTGACCCATATCAATTTGAATTCTTGCGTTATCAAATCGAATGTTTTCGAATACCTCACCTGATTTACCAAAACGAGACTTAAGAATCGCCATTGTAGCGGTATCATCCTCTTTTTGTTCAAGTGTTTTTGCAATAGATAATACGAAGTGAGCAATTTGTGCTTTCTTAATAGAACCACCCATTTGGTCAGCCTCAACTACCTCTGCTTTAATCGAACTTCTATTACCTTGAATAGCTGTCCACCCTGCCATGTCCAATTCCGCAAGCATTGCTTCGAATTGACGCATAACACTTCCTTCTCCTGCGTTAACATCATCGAATTTTCTTGACGGTTCAACACAATCAATGTAATCCAATAAAATTAAATCAGGTCTAAATCCACTTGCGATTAATTTTCTAATGTATTGTCTAATAACTGGAATCGTTGTTCCATCACTTGAAAACTTTTTAAGCCTTAACTTACCTTTTTTACCATCATTAGCCATTCCTTCGACCATAGCCAAAATTTCTTCACTGTGAAGCGAAAGACTATTTAAATCATAACCTGACCAACATGATAAGTGTTTTCTTTGGATAACCTTTGGATTATCTTCAAAGAATATTTGTAAAACGTTGTGACCATCTAACATGGCCGTGTTTGCGAATTTGGTAATCATTGTTGTTTTACCAACACCGAATGGTGCTAGGATAACAGCTAATTCACCTTTGGACAATCCACCGTCCATAATTTCATCTAATCCTTCAATTCCAGTACGGATTGGTTTTCTAAAATCTTCCACCAAAACATCAGCGATGTTATCCAATACGTCCATACCATCATCTTTGTTATCACCGTGTTCCAACGCCTTTCTAAGGATTGCTTCACATTGGTCATAATTTTCGATATCACCTTTGTTGATGATTTTGGTAATTTCAGCTATTGATTTCTTCAACTCTTGTTGTTTACAGAACTTCATAGCGATATCTTGAACCTCTAATGTGTCGTTTAGATTGGCTTCTTGGACTTTACGAAGTTGTGAGATGACATACTTTCTTTGTATGTCATCTTTCACATCTTTTAATAATCTAAATTCTAAACTACCTACATCAGGTACAATATCGTCTACACGTTTCGCATCTTTGATAGTTGCGGCAATAACTCTTAAGTACTGGTCTTCGAAATAATTAGGGTCAACGATATCTAGAATGGAATTAGCGAATTTTCTATCTGTTAGAATTTGTGCTAATAATCGTACTTGGTATTCATAACCTAAGTAACCCAAACTATTCTTATCAATTTTTGCCATGCTTTTTACTTTCTTTTAAAACCTTTTTGTTAATATAAATATAGACTAATTTCTATTAACGCTTAATTATTGTATAATTTTTTTGACTAGTTGATTGTCTAATCTCAGACATTACTGCTGGGATGATTTCTCTAATATCAACGTTAATCTTTGGGTTTAAAGTAAAGAATTCGTTACTAAATTGAATCTCTGAAACTGACCTTTTGTCAACTTTAAATTCAAATTTAAAGACATCTCCTTTTTTAGCGGGTGCCTTGTAACTGTCATCATTTTGAACTGAATATGGGTTATAATTTTCCCAAAGGTAGTTTAACGATTTCGTTTTTAAGTAATTAGGGATTATTCCCAATTCTCCGAATTGTCCGTTGTTCATACCACCGATGTTGTCCATCATATCTTTTAGTTCTAAAGATTTAAGAGCATCTTCATTGAAGTCGTAGATATGAAAATATCTTTGACAAATGATGTTGTTGTTTACATAGAATACGAATTCAAATCGTTGTTCTTCAATTTTTTTACCTGACTGTGTGTTTTTTTCTGTGTTCATTTTTGTTATATTCTGTTTAATTAAAAATTCAATTTTTCTCTCCCTATCAATTCCTTAAAAGGAATCAAATAATCAGGATATCTGTGTTCACCAATGGCTCTGTCTAGTCCGTCACGTTTCATCATGTCCATGACATTTTTTAGTTCACGACCACTACCATCTAGTGTTCCATCCATCAATTGCTCCAAAGCTTCAATACCATCAATGGTCATCATTGGCTTTTGAAGATTTACAAGTCTTTCATTTATCTCATAAATCTTTTCACCTTGTACTCCTTCAGTTACTTTGTTGATGATGTTATCTAAGACCTTTAGGGGTTTTAGTTTCTGTTTTTTACGTTCGATTTGCTGTCTTTCTGCACTTTCGATAATCTCTTCTATAAGCACCTTTCGTTCTGCTAATTCAGGAAAGTGAGTTATAAGGGTCTTTTCCCCTAACCCTTTAATTCCTTTAATAGAATCGGATTTATCACCAAGCATTGTTTTCATTAAACACGCATTATCGGGATTATAGCAAAAGTACGAAGAAAAGTTGGTATTATCAACATATTTCTTCAAATCTACGAAATATATCTTAACGTCTTTCGTAACTAATTGAGCCATATCTCTATCGTTCGTACATATTGTAATTTTTTCGTTGTCTTTTTTTGTCAAACAGTAATAAGCAATGAAATCATCACCCTCAATAATAGGGTCCTTCAGTTGTCTTACATACATTTCGTTCAGGTATTCCCAAACAATTTCTCGTTGATTTAATTCTGAGGCATCAATCGGTTGAGTACCGTTGATATAGTCTTTACCTCTATCACTTTTATATGGCTTATAGATATCATATCTAAGCTTGCCACTAAAATTACCATCCCAAAAAACATATACTCTGTGGTATAGGTCCTCGGTTAATAGCATCCGTAGTGTGGTCATAAATTGGTATATTCCACCAATATGATGCCCGTGTTGGTTAAAGCTATTTTTGGCTCCGAAAAACCCTGTTTTAAACAGGGCATTTCCGTCTACCAATAAAGTATTTTGTATTTTTTTTCTTTTTTCACCGTTACGTGGAGGTCTTTTGCTCACAATAACAAATTTTTAATTTAATATTCTTTTTTTTACTCTTTTTCGAATGCATCATCATCGAAGCTTTCTTCTTCAACTTTGAAATCATCAAAATTAGTTCCCAATTTCATATTGATAAAATCCTTGTTTTCTTTAACATAAGCATTTTTCTCATCAGGGTTTAGGAACCCGTGTGGTGTTGAACAAATAGTACCCATTTTCTCGATACCATTTACGTGGTTCTTCACACACTTGATATCAGTTCTAACACCGAAGTTAAAACTTTTACCACTATTTACTGCATCTAATTTCTTAGAAGATGATGTTGTCATACCACCCATGTGGAAAATCATTCTCACACCGTATTTGAAACCTTCACCACCATTATGCATAACTGTTGGTTGTCCAACTGCGTTAGGTCTAAGCCAAATCTTTTGTACTGCTACAAATGTATTTGTGTAAGGCGCACCTTCACGTCTTGAGGCTGGAATTCTAAAGTTAAGGATAGATTCAAACTCTCTTTTTAATGCACCAGCGGTCCATTGGTTATTGTTTGTGTTAGAAACGGCTCCTTGGTAACATCCTATCGAACCAATTGAATCCCAAAGGAAAACTAGGTTGTGAGGAAACTCACCTTTAGCTTGTTTGTCTAACAAATCATTGATTAATTTTGCAACGTCTTCAACAACTGGAATATATCTTTGTGGAGTAGTTTTCATCTTAGCTTCTTTGTAATCAAAATTTTGATACATTGCTAATAAATCACTACCACCGAAGTACATAAAGTCGTCTCCATCATAATCGATTACAAGTCCTGTTTCTTCATCTACAATTTCTTCATAATTGAAACCTACAAGTCTTGCGTGTTCCCAATTGAATGAACCCTCTGTGTCAATAATGATACAGTAATCACCAATTTTTTGTGCGCCAGCAAGTGACTCATAAATACCAGTTGATTTACCTACATCGGAGAATCCTCTGAATTGTGATGTGTAACCACGTGGAACACCTGGGAGTCCAACGGCATCGTGGAACGCTTTTTTGAACGGAAGCCACGTTAATTCTTTTTCTTTAATTACTTGTTCCCCTAATCCTAGGTTCTTTTTGAATGCTTTATTGTCAAACGCTGGTTTGTCAATAGATTTTTTTTCAGGATGCTTTTTAGCCATTTCCCCATACATTTTTCTTTTTTCGTTATACTAGAACAAAAAAGAGGCTTTTATACCCCTTTTTGTTATGAACAATTTTATAATTAGAAAGGCAAGTCATCAACTTCGTCGCCAGCATCTACATTGTTTTCTTGTGTTGTTTCAGTCGCTGCTAATATATTAGCTTTGATGTTTTCAACACCCATTGTAATTTCGCTTTCTCCTTCAGGTAATTCAGCTTCTACTGCTTTTACTCCGTTTTTGTCTACGAATTGTTTAAGTTCCTTATCCCAAACTGGAACTCCACCTTTAACTACGATTTCTAAATAATCGTAATTTTTAACTGAGAATACTTTTTCCCAAGTTCTGTCATCAGCCAACCATTTTGCTTGTAATTCAGCATCTTCTGATAAAACGTCTGAATCTTGAGCTACGATTGATGAAACTGTTGGTACATTTCTGTCGCTTCTTCCAATCATAAGAGTTAAATCACGACCTTCGTTAGGGTCCATAATCGCTTGGTGTTTTTTAAGTCCCTTAACAACTCCCATAATCATGTCGTAAGGACCTTTTTTATCGTAAGCGTCAGGGAATCTCCAAAATTTTGGTCCGTGGTCAGGGTTAGCTCTATCAATCAATTTAACGATATGATATTTTCTAGCTCTGTATCTTTTAGCGAACTCTTTGTTAGTTTCAGTTCCTGTTGCAAGCAACTCTTCTCTAGCTTCACAGAAAGGACAAGCTTCGTCTTTTAAGTGTTTCAAGCATGGGAATTTAGCTTTTTTACCATCAACTGTTGTTTCGTGAATCCAAACTTCAGCAATTGGTGAACCACCGTTAGCATCAGGAAGTATTCTGATTTCTTTTTCAGCTGACTGAACACCTTCTTTCATATCATAGATAGTAAAGTAGTTGTTTTCGTTAAAAACATTAGCTTCAACTTTAGGCGCAAATTTAGGTACTAAAGTCTTAGCATAATCTGCTAACATTGCTTCTAATTGGTTATTTTTTTCCATTTTCTTAATTAATTTTTTTTGTATGTATGTTATTTATGTTCTCATTTAAAGTTACACAAATATACTACATATCAAAAAAAAGTCAATACATTTTGACATCTTTATTGTGAATAAATTCATTTTATTTTGTCGTATAAACAAATATACTACTTTATCGCAGAGAATGCAACAAAATAGTATTTTTTCTTTTAAATCGATAAAAAAAGGACCCTTTTGGAGTCCTTTTCTTAATATTTTTAGTATATGTCTTCTTCTTCGTAATCAGCGTCACCATTTGTAACATCAAAGCTTTTTTTAACAGCTGGCTCTGAATATTCATGGTCTATGTCGTCTTTTGTTAAGATGTATTCTTTCTTTTTTGGTTTACCTTCTGTATCTAGTACATCGTAAGGACCCTCTTTATCTGCCCAATAATCAGTTAACTTTTGATTGTAAGGGTATGAGTCGAATGAACGCATTTCAAGCTTCTCTACTGGTGTAGGATTTCTTTTAACAAGTTCGTGTTCAAGATTATCAATTTTATCGTTGATAACACTCATATTTCCAAGTCTAGCTTCTAAATCAGATAATTTTTGTAATAGAATTTCAGAATTCTGTGTTGCTCTGTCTGCGGCCGCTTTAGCGTCATCACTTGCTTGAACAAGACTTGTTACATCAATTTCTACTTCATCTTCAGCTGGTGGAGCTGGAGCTACAGGTTCCTCAACAGGTAATTCTTCAGCTTCAGGCTCAGGCATGTCTCCTGTTGGAGCATCACCACCTACACCTAAATCGTTAGCAATCGCATCACCAGCCGCATTAGGGTCTTCACCAGTTGCATCAGGTGCTGGAGCTTGCGCATCAACATCAGCATCAATATCTACGTCAACATCTTTTTCCTCATCGTCTTCATCTATGATTTTCTCATATTCAGGTGCCGATTTGTCTTCATGATAGAAATCGTAGTTTTCTAATAGCTTGAATCTTTTAAGTTCCTCTTTTAGTAATTCAGGATTAAATTTATTTTTTCTCATTAGTAAATTAGTACAATAATTGTCTACCGTCTTCAGTAATTATTTTTTTGTTGATTCTTTCAACTAGGCTTTTATCACCTTTAATTACACAAACACCTGAACTACAATCTAAGTTAGGGTCTTGACTTTCGTTATTTAAATAACCATCGATAGCTTTGTTTAAGTTATCAACTTTTTTTGAATCTGTATTATTTTTTGGATTTTCCATGATTATTATTGTTTTTATATATTTTTATTTATATATAAATATCATAAAATCATTAAAAAACTCTACTTATGTTCAAAATAGACAGTTCTTTACCGTTTATCAAGATAAACTTATCTTGATATTTATTCCAATCAATCTTAACTGATTTATTATTGATATTCCCAATTGATTCAGGGTACATCTCTTCTATCAGTTTATTTAAGGCATTTATAGTGTATAAAGCACCACCTTTTTTGTGTATAGTAACAGCACTAGGGAATAAATTCTTAAGATTAAGTGGTTTATCCTCTTGTATTGTTAATTTGAATGTTATAATCAACTTTGACTCATCATCTAAGTTCTTATAACAGAAAATTTTATCTTCGCTTATATTGAATTTTGTTTGCAAATAATTCATAAACCAATCAAGTCTTTCAGGGAATATAAATGCTGCTAGTAGTATCGTTTTGTTCATTTCGTATAGAGTATAAATAAGGAATGTATCTAACTTGTATTCCAAGTTCTTCAACTGTGTTTTTATCTTCTATAAGTATATCGCTAAGTCCCAAAAAGACTGAACTTTTGGCCTGAATTCTCAATTTTAACTTATCAACATCAAACTCCATATATTTCAATAATTTCAAATCGACTCCAAAGATAATGTTTTCGCCATAAATGTAAACCATATCGCCAAAAATAAAAGAAATTTTATTTTCAATATTTAAAATTTTTCTTACTATTTTAAATAGAGTTTTTTGTGAGTATTGGATAAAGTCAACATAAATGTAAGATATTTCTTGGGTTAAGTCAGAGTAGACTTTTTTTGTGAACCAATACATACCAGTTTCGAAATCATCTCTTTTTTCTGTCTTCTTGAAAATCCAATATAAGTTAGGCTCCACTTCACGTTCCATAATATCGAAATCAGGATAGTGTTTGTTAACATAATCAAAACCAACTATCAACGTAGGAAGTCCATGGATTATCTCATCCATAGACCCCACTACATTAAAGTCTTCTGAAACATTTGTGCTTTGCGTTGTAACAATATTTGCTATCTTCATACCGCAAAGGTACTAAAACTTTTTAAATCTACCAAATCATTAACAGAATTTAGACTCACCAGTCAATTTACCAATATCAACACCTGTATTTGCTATAAGTGTTGCCGATGGATTTCCTAGGTTCTTACCAGTACCTGATTTGTATGCGTTTTTACCACCATAAACCCTTTCGTTTACGAATACAGTGTTTAATCCGTCAGCTGTTGTTGTTCCGCTGGCATAAGCTGTCTCAAGAAGATTAGCAAATCCTCTAAAGAATCCTTGACCATTATAAACAGCGTAAACCATATTGAAATAAAGTCTACCATCACTTAGTATCGCTTGTTTAAGAGCCTCTGTTTTTAAATATGATTTCATAAATGTATCAAAGTCTTTCTTAATTACAGCTGAATACTTAGCGAATAGCGTTGAATCCAATTTATCTGCCTGTGTTGGGTTTGGATATGATTGACCCCATTTTCTTGGAGTATTTTTAACCGCATCAACTGCTGTCCAAAATGTATTATCAATCGCTTTACCAACACCGTGATTTTTTCTATCAAGACCCCAAAGTGTCTCACCACTTCTAGGAGCACGTGTTTTATCATCTCCACAGTTATAACCACCTGAACAGTAATTTCCTTCCAAGTATAATACAACATTTCTAAGAGTATCTTCAAATGAAACAACTGGTTTTTTGATTGCACTACATCCAATAGATTTCTTAGGACTTCTATTTGCTGAGCTTACAACACCGTCAACAATGTTCACAGGACCCGTTCCAGCCGATTCAGTATTTAGGTTGTCTGCCATAGACATATACAAATCTAATGCTGTAATCAATGGAGTTTCACTAAACTTTATACGTGTTCCACTAAATGATGTACTCATTGAGTTTGGCTGTATTGAGTGTCTTACTCTCTTAATCATATAACCCCCATGGAACATAGGAATATTATCTAATTGGAAATACATCATTGGTTGAATCATGGCATTACCCATCATCTCTACCTCAGCTGTGTAGCTTCTAACCGAATAAACATTATAGATATTTTGACCAGCAATTGTTCTATTTGTTTCAGAACCCTTTTGAGATATATCATCTTGAATTTGAAGTGATTCATTTGTTTCAGTGAATTCATTTTGGTCAAGGTTTATATCTTTGAAAATATTCTGATTTTGTTGTGAATACTTTACAGTAAACACACCGATTCCATCTTCATATGAATTTAGATTTTCAGTAAAATCATCAGGGATGCTGGTTGCATCAATACCACCATTAACACATCTTAAATCCATTCCATCATTATTATATTCTGAATTTTTGAAATCTAAGTGTTTAGATGGTTCACCAACATAAACGCTAACAAAAGCTGGACCACAAGAACCATTAGCAATTGCTTCTCCATAGTTTCCGTATGGTTTGAAGATTGCTTCAACTTCTGCTTGGTCACGATAGTTGATGAAGTTAGGTAACGCAATAAAATCGAATCCATTAGCCGCTAATAATGAACTAATTGCATCATAAGCACCTGAATTTACTCCATCAATAAGATAATCATTGATTGGAATAGGATTGATATATAGCTTGTCTCCAATATCTTTGAATGACCTTGAAACGAATCTGAATGAATCGATGAACTTAGGACTAGCATTACCGTAACGCTTACCTAATTCTGCATCTACAGAGCTTCTTCCTGACGCACCACCACACTGATACATAATATCATTGTTATCAGTTACACCAGCAAGCCATTTATCGTGTATATTCTTACAAGTTCTATAAAGAAGAAGTTTAATTGTATCTTCATTTGTTGTTCCGAATAAGCTTTGTTCAAATTCTTTTTTAAGAGCAGTATCAGAGAACTTACTACCTGATTCTTTAATTTTACCAATTATTGTATTGAAATACAAATCAAAGTTTTTTGCACTAACTGAAATATCAGAATATACGTTTCTTACTGTATTGGTATCTTTGGTCCAAATCTTATAGTTATTGTTAACAATTATAAGTTCTTGATTTAAAGCATTAATAAGAGTCGTTACTGCTGGATTTGTTCTATAATCACCTTTCAATTCTAGGAATAGAGCATCCGCATCATCAAGACCAGTCACATAAGTAACTATTTGATAATTTGATACGTTTTTAATATTGGTATTATTATTAATTAAATTAGCATTAAACTTATAACCATTTCCTTCAGGAATTGTTTTATTATATAGGTTTATGAAGAATGCATTGAATGCATCTCCTGTTCCTTTCCAAACCTCAAGTTTCTCTCTAATCATATCCCATGAAATCATTTCGTCAGTACCATTAACGAAATCAAAGAAAACTTGTTTAAAAGCGTCTTTAACTTGTTGTGGTAGGTTAATAATGATATCTGTAGCATAGATTATTGGATAATCAACACTATCAGTTTCAACTAATTCAAGAGTATTTGGGAAATACTCAGTACGGGTTGCCGCCTTGTATTTTCTAAGAACTACTTGACCATCTTCAACCATTTTACCTTTGGTCCAAATAAATGGGTCAGATTTACCACTACCACCACCTACAATTTTTCCATCTTGGATAATTGGGTCTTTAAATGTAGTTAAGTTAACACCATCATTTATTCTCCAAAGAATACTTCCAACATAAGCACACCAAAGTCTTGGTGCATGTATAAAACCACCTTTTTTATCAAATAAGTGTTTGATTTCATTTGGACCAAATGGGTTTCCAAGTTCATTATCAATATTAAATGGAAGCGTGTTTAAAAATAACGTAGCTTTAGCGTATTGTTCACAATTATATTGTGTGTTATCAGAAAGAATACACCTAGCTTTATCTTGATTATAATACCATTGACTACCAAAAAGACTAAATGAGTTTTCATCATACGCATCTCTATCTTCATCACGATATCTTTGCTCAACATATGGATATGTTAGGCTAGTATCACTATTTTTAATAAATCCATGGAATAATTCTCTATTTTTTCCAAGATTACTAACAATATGTCTACCATTTTTACCCTCATAACCTTCTTCTTTATCTCTACCAAGTATTGCTGGTATGAAACCACTAGATTTTATATCATAAACTGAACTAGTTGGTGCATTCTTAGGTACTTTCTGTTCTATTCCAGTATTGGTTCTGTTCATAGACATACCATTATCAGAATTCTTGTAAAATACATACATAAGCGGTAACCCATCAAGGCCACCGAAGTCCATATTCACATATTCTTGAGTACCCATACTACCACCGAAAGAGTTGAATCCAGCTGTTGCATCAACACTATCAGATTTCATTTTATCAAGACTAAAAATACTTTCAGGTTTTACCTTTGCTGTTGTCGAGATAAGCGCATTACCATTTAATTTATTTTTTGGAATTATTTTAACATACTGACCACCATCCAATACCTTTTTACCAACCAAATAGTTATCTGAACTATAGTTTGTTAAGAAAGTAGAACCATCATCTGCTTTTATTTTTAAATCAGAAGTCTTTGTAGGCCAATTACCAGTAAATGTATCACTAATTGGAATAACAACACTATTAGGCCCTTCAGGTTGTTTACCATAGATATAATTATAAACAAATCTATCGTCTTTAGGTACAACAACATTTTCAGAGATATTATTAATAACACCTTTAATGTTTTTTACATAATCTAAATTTACAAACGTAAGTGAAGTTTTAAGTGTAGGGTTTTTAACACCTCTAAGAATAGCTTCAGCTTCAATTTCAGCCATTGCTTTGATTTCATCTTCAGTTAGAATAGTTTCATCGTTTGTATACCCTAAATAAGTCATACCTCTGATAACCATAAGTCTTGTTATATCTTCATTGCTACTTAATTGAGTTCTTTGATAAGGTTCACCATCAACAAATATTTGACTATCCATTGGGTTTATTGGAAACCAAGTAGTTGCTTCACTTTGCATTTGATTTACAACATCTGCACTCTTCTCAGCCGCAATTAAAAACGCCTTAAGAAGGTCATCGATAAAATCAATTTCATCAACTTGTTTTGGGTTATCTAATACACCACTTGAACCTAAGTATTTTTCAACAAAGGTTTTTGTTTTTTCATCTTTTTCTCTATAATCAGGCCAAGCAAAGAATTTCTTAGCATCTATGTATTCTTTTTTTGAGTCTACCTTAACAAGGTCATCTTTGAATTTGTTTTCCAATTGAGCAGTTCTAACATTGTTAGTTGTTGCTTCAGCACGTCTAGACACTTCATAGATTGTTTCCATAAAAGTTTCGATTGCCGCAGTAAATATTTCAATGATATTTCTAACAGTTGGTTCAAAACCTAACTGTTCACGAACTGTTGATTTTAATTCAAGAGCTAGATTTTCACGAACTGTTTTTGCACTTTTTGTAAGTGTTTCAGTAGCTGTAGTTAATTTAGCTAATAGAGAATTCATATCATAAACATCTAATTTATAATCATCCCTTATACCTGAGTAATTTTTCTCTAAATAAGCTAATAAGTTTCTTTTAAGTGTAACCAAATCAGCATTTGAACCAATACTAGCACCTAAGTTAGCATCACCAGCAATATCTCCACTTGTAGGTGATAATTGAGCTTTTGTGATATCATGATAGAAACCAGTACCTGAACCAACAAGTGTTATTGATTGAAAATCTGCAACATTAAGTGTTACACCAAGACTCAACCCATTAAAGTTATCAATTGCTGTCTTTACATTATCTTGGTATAATTTAATTGAATCTATTTCAGCTTGTGTTAATACAGTTGATGATTTAACAATAAATTCATAAGTATCAGGGTTTGAAGCCTTATCAGTACTATGACCGTATTGTAATTCAGAACCCAAAAAATTAATGATGCTAGTAATAGCACCCAATTTTTCAATACCAACCTTTATTGAGTTATCAGCTACCGCATTTGGAGATGTTGATGATAGTTTTTTAACACCATCATTTATTCTAGAAATGTTACGCATCAAATCAACAAGTGTTATGATATTATCAGGGTTTGCACTATTTGCTTTGTAGTCCTTAAATTTTGAAGCACCAATTGTTGTAAATGGAATAGCTTTAAGGAAACCAATAAGCATGTCAGAAAGCATCGCATAAGTATATCCGATGAATTGACATTGAATCTCAAAGTTTCCAGTCTTAGAGTTAAATTTAGAACTAAACTTAAGCATGTGAAGACAATAGGTTACTGGTTTCCCGTAATAACCCTTAATTTCCAATTCGAAGATTGGATATGGAAGTTGGAAGAATGTTGAATATTTATTTGCTGAATTATTCCCTGAAATATTTTCTTCGTTTTGGAAAATACTAGAACCTCTAACATCAACAAAATTAATGTTAATCATTGGAGCCATAGACGAATTAAAATCAATATCGATACCTGTAATTCCAAGTGTTTCGTTATTAATTATATCCTTATCAAAGATTGTTGTTAAATCAGTGTATTTTGTAGTTAAAACCTTTTTACCGCTAATATCACTACCTTCAATGAAGTTGATTGCTATATTGCTGGTACTTTCTCTAGTACCTGTAGAATTATCACCAGTTTTTGTTAAAACAGTTCTACCTTTTTTCTTTGTTCTAAGGACAACTGAGATATTTAAATCTTCAGTTAGAACTGACATATTTGATGATGAGTTAAAACCGTCAAAATCGTTAGGGTCTACAATCTTTATTCCGCTTGTTTGACAACCTATCTTATTTGTTATGTTATTCGCCATATAGTGCTTTATGATTCGTTACTTGTGTTATATATCTAGAAACCGCACTCTCAAATGGAAATGGGATTCTAATCAGGGCCATATCAGGAATATTAAACTCCAAACCACCAAATTCAGGGTTGGCTAACATAATTAACCAACCACTGTAAGGGTTATTATAATACATAAGACTCAATTTGTCAAGTCTAGAGACACCTTGTTTATAAACCATGTTCTTATCTGAGTCGAGTTGTGGGACCTGGATTCCAGGTATTGTTTTCATACCCGCATTAACTCTAAAGCTTCCGTATCTATCGAAATAACTAGCCATTCTTTATATTTTTATTAAAATTCTTTTGTTATATTAAATGATTTGTAACCGATAAAATCGATTCTAATCACATATGCATTTGTTGTAGAAAACTTAAAGTTACTACTTGTTAGGTTTATTGGATAAGTGTATGATTGTTCCATCTTGGTTTTATCAACACGTCCAACACCTATTTCAACTCTCTTATTTGTTGCATCAAAAATGCTAACCTTCATATCGTAAGAATCAGCCAGTGCTGGTGTTACCAATTTAATATCAATTGTTCCATTATAAGCATCTGTTGTTCTATCACCAGTAACATAAACATAAATGTCATTGTTAGTTGTAGCCGATGTACCCGCTGGCGGTTGAGCATCTTGTGCTGTTGTTCCACTAATTGCTTGCTCTGCGGCCGCTGTTTGATTTACTTCAGGTGTATTATCAGCAATAACATCAGGTGTAATCGCAGTTTCAGGATTTGAAATATCAACTTGTCCATTGCTAATTTTATAAACAGGGTTTGTTTCTGATACTTCAGTTCCATCACTCTTTTTATATTTTTTAGTAACAGTTAAATCTGTCTTAGCAATATAATCAGCTCTTGGGTCATACACTTGTGTATTAGCGAAATAGTTAAATGATAACGCATTTTGTAACTTGTTGATTGGACCCATAAGTGTTGAACCACCGATAAATTTAAACGACATGTTAACATTCGCAATCATTGGCTGAACTCCAATACCTTCAGGGTTTAAATCCCATACCAACGGCTCATAATCAATTCCAATATTATCGATTACAATCTTAGTATTATAAAAATCTCCAATTCTTAAAATACAAACTGGCGGTCTACCGAATGCCAAGTTATTTGCCCCTTGGTCCTCTGAAGTTGGTCCTTGTCTTGTACATTGCAATAAGAATGTAAGTCTAGAATTCAACCCTTCAGGTGTTGTTGAGTGGAACGCTGGGTGAAAATACTTAATTTTATCTCTAAATCTATCAAAAACAAAAGCATCATCATTAACCAATTGGTCAAAATACTTAGATTCATCATAGAATTTATTTGTTATAAGCGTATTAACAGTTTTAGATGATTTTTTAATAACAGGTGTTGCTTTCGCATAGTCGGCCGCTGCTAATTCAGGACTAAATCTGAAATGAATAACAGCTTTTCTATCTAATTTACACCAAATAGTATCAGTATCTTCACCATGGTTAGGAATACACTGAGTATTTGTCAAAGCGATGCTTGGCATTGTTTTAAATCTCTTATCAAAATTTCTTTTATCTGTTAATAATGGTCCCCATTTCGTATCTCTTAACTCATCACGGATAGCCTTGGCTCTAGCGTTAGCTAATTTTTGATTATATGGTGCAGAACCTTGTGGGCTGGCATAACCAGTTACCTCAACTACACAATACTTACACTTGGTATTCAAGAAATTAACAATAGCTTGGTCGTATCTTGGGTCAAAATAACCATAATAAGGCACACCATCAACATTAGAAACAGGAGCTCTTTCACCTTTGTAGTTTAAACCGAAGTTATATCTATCAGGCCAAGCACTTGTGACACCTGGGGTGAAGTTACTTGGATAAGAGCCTAATCCGAAACCTAAACCAGTTGCAGATACATTATAATTGATTGTATTAGCAGTTGTTGCACCACTTAACCCATTTTCATATGTTGCTGGAATATTAGCATTATCATTAGGGAAATAAACAACCATATCATCAGGTGTTGGCTCACTAGTAATCTTTTTAGGTTCTTGAACCGTTAAAGACTCAACTACAAGTGAACTTACTTGACTTGGTGTTAATTTTTTAGATATTTCACTACTAGGGTCAACACATCCAGCCCAAAATGAAGCAATATAGTTATCATCGGGTCCGTTAACACCTCTAAATGAATTTGCATAACTAGGATGGTCAACAATTACTTGGAAAGAAAGTGTACCTGTTCTTTCGGTGTTATTGTATGTGTATAATGGTTCTCCACGACCAATGAAATTATTAGAATCCCAATTTACACTACTATTTTCTGTGAAATTAATATTATAAGGCGGGAACCACATGATACGACCTCTTTTACCTGAGATAAGGTCTCCTGGTCCACGTTCTGATTGTGGTAGGTTTGCATATGAACTCTCATCGGCCCAAGCTAAGTTCTCAATTGAGAACATAAATTTCTTAGGGTCTTCAGGTTTATCTGTTGTATATGGTGCAATCTTAGGTATTCCATACTCATCTAATACTGAGTTTTCAGTATTGAATCTATATGGAACCGTTGGAGATTTCCAAAGTCCGTGTTTTCTAATAAGATTATTAACAGAATCATATCTGTCAAGCGTAGTCCAACTACGGCAATATGTTTCGTCAGCTGTTTTACCAGTTGCGTTGTTATAACGTCCATTATCATCGTATAAATCAGCTTTAAGTACTTGGCTACCCTTAGAGAAACCATTACCGTTAGCTTGTTGTATTTGTGTTGAAGTCTTGTCCATATCACCTTTGGCTGTAACGATATTCAACATACCTTTACTGTTGAAAAGCTTTTGAGTTTTAGCAAGAAGACTTTTCTTATCACCACTAAATGGATAATAATTAGCATCTGAATTTACCTTACCACCAATCTCAGTACCCCATGAGAAGGTAACGTCACTGATTTTACGGTCAGAATAACCTGGGTTTGATTTGTGTCCTACAAAGAATAAGTCTTCAGGAGCCTCAAAACCTGAAGCTTGAACCTTTTGTTCTCTGTTATAAGACAAGTTTGGAATGATATTATCGTCTGAACCAAATAGAGATATTGTTTTACCTTGATTTGAGAAAGCATAGATAACTCCATTGGTAATTTGTACCTCACCGTTGTTGTTTGTATATGCTGGTGCATAACCAACCCTAAATGACGAGTTAGAAGGATTATCTATACCTGATGGACTAATCCCTATCAAATTCGCATTAACGTTCGTTAAAAGGGCTTGATTTTGACCCTTACCAGTATTTAGAATCATTGCGTTGGCTCTAGTTACATTTTCAGCGTTGTTATTTTCACTTTGGAAAATAGACCCTGAATCATCTAAATAACTCTTAGGTAGTGTGAATCCTAGGATTCTTGAAGTATAATCAGCAATTTGTCCACCTGTACTTGAAGGTTTTGTAATAGTATAATCTGACCTAAATCCAGCAAGTGTACCATTTTTAACAAGGCTCATCATGTTATCAGTAACATTGAAGGACCCTAAAATATCTTGTTGAACATTAAATGCCGCATTGTTTGCCAATGCTAGTGCTAATTGCTGTCCACCGATTGTTCCAAGCTTTGTATCGTTGATGAAACCTGTTGCTCCAAGAACTCTACCAACTAACGTTGCTCTAACATCATAGTTAGTCACAACACCACCCTTAGCTATACCTAAACCTTGTCCGTTTAGTACGCTACCAATGATATTGATTGCTTTTGTTGCTCCACCATTTCCAGTATTTAAACCACCATAAGTGTCTAAATATCCTTTTATTTGTTGAGTAGTATCTGTAGGGTTTAAATCAATGAAAGTTGAAATATCTATTTGTTTATCAGCATCTAGATATAAGTTCTTGATTGTATTTCTTTTACGATATCCTGCTTCATCTGTTTTTCCAATAAGTCCATACTTTGTAACTTCTTCAGTAGCTGAATTAGGATATTTTTGTGTTCCTTGAGGCCAAACTGCTTGAGGGTAGTCTTTATTTACATCTTTCGTTGATAGGTCAATGTTCTTAAGTTCATCAGCAATTTGAACATCATTTTTAAATTGATTAGTTGAGATGTTCTTATTTTTAAATGAAATACCTTCGGTTTCCAATGGAAGACCAATTGGAACCAATACAGCGTTCTCACCAATAGTTGTATCAACAACTGGTTCACCAATCTTAGGAGCACCGTTAAGTGTCGTTGATAATTGTGGGTATTGTGGTTTTAAATTCTTCGTTAAAAGATAATCTCTAATATCTATACTTACACTGTTAATAGTGTTTCTAGTAGTAGGACTTGGTTTAGAAGAGTTATAAAAATTTTGCATAGTAACTTATTTATATATAAATACTATAGTACTTGAATTTTTATAAAAATAAATGGTTTTAGACCAAATAAAAAAAGACACAATTAGTGCCTTTTAATTATTATATATAATATTAGGTTATATTATATATTTAAATATTTTAATTATTATAATTTATTTATTAATATTAATTTTTTATATTATTATTTAATTTAGACAAATATACGGTTTTTTTTCGACATTGTCAAGTAAGTGTAAAAGATTTTTTCTAAAGAATTTATCAAATGATTGATTTTCAACGATTATTGACCTTTATTTTTTCCACCAATTTTATTTTTCTCTAATTCAACTTGGATTGTTCTTGTGATATCACGTCTAAATGAAGGGTCCTTCATAAGGTCTTCAGACATACCTGGACTTCCAGGAGATTTAATCAAGATTTCACCATTGATTGTAATAGAACCAAAATCAACTCTAGTAGTGTTCACACTTCCACCACCATCTCTCAACGCATTATCGACTGGACCACCACGTTTCATTGCCATAAGGTCATCTTTATTATCAATAGGTGTAATTTTTCCACCTTGAATAATTCCTCTACCTTGAGAAAAATCGCTACCTAAGTTCTTACCAATTGCAGGGAATTTACCATCGTGAACACCATAAGCGGCATCACCACCCATATCACCTAGTTTATCACCAGCAAGTCCACCTAAGATACCACCAATAATCCCACCAACAACTGTACCGATAACTGGAACAACAGAACCCAATGCGGCACCTGCGGCCGCACCACCCCATGCTCCTAAACCAGCACCCCCTGCTCTAATAGCAGTACGGCCAGCGTTTTCACCAGCTTCAACTCCATTTTCTTTATTGGTTGTCCATTCATCATATCCACTAGCACCAGCGGCAATTACACCACCACCAATCTTAGCAAACTTACCTAACTTAGCAAATTTACCGACACCACCAGCTACAGCACTTGCGGCTCCACCACCAGCAGACCCAGCGTTAAATCCTTGTGCAAGTATAAGACCATTACTAAACCAAGTAGCTTTATCCATAAGGAAACCACCTAATTTAGTTGTAAGATAAATAAGACCAGTTTTGATTGGGTTATCAATAATAAATCCACCGATGGTAGTAACCAAGTCACCAACAATACCAGCAAATTTCTCTATTTTATCACCCCATTTTTCGTTTTCGAATCTATCACCAAAATCTTTCAATTTAGGAAGTAATTTTTCGTTTATAGCTGTAATGATTGGAAGCAAATAAACCTTCATACCGTTGATTGTATTATTCAACGCCTCATCAAATGTTTGAGCATCCTTAGCTCTTTCACCCATAGCTTTTTGTTCTTCCATTTGGGCCTTAACAATACTTTGAGCATTAGCTCCTAATTGTCCAAGGAATTTCTTATCACCTTTAACTACGATATAGGCTTTTCCGTCTTTATCTAAGTGAGCTTGATTTGTAAGGAATTCTTTTTCTTCATCAGACATTTGGAATTGAACTTGACCTTTAATCTTATTCAACTTGAATGCATTTTTACCAGCTTGAGCTAACTCATCATATGCAACACCAGTTTGTTGAGCAATGATTTTTAATTTATGCATTTCAACAGCGGCAATTTCTATTTCACCTTTTTTATTCAAGTGAGCAGAAGCCGATGCGGCTTTACCTAATTCTTCAGTCAATCCTTCAATATCATTACGAGCTTGATACATAAGCTTGAATGGGTCCGCTAACTTAGACCATTCACCACCTAATACTTGTAATTGTGCAGACATATCAACAGCTCCTTCAACATCCCATAACTTATCTGCAAAACCAGCGGCAAATTCCATAGAAACACCTAATTTAGATACTGTTTGGGCCATTTTAGCTAGTCCATCAACTCCATTTTTGAAGTTATATCTATTAAGCATCTTGAAATTAGCATTGATATTCTTAATAACCTTAGATGAATTAAGACCCATTTTATGGGTGTCTTCCATAACCTTGTGAATATAGTCAGCAGTTCTTTCAGCAGAAACACCTTGTCTATCTAATTCAGCAGTCATTTGACCCATTGCTTCGGTACTCAATTGAGCATCAGCGGCAATCTTAGCCATAGCAACGCTTTCTTGTTCAGTTAAAACAACAGCTCTACCTAATTCTTCAGAATAACTAGCTTGCATTTGAGCAAGTTCTTCAATTCCAATACCAAAGGTAGTTGTTCTTTTAGCGGCCGCAGTAATATTAGCTCTATAATCACTAGTTTGTTTAGATAAAAGACCCATACTTAAACCTGATTGCTTAATGGCTTTATCCATATCGAATAAACCAGCACTCTTGATTTGACCGTAACCCTTGGTGATAAGACCTGGGATGTTTGTTGCAAGCTTTGCGATACCTTTTAAAGCTTCAGCACCTAACTTGGCAGTAACCATAGAAGTCTTATTAACAGTTGCCAAAGCGTCTTCTAGAGCTTCTTGTTGTTTCTTAAGTTCTTTATTTTGTTTCTTTATAAGGTCTAGCTTAACTTGAGCATTAAGAATAGCTTGAGCATCATTATCTTGCTGTGCTTTTTCTAATTCTTTCTCAAATTTAGATTGAATTTTTAAGTTGGCATTATAAGTTTTTTTCATCTTATTTGCCTTCTCAACACCAGCTAAATAATCAGCAAGACTGGTGCTAACTTCTTTTCTATATCTAGCTTCTTGTTTTGCGAGTTTAAGAGCCTCTGCGACTAATCTGTTATGCGCATTTAACTCGTCTTGACTCATATTTGATGTATCTGCCATTAGTTAGTATTTTGTGTTTGTGGTTGTTGAACTTGTGCTTCATAACCTTCTGAATTTAAGAATTTTATGTTAACATCTGATGTTTGTCCCTTCTCAACGAATTTATCGCTTTTATTTTTAATACCAATCTGAACATCACAATTCTTGATATTTGGTTCGTCTGTTTGGTCTTTAACTAGGATTCTTAGAATTAGTCCATTTCCACCCTCAACTCTTTTTTGTAAAACTTGACTAACATCATCGATAAGGTGTCTTCTAACCGTAATCATATCTTCAACCATTGGAAGGTCATAATTATGGATTATATCTTTATCATCACGATACTTAACGTTAACGTTTTCAATAGGAATAAACTTGGCTTTTTTACCAACATTAAACCCTTTACCTACCTTTTTAACAAGTCTAGATTCAGTTACTTTACGCATAACGTCTAATACGGTAATTATACCAGTACCAACAGCTTTTTCACCTGAAAGTTCAGCTTTAAACATCTCCCAAAATCCAGGTTGTTTATAAAACGCATCTTGTAAATCTTTATCCTTAAGAATCATTTGTAGTGCCTTTTCAGCATCCGCTTTCTGTTCTTCAGGGCCATTTACTTCAGGTTTCTCATCTTCATCTTCTTCAGTTGTATCACAAGAGCTCAAAACACTAACACCTTTGATTGCTTTTATAACAGTCTCTTTGTGTGTATTTCCAGCTGAAACCTTGAATTTAAGGTTATAAGTTACTCCATCATTAGTTGAAACAATGTCTTTGTTTTTAAGATATAGGTTATCTGTTTGAGGATTACCCTTGATATCCAAAATGAAGGTGTCCCATTTATTAAGACTATCGATGATTGTATTTTGTTCTTCATTAATTTCTAAGATAAATGTAGAATCAACTCTATCTAAGCAACAGAAATTAATAAACCCTGAATTAAATATAAAATTGATTCCTTTTCCTTTTTCCAATTGTTCAAGAATAATAGCCAAGTCGTTATTAACCTCATTCATGAAGTCAGGACTTGGGTTATTATCTGTGTTTGTATCAGGTTTTGGACCATTTTTTTGTTGTTTTTCAGCAGTAGGAGAAACTGGGTCAACCGTATCAATTAATTCACCGTCTCTGAAGATTTGTATGTTTGAAATATCTTTAACAGTTACTGGTGACCATGACTTGATATCGTTAAGTTTTTCAGGTTCTTTAACCTTGTTTACCTTTCTCATCTCTAGGTCATCACCATTCAACGATGTAAAGCTCATGAAGTATCTATTGTTGATGTTGGTTGAACCTTTATCGATGTTATCCATAATGATTTGCCCACCTGAATTATCAATTACCTTGAAATTATTCTTACTACCTTTCCAATTAATAGAAACAACATCACCTATATCGATACTTTGTTTAACCATTGTGTCAAAAGGAGTTTCAACAATAAACTGTAGTAGTCTATTGTATTGTGCTTCAGTTATCTTAAGTTTTTTATTATTCATGATTAATCTTTGTTTATAAATATCATATTAAATAAAAAATACCCACATTTCTGCGGGCATTTTTAGTTATGATAATGGTAAATCACCGTTGTTCATCCTATTTTTAAGATTCTGTCCGCTGATTTTGGTTGTTCTAGTACCTTTTGAGCCAGTAGTTTTACTTTGCTCCTTCATTTCTTCAATTTTTTCCTGTTTTTCAAAGTTTTCTTTATTCAATAACCCTAAAAAGAATCTTCTTTCATAAACAGGCATACTTAAAACATCATTATACGTAAAACCTTTTAAATATTGTGTGCAAATATAAATTTCTTCTAGTAACGGAACTTTATAATTAGAGGTTAGGCCAAAAAAAGTTGAGGTTAAGTGGAAGAAAGGTGGCTACAGACCCACCCCCAGGAGTCTTAACAACAATATCCAAGTCAATCCCACAATCAATTGTGTTCATAAATTCCGTTAGTTTTTTTGAATCAGGTAGTCTCATATTGTTAGCAACGCTAGAAATAAAAGTTCTATCCTTAGACCCATCAACTTCAACAATCATTCTCTCTAATTTGTAAGTATTATAATTGTTAATTAAAACGTTATTCTCTTTTTCTTCTTCCATTTTCTTGTCCAAGAAATCAATTTCACCACAAGTTAATAATCTGAACTTGATGGTTTGTCTAGCTAATGGTAAATCAAACGTGAAAAGTCCATTTTCATCAGGCTCAACCGTTAATTCTACCGTTTTTAAGTCATCTAAATTAACAACAGTTTCAAATGGAATTCCTTTCTCATCTTCGATAACAACAGGGTACATTTCACCGTAACCAGTAGCTCTTAACCAAATCATAATAGCGTTCCTGTCCCCAGGCAATAAATCCTTATATCTAAGGCTTGGTTCAAGCATTTTTCTATTGATAAGAATCTCAAGAAACTCACCACTTTGTAATAAGTTAGGACTTGAAAGAATGTTCTCATCAGCAGTTGTCATATAACTTAACTTGATGTTAGATTTCTTATTTTTATAAGTTTTTCCTAACGATGGTAATGAAATTACATCAAAAGGAGCGTTATAGTTTGGTTGACTAATTTCGTTGATGTGTTCATCACTACTTTGGTTAGAATAGTCGTCCCAAATGCTACCGTTTTTTGGTGTTACAGGTGGAGTTGGTGGTTTTTGATATCCGTTGTCGATTTCCATGATTGGTTTTTGTTGTTGATTTTGGTAAGATTGGTGTCTTACTGTAGCCTCAGCGGTTTGGTCTTGAAACTTTTGTATATTATCTAGATTTTGTTGTAATTGCACATCACGAAGTCTCATTTGTTCTTCGTTACGAAATCTTGCGACATCACTATAAGTAGGTGCTTCAGCTAAAGTTTCATCTTTAACTTGCATTCCTTGTGCGTTAAGATTTAATTGATGTGCTGTACGTTGTTGCATTTGCTCAATGGCAGATAATTGACCTGTCGGCATTTCAGCTTCTCTAAATGAAGCCGAGTAGATTTCATTTGTTGCTAGAGCTTTTTCTTGTTCGTAAAGTTCTTTTTTTTCTTTTTCAGATTTAACTGAATTTATTTGTTCTTTTGTTGGAACAACATTTGGTTTTCTATCCATTATGAAACGTGTTTAAATTATTATGTATAAAAATAAATATAGAAATTTAAATTTTTTTGTAAATAGCTTGACATTTTTTTAGATATTTAGTATCTTTACTTATGGATGAAATTATTAAAGACTACATTTCTAATGAGTTAGAAAAAATAAAAATAAGCGTTGGTGAAGGTTATATCGCAGTTATTGATAAAGGTTTCATTCAAAGTGTTTCTAGTATTTTTGCAATTAGTAAAAAAAAGGTAAATGAGGCTATTGGCAAAATAATCAAAGAAAAAAGCAAGTTTGAAGAATTTAGTGTTTTTCCATTCAGAACAGAGACACTAATTGATGATTTAAACAAGATGTATGAAACACATGATGATTTATATAAATTTCTTTTACAAATTCATAAGCAAGTCTATGAACTTAAGATTTATCATGTAAGTCTGCAAGAGTATCAGCAAGCGGCCGATTATCGTGATATTGAAAAACAAATAATGACACATATAAACAAAAAAAATGCCTCAGACGAGGCATTTTAATAAGTTTTGTTTTAAATTAGAATAATAAGATTGCTCTATCAAATCTAAGAGTTGCTGTAATCTCAGCGATACCATCATCATCCATAGATAAGTCACCAAATCCAACGTTTGTAAGCATCGTTCCATCAAGAAGCCATTTTTCAATAACTACACCTGTTGGGTCAAGCATCTCAAGTTCAACTGGTCTTTTATAACCTGCCGCATAACCTTGACGACCTGTGATAGATTCAGAGTGAAGACGAACCCACTCCATGATAGCTTGTGTTGCAGATGGCCCTATTGGGTCACGGAAAGTAACATCAATAGCTTCCCAAGTAAATCTACCGATTACCCATGTAGAAGTATTAAGGAACGGAATTTCAACCTCATTTTGTGTGATTGAAGGTCTTGAAGCAGAAGCTAACCACCATTGTTGGATTCCTAGGTCTGCTGGGAAAGTAATTAACCAACGATTCTTTTTCTTAGGTTCGTATGGTAGGGGCATTTTCATCAATAAATCAGCCATGTTCGTTTGTATTTTTTAAATTGTTTTATTTTATAATAAATATCATAAAATTTATTTTCTTTTACTTATCAGTTAAATTTTTTAAATTATTAGAAGTTAAAAAGTCTAATTTTAAGTTTAATTTCTCTTTTTCTGCAATCTCGTTGAATTTAGCTACAATCTTGTCAGCATTTCTAGATAGTCTACCTTCGGGGTCTTTCATACCTTTTTCAGTCAGAGCATCAACCAAATCTTGCATCTTATTCTCATCTTCAAGAGTAGATTTCATCTCTTGCATATTTTTTTTATCTTTGATTAAATTATTAACAGTATGCTCATTTTGACCAGTTAATTTAATTCCAGTCAACAAAGCAATTGTTAATGTTAAATCTTTGATATTCTCACTAAGCAACTCCTTACGAGAATTTTGCTCGTGAAGAATAATTGCATCATATTGTTTTTGTGTTATCTTTAACTTTGACATTGTGTTTTAATTATAAATATGTGATAAAACAAAAAACCCCATTAAGGGGTTTCTTGATTTTTATTTATTATACATTATCAAATGAAGCACCTGTATTCATGATTACGAACTCTAATTGAATAAATTCTAGGGCTCTTGTTGGTTTCAAGAATATTTGACCAGTTAATTGGTTTCTGTCGATATCTTCAGGGTCGTTTGAAAGAACCACACGGAAATCTGTTAAACCTCTTTCGCTTCTAATGTTATCCAAGATAGGAGTAACTATAGATAAGAATTGGTTTCTAACCACGTTATCATTTTGTTCAAATAACAATCTAATAGATACAGCAGAGATAAGTTTTCTTGCTTGTAATAAAAGTCTTCTTACGTTGATTCTATTAAGAGCAGATTCTCTAACTTGAAGTGTTTTATTACCCCAAATTTTGATACCATCAGATGTAAATGTAGCAATCGGATTAATTCTGTTTTCATACAATTCATCTCTTTCAGAAAGTGTTAATTTCTTTCTAGCTTGAACCGCATCAACATCACCACGTTGAATACCCGCAACCGCAAACCAAGGGAATGAAACATTATCAGTTAAGGCAATATTTCTTACAACATCTCTTGTTGGTGGAACGTAGATAAACACGTTATTTTCAGTATCGTTGATTTGTACCCAAGGCCAATATGTACAAGAATAGTTACTATCGTACATACCATCTAAATAGTCAGTAACATCTTCAACACTCATCACATCTCCACCAGTGTTTAAATCAGGTGTTGTCATGATGTAAAGTGAATCCGCTCTTTCTTCTTCAATCATCTCGATAGTATCTTCAATTAAGTTAGTATTATCGAAATTATCAATCCCAGGTGTAGCAAACACGTTAATGTTAATCGCTTCAGGGTTTCTGAATGTCCAAATAGCCTCTAAAAACGCATAGTAATCAGATGTAATACCCATGTCTCCATTAGATAAAGCTTTGTTACTAAATGCACCTGAAGTTAAACCGTTAGCACCGTTGGTACCATTGATTATGTAGCTATCAAGATTACTTCTTCTAGTTCTGTAAACATCCCATCCATCAAATCCACCATAAGGTGCGAATGTAAATTTACGAGCGTAGATTTTTTCATATGGTCCACCAGCAAGTCCTGATTCAGTTCTAAACTCAGCATCACCTGTGTCGAATAAGAATATAGGAGAGTAAGTTCCACCTGAAGTATTTATAACAACGTTAACGTTGTCAATTGTTGCACCAGTAGCATCGATATCCATGTGGAAACCGTTAGTCATTCCAGTCCAAACGTTTGGATTATTTGTTTGTGGTACACCTTTGTAATCGAAGAAATCAGCATCAATACCAATTGTCTCAGATAAACCTAAATAGAATTTACGTTTGTTTTCAAAAGCACCATAAGCAGTTTTGTATGTTAATTTTGGAGCTACAACACTTGTGTTGCTATTCTCTTGGTAGTCTCTAATTGGGAATCCAATGAAACCAGCTGGGAATGCATCACTTGTATCAGATGTATCATCCATTTCTATAAGAACGTAAGTTGATTTAGAAGGATATAAACCATCAAGTGTACCAATTCTTCTACCAATATAGTTATTAGAATTTGGGTCCATTGTACAACGGCTAAAGCTTTCTAATACTGTTGGTGAAGCATCACTATCGTAGTAGCTTCTAATGATTACGTCAAACTCTCTTGTATCAGGTTTAATGTTAACGAATGAGATTTTGAATTGCTCATTAGCCGCATTACCATCAGAAATTGTATGGAATCTGAATAATTTCAACACCTTTGTACCACGTAACTCAGATACAACATAAGGTGTAACCGCTGGCGAGTATTGTTGTTGGTAATCAGAGAATTCATTATTATAACTAACGATTGTTTGTTTAAGTCCTCTTACTTTTCCTTCAGCAACAAGTTCTTCGAACATACTGTTGTAGAATTCTTCAAGGTATAATGGTGTATTACCATTTTGAACGCTTCTACCAAGAACTCTTGGTAAGTAATTCTTTTTAGTTCTATCTAAAGATACCAAGTTATCAAAAGCACCTTGAGTTTGAGAGAAACCACTTAAAGAGAAATCTCCTAATGGATTCATTTCAGAATCAGTAAATGCTGGGTCGAAGATAACACCAGTAGCACCAGTTACCTCAAATGCTGGAAATTGTGTAGCTAAGTCTGTTGTACCTCTTGAACGTAATAACGCAACCAATTGGTTTTCAACATCTGTATAACCTGTACCTGAATAAGTTACAGTTACACCTGAAGCAACACCTGTTAAAGTACTACCAGTACTACCAGTAGCGGTAATGATATAGTTGAATGAAGCACCAGTAAATGAGTTTCCAGTTTTAATAAATGTTGTTGTAACACTACCTGTTTGACCTACATTCAATAAAGAAATGTATTGTAATTGGTCTTGTATCAAGTTATCAGCTAAAAGCGCAGTTACAATAGGACTAGCCGATGTAAATGTACTTGTTCCAGCAGATGTTGTTGAGTATGTTATGATGTTTGCTACGTTACTTCCACCTGTAGGTGCAACGGTTGTAGTATCTACAGCGGCATCAAGAGTAATACCCCATGCTTTACCAGCATAGTAACCTGAGAAACCTAATACTCTTGTTACGAATAATTGATTTGCTTGAGTTAAATATGATTTGGCAATATAAGGTAATTCATATTGAGGCGCACCAGTATCTTTAACCTTAGTAGCGTTTAGGCCACCAAAGAATGATTGGAATTCACCGTAGTTGCTAATGAAGATTGGTTGGAAAGCTGGACCGATTGTAGTCTCACCCACCAAACCAAGTTGAGTTACCCCTACTTGACGTGTAATAAAAGTTAAGTCTTTTTCTGATGTATAAACCCCAGGACTTACAAATACTTTTGTTGACATATTTTCTTTTTTTGTTTTATGTTATTATTTACTTTGTAGTTTTCTTTATTATAAATATTCACGTTTTATCAAAAGAAAGATAAGTTTCTTCGATATCTAACTTTTAGTATGTTTTTTTTCATACTTTCGTCATACTTATTGTAAAAGACCTTATGAAACGAGATAAAAACCTTAAAATCACACCTAATACACATGAGATACTTAAAAAGTACTGTGAGGAAAATGGACTTAAAATGTTTGCTTTTGTTGAGAAACTTATCAAAGAAAAATGTGTTCAAAAGAAGGATTTATATGGAGAATAATTAGTGTTTATAATAGTTATAACGGTTCAAACCATATAAATAATTACCTCTTATTTCATTATCAGTTAAAACTCTATTATATACTATGACCTCACTAATATTATATTTACCAAAACTACTATTACTTATCTGACCTAAAACAAACCCTCTGGTTGAATCTCTAAGTGTTCCATTAACAACAGTAGTACCACTACTAACTAAAATACCTTGTACATACATTTTAATAACACCACTTGGTCTATTATAAGTACCACTGAAATGATAAAATGTATTTAAATCAAAACTTGCCCCAGTATAACTAGTTGTATATTGAACACCATTTATAACTAAGGCAAAACTACTACCACCACTAAACATTGCACACGACATACTCCAACCAGAACCAAAATTATCATTTCCTCTAGAAATAGTTGGCCCTCCTCCACTTTGTCTTGGTGTTGACCAAAAAGAAATAGTAAAACTATCAGTATTTGTTTTAGCTGCGGCTAATGGAGATATTACATTATCATTTATTCCATCTAATAAAAAGTTATTATAATAATTAGAATTATTAAAAGTTGCACCACTTATTGTTGAGTTATAATTATTACCACTCAAATCATTCCATGTTGTACCAGTTCCAGGATATGACAATGGATTCCCAGCATCTAAATATAATACCATACTACCTGTTGCTATATTAGGTAATACAACATTACTACTATATTCGTAATGTAAATTTGGATTAAACATTTGTAATTGTTAAATAAAATAAATTATCCACTCTATTTAAAGTAGCACGACTTCCAGCTCCACCATTCATTAATAAGGTTCCAGTTAAAGCAGATACAACAGTACCACTTCCAGCAGAAAATGTTACAGGAGTTATACCATGTTTTAAATATGATGCAATAAAGTTAGATTCAGATGAAACACTAGTTGTAAGTGTAATAGCAGTTGAATTATCAATGATTACATTTCGACCATTCTGACCAAATCCACTAACATCATTAGTTAGAGTTGAAATTGCTGTACTGGCAGAAAGTCTAATCTGTGAAGGATTAGTATCAACGCTACCATCTGCCTTTAAAAATTGTGTTGATAAACCACCACTTTTTTTAATCGTTGTTGCAACTAATGAACCATTTATTTGTAATTTATCGGTATTATTATCAGTAGTAGTGTTTATTAAAAAATTACCATTTGTAGTAAGTAAAACTTGGGTTGATGTGGTACCACTACCAGTTCCAGTTGCAAAAGCTAAACCACCAGTTTGTGAATTTAACCTAATATCTGTTCGACCATTACCAGTAAGACCAAGGAATACAATTCCTGGGTTACTATTAGGGGTCGAATATGCTACAGACCCAACATTTGCTAAACCATTGTTTAAAAACCAAGTTTGAGCACCTGAACCAGTTAAACGTGTTCTAAGTGTACTACTAGAATCATAAAAATCGTACATGGATGTAGTACCAGTTATTTGACCATTTATTCTTATAAAACTACCGTTATCAATAATAGAACTATTACCAATATTGTTTAAACTAGTAAACTTTGGAACTGTATTTGTTGTACCTGTACCACCAACAAAAAGATTTGTTGGTAAGTTTTGATAGGTAGTTGCAGAAATAGTATTTACTGTTATATTACCACTTATTGTTCCACCTGTATTATCAAATTTTGAATTTAAAATAGTTTGTAAATTATCAATATCACTAATTGAATGTGTATGTGCAGTTGATATTAGATTATTAAAAGATGTTTGATGTGGATTACTAGTGTTACCAGTATGTAAATTAAATAAAGAATTATCTGTTTTACCAGATATAACAGGTGTCAAATCAACACTATAAAAATCAGAACCATAAATGTTGTTATCAAATTCAATAGAATTACCAACTAGTGTAGCACCAGTAGTATAACTATCAGTCATACCACTAGTAAACCCAGTAACATTGAATGTACCACCTGAATTATTGGTGAACGTAACTATACCTGTATTAACATTGTATGTTCCACCAGTAACTGTCATGTCACTCGCTAATATACCTAAATTTTGGGTAAAGTTAACTCCATCATTTCTATTTAAAATAAGGTCATAGTTTCCATTGTTAAATGACATACCTGAAATATAAATATCAGGTCCTACAGGACCACCACCACCATTTACTTCCCAAAGAAAAAATCCATCTTTATTAATATATTCAATAGCCGTGTCCAAATCAATGAAAAGAGTTCCTTTAAAAGCCATGTGGTCAGGAATACCATTACCACTCTGAAACCATATAGGGCCTAAGTCTACTGAATTTATTGTTATTGCCATTTAGATATATTTTTGGTATGGGTTATTATTTTGTGGAACAACACTAGTTGTTTCTATTGATTCTGTCGATATTATTGCTCTGTTAACTGTTGTAATTACTTCAAAGTCATCTTCATCAAGGATATATCCAAGTAGTTTCATTTCAAACATTTGAACATAAAATCTTCTGTTCTCAAAATCTTCAATATTACTCTCATCACCGATACTTTCTAAGTGAAGCGGCATTGGATGTCCGTTAACATTTAAATATGATTGTCTTGATTGGAAAGCTTTTTGAACCTTTCTGTTGAATTTATTCAAGTCTTTCATCTTTCCAGTAAAGATACGCACTTCATAAAGTAAATCAACACTAGTTGGTTGAGGAATCTTATATAAATCTACACCACGTCTAACACCATCAAAGGTTGGTACCTTCATGTAAGTATATGTGTGATTCATTGGAATATTCCAAAGTCCAGCTTGATTTTGTCCTTGTTGAATATCAGGTTTTCTTACAACAGTTATAAAAGGCATTTGTATATTCTTGTACTTATCAGTAAATTGCCAAGTCTTAGTAAACTCTGACCATCTTTGAATAGTTAAGAATATAACAGGTACCTTCTCACCATCAACTACAATAGACAAGTTATTTTCCATATGTTCAATAAAGCTTCCGTCCATGTCTTCTTCAAGAACACCCTTTGGAAGGAATGTGCCTTTATCTGATATGTCGTCAAGTATTTCTTGTCTTCTTTCGAATCCAATTTTTTGATTTTGTGTGTTGATATTAGTTAAATATCCTTTTTGCATTACCATGTTTTATGTCTTTATTAAATACCTCTGAATTCACTATCGTCAACTCCAGCACATACTACTGTTCTGAAAGCTCCTTTGTAACCCATGATGGTGTGTCTGTTATCGTAATTTTTTATTCCTGAATTTACAACTGAAAAATATCTAACATCTGTCTCAGTCACTGGATATCCAATGTAGTCACCGTGGCTAATTTCAGCGTCCATTTCAGATAATTGTTGGTCATATATTCCAAATGTAAATGGCCCATCTTGTAAGTGTTGAAGTGAACCAGCACTTGAATTATATGCTTTATTTTCAGGTGTTGCCATGATAGGAACAACCTTAAGTTCAAGAGGTGGATGAAATCTAATACCATCTTTGGTTGCTTCACCATATAACTTGTCATATTCCGTTTCATCTCTATTAACTCTATATAAAATGATGGTAAAATTTCCATCACCTTCGATAGCTTCTCTTCCCATTGAAACTTCTAAAGCGAAATCTTCATGAGAAAACCATTTGTTTATTCTAGTAATCGGTGTTACTTTTTTATTAGTTTCGTCCATAATTTTGTTTTATTATAAATATTTATAATTTACTTAATATACCATAACTATTGATTTTTCTTTAATTTTAATTATATTTAGATATAATTTTTAAAAGAAACACATATAATTTTGATAACATTAAACGATTTAAAGTCACAATCAGCAGTTGCGCTACTTGAGGGTTACGAAGGGATAAATCCGTACCTTATAAAGCTTAAAAATGCTTATTTGAAAAATAAAAAAATACCTTTGACTGAAAACCAATCAAAGTACATTATTGATAACCATAACAGACAACCAATATTCGTTAACCGAGTAGTTGGAATAACTGAATACCTAGGACTTGAATTACAAAAAGCAGATAATGTAGCTTTTACACCACAAAAGGTTCTAATTGAATTTATCTTGGGTGAAACTGAAAAAGCATTTCACGTTTATGGGAAGCTGAAACAAAACCAAACGGTTTCTAAAATGTATTGGCTCGCAAAGACTCAGGTTCTTGATGACCCTTACTTTGAACCAATCAACATTGATGTAGACTTCACACCTTACAATAATGTATTGGCTAAAGACGGTAAAAAACTCTATCAACACCAAGAGGAAGGAATCAAGTTCCTTTTAGCTAGAAATGGTTGTATTCTTGCAGATGATATGGGTCTTGGAAAGAGTATTCAATCCATCATTGCGGCCCTTGAAAGTGGAGCTAAGAAGATTCTAATTGTTTGTCCTTCGGCAACGAAGATAAATTGGGAACGTGAAATTAACGTTTTTTGTGATGATACAACAATTATTGATGGTAAAAAATGGTCAGATGCTAAATTTGTTATCATTAATTTTGATATTCTTAAAAATTTCCATACTCTAGCTAAAACAACAAAGAAAAAAGAAGGTGAACCTGAAGAAGTAATCAACAGACAATTAGCTGAAGCTGGATTTGACCTATGTATCATTGATGAGGCTCACTACCTTAAAAACAATGAAAGCATCCGTGGAAAGATTATGGTTGAATTGACTAACAAATACGGAATAAATAAGACTTGGCTTCTTACTGGAACACCAGTTGCAAACAGACCAATGGACTTCTTTAATCTATTAAAGATTATAAAGTCTCCTATTGCAGAGAATTGGAAGCACTACGCTCTAAGGTACTGTGACGGAAGACAGTTCTTTAGAACGCTTAAAAATGGTGTTAAAAAGCAGATATGGCTTACCGATGGTGCCAGCAACTTAGAAGAATTAGCTTCTAAAACAAAAAACATCATTCTAAGACGTTTAAAAACTGAAGTTCTTGATATGCCTGATAAGGTTATCACACCGATGCACCATTTACTTGATAAAAAAGGTCTTAAACAATATGAGTTGCTTTGGGATGAATATATGCTGAAGCGTAAGCTTGAAGGAAAGCGTAGTGTTGAATCTCAAAAGGATTTAGTTGAACTAATTCTCCTTAGACAATTCATTGCGATACAAGCTATTCCACAAACAATTGAAATGGTTGAGAATGCTATTGAAATGGGAAGAAAGGTTATTGTATTTACAAGCTTTACTGAAGAATTAGAAATGATTGCTAACCACTTCGGAAAACAAGCGGTTAAACACAACGGGCCTATGTCTACTATTCAAAAACAAAAATCTGTCGATGCTTTCCAACAAAATGACAAGGTTAAGGTATTTGTAGGGAATATTAAGTCAGCGGGTGTTGGTATTACACTTACTGAAGGAACGGTTGTTGTGTTTAACTCATTTGATTGGGTGCCTGGGAATAATGAACAAGCTGAAGATAGAGCTTTCCGTATCGGACAAAAAAATAACGTAAACGTTTACTACCAACTATTTGATGATACAATTTCAAGTCGTATGTGGTTAATGCTTAATAATAAAAAAGATGTTATTTCAACAATCATGGGTGACAAGCGTCCTTCAGATGAAGAATTAACAGAAATCTTAATTAACGAATTAATAGAAGAGTAATGGTAATAATTTATACATTCCCTGAGTGTCCTTTTTGTAAGGAATTAAAAGAAAAGCTAACAGCTGAAGGTATCGAATATAATGATATAAACGTTAACTTGGCTGAAAATGCTGAAGAATATGGTAAGGTTGTTGTAGCAAGCAATTCTAACGAAGTGCCAGTTGTAAAGATTGGTAAGCAATTATTTATCCCTAATGTATCGTTTCACTCGATAGATGAGGCTGTGGAATTAACAAAGAAGTTTTTAGCTTAATTACAAGTTTTATTATATTTATAATAAAACAACAAACATGGCAGTAAGCACAACAGAAAGAGATAAAATATTTCGTCAATTTAGACACTCTGTCGGAGCACCAATCCGTCAGATTGAATTGGAAGATGAGCAACTTTGTACGCTATTAGAAATAGCTATTGAAGACTATGCTCAATACGTTCAAGAATGGCTTGTTGAACACCAATGGCAATCATTGTTAGGTTCAAGTATTGACACAACCGATATGGCATTTGCATTAAGTGTAAGAGGCTTTGACTTCATTACACAATATACTTATGCTTATTCTAAAGGAGTTGGTCTACAAGCTAATGGTCCTTATGAATTAAAGAAAGACTTCGTTGAAATCGAAGCAGGTAGACAAGTCTACACAATCCCAGCAGGACGTGAAATTAACGAAGTTCTTTGGATTACACCTCCAACAATTACGCCAGCCTTATTTGGTAGCTACGGTGGACTTGATGGTGGTTTCGGTGGTGGATTTGCCCAAACTGGACAAGGTGTTGCTCAAGGTGGTGGTCAAAATGCTGGTTACTACATTACACCAGCGTTCGATGTACTTCTTACTGCGGCAGATATGAACCTTAAGAATAGAATGGTTAGAAGTGAGCTTGTTCACAAGATTACAGCAGGTCCTAATGGAACGAAATTACTTCATTTATTGAGTGTTCCTGGGTCTAAGTTATCGTTTGGTACTGGATTAGGTGGAGTACCTAACTCAATCAATATGACTGGGTGTCAAGTTTGGTATCACTATTACGATACTTCAAAATTAACAGATGAAGATGCTGACAAGTGTAAGAAAGATAATCCTGATATTATCCAATTACCAAATCAAGTTCCTTTATCAGAATTAGATTTCTCATCATTTAACCCACCTACAAAGACTCTTATCAGACAATTATTTATTGCTGAAGCTAAGAGAGCACTTGGTAGAACTCGTGGAAAGTTTGGTGGTGTTGTTGGACCGCCTGAAGCTGAAAGAATCATGGATTATGAAACACTTATTTCAGAAGGAAACGATGAAAGAAGAGCAGTTTTAGAAAGACTTGATGCAAGACTTCTTAGGCTTTCAAGTACAGCTCAATTGGAGCGTGGAGCACAAGAAGCAGAATTCTTAAACAGACAATTACAATTTAGACCTCTAGGGTTCTATGTATACTAATAAAAAAAGGGACCCAAAGGTCCCTTTCTTATTTTAAAATCCCCACTCGTCCTTTTCAGGTTCTTTTGGAGTAATTGGTGCTTCATAAACAACATATCCTTCAGGCATATCTCCAAAGGTATCATCGAATTCGTCATCCAATTGTAATATTTCATCTTTTCTAACCAATTGTCCGTTAGCGTCAAGAATAAAAACAACTTCTTCATCATCTTCATCTTCACTAGCTTTCTTTTTAGGTTCAGCTTTCTCAGCATTAAGCATAGCTATTGATTTCTTAGTAGCTGTCTTGCTTTTTACCTTAACTCTCTTGATTACGGAATCAATATCAGAATCTGAGAATAATTCCATTTGTCCGCTTGTTTCAACTGTTGAACCAGTCATTACAATGTTTTCTGCGTTGTAATCTAACCATTGTTCGTATCTGTCGATAGCATCATTTAGATTTCCATTAAGATGGTAAAATTCATTACGTCTAATAGCATCAGATTCGTATTTAAATAATTCATCGAAATAACATAGTACTTCTCCAAATTTTCTAGAAACAATCGCACCTGAATCATCGTCAGCCATATCAGCCATGACAAATACATCTAGTGGTAATTCACCTCTCATTGCACCTTCTAAGTCACTAACTTCTAAGTGTTTGATGATATCATCCATAACTTCTTTTTCTCGTTCAACACCTTCAATCTTAGCAATTACCATTCTTTCATGATAATCAATTCTAAGCTCGGCCCAAACGTGTTCTTCCATGTTATTTGGAACCTTATCAACCTTATCCCAAAACTTAATTTCTTTATCTTCCATACGCATAAGGTCTTCATATGAATCTTGGTCACCTTCTTTAAAAGGAATACCTGAAATTAGTTCACACTCATAAGGAGAAAAAATAACTCTTTGTTTTAGTGTGTCAGTTGTTTTTTTGGTTTCTTTATTTTTAACCTTAACGATATCTAATAAAACCTTACCACGAACTTCTTCGTTGAAACAAACCAAAAGAGGTTTAACCTTTTTGTTGAAATTATCCAAGTAACGAGCAACATTATACTCATCAGTTACAAGAGAGTTTTCAATTTCTTGAATTCTATCTTCAATATCTTTTTTAGCTTCGGACTCAGCTTCTTCAAGTACAAGTAAACCTTTTTTAAGAATCTCCAATTCTTTTATAAGCTCAAAATCTTTTTCTACAGTATCAGGGTTGATTAATTTACAGTTAAGAGTTACTGTTTTTAAACCAGTAGCCTTGTTTGTTTCTGTTTTTAAATCTCCGTGAGACTTCATAAGACCAGTATTCACATAATAAAGTGTATCACCTAAGTTAATTCCAAGTCCATCTTTTAATGCTAACTCCATGTGAGCTTGCTTTGGCATTGGATTCCCAGCTTTATTTTTCTGAGTTGCTTTCTTAGCGTATTCAGTAGCTGTTGTTTTAACTCTAGCTTTAGATGCAATCTTAACCAATGGAATTTGGTAATTATAGATTTTATCTACATACTCATAGTAATAATTTATGAATGAATGACCATCACCATCTAAAAGCATACGAATACCTTTTCCTAAGAATTCTTCTATATAAACCGACATTTTCTTAGATTTAACCGAGTTACCAACAAGCTTAATCTTACCACCAATATCATTGGCGTAGTTCTTTCTAGCAAAGTTGATTGTTGAAGAACATACATCATCTAAATCTAGACCCATACGACCTTCCATATAAGTTTCGTTAAACTCTGCAAGAACAGCATCGATACCAACAAGTAACTTGTTTGCATCATCTTCAGTTTTCCAATGCGTACCTTTAGCAAGATAAGTAATTTCTTCCAAGTTATCAGGTGCCGCAAAGTTGAAACCATCGGTATCACCTACAAGAGGTCTAAACTTATATTTCTCATAGAAGTGTTTAACCATAAGACGTAAATATTGACGACCACGACAAGTTGTTTCCTCAGCAGAATCCGAATCACCCCAATTAAAGATATATGGCGCACCATATGAACCGAACCATGAGTTAGCAAGAATCTTAAGTGGTAATTGTTTTTTATCGTAAAGATTTGATAGTGCTTTATGCTTCGCAATTCTCTCAGTTAATTCCTCGATTTCAGCGTCAGTCATATTAGCTTTCTCAGCTTTCAATTTACCTTCTAATGCTTTATATGTTTTCTTTTCAACACCAGTCAAGAACTTAAATTTATCACGGCTATCAACAACATAAGTAAGCATTCCTTCCATTACACCTGAAATATCTAAGTCAGGGAAAATAAAGTGAGTTAACTGTGTTTTAGGATATAAAGCGGCATAATCTAACTTGTATACATTTTTAGCGAAACCTACTTCAAGAAGTCTAGAAAGACCACCAGTAAATTCACGTTTTTGTTGTAACTCAGGAATAGCAAGACCGTTCTCATAAGACCATGCAGACATAATAAGCTTCCATTGTCCAGCTGTACCCATTGTAGAACTACGTTGGAATGATGTTGGAAGAATCTTCGAAATAAGGAAACTGGCTTGGTTGAAAATAGTATCAATTTGTTCAGTTTCCCACAAGTCATCACATAAGTAACGTTGTACTATATAAGCACCTTTAACTTTTGAATATTTTTCTTTTAATGGAGCCTTTGCTGTAATCTTGTACCAATCACCATTTTCATTGTTGAAAGCGTACTCGTTTTTCTTATCTCTCCAAGTTGTATTAATCTTATCCCCAGGCACATAAACCCTATTTGGCTTCGCAATCTCAGAGTATTGAGTGATATATTTCAATCCCCATCCTTTGATTTCCGAGTTAATCGCCATGGCTCTACGAACAGCATGTGAGATATCGATAATACTATATCCATACATGTGAGTTTGTTGATACTTTTGGGTCTCACCACCCAATTTCAAAGAAGCTTCTTTACGTTTAATCTTAGATGCACGATTAAGAGTAATTGCTAATTCAGTAATTGAAATACCAAGTCTCTCAGCTCTTTTAAATAAGAAAGGCCAGTCAAAGTCCTCTGAGTTATATCCAGTGATAATATCAGGTTTAACAGCGTCAATAATTTCAAAGAATTTCTTGATATTTTGACGTTCTGCCTCACGTAATTCTTGAGGTGTATCTTTGATTAATTCTAACTCAGCTCTAATGGCTAGTTTCGTTATTTCATCCTTAGCTTCACGCTCTTGTTCGATAAGTGCTTGTGTTCTCGCACCGACAGTTTCTAGAACACCTTCGAATCCTCTATTGTCTCGTACACCGATTTGGAATATTGCATGACTGTCAGCAAATAAACCCTCGGTCTCCAAGTCATATTGGAACCTGTGAACATCGTTATAATCGTCGATACCTTTGAACAAACGCTTACCTGTTTGGATAAGGAATTGTTCAGTAGGACTAAACATAACGAAGTTCTTTTGGTATTCTTTACTAAATGGGTCTACACCACCGAATTTAAAGAAATTGATTAATTCATTGTATGATTTAGTACATGTTGCTAAGAACTTATAACCATTTTGTAGACGTACAGGTGTAAACCCATCATCATTAGCAGTTCTAAGCTTAACCATTTTGATACCGTGCCTAGCGGCCGCTTCTCGTATCTTTGTTTTACTACCACCGTAAATGACTGTGGTAATGTCTTCTTTAAACCAAAGGAATGGTTTATACCTGTGCTCTTCTAAATACTTGGTGTCTGTATCTCTATCATTGATTACCAACGTTACAATTGGTTTATCATAAACAGCTTCAACACCAACTATATACTTTTGCGGGTCAGTTCCTTCAAGAAATTTTTCGATAACCAAGTTATCGACTTTCGTTTTTGTTTGACTCATAGTTAGTTATAAATATTTATACAAAGGTACGACCAAATTAAGGTAAATGCAAGAGATAACCAAGATTTTTTTTTAACTTTGTATGACAAAGTTACCGAATTTTTTCAATAGTTGCAACTATTTATAGTAAAAAGAAATATGGAAACTAAAAACTGTAGAAAATGTTTAGAAGATAAATCATTAACAGAATACAATAAAGGTAATGACCCTAAAGATAATTTGAAATATATTTGTAAATCATGTCAAAGTACTTTAAACAAAAATTATAGCGAAAAAAATAAAGAAAAATATAAGATTTGGGTTAATAATAATCCAGATAAGGTGAAACAAAAAAATAATAAATATTCTAAAAGTGATAAAAATAAAGATAGAAGAGCAAAACACTACATTGATAATAAAGATGAAATAAAAGCTTCAGTTAAAAAATATTCAGACGATAATAAATCTAAAATAAAAGAAAGACAACAATTTTATAAAGAAAGTGGTAAAACAAAAGAATATCGTGATAAAATAAAACATATAATAGCTTGGAGAAATGTATTAAATAATTCATTAAAACGGTTAGGTCAAAAAAAGGAAAATAAAACGATTAATTTATTAGGTTATTCAGCATTAGAACTTAAATCACATCTTGAATCGTTGTTCACAGATGGTATGACTTGGGAAAATTATGGTGAGTGGCATATTGACCATATCAAACCAATTGTTACTTATAATAAAGATACACCAATAATAATTGTAAATTCATTAGAAAACTTAAGACCTTTATGGTCAACAACGAGAGAAATTAATGGTATTATTTATGAAGGTAATTTAAATAGAAAAAAATATTAAACACTATTTTTTCTTGTAGGTTCCAAATATTTATAATTAAAAGTTATGAAGAAGTTTATAAAAGATAAAATTCGTGAGGCTGTGAGTATGCCATCATTTGATTTACCACAAAATACACAACCAACACCTGAAGACCTACAAATGTTAAAAAACATTACGTGGCACGATATTATTCTTGATGTTAAAAAAGACGATGGTGTATCAACATTCTATTTTGATGTAAAATTTAAAAATCCTGAATTGAATAAGTTTTCTGATTCAATAGTTTTCAGCATTCAACAAATTAAAGGTACATATTTTCATCCACACTTGTTTTTATCAGATAAATTACAAGGAATGGGTGTTGCTCCAAAATTAATGAAAGCTTTCATTATGGATTTCGGTCATATATATGTAACAAAAGCAAGAACCTTGAACCCAAATTTTACAAAGATGATTCAAGGCTTAGCGAATGACCCTGAGTTAGAGTCATATAGTGATGATAAAGCTACGGTTGTTATGAAAAAAGGTAATCCTGATAGAGATGAATTACTTAAAATTATACGTAATAATCCGTCTCAGGCAGTTTAAAAGCACTTCTTAATAAACTAACAATAGCTTTAGGACCCCACTTTTCAAATATCTTAGACGGGTCCAACGGGTCATGACCCTCAATATTCTGTATCTTTACTATACGTATTCTATCTCTAAGGTTACCAAAATTAAGTTGGTGGTATAGAATCTTAGCATCCTCATAGGCATCATCATCTAGAACAATTACTATATTACCATTAGCATTGTCATGTAACAGGTCCATAAGCTTATCTGAGATGTATTTTCCTAATAGAGGTATAGAATTTGGAACAACAATATGGTCGGTAACCCCTTCAACAAGATAAATCGTTGCATCAAAGTTAATTTTACCTTCGTTGAATATTATTTCTTGTTTTTCGGCAGTTGGATTGATGTATTTTAACTTCGTATACTCATTTCCAAACCATCTTGCAATGAAATAATTCAATTTTCCTTCAGAATCATACGATGGAATGATAATTCTATTGAAAAAATCACCCTTGTATGTATATCCTATTTCAAAATACCTGATTATTTCATCAGTAATACCACGTTCACGCAAATATTTCATTGCTTGACCGTATTTAAAATCCTTGGTAGTACATTCTGATAGTTTTTTATAGCCTTCAGGTAGAGTAACTACAACTTCCTTCTTCTCTAGGGGTGTAATGGTATCAGCATCAGGTTTAACTAGTAGGTAATCACGTATATTCTTAGGGGTGGCATACTTTTTAAGGAGCTTCATTATCACTCCATGCATGTTATTGGTGTCTTGACAGGCCCAACACTTGAAAATACTACGATTATAGTTAACTTCTAGGTTTCCTTTACCATCTCCATCAGGCATGTTTTGCTCAGCGGAACACGCAGGACAATCAAAAGTGATTTGTCCCGTATCTTCGTTATGCTTTCTAACATCCCCTAGAAAACTCTCTAATATATTAACTAATAACATTGCCATAGGGACAAAGGTACGAAAAAAGATTTATTCACACAAATTTATTTATCTTCGATTTTCCAATAACCCATCTTGTTCATATAACCACGTGCGGCAGTATACGCATCAGATGTATCAAATGTTTCTTTTTTAAGTTTGTTGTTTTTATCGAAGAACCAAGTTATTTGTGGCTCTAAATCAGCTACTTTCTCCCAAAGAACATATTTTTTATCTATATCAAAAGCATAGTCACCAAAAAGAACTGGTGTATTTTTAGCTATGGTTTTTTCAGGCAAAGGAGTTCCATCTTTTTTAGCCTTTCTAACGGCCATAAGTTCAGGGAAGGCATACTTACGTGCATCGTATGAAGAAATGAACTCAGGGACCACACCAATGGTGTCCCAACAAGATTTAGAAATCATTCCGTTAAAACGAAGAAGAGTTGCGATGGTATAAACGTTATTTGATTGTAAAAGAGGTTCCTCAATTACGATTCTAGTGATACCAACATCACTATAGTGTGATAAGAATTCATTCTCGAAGATTTCAACCTTTCTGAATAATTCTTCCATTTTATTATTTGGCTTAGGCTTAACTTTAGGTGATACGTGGTGTAACAATTTAAGTTTCCCTTTATCACCTAAGTCTTCAAATAGAGCAATACCAATTGTTGAAGTTGATACGTCTAATGCCAATAAAAATTCTGATTCTTTTTCCATTTTTTAATCTTTTTATCCTAATCTAATCAAGATAAAAATAAAATAAAGGTTAAAGACTAATAATTATTCCTAAAGCAAGGAATTCATTCACATTTTTGGTAATTTGCTTATCAGTTTTCGCTACAGCAATAAGATTGCTTGCGTCATCATATAAACCAATTTCAGTAATTCTAGGAACATCACCAACATTAAATGTAGGATTTGTTGTAGAACCGAACTCACCTCTGTCAGCAATACAAGTGATACTTTGGTAAACATCAGTTGAAACACTATCAAGAGTAATAGTAGGAGCCATATTACTAAAATTACCTACAATTGTAGGGTCCGTAATAACCAAGAAACCTTTATCTAAGTAAGCCATACCCACAAGAGTATCAGCTGTTACACCTAGATTTGCGTTTGTTTGGAAATTATAAGGTTGTTTCTGATTCAATGAGAATGGCTTTGCAGTTCCGTAACCAGTTGCCCAACTCAATGCAGGGTCACCACCGTTAGGTGTCATAATATCATCAGAAACCAATGCGCTAACATTATTTCCAAATCTACTAAGAACACTAGCAGAATCTGAATTTAAAGCATCTAATTGTGAAGTATTTGAAACTCCACCTTGATAAGTACTATAAATAGTATATGTTCCAGCAGAAGTAGGTAATTCAAGTTTAATTGTTTTACCATCAATACATTCACCATATTGTGAACCATCGATAGCGATAACAAGAATCTTAGATTGAGCAAGACCACTAAAAGCAGTATTAGAAAAACCACCATTTGTATAAGTTGTTGCTGTAAATAATGAGTCACCAACACTATTCAACGATAATCCGAACGAATAAAATAAATTAACAAGAGCATCAGTAGCGAAATTATTTCTATCTACGACATTTTGAGTAATACTGGCACCAGTAACTACGTTTACACCATTAGGTTTTATCTCAGAAAGAATCGTATATGATTGTGATGCAACAGGCTTGTATAGAGAACCTGAAGTATTAACCATAAGAACGCTTTTAAGACCAATAGATTGTGTTGTACTATTGCTAGTACTAACATATGGGCCAACATTACCAGCAAGACTAGGCACTTGACCAGTAGGTAGTGTCTTGGTTGCGTAGTAGTTAGCGTCAGAATCACCTAAGCTAAACGTTTTTATAAGTGCGTTATTAGTAGAAACAAGTTTTTGTCTACCAAGTGGTGTTAACTTTGCAGTTAACGTAAGTGTTGTTGCTGTATTAATATATCCCATTTCTTAGAAATCTAAACTTAACTCAATCATGATTGTATTTCCGTTTGTAAGAGCTACTGGATTTGATAATTTTCCAATACAAACAAGATTTTTATCTGTATCGTAAATTCCAATCTCACTAACCTTAATATTTGGAAGACTTGTTGTAATATCTTTGCTTCTAGAAGGGTTTGTAGTCGAGTTAAATTGACTAGCGTTTATTCTAATATCAAAGATTGTTTTGTAAATTGTTGCACCAATGTAAGTTGATAAGTTACCATAGAAGAATCTCTCATCACCAAACTGTAAATTTGTTGGTTGAAGATTAGTCGGCAAGTTTAACAAGCTAATCAAATCGAACGTTGTAGCACCTGTATTCTTTAATGAATCAAGGATAAATCCAAGAGTTGATGGTGATTGATTTTCAAGTAATTTAGGGTTTATTGTTTGCCCAGCTCCACCAGTAATAGCAGTACTTGTGAAATCATATTCTTTCCAAGCTCCAGCATCAGGTCTATCATTAGAATCATCAACGATTTGGTAAAGCAACTTAAATTTGTCAGCATAGAAACCATAACCATCATAACCTGATTCAATCTTACGCATGAATGAAAGTAAATCAGTATCACTCATTTTAAATGCAATATCCTTAGCAGATGATGTGTTGTTGGTAATCTTTGTGTATTTTTGACAAGGAAGACTTGATTTTAAACCAGTTGCAAGCGTATTTTGTAAGCTATAAGTGATATACATTGTTTTGTTAACATCCAACATACCTGTAGAAGTACCACCACTTGGTGACTGTAATGAAGCAGTCAATGCAGGTAGTGTCCAATTACGGTTTGATTTGTAAGAAGAAGCCGCCACGATTTCATCATCATGGATAACAACTGTTTTTAATTGTGGGAAAACCCTACCAACTACTTGAGCTGTTGAACCGCTTGATAATAAAGCTGAATCCTCATATAAATCTAAATATTGAATATCTGTATTTTGAATTAATTTTGTAGTACCTGTAGCAACAAAATCCATACCCATACTAGTTCCACTAGCAGTAGTACCTGATTTTCTATGATACATAAGGTCAGGTAACGAAATTCTAACATATTTTCCATTATCAACATCGGTATAGAAAAATTCACCATAAAGACTTGATATTGTATTGTTTGTGTAGTGTAAAATACTAATAGATTTGCTTACATCATCAGAATAACTATCACCAGCGTTGTTACAATCAAATGTTGTTGATTGAGTTATTCCAGTTCCGTCACACGCATACTCCAAATAAGGGTACTTTGTTCCTAAATAAGGGAATGAACCAAACTTGGTGTAGTCTTCATAAAGATTTGTTGTAGTAAGACCAGTAATACCAGCTAAGTTTTCACACCAAACATTGTTCATATTCCAAACTGGAACATCATCACAAGTAATGCTGTTGTTTGAATCAAAAGCAAGAGTTCCTGAATCCCAATAAGCTACTGTACTACCAGTTGCAATTGAATTATAAACTTCACCACCTCTGTAAACAAATACTTGAGAAAGAGTTGATTGTGCTGAATAATTTGGTAGGTTTCTATCAAGAGTTACTGAACCAACACTAACTGCTTGGGCCTTGAACCAAAGATTCGGCATTGCTCTACCATTTTCAAAAGGAACTACGTTACCAAGAGTTGTATTTGAAACCTTAATCATAATAAGGTCACCAACCGCAACATTTGTTGTTGTCATAGCAAGTACATTAGTACCGTTAAGAACTGTATTTGCTATTGTTGTGTTATATGGAGTATATGTTGAACCACTTTGTGTTGTAAATGTACTTCCGCTTTGACTAAAGAAACCTCTGTCAGTTGCTTGGTTATTTACAATTGCTTTTACAACGTTTATAACTGAACTATTAACTACTTGGAATGGGTCAGTATTATTACTTGGAGTAATAAATGTTTTTATATTTGGTTGTTGGTCAAACGGTCTTAAAACCATACTAGTCGCTGATAATGTAACATCAGTAGGATTAGCATCGACGATAGATTCTCTTCCGTAGTTTATTTCAGAATCACCAATAGCCCAAAATGAGAAATTTAATTTCCCTTGTGCTAATGACTCTCTACCCTTTTGTGTTAACTTAATGCTAACAAATGGACTTGTACTTTTAATTATGTAACTCATATGTTTGTTTTTATGTATTTTACTAATAAATATCTAATAGTAAATATTTTAATATGTATTTATCGAATTAGTTTGAATTGTTACTGGAATAATCTCACTATACGAAACGCTACTTACAATATCATTACATATTGTTACATAGTCTTTTGTATTCTTAACTCTATAATATAGCTTGGTTCCAACACTTCCAGTTGCAACAAATGAATCACTATAATGACTCGAACCAATATCATATGGTGTATTTCCACTATAATAAAAATTTGAAAATGTATTTCCAGTACTTACTTCTAACGAAAAATAACCATTATTTTGTGTTGGTGGGTTACTAACTACCCAAGTTACTAGCGGAGTGTTGGTATTTAAACCACCAGCAGTGCTAATTACTGGTAAATAAACCAGTGTAATTAAATCTCCAACCATTAAATCACCTTCAAGAATAAGTCTTTTTGGATTAGTACTTGATTGATAGTAGTCAATCCCACTTGCTAGTGTTGCACCATTAAGCATCATAACAATTGCGTTACCACTTGCTGGTGTAATACTGGTATAAACTTCATATTTTCCAGTTGTTGTGTTGAAATAAACACTATTTGTTCCTTGCATATCAGTAGCACCACTAACAATAGGGTCACCAATATTATAATAATCACTACTAAACTGAATAGAACCAGCAGTTGTGTAAATTATTGTTACGATATCATCAGAAACAAGTGAACCTGATAAACTGATTATCTGAGCACTATAAGCGTAATCAACATCCTTAGCAAGAATAAGCCCATTCAACGACAATAAAAAATCACCAACAAATAAATTAGACATAACAATTTGAGTTTGTCCGCTTTCAACTGGAATAACTGATTGAAATAAAGCAAATGCTGGTGGATTATTAGTTGTATTTCCAATAAAGAATGGCACTTCAGCTTGTCTAACAGCAATAAAATAATAATCCAATTCAGGGTTATAAATACCATAAATAGTACCTGTAATATAAACTGATGAATCTATTTTTTTATTAAGCTTGCTCATGAATTCAGTACATGCACCATATTGGAAAAATGGTTTAATAATATATTCACCATCTAAATCTAATTGACTTGAAGGAATATATTGTGTAGTAGAATTTGTTGCGCTAAATGCAGAATATGGAATTTGGTTTGATTTGTAAACGGCTGTTGAGTTGAATTCACCAATTGCATCTGAATACTTATAGATTTCGTATTTAAATATCGCATTTGTGTTAATAAAACTGCTTGTATTTGCTGTAAAATCAAACGTTAAAGGAATTGTATCTGTAGAACCTGTAATAACATAAGATGTACCACTGGTAGCACCTGTGCTACAGTCTAATTTCGTACCACCACTGAATGAAAACATAGGTGTCTCGAAAATACAAATGTCAGAACTCATGTTAACATTTAAAATGTCTTTATTTCTAACAGCTTTATTCTCATTTTGTATGTATATGCGTTCTTGATATCTCATTAATAATTTATTTCTAGTGTAACTATTGTATTATCATAAGCATTTTTTAACCCAAAAGGTGAAGGTTTATTCAATAATGAAGTCTCTTCAACTCTGCTTAAGTTTTGGGTATATCCAATGAAACCATATAAATTAATATAGTCTTCTCTTTGAATTTGTCCGTTAATGGCAGAAACATAAAGAATGCTATCGCTAACATTCTTTAAGGCTTCTCCACTTATTTTTTTTATTAATATTGGCATATATTATTATGGTTTTCTATAAACAACTCTTGAACCTGTTAGAGTATAAAGACCACCTGATGCAAGACTCACATCAGCATCTGCGGCCGCATCATTTGCATATGGACCAGCTGTCTTGATACTAAGTCTTTCAACAAATACTGTATTTGGTGTGTTTGCTGTAATTCCATTACCTAAAATGAATGACCAGTCAGCATTAGAATTAGTAGTTGATGCAGAACCAAATACGAATGAGTTATTAGCGTCAGCATTACTTAAGTAACCACCAACAAATGACCCACCACCGTTAGCTTGTGTTGTTGCTCCAAAGGCTGTTGCTCCAGCACCGTTAGCTTGTGTATTTTGACCCCAAGAGAAAGAACATTGGTCATTTGCATGTGTACCACTACCAAATGCAGTACTACGAGAACCTAAAGCTCTATTGTTTTCACCAATAGAACAAGATGCATAACCACCAGCAATACTATTCCATCCAAAAGCAACAGATGACTCACCTGATACAACTACACCTGCACCAGCACCAAATGACCAATCTCCTGATACTTGTGTGTTTCTACCAAAAGCAACACTCCAAAGACCATCAGAAGTAGCACCTGAACCGTGAACAAATGAACCTTCATTAGAAGTTGTTGAACCAGTTCCAGTACCAACTGACCAATCACCCGATACATTCACCTTAGTACCATATGCAAAAGATGATTCACCAACACTTGTTGATTGGAAACCACCTACGAAACCATAAGTACCATTAGCGGTTGTTTCATTACCTTGCGAGTGTGAATAGTCACCATTAGCGGCAGTAGAATTACCTTCAGCGTGTGAATAATAACCATAAGCTGTTGAGCTTCCTTCAGCGTGTGAAGTATAACCAATAGCTTGAGCACCATGACCTTCTGCATGTGAATATGTTCCACTAGCAATTGTTGTATCATTTTGAGCATGTGAATAAAGACCTGAAGCAACACTACCATAACCTTCAGCATGTGATGCATCTCCTGATGCTTGAGTTTGAAGACCTTCAGCATGTGAAAAACTTCCAGTTGCTTGAGTATTAGAACCTTCAGCATGTGAATTAGGTCCGAATGCAACAGTACCTGAACCTTCAGCATGTGAGTTATTACCTGATGCTGTTGTCCCTGAACCTTGAGCATGCGCATTTCTTGTTGTAGCAGATGTACCTTCACCTTCAGCGTGAGCATTTTCACCTAAAACGATAGTATTTAAACCTTCTGAGTGTCCATTATTTGCGTTTGCAATTGTATTAGTACCTTCAGCGTGAGCGGCTTGTCCTTGGGTTCTTGACCCCATACCTTCAGCGTGAGCTGAGTTTCCTGATGCAGTTGTACCTGAACCTTCAGTATGTGAATAAGCACCTGCGGCAGTCGTACCTGTACCATGAGCAATAGCACCAACACCATAAGCAATATTGTTTAAATTAGGAATAACAGCAGAGTTTGCACCGTTACTAGCAACCCAAACACTTGAACCACCGCCACCAGTACTACCAGTAACAACATTTCCATTAGAATCAAGTCCTAAATTTATAACTGGTGAATTACTACCAATAGTTCTAACATTAAGTCTATCAACATATGTTGTGTTATCATTTGTTCCAGTCATATTAGTACCTAATACAAAAGTATGGTTACCACTAGCTGTTGATTGGCTACCAAAAACAAATGAAAAGTCAGCTTCTGCAAATGAATTAACACCACCAGCAAATGAAAATTGACCACTTGCTGTTGTATCTGCACCCATAGCGTGTGAATAATCACCACTAGCAATACTACCTGAACCTTGAGCATGTGAATAATTTCCACTAGCAGTTGTTCTAAGACCTTCAGCATGTGAACGTTGACCAAATGCTTGAGTAGCTTCACCTTCAGCATGTGCAAGTCTTGTTGTTGCTCCAATAAGATAAGCATAATACTCATAATCACCAGTCTCACCATCCCAAACACTACCAATTGAACCCTCTAATCTATTATCATAAAAAATTTCAATAAATGTACCATGAGTGTCATCAGTATAATCATCCATAGTTATATATCTTCTATTACCGAATGAATTTGGTAAAATAACTGTTATTTCACCAGTTGAAAATGGTGAATTATATCCTTTTGTGTCAGAGAATATAACTCCATCAATACCTAAAATTTCGTTTGAACCATTTGTTAAACGGATTTTCCCTTTACCTATACCGATAGTTTCAGTTGACCCAACTTCTTGTTCAACTTCCCAACCAATCATATAGTGATTTCCACCTGAAGTAGAACCACTAAAATAAGGTTCTAAAGCATCAACAAGGTCATTAAATGATGTTTGCGAAGTTACATCCAATGCAACAATAGGAAATATTGTTTCAGGTGTTATGGTACCATTAGGTAACTGTGATATTTTTTTATCTGCCATGTTTAAATTGTTTTATTTATAAATATATTATTTTATGTATTTATTTGATTAAAGTGTAAATAAATCTTGTACACCATACCTAATAGATTGACTAGCGTAATTTTCCCTTATATTACAAAGGCTCAAATCACAAATATCAAACTTGAATTGCGATATTCCACCGATAAATGTACCACCAAAATGTGTTTCAATTGGTAGTCCTCTATCATTAGGGTCAAGCCCGTCAAATGTCTGTGAATCAATAAGTCCTTGAGAACCACCACCTATGCTAAAGTTGAATGGTACTCCTACTTGTTTATCTTTGTATTCATCTAGTCTTCTAGCTACAAATTCATCGAAATCATCTACGACAAATTTTAAAAAACCATTTATATAAAACATTAATTTTCCTTTCCTTGGCTTCGCTGTTTCTAAGTCACAATCATCTAAGTAATTTGTTACAAACTTAATAACAACATAATACCAAAAACCATCTTTTATTAATCCATCTTCAGAATATTTTTCCTCAATCGTTGTACCGCTAATATATTTAGTCTCACCACTTTCTGTAACACAAGTTCCAGTCGAGGTAAGCAGACGATATCCAATAGCACCTTCAGGTGTAATTCTAAAACCTAAAGCATTATCAATGATATCTAGGTTATAATCTATACTAACTTCTTCTGAAGTAAACCCACTAAATGAACAAACTGTTTCATTACCTAAACCATCTTCAGGCCCTGAACAACATGAACAACCTTTATTTTTGCTTGCTCTACCGTAAACCAAGAATGGGTTTTGAGTATTTGTTAGAACCTCTCTAGTACTTGCAACAGCAATACCCTTACCATCATATGAACAAGCGGTTTGAGTTCCTAAACCAGTTGGACTACACCCACCACACTTACGACAAACATTACAAGGTTGTTGTGTGTCACCAGTTAGTATCATTGGTGGTTCGTAAATGATACTTCCAGTATCACCAGTTAATTCTTCAGGTCTACAATCGCAAGCTCTACCATAGATAAGAAACCCGTTTGTAACAAGGTCAATATCAACTCTAGGTGGGTCAAGCGGAATACCAATTCCATAATCACCAATAAGAGTGATTTCACTTTCTTTTGGTACTGTACACCATTCACTAACTGTATCTGTACATCCTGAATCAGCTGTACAACCTGAAGTACAACCAGTATCTGCACCTTCCCATTTATTCCAAAATTTATTCTCAGCACGAGTTCCAATATAAAAGAAGAATCCTGAATTTTCAGGGTAAAAATCATTTAGTGTAGTTCCAGTTGAAGCTGAGAATTGTGTTGTTGTTAACCAAAATTCAGCGGCCCATGAGTAATTTACTCTAACTGGCAAAACTTCGTAGGTTGAACCATCAATTTTATAGAATCCTTGATAAAATCCACCATATAAATTAAAGAAATAACCTACATCAGGGTTTGTTGGTTCAAGCATCACATCACCACCATAGGTATATAAACCTGTAGTACCGCTAACTCTATTCATATGAAGTCTCGTATCACCTGAAGGAATTACAAGAGTGCTTCCAGTCAAGGCAGATAATAATGCTTCATTAGAAGTATCACCACTCAACTTATCAAAAAGAATAAAACCATTGTCAATTCCAGTTAGACCAATAGTATTAAAGGTATAACCTGAATTGGTTGCACCAGTCCAAGTATACAAGCTGTAAATATCATTTGATGTTATAGCTGAATTCGTGTAGATACTTAGGTTATTAAAATCATACCAAACAACTGAACAACTTCCAGTTAGAAGTGGCTCACAATAATTGTAAGCACCATCACCACCAGCATCATTTGTTAAATAAAAATCCCAAAACCCAGCATCCGTTAATTTAAGGTCTTGTAGACTAAAATTATAATTTCTTATGTTTCCCATTATTAAAAGCTTTCTAAACTGCTACGTTTCCAACCATTGGTTGTTTTTATGTATAAATAATCATCATTTCTCGTTACGTTTCCAATACTACCGATTTCATCATTTGAAGATGTTGGAGTATAGAAAGGAATACTAATAGCTTTTGGTTCAAAACCTGTATTTGTTATCCAATCACCGTTTTCGTTAAGAGTTAAGTCAGAAAATCCTTCTTCATTTTTTGTGTTTAATACCTTAATACCACCACCTATACTAGTTTCAGTAGTACCATTTACATTAAGTTCGATATTATTATCCTCAGCAAGAATTGTTTGTGTTTCAATCTGTGTGTTGGTATACAAAGTTTTACCATTAACCAATTCCTTGATAGCTTCAACAAGCAACGCAGGTACATCTTTATATTGAACACCTAAGTATTCACCATTTTGTGTTACCAATTCAGGTACAACCTCTTGAACTTCTTGAGCGATAAACCCAAGTCTTAAATCATTACCACCATTAACTCTATCTATCCAATTATAACTAACACCTCTAAGATTCATAACGATACCCAAAGCATTATCAATTGTGTTTACATTTTCTTTAAGTCTAGCATCAGAAGCTTGATTAACTACAACACCTGAAGCATTAACACCTAAATCAATAGTCCCAGGACCAGTTCCAACAGTCTTAATATTCAAATTATCAACATATGTTGTGTCAGCTGTATTTCCTGTGATAAATCTACCCAATACAATTGAGTAATTTCCATTTGCTGTACTTCCTGAACCATGAACAAAACTAGCAATACCATTTGCTTGTGTTTCTAGTCCACCTGAGTGAGCACCATTCCCATATGCTTGTGTTCTAAATCCTTGAGCATGTGCATCTGAACCACCAGCGATACAAAACGTACCTTCAGCGTGAGATGTATGACCACTTGCAATACTTCCCGAACCTTCAGCATGACAAAATTCATTACTAGCAACACAACCATATCCTTGTGCATGAGAGAAGAAACCTGAAGCGTTAGTATAACCACCTTCAGCATGTGCTCCATCACCACCAGCAATTGTAAATGAACCCTCAGCATATGAAGCAGTACCTGAAGCTGTCGTCCCTGAGTTCTGAGCCAAAGACATTACCCCTGAAGCTGTTGTTTGCCAACCCATTGTAATACCATAGTCACCTGAAGCTGTTCCACCAAAGTTTATTACTCCGATTGCGTTTGTTCCAGTTGATGCAGACCAATAATTGGTTCCACCACCACCAGTAGTACCAATAACTACACGTCCTGTTGCATCATAACCTAAATTATTTATTGGTGTACCCGCTGGTATATTTTTAATATTTAAAAAATCGACATATGTTGTATCGGCTGTATTTCCAGTAATATTTCTACCTAATACGATTGAATAGTTACCGTTAACGGTACTTCCAGTTCCATGAACGAAACTACCAGCACCATTAGCATTTGTTAATGTTCCACTAGCAAAAGATGAGTGACCTGAAGCTATTGTTGTATTACCTTGAGCATGACTAGCAACACCTAATGCTTGTGATTGAAGACCTTCAGCATGTGACGCTATACCACTTGCAATACTTCCTGAACCTTCAGCATGACTTGAATCACCATTTGCTGTTGTCCCGCTTCCCTCAGCGTGTGACCTATTTGCAATAGCTTGAGTATCTTGACCTTCAGCATGAGATGCCGCACCACCAGCTATACTAAATGCACCCTCAGCGTGAGATTCAGGGCCATTGGCTTGAGTATTAATCCCTTCTGCATGAGCAAAACTACCAGCAATTGTGTTTCTACCACTTGCAAACGATGCATAACCTAAAGCTGTTGAACCTGAACCAACAGCTAATGAATAATCACCTAATGCTTGATTATTACCATTAACGGTTGCTTGACTATTTAGGCCAGTTCCACCTGATAATTTCCAACCTGTAACACTAAATGTTCCACCTGTATTATTTGTAAAAATTGCTGTTCCACCATTATATGTACCACCTGTTACGTATGTATCACCAGTTCCACCCGAACCACCTGATGATGGAGACCATTCGGCCATACCTTCAGTATCAGCACAAGTTAATACATAACCAACTTGTGGGTTATTTGTCACTATAAGTCTTTCAGTTCTAGAAATTCCTTGAACATCATTCCATATTGTTCTACCAGTAAAATCAGCTGTTTGAGCTGAAAGTATAAGAAGTTCATCTGTTTGTAGTGTTCCAGTATAATTACCACCACCTAAATCTGTCATTGTAATAACAGTAATATCAAATGTTGAACCTGTATATTCAGTAGCCGCAACGTTACCATCAATGGTTGTGAATGCAGTTGCAGAATAAGCAGGTAAAGCGGTTTGTGTTTCCCCTGAGTTTGATGGAGTTATAGCTGAAAGTTGAGGGTGACCCAATTCCATAAGAGGATGATACCAATTGAAATTCGTTGTTGTGTTGTTTCCTGAGAACGTACTTGCTACTAGCGTATGTGTTTCAGTAATCGCACTTGTTGATTCATTTGGTCCAGTTGGTAAATCGTTGAAAGTCACACCAAATACAGTCCCACCTGATAAAAGTGTGAAGGTTTCTATATGTTGTTTGATTTGTCTATTATTAGAATAGTCTAATTTTGTTGTAAATGCCATATTTATAGGTTTTATTATAAATATTCTACGTTTTGAATATATTTATATTAAAAGTCAAATTATGAATACAAATATAAAGAAACAGTTAGATGAATTAGTTGGTGGTGACCCTTTTTCTAGCGGTGGTGACAGAAACGTTACCAGCAATAGTGAAATTGAAACTGGGCCGATTCAAAAACCATTTAATGATGATTCTGACTATGAGAAAGGAATGCCGCCTACAACTGATAAGGTGACAAGTCGTTATCGTCAAGATATTCCTTGGTTTGCAGTATATGCATGGGGAGCTAATAGAGGTAATCCAATTGCAGAAAATAAATCAACAATTATTAAAAAGAAAAATGTCGAAGAAAAAATTGAAGACTTGGTTAAAAAAAGTAAATCTTCAGACCTTACTGATAAAAATTATAACCCCAAGCTTGCCAAGATAATTGACAATATAAAAGATACAGATTTATCGGAAGAACAAATCGAAGAATTATGTAAAACCATAGAAGCTAAAAAAGCTGATGTGAATAAACCAAAAAAACTATAATGAATTCAAATATCAAAGACAGACATTTAACGACTGGGAATGAAGATGGTAAGAAACACCAAGCTTATGCTATGGAGTTATCAAGACTTAAATCAGCTCAGAAGACTTGTGTTGATACCAAGAATTGCTCAGAATATAATTCATTGGGTGGCGACACTAGAATGAGGGAAATCGAACCAGTTGTTGAAGTACCTAAGAAAGCTGATGAATTAAGAAGAAAGGTTCAGAAAGATACAAACCCAAATGGAATGTATCAACAACATGACCCGACAAAGGTAGCAGGGCCAGCTAGTGTTAGTAGAAAAGCTGACCACTCAGGTGGAGAAAAACACAAAATTCTTAGTAACAACCAAGCATTAAGTGAAGGATTAAACAAAGAAATTTCTGATATCAGATATTTAATAGAATACATGAATAACAATAACAATAAACAAATTTTATAATTATGCCAACACCATATAACGGTAATCAATCACCATTAGAATACTACGCAATCAATGGTAACCCTATTTACCCAGGAACAGGAAGACTTGCAATCATCCAACAAACTAAAATTGGAACATCAAAATACAAGTATGCAGGTACATACAAAAACCCTGAAATTACAGGTAATGACGGTGATGCTTATAACGTAAACCATACGAATGCATTAGCTGATAACAACTCACCATATAACGGTAAAGGTACTGGTGATGGTATTTCTTTAGGTATGTTCGCTGCTATTGAAAACTATGCAGGTGGTAGTACTGAAGATATCAACGGAGCTATTGGATTAGCTGGTTCAGGTAGAATCGCACAAATAACACTTAATGCTGGTAATTGGGGTTACGGACCTTCAATTGTTGCTGGTAGTAGATATGTATCTCCTGATACTTCTAAGAATTCAGGTCAAGTATATTTCTAATAAAAATAATATATGAAGCTTTACAATTTATTCGAACAAGTTATACTTGAAGAAACACAGAAAGCGTTAGGCTTGTTAGTTGAAGGAGTAGATACGGATAGTGTTGGAGCCGCAATAGATGGATTATATAACGTAAATATTACATATCGTGACGAAGGACAAAGCGTTCCAAGTAAACGATATATCCAAGTTTATGTTTACGGTAAAACACACGGTGGTAATGATGCAATCAGAGCATACCAAATTGATGGTGGTACCAAAACAGTATCAAATGGTTGGAAAATCTTTAGACTTGATAGAATTGAGTCTTGGTTACCTACCAACATGAAATGGTATAATCCAGTTTCTGATTATGATGCTAGTATTCCACCATTTAATCAAATGGGTGATGATTCATTTAGTGTTGTTTACAAGATTGTAGACCCTAATAAATTTAATCGTAAAAGAAGCGATATCAATCAAAAACCAACGGAACCTGCGCCTCAACCGCCAGCACCAACACAACAGCAACAGGCACCACAACAGCCTCAAGCTACAAATAATGAACTTAATACATAAAATAATATGGATGGAATGCCACAACCAGTAAATTTATCCGCTCTACAAGGACTTTTAGCCAAATCAAAACAGGTTATGCAAAAGGTCGAGGGTGACATGCCAACTCCTACTAGGAGAGAAAGCATGAATGAATCTTATAGTAATATCTATGATTCAGGATTTTACAATGAAAATGATGAGAGAGAACCTGTTTATGAAAGTTATTTACCAAGTAACCCTAACGAAACAGAATATCAAGCACCTACTGATTATACAGCTGAAATGGTACAGAATTCTAGATTGCCTGATGCAATCAAAGCAATTATGATAGCTAAACCAATTCCGCAAGTAAGTATGACTGGTGGTGTTTCAGTGGAACAGATTGCTAGAATGACTCGTAAGAATTTAAATGATACAAAACAAGCTCCACAGGCTCTGCCACCAAGACAACAGCCGATAAGAGAGAACATTCAACAACCAAGAGGGAATTCAGAAATGATAACTATCAGCAAGACAGAACTTAAAGATATGATAAATGAAGGTATTTCAACGTTTTTTAAACAGATTTATGACAAAACCTTAACAGAAGAAACAATTAAAAAAACAATTACTACGCTGATAAAAGAAGGAATAATCCCAACGAAAAAGAAAACAATTTAAAATAATTAACAAAAAGGAGCTATTTAGGCTCCTTTTTTATTTACTAATATTTTAATAAAGATATATTTGTTTTACTTATAAAATAGTTTTAAAAAATTTAATATGAAAAAAATAAAAGTGCTAGTAGTTCCTAGCGATAGAACAGGTGTTTCTTACTACAGAAGTACTAACCCACACATTGCATTAGAAAATAAATATCCTGATGAATTTCACATCGATATCGAATATGATATAAACTTGGATGATGACGTTTTCTTAAAACAATATGATATTATTCACTACCATAGAGCATTAGGTTCTTATGAGCAGATGGAAAATCTATTGAAAAAATTAGACGGTCTTGGAATTGTAACGATTATGGATTTGGATGATTATTGGGCTCCTGGGTTACACCACCCTGCTTATCACCTTATTAAAAATGCTGAATTAGATAAAAAGATTCTTGATAATATTCGTTCTGCTAGAAATGTTACAACAACAACACCATTCTTCGCTGATGAAATTAGAAAAGTAAACAAAAATGTTTACGTTTTACCTAATGCTATCGACCCTAAAGAAAAACAATTTATTTCTAACGTTGAACCTTCTGATAGAATCAGAATTGGTTGGTTAGGTGGTTCATCTCACTTAAAAGATTTAGAAATCCTTCAAGGAGTTGTTGGTAAACTAAGAGCTGATAATTTACTAGATAAGGTACAATTTGTACTTTGCGGATTTGATGTTAGAGGAACACACACAACAATTGATAGTATTACTAAGCAACAAACAACTAGACAAATTACACCAAAAGAAAGTGTTTGGTTCCGTTATGAGCAAATCTTTACAGACAACTATTCTACTGTTAGCCCTGAATATAAAAATTATTTGTTAAAATTCACGCAAGACCAAGAATTTGATACTACCAATGAAGCATACCGTAGAGTTTGGACAAAACCAATCTCAACATATGCAACAAACTATAACTTATTTGATATTTCTTTGGCACCACTTGAAGAAAACGTATTCAACAAGGTTAAGAGTCAGTTGAAGGTTATTGAAGCTGGTTTCCATAAAAAAGCATTAATTGCACAAGATTTCGGGCCATACCAAATTGACCTTAAAAACGCTATACAATATGGTGGTGGTTTTGATACAACAGCAAATGGTATCTTGATTGACAGCAAAAAAAATAACAAGGATTGGTATACTGCGATTAAGAAATTAATCAATAATCCTGAAATTATAACAACACTTCAAGAAAATCTTTTCGAAACAGTTAAAGACACATATTCTATGGATAAAGTAACTGAACAAAGAAGAGACTTATACTTGAGCCTTTTAAAAAAATAAATTATGAAACAAGATGATTTAATTCTAGTTTTCGAATTCCTAGCTAAAGCCTTGAAAGAGGATAAAGCAAATTCAACTAGTGATGGTGAGAAAAAAGCACCTGAAAAATTTGTTGGAGTTAACCAATTGTTAACTGACAACGTTAAACCTAAGTATACAATTGATTTAGATGATACAACAAAAACATCTCACATCAAAGAACTTATGGACAGAGTTGATGATAAGTACAAAACACCTGAAGAAGACCAAATCAAGAATATTCTTTCTAATCAAAAGAAACAATTTGAAGATACAATCAAATCATTAAAAGCTGATTTGTTGAGTGTTCTTAAATCAAGTGATGAACCTAAACTAAAAGCTGACCCTGAACCAAAAATGGATGCAGTTAGATTTAAAGATGAGTTTAAACACGGATTCGGACAAACTAGAGTTTTAGGTGAATAATTTTAAAATTTATTTGCTTTAGTCAAAATAAAGGTGTATATTTGTACAAATAACGAGAAGATAATACATAAAGACATGTCTTTAGACCAAACAAAAATCGTTGCTAATACAAAAAAATACTTTGAGACAGCAACAAATTTAGGATTCATGACAGATGAATTACAAGCTTTCTTAGGAACAGATTTCATTAAAGCTCCAGCATCTACTGTAACAAAATTACATAACGCATTTGAAGGTGGCCTTATTGCTCACTTATTAAATGTTGCTAAGTATGCAGTGATGTTTAATAACGCTTTACCAGCAGATGAAAGAGTTGACCAATCTTCATTATTGAAGGTTGCACTTTTACACCAAATTGGTAAAGCAAAATTATACATTGAGAATGAATCTGAATGGCATAAAAAAAATCTTGGACAAATGTACAAGTTCAATGAGGATTTAGTTTCTATGAGAGTTAGTGACCGTAGCATTTTTTATGCTTCAGCTCACGGTGTTACTTTTACAGAAGAGGAATACCAAGCAATCATAATGTTTGATAGAGAGGACGACAAAATGGTAGAGTATCATAACTCAACTATGGGTGACTTATTAAAGGTTGCTAACTTGTTCGCTATCAAAAACGAAAAAGCAAGTAAATAATGACATTTGACATTCAAAAAATGAAGGAGAGGGTTCTCGAAATTGCGGACCCTTCTAATCCTTACAGTCAAGCAGATTTTGACAAAGAATTCGGTGGAGCTATGAATGGAAACATAGTAAACGTATCAAATGATTTTAGAATGAAGGTTAACTTCGTAAATAAATCAAATAACCCTGACCCTGAATATGCAACTGACGGAGCATCAGGCTTCGATTTAAGAGCTGATTTAGGTGAAGATGATATCATACTTGAAAGTGGTGAAATAAAGCTTATTCCGACAGGTTTATACTTTGAATTACCACCTAATTTTGAGATTCAAGTTAGACCAAGAAGCGGACTAGCGGCAAAGCATGGTATTACTGTGTTGAATACACCTGGGACGGTTGATGCAGATTATCGTGGAGAAGTTAAGGTTATCCTTATCAATCATGGTAAGCAAGAATTCATAATCAAGCATGGTGAAAGAATTGCACAAGCAGTAGTAGCAACTGTAACAGCTAAGAACACAATTAATTTAAACAAAATAGACGAAATATCTAATGATACTGAGCGTGGAGCTGGTGGATTTGGAAGTACAGGAACAAAATAAAACACAAATATTTTAATGAACAAATTCGATTTTAACGATATTTTAATTAAACCAGCTAAGATATCTAATATTAATTCTCGAAAAGATATAAACCCATTTCACGATGGGTTTTTACCTTTAATTACAGCACCAATGGACACTGTTATTAGTAAAGATAACAAATACATTTACAAAGGGTTAAAGATTATTACTTGTACTCCAAGAGGTGAAATGAACTTAACTGGATTTGAATCATATTCTTTACAAGAAATTGAGAAACAAGCTAGAAAAGGAAATCTTAACCAAAAAGGTATGTATCTTATTGATATCGCAAATGGACACATGGCAACCCTAGTGGAAATGACCAAAGCATTAAAAGCTAAATATCCTGAAATGACCCTTATGGTTGGTAATGTTGCTAACCCTGAAACATACAAGGTTCTTTCTGATGCTGGTGCTGATTATGTTAGGGTTGGAATCGGAAATGGCGGTGGATGTAGTACTACTGTACATACTGGTGTTGGATATCCAATGGCAAGTCTTATCCGAGAGTGTTACGAAATTTCTTGTAGTTTAGATAAACCAGCTAAGATAGTCGCAGATGGTGGGATGCAAAACTACAGCGATATTATCAAAGCACTAGCACTTGGAGCTGATTACGTAATGGTAGGAAGCATCTTCAACAAAGCTATTGATTCATGTGGTGATAATTATCTTTTCAAATGCATAAAGATTAAACAAAGCTTTGCAAGATGGTGTTATAACAATAACCTACCTGTTTATAAGAAGTTTAGAGGTATGAGCACCAAAGAAGTTCAAAAAGAATGGGGAAAAGAAGAATTAATTTCTTCTGAAGGTGTTATTCGATTTAGAAAAGCTGAATATAACCTAAGACAATGGGCTAGTAATTTTGAAGATTACCTACGCTCGGCCATGAGTTATTCAAACACAAAAACTCTTGATGAATTTATTGGAATGGCAGATATTATCAAAATTACAGATAATGCTTACCAAAGATATAAGAAATAAATTAAAACCCTACTTTAACGAGTAGGGTTTTTTTGTTTATAAACCATTTACACTTTGATATTTAAATACTATTATTATGAAAAATTAAAATCATGATAACAGTTGTATATTGCACAAAAGAACATAATAAACCACACATTGACCATATAATCAAATCTTCTGGTCTACATAAACACATTGAAGTTATTGAAATCATCAATAACAACGACCCTGCGTCAACATATTTCAATGGTGGACAATCACTAACCTCAGCATATAATCAAGGCTTAAATCAAGCGAAATACGATATAGTTGTATTTTGTCATGATGATATTTCTATTGATACTAAGCAATGGGGTAATAAATTACTTAAACAGTTTGAAAAGAACCCTGAATTTGGAATAATTGGTGTTGCTGGAAGTAAAGCTATGCCTTCTTCAGGTAAATGGTGGGAAGACCCTAAAAAAATGTTTGGTAGAGTACAACATACTAGTGGTGGTAAATCTTGGTTATCAGCTTATTCTGATGACTTAGGGCAACACTTGGAAGAAGTTGTAAATGTTGATGGTGTATTCTTCGCAGTTGACAAAACACGTATCAAAGCAACCTTTGATGAATCAGTTGAAGGATTCCATTTCTATGATGTTACATTCTCATTTGATAATTACTTGGAAGGTGTTAAGGTAGGAGTTTCAACTCAAATCAGAATAAACCATAAATCAATTGGTGAAACAAATGATTCTTGGGAAACAAACCGTATTAATTTTAGTGAAAAATATGCTAGTGTATTGCCAGCTGAAATAAAAAGAGTTATTCGTAAAGGTGAGAAGCTTAAGGTCCTTATTGGTTGTTTAAGTTTACAATCACATACTGGTTCAGAATTATATGTTTTTGAATTGGCTAAACAACTTATGAAACAAGGTTGTGAGGTTAGTATTTGGGCCAACTTGGGTAATCCACTTAATAAGATTGCTAATGGTATAGGAATCAAGACATATGACTTGAAATCACCTCCTGGGTATAAGTTAGGGGATGGTAAATGGTTACTTAAGACACCACAAGGTGAAATTCCATCACAAGAAGCGACTCTTTATAAAGTTTCTAATGTAGAATTCGATGTAATCCATTCAAACCACAAACCAATTACTGAACACTTGGCTAAGTTCTATCCAAATACTCCGATAGTAACTTCAATCCACTCAGAAGTAATTCCAATGGAAGAACCTTTTATTACTGATAATGTAAAAAAATACATTGCTATTCGTCCTGAAATCAAAGACTATCTTATTGATAAATTTGGGATTGATAGTGAGATGATTGATATTATCTATAATCCAATTGACACAACAAGATTTAAAGAAGTTAAACTAACAGAAAAAAGAACCAAGAAAAGAACACTATTCGTTGGAACTATTGATTTCTTGAGAATCCAAACCCTAGTAGACTTAATTAACACAACCAAAGAAGAAGGTGGTGAATTATGGATTGTTGGTAAAAAACGTGAAGCTACGCTAGATGCATACATTGCACAAAATGACCACGTGACATATTTTGAGCCAACACCTAACATCGAAAAGTTTATTCACCAATGTGATGAGACAGCTGGAATTCTTTTAGGTAGAACAACTATTGAAGGATGGTTATGTGGTAAAAAAGGTTGGATATATAATGTTAACGCTACTGGTGATATAATATCAAAAACACTACATGAAGTACCAACTGACTTAGATAAATTTAAGAGTGATGTTGTTGCTAAGGAGATAATTGACATTTATAAAAAACTTATATAATGAAAAAACTAAAAATTTTAATAGTGAATTTAGATAACATTGAGTTCACTAGAGATTGTTTGAAAGACTTACAAACACAAACAAGTGATGATTTTGAAATCGTTTTGGTTGACCAAGCTTCAACCGAAGAAGGAACTAGCGAATTTTTAGATTCAATAGACTACGAAAACGTAGAAATAGTTAGGAATGCTGAGAATATCCCACTTAATCATGTGTGGTCTTGGTTTCATGCAACCTATAAGAATGAATACTTATGTTTCTTGAATAACGATATTAATTTATGTAGCAACTTTGTTGAATCAACCATTGCGGTTTTCGATAAAGAACCTTATGTTGGTATCGTAGTACATTCAACTAACCATATGAGTTATAGTTCAGAACAAACACAATTAAACTATAGAGTAGTTGAGCCGTTTGTTAATATGCAAGGATGGGATTTCAGTCTTAGACATGCATTATTTCCAACACTACCAAGCTACATTAAAACATATTGTGGTGATGATTTTATCTTTCATTCTATTTACGAAAGAGGATTTAACTTAGCCTATGTTTTAAACTCACCTATCATACACTATGAAGGTCAATCAAAAAAATCAATGAAAACGAGTGGTGTTGAAGATATCAGAGCTTATGTTGACAATAATAATCCACATTATTTGAAACCTAACTTTGAATATTCAAATTTAAGACCTACGTTTTTAACATTTACAAAAACAAATGAAAACGCAATGAGCAATAGAATTACAGAACTATATAATGTTTCTTTGGTTAATCCAAATGTAACACAGAGTATAGACATTTATGAACACATGCCAGTTCTTAAAAGATATGGTGAAGAGTGTAAGCACATAACAGAAATGGGTGTTAGATGGGGAGCTTCGACTCTTGCTTTTATAATGGCAAATCCTGAAAGACTTATCTCTTATGATATCCAATCAACTCATGAAATACAACAAATAATGACTGAAAGTACTCAATTACTAAATCATTCTTTTGTATTGGCAGATACTCTTAATTTAACAATTGAACCAACGGAGCTTCTTTTCATAGATACACTTCACACTTACAATCAATTAATTGCAGAATTAAGAATTCACGAAGGTAATGTATCTAAGTATATCATACTTCATGATACAACTACGTTTGGTAGAGTTGATGAGCAAATCTATCAACATGCAAGTGAGATTATTAAAGGACAATCATCAACGAAGCTTGGACTTAGAACGGCTATGGAAGATTTCTTGGCTGAGAATACCAATTGGAGTATTCTAGAAGACTTAACAAATAACAACGGATTAACAATATTAAAAAGAAATGAGTAATGTAGGAAAATGGGACAATTGGTATAAAGATTTAAAATCAGGAATACCAAGTTCATACAAATATGGAGAAACATCAACGTACCAAATTGGTGCTGATTTTTTAGCTGACTGTGAAACAATTGAAGATTGGGGAGTAGGTGGTGGTGGTTTCCTTAGATTCTGTCCACAGGCTATTGGTATCGATGGAAGTGATACTCCATTTGCAACAAAAAAACACATTGATTTATGTGAATATGAATCAAGTGTTGAAGGAATTCATATGAGACACGTATTGGAACATAACTATGAATGGGAAAGAATATTTGCGAATGCTTTAAATAGCGCAACAAAAAAATTATGTATCACATTATTTATACCATTTGCTGACGGAGCTACAGAGGAATTAGCGCATAATTTACAACATGGTGTAGATGTTCCTGATTTGGCTATTTCTAAGGATATTTTTGATGATATTTTAAAAATAGCTAATCCTAAATTGGTAGAAGTTGAAACTCTTGATACTGATACTGGTTACAATAAAGAAATTGTCTTTAAAATAACCTTTTAATGAAAATAAAACTTATATCAGGTGCTTTCGGTGGACATTCACAACTTATAATTAATAACCATGAAGAATTGGCTAAGTACAATGTTGATGTGGTTCTTTATAATGATTCAAATACACCATCTAGAGCACTTAGTCTACATTCAAGACTCAAAGGTAAGATTCCTAAGATGCTTGAATGGGAATTAGATGAAGATTATGATTATTATATTTGGGCCGATTCAAAGTTTACACTAAATGATGGAATAATTGAACAGCTACTAAAAGGAATAGAAGGATATGACTTATGTTTATTCAATCATCCTTATAGAAATACAATACAATCAGAATTAGACTTCATGAACAATCTTATGGCCCGTGGTGATAATTATTTGATTAGTCGATACCAAGGAGAGGATATGGATAAACAAGTGCTTAAATACACTCAGGATGAAGAATTCGTAGATGATAAGTTATTTGCTTGCGGATGCTTTATGTATTCAAAAGAATTAATCAAGGATAAAGATAATAATCTAATGAAAGATTGGTTTTACCACAATGCAATGTATTCAATACAAGACCAATTGAGTCTACCATATCTTCTAACAAAACATAAAACAAATTACAATACATATAACTTCAATCTTTTGAATTGCAGTTATTTAAAACACAACTAAAATGGGAAAAATTACCAAATGGGTTAAAAAACAAGCGGCTGTAGCGGCTGTAGCGTTAAGCAACGTAGAAAAGAATGCATTATCACAAACAGGTGAAGGGTTAGTAACAGATGCAACCCAATCAACTCGTTTAAATCAAGGAAAGATATCTGATTCATTAATCAATGGTGAGATAACTCAAGAAGTTATGGATTTACGTTGGAGAATGTATAAGATTATGGAAGCAACAGAAGGTAAAACCATCAAGTTAGAAGGGTATGATGAAAATGATAACCCAATTTATAAAATGGCTGATAAAAAATTAAAGATTACAAAACCTAATCTAGATAGTTTTGACCCATATCCAGCTGTTTTAATCGTAGATAATACTGAGATTGGTAAAAGTGTTCATGAAACATTTGATATCTCTAATTTGGAAGAAAAACCAGTGAATGAAGATGTTGGTGAGGTAACACGTGCTGAGATTAGCGGACATGATTATTTTGTACAAGATAAAAATGAAAGACCAATCAAGATTAAAAGAAGCAACGCTCCTAACTTTTATTTGGAAGACTATACAAAAACACTTAAGATTCGTAAGATAGATGAAACAAAACACTTATTAGAATTTTATGTTAGCCTATACCCTGATGAATACAACAGAGCTAGTAGGTTCTTCATTTCAAATATTAAAAAAGTAATTGAAAACACTCAAATGGGTGGTACAATGCTTGAACTAGATGAGGTTGGTTTTGTTACTGATAAAACCCAAGGTGCGGCAAACAATCATTTATACGAATATAACAATTTGGTATTCGACAAGATTGTAACACATAATGGACACTACGTTGTAAAGTTCATTGCTGATGTAAAAACTAACGGTGAATATATCATGGAAGGATATAGACAAGATAAACTAGATACTAAATACGAGAATAAAGAGAAAAAATAATGAGTGTATTAACAAAATATTTTGATAAGGCTTTTTGTGTTAATTTAAAAAGAAGACCTGACAGATGGAAAAATTCTTTAAAGGAATTTGCTAAGCATAATTTAGATGATATTGAAAGATATCAAGCAATTGATGGAAAGTTATATGATTGGTCAACAACTACATACAACGAAAATCTGCTTAAGGGTGAGTTAGGAATCATGGAAACACATATAAATATAATAACTGAAGCAATCGAAAAAGGATATTCTTCTGTAGTTATTTTTGAAGATGATGTTTACTTTATGCCTGAAATCGCTAATTTAGAAGAGTACATCAATAGCGTACCAAGTGATTGGGATATGATTTATTTCGGTGGTAATCATACATACGGTGGAATTCCTGACCAAGTGAATGAAAAGATTATGAGACTTCATAATACATTTGCTCTAGAAGGAGTTGTAATTAGAGATACCTTATTTAATAAGATTCTTGAATTGGCTACCAAACGTGAGAAACCGATTGATGGTTATTACGCTGATTTACAAAAGACAAATAATATTTATGGTTTTTTCCCAAATATGACGGTACAAAAGATTGATTATAGTGATATTCAAAACAAAAAAGTAGACTATTTCAATAACCATAATAGAATTAACAACAACACACATGCAACGAAAAACATCTTCAACAACGAAGTCGGCATCAACAGCAAAAACTGGAACAACAAGAACTACTAGGGTTAAAAAAACAGATGCAGTAGTAGCTCAAGAAGTTTCTAGTAAAGAAGATTTATTAAGTCAAATTAAGATTGATTTGAAACATAAAAATGAGGTTCAAAAAAAGCTTACACAATCAATTAAAAAAGGAGATGTTACAATTTGTACAGGGCCAGCAGGAACTGGTAAAACTCTTTTAAGTGTTGCAGAAGCTCTTATTCTTTTAAAGAATAATCCTGACACATATCATGAAATCAAATTGGTTAAGTCTATTGTTCAATTAAAAGATGAGGACCTTGGTACACTCCCAGGTGATGAAAAAGATAAACTTAAATTCATCATGATGTCATTCTTAGATGCTTTCTATAAGCTTATCGGAGAAGAATTAACTGGAAAACTAATCAATGCTGGATATGTTAAGATGGAAGTATTCGGAAGCATTCGTGGACGTTCGCTTTCAAACTGTATCATTTTATTTGATGAGTTTCAAAACGTAACAGATAACAACGGTAAAACACTTCTTACTCGTTTTGCTGAAAATACAAAGGTTATCGCATTAGGTGATAGCAATCAGGTCGATTTAAAAAACCCTGAGTCAAGTTGTTTGTTTGAATTAGTTAGAATGGCTAAGTTACACCCTGAAGAAGGGGTTAATGTAGTTGAGTTTACTGAGAATGAAGTTGTAAGACATAGACTAACAAAATACTTCATTCAAATATTTGAACACAAAGATTATAAGAAAAAAGAAGTGATTATTATAGAATCTAAACCTAAAAATATCAAAAAAAGAACTTTTTGGGATAAATTAGCGGATTTATTTAGATAATTACTTTACTTATGGGCCTTACAGTCTTAAATTGGGTTTATGAAAATAGCAATTAGCATTAATGAGGTTTTACGAGGTTTTATTGAACAGTTAGTTTACACTTATGACAAGTATGTCGAGCCGACAGAATTGACAGTAGGTGATGTAACAAACTTTAATTTAATTGAGTTCTTTAAGTTTGATGACATTAACAGACTTAACTCTTTCATATATTTGGAAGCACCTCTAGAAATATTCGGCCATGCCGACCAAATGTCAGATGGTTTAATGAACCAATTTAATCATTTTATCATGGATATGAAAGATGATGAAGAACATGAAGTTGAATTAGTTAGTAGAGAAATCGACAAGAGTATTCCTTCAACGTATTTCTTTTTATCAAAAACAAGTTGTAGAATTGACAAGTTAAGATTTGTTAAACACAATGAGGAAGAGTGGGGAGATGCAGATGTTCTAATCACAGCCAATCCAATTGCCCTAGCAAACAAGCCAAGCGGTAAAATTAGTGTTAAGGTAAAAGCGTCATATAACGCTGATTCTGTAGCTGATTATGAGATAGATTCTATTCTTGATTTCATCAAAGATGAAGAACTTAGAAACAGAATACTTTCAACAAAAATAACGACATACGAAGAGATTTAAATTATGATTGATTTTGGTGGAGTGGTTTATTCAATAGACCTTGAGGCTTTTAGCAAAGCCATTAAATTAGGTGATACAAAACCTACAGATGTGGTTTCACATAAAACAGTGAAAACATTTAGAGATGAGCATGGAAAAATCGTCAGCTCTGAGATGACAGAAATCTTAACAGAAAGAGGATTTGAAGTGGATGGTGGAAAGTACGATACACTTAGAATGTTATTAGAAATAATAATGGACGATGTAGATGAAGAAACTGATGACACGTTAGGTGCCGACAGAGCTTTAGATAAATTAGGGTTATCTTATAAAATAGCATTTAATACCCTTATTTCTTATGGAATTATCAAAGAAATAGAAACAGAATAATTAATTATCCAATAAACATAAAAATGGAAGAACAAATAAAACAATTCGAAGAACAAATCGGTCAATTGACTGGAGTTATCGATAAATTAAAAAATAAAGATTTCTCACTATATTTTTTTACTCTAGATACCAAAGGTAACCCAACGGCTGGTATTGCTAACATTTACGAACACGTAAAAATTCTTAATGAATTAGGATATTCAGCTAAGATTTTACATGAAAAAAATGACTACAAATTAAGAGCAAATGAAGATGGTCAAGGTATCGCTGAATGGTTAGGTGAAGAATATGCAAACTTGCCTCACATCTCTATTGAAGCACAACAATTAAACATTAGCCCAGCTGATTTTATTGTTATCCCTGAGATTTTCTCAAACATTATGGACCAAGTAAAAGGTTTCCCTTGCAAAAAGGTTGTAATTTCTCAAAGTTATGATTACTTGCTTGAATTATTACCTATTGGTAAAAGATGGACAACTGACTTCGGTTTCAATGATGTAATTACAACAAGTCAAAAACAAGCAGATTACTTAACAAGCTTGTTCCCAACAATTGCAACACACATTGTTCCAGTTTCTATCCCATCTTATTTCAAAGATAGCGAGAAACCTAAGATTCCAGTTGTTGCGATACACACAAGAAATCAAAGTGATGCGGCTAAGATTGCTAAGTCATTCTACTTACAATACCCAATCTACAAATGGATTACCTTCAGAGAATTAAGAGGTCTACCAAGACAACAATTTGCTGAAGAATTAGGTAAAGCTTGTTTAGCTGTATGGATTGACGATACTTCAGGTTTCGGTACATTCCCATTAGAGGCTATGGAAGCAAATACACCAGTAATCGGTAAATTACCTAATCTTATTCCTGAATGGATGGAAGAAGTTGATGAGAATGGTGTTGGTACAATCAAAAATAATGGAGTTTGGACAAATACAACTACAAACATTCCTGAATTGATTGCTACTTACTTGAAGCTTTGGTTAGAAGATGGAGTTCCAACTGATTTAGTTAAAGGTGCTCTTGAAAGCAAAGGTCAGTACACTGAAGAAAATCAAGTTGAAGCTATGACGGTAACGTATTCAACTCTTGTTGAAAACAGACTAGTTGAGCTTAAAAAAACATTATCTACTTTAGAGGAAGCTTTAAAAGAGAAAACATCAAAAGCAGAAGCTAAATAATAAATAAACAAATGGAAAAAACACAAATATCAATTATACTTCCTGTTCATGAATTGAACGAAGTTACAAAACCAATGTTCGCTAATGCAATTGCAAGTGTTAAATCACAAATCGTAAGACCTGATGAATTACTTATTGTAGTTCCAGCAGGGAGTGATTTAGTAAGCTATTTAGATTCATTTGACTTTGGTGATTACAAAGACTCAGTTAGAGTTATTCAAAATGATGGTCCAACAGACTTTGCCTCTCAAGTTAACTTGGGTGTTGCGAATGTAAAAACTGAATGGTTAAGCATCTTAGAGTTCGATGACGAATTCGCAAACATTTGGATTAAAAACGCAGTAGAATACAAAACAAAACATACAAACATCGATTTATTCATGCCGATTATCATTGACGTTGACCCTGAAGGAAACTTCTTAGGATTTACTAATGAAGCAGTATGGGCAAACAGTTTTTCTGATGAATTAGGAGTATTAGATAACACAGCTTTATTAGCTTATCAAAACTTCAATATTGACGGAATGGTTGTTAAGAAATCAGTGTTAGATGAGTTCGGAGGATTCAAACCAAGTATCAAATTAACATTCATTTATGAATTCTTATTAAGAATGACATTCAAAGATGTTAAGGTTATGGTTATCCCTAAATTCGGTTACAAACACGTTAATCAAAGAGTTGGTTCATTATTTGCTGACTACAAAGAAAATCTTGACCCAATTGAGGCTAGATGGTGGTTACAGACTGCTAAAAAAGAATACTATTTTCCAAATGATAGAAAAATAACGTATGAAGTACAGAATGGATAAATGGTTAATAAAAGAGGACGTAAAAGAACAAATGACATGTACTTTGGTCCAAATGAAGAAGAAGCAGTAATCAATTTTCTAGAATCAGAAGACGAAGCAGAAAGAAACCAAATATTCAACGAGTGGCTAAAGGCCCCGTTAGATAAAATGATTGAATCAATCATTAGAAGATATAAATTATATAGAAAGGGTGAAACGTTTGAAGAATTACACGGAGACACCCTTTCGTTTCTAATGACCAAAGTGCATAAATTTGAAGCAGGGAGAGGAAAAAAAGCCTATTCATATTTTGGAACAATAGCAAAACACTATATCTTGGGTTTGCTTATCAAAGATGAAAAATATATGAAGCAAAATGCTTCGTATGAAGATATGTCTAGTAGTATCGAAGAACGTGAAGACTTAACTTACGTAATCGATAATGACGGATTTATGATGGATGATTTCATCAAAAAACTTTCTAGTGGAATCAAGGATGAATTAAACGATGAAGACCAACCACCAAAGAAAAAACTAAATGACAATGAAAGAAAAGTCGGCTATGCCCTAATTGAAATTCTTGAGAATTGGGAAACCGCATTTGAATCAATGGAAGGTGGTTCAAAATACAATAAAAATTCTGTATTAGAAACCATGAGAAACTATACCAATCTATCTACAAAAGATATTAGGTTAGCTATGAAACGTTTCAAAGAGATGTATGAGCTCTTAAAGCTACGTGGTTTGTAGAAATTGGTTTTAAAACAGATTTACAGATATTTATAGTTAAATAACGTAAACTATTAATAAAATCATGCCAAGAAAAACAAAACAAGTAGTAAAAGTAAATAACAATGAATCATTAGAAGGACTTATGCAAGAAACCTATAATGATGCTTGTTTACAAATAACTGATGCACAACGTACAATTAACGAATTATCAGTAAGTGCTATTTCTGAAACAGTAGATGAATTAACAAAGGTTGCCAAAGAAAAAGGTGGTCTTTTGAAAATTAAAGATTCAGCTATTCGTATTAAGTTAGAACTAGCAAAATTACAAAGCGATATTATCAAGAATCGTGGTAACGAAGAAGCGGCTGTTTCCGAAAGAAGCAGTGGTACAGCATCACTTAGTGACTTCAGAACAATTAGAGAAATGTTCAAAAATAAAGGACAAGAGAACGAAGAATAAACATGTCAATATTAGATAAAAAAAGAAAGGTTTTTGGTAATATTGCGGCCGCAAAGACTCTTACAGAATCGATGCCACAACTTAAACTTAGTTCATCATTCCCATCAATCAACAATAACGGTGATAGCATCACATTCTTAACTGACCTTATTAAATCTTTAATAGGGTATGATGCTTTGGTTAAAAGTCTAGTGGATATGCTAACACATTCACTTGGAGACATAGAGATTAAAGTAAAAAAAGCAATGAAACGTGAACTTAAAGGAATTGTTAGTTGTGGTGTTAATCCAAGCCTACCAAGTTTTATCAAAACAACTGGAATTGTAATCGAATTAAAAAAGATTGATTTTTTGGATTTATTGAAAGTAGACCCAAAGTCTGCTTCAGGGAAGCTATTATACAATGATGTAACAAATAACCTAACAGATTCAACAGATTTCAATACCTTCTTATACGGAGTAATCCAACAAGACGGAATTACCAACACATGGAAAGGAATTCTAGATGTAACGTTTGTTTCGCTTGACCCAAATGGTGTTAATCCAAACAATTCACTTATAATTAGGTCAAATCCAGCTTACAATTCAAAAACTCTTAACGACCTAAACAATGACTATATTGATAGTATTCAACTATTCAATACTAGCAATCTTGTTACAAGTATTATTAACACTATCTTCGGTAGTATTTCAATCAATCTTAATAAAACTAGAAAACAATTGGAAGCTGAAGGAAAGATAAACGCAGTTGTTGATAAGATGGTACAATCAGATGCTGGTGAAACAGTTAGCGATACTTACTTTACATTTGATAGTACTGAACTTTCAAAGATAGAAAACCAAGTTGATTTACGCAAACAAGGAATCATCAAGGTTAAAGCTTCAACAGAAATCGATTCTAGTGTATCACAAAACTCACTTATTGAGTTCAATACTCAAATGGGTAATGCTGTTACAGTAGAAGAACAAAAGAACGTACTTTCAACTAACTTGGAAGTTATGGCTAGTGAATCAGCAAACAAATCAACGAACGTAGCGGATAACCAAACAATAAAGTTAAATTTTATTCAAAATATAATTGAAACCTTGATTAAATCAATTGTTGGTGTTATATTATCACCAAAGGTTGTTATGACATTCTTGATTAATTTCAAGATAATCTACGGTTCAGGTGCCATATTTGCAGATGGTGTTGATTTCATACAAAAAAACAAACAATTATTTAGACAGCTTATTAAAGAAGTTACTAAAACAATCGTTGAAATGCTTGTAGTTATAGCACTTAAAAGAATTGCAGAATTGGTTGCACAGGCCCAAGTCAAAAAACAAATAGATAAGAATAAAAATAAAATCTCTCAGCTGTTAAGCTTAAGTGGTGTACCACAAGAGGCAATTAGAATTATAAAAGGATTAGCATAATGAGTACATTTAATCAAGAAAAGTTAGAAGACGTAAAGAATAATTCATCTTTTAATCTAGGTTCAATTAGTGGAGTTTTAAATCTGATTTTATCAGCATTTTCAATACCCGATGAACCAGTAGCGGCACTCCCACCACCTCTTATTATGGTTGGTGCCAAACTAAGACCAGGAGTCTCAGCACAAGCTGTAGCCTCTCGAATCATAGCGAGACAATCTGAAGCTGGAAGACAAGTTGGTGATGTATTTGCCGATGGACCTAACAATGAAGAAGCAATGGAGCTTATTAGAATCGAAGAAATAATCAACACAATACTAACAGAATCAGTAGTTAATGTGGTTATACCACCTGGGATTTCTGTTATGACAGTTGGAATTGGAAACTTAGGTATTCCAGTGGTTTCACAAGGTGTAACAACAACAATGGCCGTAGGAGACGGTATAATCAGATAATGGATAAACTAGAGGATAAATCAAACAACGAAATTCTATTTGAAATAAAACAAATGGAAGCGGACCATGAAGCAATCAAATTAAGAATGCTTAAGGATTACGATAAAATGGTGGAAATCGAGAAACGTTTCGATGAAGCAAATAAAATTATATTAAAAAGGTTAAAAGGAGATAAATAATGGCAGAAGGTACCAATAAATTAAATAGAACAGGTTCGGGAGCATATGAGAACGTAAGTAGTTTCCAATATCTAAAATACGGTGAGGTTGTTTCTAATACTGACGAATTTAATTTAGGTAGAATCCAAGTTAGAATTAAAGGGTCACAATCTGCGGGTGGTGATGATGGTATTCTTAATGGTAATTTACCTTATGCCTTCCCTATGATACCTAAGCACTTTTCAAGTGTTCCAAAGGTTGGTGAAGCTGTTTGGATATTCGTATTCGATAAAAACAGACAACATGCAGATAGAATTTATATTGGGCCAGTTATTTCACAACCTGATAAATTAAACTTCGATAATGCCAAGTTTACAGCATTTCGTGGGTTTACTTTTGGTGCAACAACACCAAGCGTAAATATCAATACACTACCACAATTAAGAGGTGTTTTTCCTGAATCTGAAGATATCAGTGTTCAAGGTAGATACAATACTGATATTACACAAAAAGCCAATGAGATAATACTTAGAGCTGGAAAGTTTGAAACAATACCTACAACGGCTCAAAACCCATATGGAATTCAGTTTAATACAAAAACACAAGCCTACATTCAAATCAAAAACGATGCTGTAGTAGAGAAACCTACTCAACAAAATTCTGTTGCTCAAAAAGGAACTATTACAAATATTGTAGCAAATAAAATCAACTTACTTACACATAGCGGTGGTAGCCCAAGATTCAACCTTACAGGACAAGATGAACTTATCTCTGATGAGGAAATGGCTATTATCTTAGAGTCAGCACATCAAGTACCATTTGGTGATGTTCTTATTCAATATCTTATACTTTTGAAAGAGGCTCTTTTCGCTCACGTACATAATGGAAACGGTAACCCAGCGACCGATTTAACTGCTTCAGGGAATAAACAAGCTCTAGCTATTTTTAAAGCAAAAGCTGATGATTTAGAAAAATCAATGTTAAGCGCAAATGTACGAATAAACTAAACTTTTTAGATATTTATTATAAAAAGATAAAAATGGTAATACGTACATATTTCGATAAAAACAATACGATTCTAAGCAAATCAAACATTAACACTGGTTTAAACCCTATTGCTGAATTATACTACGGTGGTGAGTCAGCAACTAAAAGCCATAGCAGGTTCTTATTTCATTTCGATGAAACTAAGCTGACTAACCTATATACTGGTGGAACATTCCCTGATTTAACTAAGCTTAGACATACACTTAAAATGACCAATACTGGTGCATTCGATACAGACCTTTTAAACAAGGGAATGGGTTCTAAAGAAAGAACTACTTCATTCGACCTTATTGTTTTCAAGGTGGACCAACCATGGGATAACGGTACTGGTTATGACTATGAATTACCAATTCTAACATTTGGAGACCAAGCTTACAGAGAAGGTTATTCAAATTGGTACTACTCTCAAAATGGAATTTTTTGGTCAGGTGGTTCAGGTGTGTATACAGGTTCATCAACTGGTGTAACCGTTGCAACTCAACACTTCGACAAGGGTAATGAAAATATTGAAATTGATATTACTGATTATGTTAATGGTGTTCTTACTGGTGATACGAATTATGGTCTTGGAATTGCATTCCCTGATTACTATGAGGACCTAGAAACTGTTAACCCACAATATGTTGGTTTCTTTACAAACAATACACAAACATTTTACGAACCATTTGTTGAAACTATCTATGATGGTCATATTACTGATGATAGAAATGATTTCTATTTAGATAAGCCAAATAAATTATATCTTTACGTTAGTCTTGGCGGTAATCCAACAAACCTTGATACTTTACCAAGTGTTGAAGTGTTTGATAATACTGGCACATCTTTTGCTACGTTTACTGGTTCAGGTGTAACACAAGTTACAAAAGGAGTATACTCTATCGATATCACGGTTCCAACAACTGCTGATAACGATTGTACTATGTACAATGACGTATGGAGTGGCCTTATCATCAACGGTGTAGCAAGACCTGACGCAAGTCTTGATTTTGTTATGAAAAACTCACTTGGATATTACAATATTGCAAATTCAGACTCTCAACCTAAGAAAACTGCTATCAGCGTTTCAGGAATATATGCTAATGAAAAAATTAAACGTGGAGATATTCGTAAGGTAATTGTTTCTGCTAGAATTCCTTATACAGTTGAGCAAACACAAAAAATTGATGGTTTGAAATACAGACTTTATGTGAAAGAAGGGCAAGGTGAATTAACAGTTATTGATTTCGAACCAATTGAAAGAAGCATCAACAATTATTATTTCTTGTTAGATACTGACAGCCTTTTACCTAACACTTATTATTTAGATGTTCTTGTTAGTTCTGATTTGGAAGTTACAACACTAAAAAATGTGATTAACTTCGATATTGTAAATCAAGTTAATCTTCGTAAAAGTCAATAAAAATGAAACATATAATTAAAAAATTACTTAGAGAAAATCTATTAGGAGAAACTATGCTTACATCAAAAAATCTACCAATAGAAACTGCGTTATTCCAAAAGGATAACAGGATAAGTCTTGTCTTATATGACCCTATGACCAATAAATCATATGGCGTGATTTCAGCCTCTCTAAGAGGTCAAAATTTCGATGTGGATAAAGTGGCCGCAGAAGATGGTTTCGGGCCTTATATCTACGAAATGGCTATGATGATGGCTAGTACGAAGGGTAAAGGACTTATGCCAGCTAGAAAAGGTGACGTTAGAAGTGAAGCATTGAATGTATGGGTTAAATTTTATGATAGACCTGATGTTAATAAAACAAACATTGCACCATTTGATGCCAGTGGTAAATGGAACCCAGAATTTAGTGTTGCATTATATACTGGTAGTAACGACACATTTGAAAACCCTGAAGAATATGAGGAATGGTTAAGTGAAATTAACCCTGAAACTCAAGAGCTGATAAAAAAATATAATACTGTTTATTCGATGCAACCCAATGATGATTTCAAAGAAATGCTTGGCCGTGGACAAAATTATATTAAGAAAGGATTCAACCCTATCAAGGCTTTCAAGAGTGGTTCTGATTTATTTTTCTCAAAATATGACTAAAGTACTTGACTTTCAAGAAATTATATAGTACCTTTGTATTACGTTAACTCACGTATTAGTTTCGAGCCTGAAATATGGCTTTGGAGTTGTTAAGGCAACAAAGAAATTAGTACATAATTACAAAAATTAAAAGTTAAAAAATGACTCAAAAAACACTAGGGACTGCGGTTCCTACAGCTAGTATTGCTGTGAACAAAAGTAGACTAAAAGTTTACAACAAAAAAGGCGAAATGCCAACTTATTACCTTCAAAAAGGGCAAGAATTTCAGATTGAATTATTCAATCCAACTACAGATAATATTCTTGCAAAAATCAAATTAAACGGAAAAATCATTTCTCAAGGTGGTCTTGTATTGAGACCTGGACAGAGAGTATTCTTGGAGCGTTTCTTAGATGTTGAAAAGAAATTCTTATTCGACACATACGAAGTAGCAAATACTGCTGAAGTGAAAGAAGCAATCAAAAGCAACGGAGACTTCAAGGTTGAGTTCTTTAGAGAACAACAAAGAAGACCAATTCTAACTCTTGGCAACATCGGTACAACAAGACTTGGTGGTTCATTCGGTGGTCCTGACTATAATGATTATAAAAGCTATAACAGTGGTTCAATTGTTAGTCTTGGTGGTTCATTCACAACAACTTCATTTAATGCAACAGATAATAACGCTTTCTTATCTAGTACCAATGTTTCAAACACTGGTGGTATTAGTCTTGATGGTCTTGACTTCAATGTTACTTCATCTGCGCTTAATCAAATGGATAGACTTAAAAGCCAACCAATTTCTAAAGGAATCCTTAGAAGTTCGTCAGCGGCTCCTAAGCTTGAAAAGAAATCAAAAACCATAGAAACTGGTAGAGTTGAGGAAGGTTCTAAATCTGACCAAAAATTCACAACAGTAAGCAAGGAGTTTGAATACTTTGCATTCCACACACTTGAATATAAGATGCTTCCTATTTCACAAAAAGTGAATACATCAGAAGATATCAATGTAAAAAAATACTGTACAAACTGCGGTGCAAAATTAGGTAAAACTGATAAGTTTTGCTCAAACTGCGGAACAAAAGCATAAAAATAATAACTAGAGTTAACGTAAAAAATAGTCCTGATAATTTGTATTATCGGGATTTTTTTTGTACCTTTGTTTCGTAATTAAATAACTATGGATAAAAATAAATACCCAGCATACAATGAGGACGATACCAATTGGGACGACCATCATAGAAAGAACGGTCTTATGACCAATAGAGAATTCTTTACATCAAACGCTAAGGGTGGCTTCTACGAAGGTATGGAGTGGAACGGTGAAGAATGGGTTCTTGACGCACAGAATCAAGCTAGAGAAGATGCTCGTCAAAAAGAATTGGATAAATGTGGTTGGTGTGGAAATGATAATTGTACTTGCTAATGAATAAGAAGAACGTATTACACATAATAAACCAATATCCTTCACTTAGGTTTGGTTTAAAGTATTTGGTTGAAAATAACAAATCAAATCATGCACCATATCATAACTTCAACCATATGCTTACTGTTGTTAAGAACTGTTATCAAGCTCTAGACTTCATGAAGATGTTAGAAGATGATAAGGTAGAAGCTTTGCTTATGGCTGCTTTATTTCACGATTTTAACCACTCTATGGGACGAAGAGATGATGCTTTCAACGTGGAACAAGCAATCGTTGGATTAGGTACATTCTTAAGTGAATATCAAATAGTTCATTTAGATTTTGAGTTCATGAAAGAAATCATTTATGCAACACAATATCCATACGTTATTAAGGTTGATGATTTGAATATTTACCAAAGCATTATTCGTGATGCTGACTTATGTCAAATACTAGAATACGATTGGATTAAACAAATGGTACTTGGTTTATCAGAAGAAATGCACTATCCAGTTAATCAATTGATGATTGGACAAAGAGTTTTCTTGGATAATATCAAGTTTATTACACCTTATGGTGAGTTTGTTCATGATAATTACTATAAGGGAGTTATGGATGATTTCACTTTATTGGAAAATATTTTAAAATAAATTTGGTAGTCTCGAAAATAAGTCTTACCTTTGTACTTTAACTTTAAACAATTAAATTATGGCAACTAAATTAAATTCAAAAAAACAAAGAGTATTAACAGCCCTTAGAGACCCAAGAGGTGTTTCACCTTGGTATGCGGCAATTCATTTAGCAAACTTAAGACTTGCGGCAACAATTAATTCCTTGAAGAAAGAGGGATATGAAATTTCGTCTGAAAAAGAAAATGGTGTTGATAAGTTTGGTGAGAAAACTAGATACACTCGTTACAGACTTGTAAAAGAAAAAGCTTAATGAAAAAAGCTTACGTTCAACACATACGACAAATTGTCGAAGCTGAACCTAATGATATGGAATTGGGCCGACTTGTTAGAAAATACTTCGCTAGAATTGATGAACCTGAACCTATGAAATGTGTTCTGTGTTCTGAGGAAGTAGATGTAAATCAAAAGAGTCCAATCTATGTTGAACCAGTTCATATTGACTGCGCTATCAAGCATAGAGAAACTGAGAAGAAGGTCGAAGAATTTCGTAAGAAATATAAGAAGGACCATGCATATTGTCCTAACCCTAACTGTAAAGGAGAAACGTATATAACTACCCTTGCTGGGTATATTATAGATGTCAACAACCTAGATGATTATAAAGACTTAAATGAGTGTAAATGTACTTCTTGTGGAGACAAACATACATATCACGAACGAGTAGCTTCTTAAAGATTAACAGGTTTCATTTCGCTAGGATTATTTGTATTTATTTGATAAACACCATTGTTTAATGTAAAATTTTGACTTCTAAAATCATCAACAGCTGGTAGCAACATATTAACCAATTGTTTATTTATTACAACATCATTATCAAATAGAAAACTTAATCCAGCATGACCACCACCTCTACTTGAAGTTTGTTCAATTTGTGGAAAGTGTATACTTAACTTTTTTTTGTCACCTAATGGAGTTACAGCAATTCTAAAATCAGTTCCTTCATATGGTACAGTCTTATCTAATATATCAGTATTTCTACCAATTATTTTATTTTCTTTAAACCCATATGGATTCCCAAAAGAAGCAAAAACATTGGTATCTCTTATTAAAGATTTAATATCATTATCTAATAATGATTCTTTCAATAGAGATTCTCTAAGTAGTTTTTTTATTGTATGTTTCATATTAATAAATATCTTAAAAACAAAAAAAAGACCTACCATATCGGTGGGTCTTTTTTTATTTATCTAAGAAAGATAATTGTTTAGATTATCTTAATTCGTTTACGTCGAATGTAGGTACACCGTCAACTCTTACGTGTCCGTAGAATCTGTTGTTAACCACTTTTTTAGCATAACGTGTCATGATACCTTTTACTGGCGCAAAGTTAAACGGATTAAACATTGTAGGTGTCAATTGAAGAGGCACGTATGGAGCATAGATATACCCTGTGTCTAATAATGATTTACCTTTGTGTCCAATGATAATTGAATAAGCTGGAGCATAAGGGTCACGGTATACTTGGAAACGTCCTGATAAAGAACCGATTCTTTCGATACCCATGTTATATTGGTCTTGCTCTGGGTTAGCATCACTTACGTGGAAGTATTCTAAATCATCAAAGATAGCAGAGATTTCAGAAGAAACTACGATAAAGTTAGCACCACCTCTAAGAGTAGACTTGTGGATTTGTGCAGAAACTTGGTTTAATCTAGTGATTAAAGTTTGGTTCCAGTCTTTTTGTGTGTATGGGCTTGCCGCTGTAGAAGCTTTTCTCCAACCGTTGTAATCCCATCTTAATTGCCAAGCACCAGCTTTACGTAACTCTCTCAAGATTTCTCTATCGATTTCCGCAGCAACTTGCTCAGATAACATAGCTGTTAATTCAGCTTCTGCATCAATGTTGTGGAATGCACTAACGTCTTGAGCTAACTCAGGAGACCATGTAGCACGTAATTTTCTTTCTTCAACCGCAACAACGATTTCATCTAATTTGAAAGATACCTCTCCCATTTCAGTTTCAAGCTCTAATGTAGCGTACTCAGCCCAAGCCGCAGTGAAAGTAAACGCTGATACTGTAGAAGCAGAAGCTCCAACGTAACCATCATAAGTTGATGTTCCAGCACCACCAATAACACCAGCAGATGTTCCAACAGGGTGACGTAAATCTAAAGCAACATAAAGAGTACCTGAAGTATCTGTTAAGTTAGTGTAGTCTACGATACCTCTACCGTATTGTTGAGTTACTAATCTGAAAGGAATTTCCTTACCAGCAGCGATAATTGTATTACCATCTTTATCTAAAATTGCATTAGTTGAAAGAACGTGTAATGAAGCTAAGAATGATTCAGTGTCCATTGGGTCACCGTTAGCACCTGTCATAACTTGTTTAGCGTGTACGTTTGGAGAGAATCCAGTGATACCGATAACAACTTCTCTTAATGAACCGTCATTAGCTGTTGGTAATTGAGCAGCTCCAGTCGCAACTGTATATTTACCGTCAATACCTAAAGTGTATACGTTATATCCACCTGCAACGATTGTAAGAGTACCTTTTGAGTTATCAAATAAACCGTCATTGTAGAATGCATCGTATAAGTTTTTACCCTCGAATGGAGTAAGTGTACAACCTGAACCAACAACACATGATGGAAGACCTTGAGCCGCCATACCTGTGTGTGCAGAGTATTGAGTTGCGTAAGCTCCGTTACCACCGTTTGCAGCGTAATCAGAACCAGGGTTACCTAAAGCATCCACACGGCTTGATGTAACTGGTACGAAGTAGAACAATTTACCAATTGGCATGTTCATAGCTTGTACAGAAACGATATCGTTAGCTAATAATTTTGAGAAAACTCTACGAACGATTGGGAAAACTACAGTTTCGAATGAACCTGAAGAGTTTGTCGTTGTGCTTTCAGTTAATAATGTTGACGCTTGGTTTTCGTATAATTGAGCGATATTCTCTTTAACGTGACCTTTAAGACCGTCAAGGAATCCTAATGAATCCCATTTAGATTGAGTCTCTTTACGGATAGCCTTCATGTGGTTTAATCCGATATTTCCAACTTGTCCAGATGTTAATAAGTGTGACATAATTTGTTTTTTATTTTTTTTTGTTGTTAGGGTTATTATCTTTTTTCAACTCTGTTAATCAAATCCATGATTCTCTTTGTTGAAGGGTCAACGTAAGCTGTGCTTTCATTTAATTGTTTTGAAATGCTTGTCGTTCCACCTTTGATTATTTTATTCTCTACTGATTCAGTAATTGGCTTTCTTAGGCTCAATTCGTTCTCAATAATTCTGTTTAATTTTTTTGACTCAGCTAAGCTTGTTACTTCATCAAAACGCATCAAGATTGCATCTTTCTCCGCTTTAGTTGTAGAGTGCTCTAAGAAAAGAGTTGTAACATAAGTTAAATTAGCGTTGTGTAATACAGTTTCAACTAATTTTGTTCTAAAGTGTTTTAACGCAGTTCTAAATTCTAAGTTCTCAGCTTTAAGTTGATTTGCTTCAGTCAATAAAGCATTATATTTTGTTACTGTTTCAGAAACTAATTTTTTTGCGGCTTGAGATTCTTTTAAGTTATCTGCTCCAGCTCCTAAAGGAATTCCTTTTAAAGACTTTGCAGGTAATCTGTGAGCTTGAGCTGAACCAACTGGAATTGCTTCTGTTAATTCTTCTGTCTCTTCTTCTTCCTCTTCGTCGTCGCTTTCTTCTTCATCACCACCAACTGCTACTAAATCATCAGGAGCGTCTTCAGAATCAGATTCACCTTCTTCACCACCAAATGCTGGTTCTTCAGTTTCTTCTTCGTCATCACCCATTTCGATTTCATACTCAGCTTCGTCTCCACCTTCTTCAGCACCTAAATCATCTCCACCCATTGGTGCATCAAATCCTCCTGCCGCTGGAGCTGTTGAATCGTCTAGTTTAACTACGTATTCCCCAGGTTCTGAAATATTTAAGTGAATTTCATCACCTACAATTTCGATTTCGTCCTCGCCACTTAATTTTTTGTAAATTGCGATTACTTCATCATCAGATGCCGCTGTCATATCCAAATCATCTCCACCTAACTCTACTGAGTCCATTCCTAAATCTGCACCCATTGGGGCACCATCCATCGGAGCGTCGATATCACCTAAACCACCTGCTACTGAATCATCTTCACTTCCTAAATCTGCACCTATCGGAGCATCCATTGGAGCTTCTTGACCTAAGTCATCACCACCAAATTCAGGAGCGTCTAAATCTTCTTCTTCGTAAATCTCTTTCATAAGAGATTCTTTAACCACACCGTCAATTTCTTCTCTAGCTACGCCACGAAGTATTTCTTTGGTATTGGCACTAAGAGCATTTTGGATATTTTGAATATCCAATAAAGCTTCTTTTATAATTGAATTTTTTTCAGCCATTTTATTTTTTAAATTTTTTTTGTTTTTGTGTAATAAACTATTTGTGTAGTCATCATTTGTTAATAAATATATATGATTTCACCAAAAAACTTTTTTTTGATAAAATTTCAGCAAAAAAAGTGCTATTCAGATAAAAATTTATCCAAATCATCATTTAAGCTTTCTTTTAGTAGTGGTTTTTTCACTTCTACGTTCTCAACATAAGGTCTAGATTCTTCGTGACTTCTGAATATCCAAGCATCAGGAGTTGATGGAGCCGTTACTACGTCCCAACAAATAATCTCGAAATCCTCTTGAACAATTTGCTCACCATTTCTACCTTCTTTAAGTGAACCAACACCTCTAGAAGATACACCAATCTTAATTCTATTTCTTAGTAAATTTGCAACTTCGTCTCCTTTAGTAGAAACAATACCATAATTAATAAACCCAGGAGTCATCAATATCTCCATCTTACCCATAAGAGTTTGTCCTTCCCACCATGTTTCAATGATGTTATGAGATATTCTGTCACCAGCAATAATACTAGATTCAGGGTGGTCTAATTCACCTACAGCTCTACGTTCTTTAATCGCTTGTTGATATAATTGGTCTTGTCTTCTTAAGATTGCTTCAGGATAGATTCTCCCATTACGGTTAAGAATACCGTATTTTTGTAGTACAACGAAAACAATAAGCGGCTCAACTATCGCTAGTCTGTTTCCACCATCAAGTTTCTTGATTTCGTTAATGAAAGGTTGATTTCTTGGTTCGTCAGGTGAAATATAACCAGCATCTTGTTCAATAAGATAACCTGTTCCACTTTCACCACGTTTTAATACCTTTAAATCTTTATAATTTATATCCATGTTTTGCTAGTCTTTATAGATATAAATATATGCCAATAACAAAAAAACCCCCAATATTTCTATTGAGGGTTTAATATTATTGTTTTAATTCTTTTTCCTGTGAAAATCAAATGTTTTATTGTTTTCAAATACACTTTTAATCAACAGATTTGTTATTTCATCTAAGTCATATTTCATAAGCTCGGAATTTACTGGGATTTCTTCATTTAGAAACAGAGTTGTTTCACAATTAATAAAGCTTCGTTTCCCAAACTTGATTCCTGATTCACGAATGTCTAAATCGACAATGGTGTTATTCTTGATAAAATTTGACGCTACTCTAGAATCAAAGTGATTAAAAAGAACTTGCTTCAACTTCTTATTCAAATCTTTAATGACTCTATTATAGTTCGCATCATATTCTGATACGGGTTCAGCCCATGCTGAAATGTTAATGTATACTGCTTTAGCGTTTTTATTATTAACGCTTCCAAATACTACGTTATAGTTTTTGAATTTGCTAATTTTTAGTTCTTTTCCTGTTTTCATCTCCTGGTTTTATTTATTACAAATATAACGAAAAATCCAGGAAAGTCAACTCCCTTAGTGCATCTTACTCCAAATAGAAATGACAAATCCAATAATTATCTGAACAAAAGTAATAATAGCAATTGCCGCTACCCATCTTGACTTTTGTTTATAAATCTCATCCTTAGCCTCTTTCATTTGATTTGGTGACCATACATCGTTCACCTTCTCCATCCACGCAGTATTAGTGCTTACATTTTTTTCGATACTTTTAATATCTCCTAGTTTGAAATTCATTTCTTGAAGCTTAGTGTCAAAATCATTTCTCATTTTCTCATGATTATCATTTAGACGAACTAACTCGTTCAAAACTAATTTACTGTATTCTCCCCAACTATCTTTTTGTTCTGACATTTTATATAATTTTTATATTATTTAAAACATTTGTTATCGTAACGCACATGGTTTCGTAACATTTTATTTTATTTTTAATCGTTCTCGATTTCAGAACATCTCCTTTTCCGCTTTCAATAATTTCTTTTAATTTCACAACAACATCTTTGTAGTCTCTGTTGTTATCGTCGATACAAATTTTATCCGTTAATTCTATTAACTTAAGGATATTTTCACTTGGAACATTATTCATTTTTCGGGTGTTAAATTATGTTATTGTAAACTGCTCTTTAACTCAACTAATTTTGTAATATTAGTCAAATAATCTTCATTGATTTCAGCTTTATCGTTTAACAATTTATCTTTAACTTTCAATAGTTTCTCCTTTGTTTCTAGAGAAGCATCAGCATATTGTTCATTGATTAAATCAATGCATTCTCTTACTGTTTCAGTGTAAACTTGTTTTTTCGTTTCATCGGTAGAATCGATTAAAGACTTGATAATCTTTAAATCAGACTCATCGATAGTTGAGTACTTGTCATTGTATTTGTCAACCATAATACTTGTCAACATAGTGGTAGGTAAATCAAAAGATTCATTAACCTCTTTTGACTTATTTTCCATTATGTATTTAATGATATTAGCTGTGGCATCAATTACCGTATCAATGTTTTCACTGATTCTATCAGTAAAAATTAGAGTAGAAATATTTTCATAAAGGCTTGCTTTATCACAGTCCTCTGAAATTTCAGATAAAGAAGAAGCTAACTTTTGATTAGCCTCTAAAATCTCTTTCTTTGAAAATTGGTTTAAAAGGTTTAGGTTTTCTTGCAAGAACAAGCTTGCTTTGAATTCGTTATCTTCTACCTTATTTTCAATATTATTGTATATCAAAAACTGAGTTCTTAATACTTTATTTTCCTTGATTGTTTTAACGTATTTACCGAATAATTGCTTGTCTTTGTTATTGTTAGTAACCAAAGCTTCGGACAAAATCCCGTTAAACGTATTTTTTATTTTACCAAAATTTTGCATGTGTTTTAATTTATTAATAAATATTATAATTTTAGACAAAAAACTTATTCATCTAACATATTATTGATATCTTTTATCATAGAATCAACACCTTCATTTATTTTGATATTCTTATCGGTCATTTTAATACTCTCAACACTTTTATCTTTTTTGTCATGAACGAAATTCTCAATCAAAGCATCAATCCATTTTCCTTGGTATTTTTGAGTTCTTTGCTCAAGTCTTTTACTTAATTGAACCTTCTCATTAAGAAGTTTCTTTTCGTATATTCTAATAGACTCGTTAACAGTTTCAGCAGGTGCTTCTACAGCGTCTCCGTCAGGTGCCTCGCCAGCATCTACATCTCCACCTTCTTCACCACCAAAATCTCCACCATCAGCCTCAGCATCCAAGTCTACTTCTTCTTCATCAGCTCCGAAGTCAAGGTCTTCACCTCCACCACCGCCACCACCGAATGAACCACCAAGTCCACCACCAGCGGCACCTTCTTCACCACCTTCAGCAGGAGCACCACCTTCAGGCATTCCACCATTAAGTGCTACTTGGTAATCACCGTAAATCTTATCAACAGTATCGAACATACCAGTATGCTTGATAACGTTAGCAGAATTAGCCAACTCAGCGGCCGCTGCTTTTTCCATACGTTGTTCAAGTAAATCTTGTTTGATATCATCATCTGACCAACCCATGATTTCTCTGTGAGCTCTTGTCCAAGACATTGCACCAAATCCGTTACCAGTATCAGAAACTGCATCTTTAAGAAGAGTAATTTTTTGTTGCATGTGTTCAACCTTAAGCATTTCAGCTTGTGTAGAAGGATTATTCAACGTAAGAGTAAAATTATCCAATTCTTCTTCAAAACCAAGAATGTATAAATGAATGATAGCTAGTTTATTCATCTCTTGAAGCATAGATTGTTGAATTCTATTGATTGTTCTAGAGAAACGAATATCTTGTAATGCTAAGTTTTTACCTTCACCAGCTGTATCTTCAAACCCTAAGAAAGGCTTTGGTACACGAAGTGCAGTAAATAAGTTTCTTTGTAAGTATTCAATATCAGCAATTTGGTCCAAGTTCTGAGCCCCAGGCAGTGTATCAATAGGGTTAGGAGCATCCTCGCTTCTAACAGGAATAAAGTAATCTTGGTCATTAGCCAATTGGTTAAATCTTAAATCAATTTGTCCAGTCGCTGGGTCAATAACTTGAGTTCTTTTAAATCTGTCAGCAATTGTATTTACATAAGCTTCCACATCGGCATCATCAATGTTACCAACATAAATTTTATAAACACGTCTCTCAGGCGCACGTGTAACACGATACACAAGCATAGAGTCTTCTGATAATACAAGTTGTTTCCAAATACGTCTAGCTTTCTCTAAGATACTAGTTCCATAAGGTAAACGTCTGTCATCACCTAGAAGTCTAAAGTGAGCAATTTGCCAAGAGTTGAATTCAACATCACGACCTCTCCAAAAGAATTTAACCTTATCTGTAGTTGTTTGTTCTTCTTCAGGTAATTCTCTACCTGAAACCATATCAAATAAACCAGTTTCTCTACGTTCCATTTCGTAATTAGGCATTTGCTTAGCACCAAGAATACCATGAGTATCATTGATGTTCAAATAAACGAAATTATCCCCGTATTTACACGTATTTCTAGTCCACATAGGTAAAGCAGTGTGTACGTCAAGTCTGTTGAAGAAAAGGTCCTCTAAGATACCCTTAACACGCTTGCTATCTGAATAGATATTCATGATTCTACCGTTATCGTTGATTGTTGTAGATTCTTCCATCATTACGTCCAAAGCGGCCGCAATCGTAGGGTAGAATTCCATTGCTTCAAAATCAGAATATGAACCAATACGTGTTGTTTCATAATTAATCGATTGTTGGAAAAGTCCAGTTTCAACTTTCTTCCAAGTATTTCCAAGCAATTTGTTTTGCATCGCTTGTAACTTTGCTCGCTCATACTCAGCTTTACTATCGGTTCTAAGTAATTCGTTACTACCGATATTGTATCTTTGAGATGGTTGTTGTTGCTTTGTCGCAATATAGTTAGGATTAAGTACTTGACCTAATCTATTAAATATTGTTAATTTTTTATCTGCCATAGTTTTTTTATTAAATTATAATCATTTTTTCCAGTAATTAAATAGTAATTACCTTTTATTACCAGCCATACCAGCAAATAACCACATATGTTCACCTTTTGGGTCACGTGGGTTCACAAATGGCTTCGCATGAACTGGTTTTCTTACCTCTTTACCACTAGCATCAACACTATTCAAAGTGTGTTGAGTTCCAGTACTCATCCAAGAATTAAGAATAGCTTTAGTTTGAGCTTCAAGTCTTTCTAAATTTTTGAATGAATTATCCAATACCCATAAAGCCATACCTAGTGACATAAGTAAATCATCATGATATCCAGCCATGTGGTCAGGACGACCATTCTTATCATAGATAAATGTTTTCATTTCAGAAATCATTCTTGATGAACGAATCTTTACGTGGTTTTCTCTAATTCTGTATTCTAGATTTGCAACCATAGATGTACGTACACCATTGGCTTGGAAACCTGGGATTTTTTCAGAATTATTCATAATTTGCATATTTCTTTGTTTAGGTGAAAGAATCTTCCCAACAGTAGTATCGTAGTGTAAGTGTTTGTAGTTTAATTCAAGAAGCTTAAGTACTGTAGAAACACCCATACCACCAGTAATATCTACGACAGTATAAGCTTTATAACGATTACCCCATTCAAACACAACGTGTGCAAGCAAATCGGGTTGAATCTTAGCTTGGTATTCCATAACTTGTTCCATTGTTGTAAAATCAATAATAACAATAGTTGAAGCATCGGCACCATCACCTCTAGCTACATCGACACCCATAATGTATTGGTGTCCTTCTTTAGGTTCAGCCCAAACCCAAGTTTCTTGTTCAGGCCCAAAATATAACATTGGTTTTTGAACATTATTTTTTTCTTGATATTCTATATATTTCTCGTTGATGATATTACCCCCTGAACCAATGAATGATACATCAAGCTCTTGAGCAATCATTTTTTCATCGTTGTTCATACCAAGACACATTTCCTCATACCAAGAAGATGTTGGTTTCCAACCGTCCTTGATTCTTTGTTCATATGTTGCGAATGATAACTTATCAGGTTCTTCTTCTTCTTCATCACCTCTAATCCAACGTAAGTCTTTATTATAACGTAAGTCTTCGTACCATTTCATTTCAATAACATTAAAGTTATTTCTTTTATTGATAGCTTGGTCATATGTTTTGTAGTATAAAGCATCCATACCATTAGGTGTAGAAATAAGGGTAGCTCTACCCCCAGTACCTAACGATGTAAGAGCGGCACCAAACACCTCAGCTCCATTATCAATATAAGCGGCCTCATCCATTACAAGATAAGTTGGTGTAAATCCACGAAGGGCATCCTTAGATGTCGCAACGGCTTTAACACGGCTTCCATTTGGTAATTTGATTTCTTTTTTTGAATCTGTATTAAAAATAGATTTACCTTCTTTTTGTGGTGTTCCATAGTATTCTTCACCCCAAACCCATCTTGGAAGTTGTCTTAAGAAATCTTTAATCTTTCCTAAGAACTCAAATGCAAGTTCTTGTTTATTGGCAATAATAAGAATACTCTCAGGGTTCTCAGGGTCAGCCCAACCAACCTTGATAGACATATAAGCGGCAGTAGTTGTTGATACACCAGCTTGTCTTGGTTTTGTTACAATATTAAATCTGTGTTTATCGTATGCTTTGATAATTTCATGCTGTCTTGGAAATAGTTTAAACGGCACAAAACCTTCTTGTGTTTTATCGAATGTTTCCAAATACGTTTCAATAGCGTATGCTGGATTCATCAAACACTTAGAATATTCCTTAAATATTTCATTTGTTGTTAACATAATTATAAGTTTTAGTTTCTTATAAATATGTCGCAAATGCCTAAAAATTAAGGGTTACAAGATTACTCCTAATTTATGGGTAATAAAAAAGGGCCAATTAAGGCCCTTTTAGTATCTTTTAGAATAAATCGTCGTAGTCATATGTATCTTCATCATCATCTTCATTTCCAAGATTTAAGAAGTCACCCAAGTCAAAAGTATCATCTTGTTGTGGTGTTTCTTTTTTAGCACCTTTGCTTGAAATTTCATCCATTGCAATATTATAATCTTCCTCTTGAAGTCCATTTCTGATTTCGTTAACCATGTGTTTGATTAAATTCTTTCCTTCTTTGGTTCCAGCCATTATTTCTTTCATCTTTTGATTGAATTCTCTTACTGGCAATGCGGCTAATTCAGAATAAATATGATGTTTCAATTCAAAATCAGCAGGGTCGATTTGACTTGTAAATCTTTCCCATAATGCAGGGCCAAGTCTCATATCCCAAGGCTCAGCGGCCAAGAAATCTGCTTTATTGATAACATATTCACCAATTTGTTTATCTTTTGGAAGTCCGTGTGCTGAAAGCAATTCCATAACACCCTTAACCAATTCATGAATAAGAACAGGGAAAACCATTGCTTGAGCATAGATAACAGCTTTTGGATTCTTTGCAGTTGGAAATTGAACCTTAACAATACCACCAGTTGTACCGTTTTCCATCTTAGGGATTACATAATACATGTAATCAGCGGCCGCCATCATCTTAGAATATACATTACCAAGTCTAGGTTCCATGTCACTTAGTTCTTCATCTACCATGTGGAACATGTGATTACATTTCTTAGCGGCACCTTGTGTCATAGCATTAAGGAAACGTCTTTTATAAACTTCTTCGTTAGCACTTGTAATATCGTTGTGGTTATTAAATTCCATCTCAACTGACATTGGTTTAGGATTTTTCTTTGTTCCAATAAGACTGATTTTTGGTGTAAGTTCAGCGTGTATTTCAACAACATCCTCTCCCATATCATATTCTTCACGAATCATCTTAACAGCCAATTCTTCAAGGTCTTTTTTATGTTTACCTTCCATTTTCATAGCCTCATCAACAAGAGGCATCATTTGGCTTAATAGTAACTTGTTATCAATATCATCACAATCGAAAGCTTTTTTGTAACGTTTAGCAACTTCGCTAAAACGCTCACCCATAATCTTTTGTTCAAAAGAAGTCTCATCTCCTTCAGGGAAGATAGGGTGTTTACCCAAAGAGTGTTTTTGCTCGGCCAATTCAACTTCTAATTCAGGGTGCATTCTTTCAGTTAATCCATCAGGATAAACAACACTCTCATTAAGAGTTGGTTTAGGTTTGCCTTGTTGCGCTCTTCTTAAAGCTTCTTCTGCGATTTTTTTATAATCTGCCATTCTTTATGTCTTTTACTTTTATTCTTGTTGAAATTGGTTTTAGTGATTCCAACAAATCATTTTTTGTTATTATTCTACTCCCTTCGGCTATAGCACCAGTTGTTGAGCTTGTGTCAATACCTGAATCGGCATCTAACGAAGTCATTGAACTAAGCGTGTCTTGGTCCTTAGATATGTCTTTGAATGAATTGATAATACTTGTTAGCTTGCTAAAAGGTACACCAATTTCTTTTGCCATTGCAACCAAAAATTGTGATTGTTCAAGCGGTGTGTTTATTTTCTCTAAAGCGATTACGAATTTATCCTTAATCAATTTAGATAATTTTTTTACGTCTTGTTGAAGCTTACCTACATTTACCGCTTCATCTAATTCTTCATCATTGTTAAGCAACTTTCCAAGTCTGTGTCTTCTAAGTGCCTTAGCATCCATATAGTCCTCATCTTCACTTAACTTGATACCTGATTTAATCATGTCTCTTGTATTACCAAATTTAGCGATTACTTCACCAGTTTTCTTGTTTATAAAGAAGTGTTTAGAACCTGCCATATCATCAGTATTTAGATAATCGATAGTTTCATTGTTTCTACTAAGTTCAGCCATTTTAGAGAAATGAGGGTCTTCGCTAGGAACAGGTTTATTCTCCATCATTTGACGTGCGGGTGTAGCTATGCTTCTATCAAATTCTTCTACTGAATACAATTTATTTTGGCCTTGTTCGTCCATTTCATCAAGAGAATAAACAGCAGGTACAACTTGTCTATCAGGTTGCATAGCTCTTACCATTTGGTATTTTCTTGCGTTGATTTCGAATGGTTGTGAAACTTGACCGTTTGCGTCTTGTAGATTTGAAAGATACTTAAGAGTTGCTTGGTCTTGTGGTTCAATCATGTCTCCTTCACCAAGTGTAGTTGTAGTAGGAGATGTTGAGTTTGTTGCCGTAGCAGTATTTGAGTTCTTATCAACAATGTTAATAGGTGTTTTCTTAGCATCAGGTGTCTGCAAGTATCTTTTAAGATTTGCATCCTTTGTAAGTTGGTCCGTAGTTACATTTAAGCTCTCATTATTTAGTTTTTTCATGTGTTTTGTATTTATAGTCTAGTATTAGGTCTTTTTCATATAACTTGGCCTCAACTTCTTCAATTGGTTCACCAAATTTAAAACAAAGTCTTTTCTCAGGATATGAATCATATGCATTGATATATTCCCAAGCCAAAGCTATAACTCCATCGACTGCATCCCAAACAGCGAACGTATCACTATTTTGAATTACATCCAATTGAATTTCAGTTTCGAGACGACCTACCTTTTTAATGAAATTAACATGTGGTGGTGCTGGTCTTCCCGAAGCTGGAAACGTGTCCCATTCTTCTCCATCTATGTCTTCTATTGTATCTGACAATATGAATTCATAGATGAAGTTCCCTGTGTAATCCTTACCAACTACGTTGATGTAGATTAAGAATAAGTCTTTCATTACTCATTCTTAGCTTTAGGGTCTGGTTGCACTTCAGGCATCGGTAAGAAGGGTTTATTTCTTCTACTTGGTGCCACGTCAGGCTTTACGTCAGGTTTAACGACAGGCGCAGGTGCAGTTAATGGTTCTTCGTTGTTCTTCATTTCTTCTTCTTGATTAAAACTTTCTTGTAATTTAGACTTTAAATATCTTTTTTCAAAGATACTACTTTTTTTTTGATTAATCAAGCCCTCATTAAGAGTTTCATCTAAAATATCATTCGACCCATGCTGAAACATATTACATCTCACTGGCTCTTCAAGAAAAAGACTTTCGTTTTCGTATATTTGGACTTCTTCCAAGTCTTCTTCATCGTTATCATTCCCAAATTCAGCATCACCGCCAAACTCATCATTACCCCCATCGTTACTACCATCGTTATTATCGGGAGTACGGTCAGTACTATCAAAATCAGAATTCTCTGAATCGTCATCATTGTTACCAGCTGTGTTAACTTTAGTTATTATATCTTCTCTATCTTTTTCATCCATTTCAGCGGTATGAGTAGCTGACAATAATGAATTTATTGCGAACTTTTCAAGGTCGAAATCAGGACGACCAATACTAGACGTATATTGTCTAAGTGATTGTCCAAGCTTTCCAGTTAATTGTTCAATGTATCTTTTTGGGTCTGTTTCTTCATCGGCCTCAACACCAGCATCAAACGGTTCATCGTTGAATGGTTTATCAGTTGGTTCAGGGTTTTCAGAAGCACCAAAACCAGCAGTAGGTGCTGGTTCTTGGGGTTGTGGAACAGGTGCTGGCGCAGGGCTCGCAACCTTTAATGTATATTTTTCTTCTTTAACTAGTCTTTTTTTTTTACGTCGATAGACTCAATGATAGCGTCCATGTTCTCCATAGCAAAACGGATAGATAATCTCTTACCTTCAGTTTCTTGTAGGATAGCATCAACAGCCAATTCAGCTTCTGACATATCATCAGCATCATCGCTTTCTTTGTCGTCAGCATCATCAGAATCCCATCTGTCGCTTTTTTTACCTTTAACATCGTCGTAGTATGGTTCGTCATCATAACCTTCAGTTACTTCTTCAGTATCTTCGTATAATGGAGTGTTACCTTCCATGTTACCAGCACCTGAGAAACCGTTACCACTATGATTAGAGAATCCAGCAACACCTGATTCATTAATCAAGTTGTCGTTTTTGAACACGTTGATATCACCACCTTGACCATGTGCATCAGCAAGTGATTTAAAGTTGATGTTCAAGTGTTTGATAGCACTAGCATATGAATCGTAAGCTTCAGAAGTTTTGTTTTTTAAACCACCAATGTAGCTAAAATCTTCAGCAATTAAACCTTTGGTTTTTTCACTGCTTTTGATAAAGTATTTATGGTTTTCTCTTATGATAGCATAAGACTTCCCATCAGGACCAATCTTAGTTAATTCAACCTTAGAATTGGTTTTGTTTTCGTTGATAGTGCTAATTCCCATTAACTCTTTCATACGAGCGTTAACTTCAGAACCTTTTAAACCAATTGGGTTTACATTTATGTTATTGTTTTTCATATTAAATATTTTTGTTTTCTTTTATGTTATATAAATATCTAGGTTTTAACCAAAGTTGTTATCCAACTGTTGGACTTCCTTGAGTTACATCTCTATTGTCACCCAATAAGTAACAACCCGCTCCACCACTAATTGTTCTAACCCAAATACTAATACTTGAACTAGGAGCAATTTCAACGGCTGTACCGTTAAGAGTTACCGAACACCCAGCTGTTCCACCAAGTATCTCAGTGTAAGTGTGTGCGCTGAAGATAGGAGCATCCGCAGATACGATAATACTGTGAATATCATTAATTTTTGCCATAATTTTTATCTTTATTTATAAATATTATAGAAAACAAAAAAAGCATCTAAACGATGCTTTAATTTAATTTGATAATGGAGCTTTTATTACTCCGTGTGATTTATAATCTAGTAATTCGAACATTTCTAGTTCTAACTTGTCAGCAAATATTGGCGAACTTGAACCAAATTTCCAAGAATCATTAATTTTAATTTTTGGTAAATCAAATGAATCTCTACCAATTTGTTCCTTGGCTTGTTCCAAATGATTTGTATATAAGTGAGTATCACCCAAGTTACCAATCAATTCCTCAGCAACCATATTAACTTCTGTAGCGATGATTTCAAGTAAAAGACCATAAGATGCTATGTTGAAAGGTAATCCAAGGAATGTGTCAACACTACGTTGGTTCCACATAAGGCTAATAGCTCTTCTAGGAATATTATCTAAACACTCCATAATAAATTCACTTCTACCATCCTGTTGGTTTTGCCATATTACCATTCTCTCATTATGAGTTAATTCTCTTGTATAAAATTGGAAGAAGTTATGACAAGGCGGCAATACCATCTCGTTAATCTTTCCAACGTTCCAAGCACTAACAATAAGTCTTCTTGAATCAGGGTTTGTTTTTATTTCTTGAATGATATCGGCAATTTGGTCAATTCTTTTAATATCGACATGACCAAAAAATGATTGTTTCATATAACCATCATCATTTGTTGTTGCATAAGCACCATCACCCAATTCGTTTACTTCCCAATCTCTCCATTGCTTTCCATAAACAGGTCCTAATTCACCCCATTTTCTAGCAAAACCCTCATCATCTTTGATTCTAGATACGAATTCGTCCATAGTTAGATACTGAAAATCAACATCATGTTGCATCCAATCAGGACCTTCTTTGGTTGATTTAGAATTATTTATGTAATTCTTGTAAGCATCACCATTCCAAATATTACATCCGTTATCAACAAGGAACTTAATGTTGGTATCTCCTTTAAGAAACCAAATAAGTTCAGTTAAAACTAGCTTAAATGGAACCTTTTTTGTTGTAAGAAGTGGAAAACCATCTTTCATATTATGACGAAATTGTCGTCCGAACGTTGAAATCGTTCCAGTTCCAGTTCTGTCTCCTTTTACATTACCGTTATCAAGAATGTCTTGAAGTAGGTTTTGATATTGTTTATCTAAATTATTCATTATTTCATATATGTTTTAATCCTTATCAAATCATCAATTAGTGTTTGTAAGTATTCTTTATCATCAAATTTAACATCACGGATTCCTTCATAAACATCAGCCAATTCTATGTAGAATTGCTCTTCTTTATCATCTTTAAATTCATGTGTCTCAAGCCAAGGTAATAATACCTCTTCTAAAGCCTCACAGGTTCCATCACCATCAAAAGGTTCACTAAACCAACATTCAACCTTATTATCAGAAATCTGTATTAAGTTATCTTCAATTACTTGAAGTGTCCCCCAATTATTATATTTACCAGTACAAGTAAGTGTATAAATACCATTTTCAATTTTTTGGTCTACAAAAACAAATGTACTTGGATAAACACTGATATCAATTAAATCATCGTTATTTTCTGATTGTTCGTTGAGGAAAGCTATGATTTCATCACCATTTATTTTAGTTAAATCCATATTAATATTGTTCTTTATCAATGTCTCTTCCGAAGTTCTTTTCAGCCCATTCTTCTTTTTTCTGCATGCTTTTATCTAATTCTTGGTGTTCATAGATATCAAGTTCATCACACATACTACAAACACTATAAAAATTATTCAGAAGCTTCTGAAGTTTTTTCTTGCTGATTTGTACTGTTTCTTTGCTCATCTCTTTCGTTTATTATTTTATACTTATTCAACTTCATCCATTGCAACCAACGAGAAACTGTCCAATCTTCATCGGACAGCTCTTCTTTGGATTGTTGGATAAAACCATCTAAATAATTTGGTTGTTCCATTATTTTTTTATACCTTTGTAGTGTTGAATAGATTTGTCAGCTTTATCTAAGATAGCACTGTCAATAGCTCCACTAACATTATACATTGTAAGAACTGATTGTAATTGGTGAATCATAAGGATTGTAGCATCCTCAAGCATCTTTTTATCTTCAGCTTCTTTAAGGTCGTTAACCTCGTTCATGATTTCAGCAGTATCAACTCTGTCTAATTTCAAGTGAGCATATTTTTTCAAGTGTGAGTTGAATACGGCTCCTTGACTATCGGCCATTTCGAATCTTGTGTAATCTGTAAGACTAACAGTTGGATATTTGTATTGACCACCGTTTTTGTAAATGATGATTAAATCCTTATTCTCTTTGTCATAGATTGACGCACAAATATTTGATGACAAATATAATGCTTTAATTTTTCCTTGTTGTTCTGTTTTTTTTAGTAACATTTTTTAAATTTATTTAATTTGTATATGCTTTGTAAGATTTTACTTCATTTAAGCTGAAAACCTCACAAATTATATTATTATTTTCGTCGTATTTTTCAATCATCATAAATCCACATTCAATGGAATATGTCGAATTTAAAAATTCTAATCTACTGATTGAACCAGTGTTAGACCTTATTAGGACCTCAATTTTTGGGAATCCGTATTTTGTTAATTCTGCCATAATTAATAGTTTATACAAATATACGAATATTTATGTTAGTAATCAAGCTTGATTATATAAAAAATATTTAGTACCTTTGCTAAGTAAACGATTTAAACCTACAATATAATATGAATAATGATATTTTTCCTAAAGTAAAAATTATAATGAATCAAGCTACGGTTGTGGCAAAGACGTTTGATGATATTGAAATCAAACCCGAACACATACTATTATCTATCTTACAAGACGATGATAATGCATGTACTCAAGTGTTCGAAAAATTAAAAGTGAATACTGAAGAACTACACGATAAAGTTTCTCAGTATTTAAGAGACACCGACTTAACACCTAGAGTAGGGTCCAAAAAAGGTAAATTGCCATTTTCTAAAGACATGAAATTGATAATCAAAACAGTAGACTCAGAATGTGAGAAACTAAATGATTCTGTTATTGATACAACCCATCTTATGTTAGGAATACTACGTGCCGAAATACCAGTTAACAATCACCTTTCAAGAGAAGGTGGTGTAACGTATAATAGTTTTTTAAAAATAATGAAAGATATGGGGAACAAAGAAAACAAAAACAGTGCCTTTAGTGGTGACGACGAAGACCAAGACGATTTAAACAAGTCTATGCGTAACTTCAAAAAACCGACAACAAACGATTCCAAATCAAAAACACAAGTTCTAGATAATTTCTGTAGAGACGTATCTAAAGCCGTTGAAAGAGGTGAAATTGACCCAGTAGTTGGTCGTAAAGTGGAAATCAAAAGAGTTTCACAAATTCTTTCACGTAGAAAGAAAAACAATCCAGTTCTTATCGGAGACCCAGGTGTTGGTAAAACCAGTATAATTGAAGGTCTTGCTCAACTTATCAAAGATGGTGAAGCTCCTAGAACCCTTGCAAATAAACGTATTATGACCCTTGAATTAGCGTCAATCGTTGCAGGTACAAAATACCGTGGACAATTCGAAGAAAGAATGAAAGCCATTCTTGAAGAATGTAAAGCAAACCCTGAAGTAGTCTTGTTTATTGATGAGTTACATACTATTGTAGGTGCTGGAAACGCTTCGGGTTCCCTTGATGCTTCAAATATTCTTAAACCTGCTTTAGCAAGAGGTGAAATCCAATGTATTGGTGCTACTACTCTTGATGAGTATCGTGAAAATATTGAAAAAGATGGTGCCCTTACAAGACGTTTTCAACCTGTATTGGTTAATGAACCAACTCTTGAAGAAACAAAAACTATCCTTATGAATATCAAGGATAAATACGAAAAACATCACAAGGTTAAATTCACTGATGAAGCTATTGAGGAATGTGTTAAGCTTTCTGATAGATATATCATGGATAGAGCTATGCCTGATAAAGCAATCGACGTATTAGATGAAGCTGGTTCAAGCACTGGTGTTAGCGTTGAGAAACCTGAAAATATCAAACGACTTGAAGCTAGACGCTTAGAAATAAACGAAGAGAAAAAAGAAGTTGTTATCAGACAGAAATACGAAGAAGCCGCTAAGCTTCGTGATGTTGAAAAAGAAATCCAAAGTGAACTTGAAACTGCTACAGCTGAATGGGAAGCTACTCTTGACGGGAAAATTACCGAAGTTGGTGTTGAATTAATCTCAGAAATCGTTTCGATGATGACTGGAATTCCTTTAAGTAAAATCTCAACCCAAGAAGGTAAAAAGCTTATCAACATGGATAAAGACTTACAAGGTAAGGTAATCGGACAAGATGCCGCTGTTACTAAGGTTGTTAAGGCTATCAAAAGAAACCGTATTGGTATCAAAGATAAAAATAAACCAGTAGGTTCGTTTATTTTCTTAGGTCCAACTGGTGTTGGAAAGACTCTTTTGGCTAAGTTATTGGCTGAACAAGTTTTCGGAGACTCAGATGCTCTTATCCGTATGGATATGTCGGAATACATGGAGAAACATTCAGTATCTCGTTTAGTTGGTCCACCTCCTGGATATGTGGGGTATGACCAAGGGGGACAATTAACAGAAAAGGTTCGTAGAAAACCTCATTGTGTTATCCTTTTTGATGAGATTGAAAAAGCACACCCTGATGTATTCAATATATTGTTACAATTGTTGGATGAAGGACAATTAACTGACGGTTTAGGTCGTAAGGTTAACTTTAAGAATGCGCTTATCATCCTTACATCAAACATCGGTGTTAAAGAAGTTTCAAGCTTCGGTAGAAAAATGGGATTCGAGACAATCGATAGCGTAATGGACACTGAATTAAGAGCTAGAAACATCATTGATAAAGAGCTTAAGAAAAAATTCAAGCCTGAGTTCCTTAACCGTATCGATGAAGCAATCATCTTCAACAGCTTACGTAAAGAAGATATCAACGAAATCATCTATTTAGAGTTGGCTAAGTTGGAATCTAGAATTGGAGAATTACACTTCAAGTTCGAAATCACCCCATCAGCAGTTGATTATCTTGCAGATAAAGGTTATGATGAGACATATGGTGCTAGACCTCTTGGTAGAGCAATTCAACACTACGTTGAAGACCCTGTGGCTGATGAAATCCTTAACGAAAATGTTAAAGAAGGTGAAACAATCCTTATTGACTTGGACAAGAAAACAGGTCAAATCATTGTCAAGGTAAAAAAAAGCAAAGTAGCTAAGTAAAAATAACTAAACCCGTGGATTTTTTCACGGGTTTTTTTATATTTATAAAGTATGATACAAGAAATTTTAAGAAACAAATATAGTGAATATCTACAAGGTTTAGATATCTACGAAAACAAAACAAGTCTTATCTTATCTAAAATTATTTTAAATAAAGACGTTAGAAATAGTGGTGTTGGTTCAAAGATTATGACCGACCTGATAAACTATGCAGATAAAAATAAACAAATTATCGCTCTTACTCCATCAAGTGATTTCGGTGGAAATAAGAACAGACTTGTTCAATTCTATAAAAAGTTTGGTTTTAAAGCCAATAAAGGACAATATAAGCACTTTGGATTCAAAGATGATATGATTAGATACCCTAAGATGAATGAAAATAAACCAATGATTAAAAGTCTTCTTAGAGAAGGTCTTTTAACACACGATGAAAGAGATGTAAGACAAGTTGCAGACTTTATAAACTTTGCCAAGGCACATCTTGGAATAAATGATGATATCAAGGTTGAATTGGCCTATGAGAGAACGCCTGACTTAACAACAACTGCTTACTATAACTTAGATGGATTCATCAAGATTTATGTTAAAGACAGAGCAATTATCGATGTATGTCGTTCAATAGCTCACGAATTGGTCCACCATCAACAAAATATTCAAGGAAGACTACTAAACGCTGGAAAAGATGGAGAAGACGGAAGTCCAATTGAAAATGAAGCCAATGCAGTTGCTGGTGTTATCATTAGAAAATATGGAAAACTAAACCCTCAACTATACCAATAAGACTTGCTTTTATTGTTTTATTTTAGTACCTTTGTCTATTAAAAGACATTATATGGAAACACCAAAAACAATAGACGATAAAATTACCCTTCACGGTAGACTTATTCATTCGGAAACACTAGATGGTTTCGCAGATATTGAAATCTCAATCAAAGAAGTTCTTGAAGAAATCGAAGAATATCAAGACGATATGCTTCCTGATTATGTAGTAGACAACTACGAAGTAAAATATACAAAGGATTTTGAATCAGATATTGATGATTTCGATGATGATGAACTTATCCAAAAACTAGAAAATAATAACCATGACTTCACAAACCAAATTTGTGATGAAGATATGATTACTACTCTAGAAAACAGAAATTACATCGTTAGAGAAGCAGACAAGGCATACGAAATGGATAACCTTGATACTCAGCTTTTTGAAGAAATTAGCAAAAGATTCTTCGACGCATCAATGTTCAAGAAACAAGAAATGTACGATGCAATCTTTAAGATTGGTCTTGTTTAGGACCAATATACTCAAAGCTACCACATAAACGTTTATTATCGTAAACGTGATTCTTAAAGGTATTATCATCGGTAACATCTTTTCTTAGCTTCTTATTTTTACTAGTCGGTTTCCACAAAGGTGATGCAGTCTTATACTCTATCATCTTTGGGTGAGCTGTACGAGAATAAAACTTATGTCCCTCATCCAAGTGAATTTGAGCAACAGCCTCAGTAAATCTCACACCAATTCCCATTCCCTGAAAATCAGGCAAGACAACACTCCTATGTCCACGCCACGCATTCTTAACGGTTCCGCTAGGCATAGTAATTACGCTGGCAAATCCAACAACGGTATCGTTCCAAACAGCCAAGTAGCATCTTGAAGCTGAATTATGGTTTCCAGTTAAATAGTGATGGTCTTTAAACATTCGCCAACTTTCATTTGTTGTGCGATATACTTCAATATCGATGCTTGGTCTTTTAAAAAAAAAACCGTGAATTAATTCACCTGTATCTGTATTCAAAACCCAATCAGGTTCCAACCAATCAACAATGTCATGATGACACGTCGATAAAACAACTCCACTTAACTTATGTCTTTGAACATACTTAGATAAGCTCACAGAAGCCGCCTTAGCCACGTTTCTATCTACAACGGAAGTATACTCATCTATGACACAGTTCGTGCGTAATTTGCGTGCTAAATCAGCTCTAAATTTTTCACCATTGGATAATACGTGATATGGCTTGTACCAAGACGGTATAGAATTCAGTCCAACGGCCATAAGCTTGTTGATTCCATCGTTTGGTGTTTCGAAATGTGATATGATTGATTTGTCAGATTCCCAAACAGGAACTTCTTCTGTACCAAATTCTTTAAGAAGTGTAGATTTCCCCGAACCTGAAGAACCTACGATAATTCCTAACTTGAAGTCTTTAGGTATATCGGGCATCTTCCAAGGATAAAATGTTGATGTACCGTTAAAAGCACAGTCAAAAGCAGTTTCACTTGCAGCGATAAATTCGTCTTTAATGACACTAGATACAAGAGGTATAGTAGCTCTTTCTAGTTTTTGTATAACTCTTTCCATAATGTGTATGTCTTGATATAAATATCTCGTAAAATAGGAAAGGTATAAAAATAAAAAGCTAGAGATGTTACGAAAACCCTCTAGCCTGTTATATATTTATGTAAAATTAAATTATTTCTTACCTTCAGTAAGTCTATTCAATTTTTCTTCTAATTCTTTCATCTTAGATTCTAAGATTGCTGTTTTACCAGCTTCAAGATTAGCTTGTTCGTTAATCCATTCCTGTTTTTTAACCGCAACTGCTTCATTTACGATATCGTCGATTAAATCAACTAAATGAGATTCTTTAATTTTTACGGTTTTTTTTGTAACTGTTTTGTCTGACATATGTTCTAAGTTTTAAATAAAATCTTATTTCTATAATAAATATGTTATAAAATCAAAAAAAATTAATTTTGTTTAAAATTATATCTTTTTGTATAGAAAATGAGCAACTCTTTTAAGTGATTTATTCTTTGTTTGATGAACATTTGGAGTCATAATATAAGCACCAACCTTCATCGAATCAACCACCATCTCAACATATTCATCAAAACCTTCATTAAAAGGAGAATAAATATAAATTACATCGTTTGTCTGATATTCATAAGGGCTAAGCAATTTAATATCACAATTGATTATTTGAACATTTACAAGGTCTTTTGTCAATTCTCTGTTGATTTCAACACCAGTTGATTTATATCCAATATTGTTAGCAAATCTAACAACATTTCCACCACCGCAACCCAATTCCAAGAATTTCATTTCAGGTTTAAAGATTCCATATAGTGGTCTTAGGTATTTTACATCTATAATATCATTAGGGCCAATATTGGTTTTCTCACCCATTTCTTTTATGTAAGCTGTATAGTCAGCTAAATTGTTTTTATATTCCATATTTTTATTCTGTTAAGTATGTAAAGTGAATTTCACCTTGATATGAACTTGAAGTATCGCCTGATTTTCCGTAGAATCTAACCTTAGCGTGTGTTGTATCTTCCATTTGGATAAATGCTGAGGTATAAATACCGTTAACACCACCACCAGCTAGTACACCGTTTCCGACATTGGTCCTTGATTGAGAATTAGATTGAGGGAAAGGAAGAGTAAATTCAACCCAAGTTCCATTGCTACTAACATCTTGGTTAATTTGAACACTAATCTCAGCAGTACAGCTAACAGTATTTCCAACACGTGTCCAATAAAAATCTTGAATCCATGTATTACCTGAACTTGGTACTTCAGTTGCACGTGAACTAATTTCTGAAGTAAAATTACCTGTAGACAAATCCTTGTCTGTTATAACTTGGTTTGACCCACCATCTTGACTATGAGGTAAATAATAATTAGTTGAAATTGTATCAACAAGTTCTTCACCACCAATATAATTAGTTTCGATAACAATAACTGGTCCTTCACCAGTAGAGAAACCTATTCTAACAAAAGCTCCAGCTACTTGACTACTATAATCCATGTTAATACCATTCAAAGGAAATGCTTCACCATCACGTTCTATGATACCACTTTGAACTGTAATACCATCTGATGTTTCATGATAAAAAGGAATATCTGTTGTGAATCCATTTTCAAGTGTTTCTTGAAAATCTTGAGAACCACTACCACCACTACTACTGAATGCGGTAGCCATATCATCATATGATACTTGTGAGGTTACACCATTGCTTAGCAATGGAAATATGCTATTTGAGTTAATTACACCTTGAGGTAATTGACTTATTTTTTTATCTGCCATAATATATATTTAACTATAAATATTAACTATTTAGATAATACTTCACCAACTGTAAAAATTTTTAGTAATTGTTCAATTGAGAGGTTTTTTGTGATTGCGAAAATTTCTATCGCATCTTCTATAGAGTAAGTAAGAACACTGTTAATTACTTCTCCATCACTAACTTGTAAGACATATTTTTTCATCGGACTAACGTTTATAATAAATATATAAACGCTAGACCAAAATGAAAAATTTTAACATAATTTATCCGCACAGTTACTTGAAGCTGGTGCGTCAGGCTTTACCTTGAATTCGTAACCCATACCTAAGATATAACCTACGGCACTTTGTAAAGCTTTATTTGATTCGTGTTTAGAATCAGGGTTGATATCAGCGTGGATTTCCATCTTGATATCATATAAGTCTAAAAGGTCATGGATTTGATAAGCCACTTCAAGAGACTTGGCTACCTCGTACATCATTCTTTCGTTAACCAATTCTTTATTACGTTTTTTGAAGGTATTGAAGTGAGAACCCGCAACGATTTTACCACCACGACCTACAATAACACCACCACCTAAGTCTTCACTTACGCTGATAAGAATAACCGTAACAAATTTATAAGTTCCACCTCTAACTTTTTGTGAATCTGTACCTACAGCCACTTTTAAGATGTGATTTTTACTCAACTCTTCGTCGAATAACTTTTCTAAGTAATCAACGATTGGCTCGTCAATTTTCTTGTTGTTTCTTTTCCATTCCATAATTTTATATTTGTTTTAAATAAAAAAGGCCCCAAAATGGAGCCTTTAAATCATTAACCTATCTTAGTTGTTGGTAACAACTCTTTTAAGCGTTTATAATTTTCTTCTCCTATGTCACTTTTATTTACTCCTACACGGAATAATAACCCACCGTTGCTTGGGTCAAGTTGCGAAATACTGGCTGGAATCTCCGTTATAGGATTTCCAGTTATGTTTAAAAAACGTAAGTTTTTTAAGTTCCCAATCTCTTTCGGCAACTTTGTGATACGATTATTTGTTAGCGATAATACCGCAAGATTATGCAAGCTACCGATGGATGGATGTAAATCCACCATCTTAGCATCAATGATGATAAGTGAGTCAAGTTGTTTAAACTTGCTAATATCAGGTAATCTTGGTATTTCTCTTGTCATAAATTTTATTGTCGGTGTTGTATAATCAATCAACTCAAATAAGCTCTCAGCAAATCCGAATTTAATCAAATAATCAATGTATTTGTTGTCTTCTAATCCTTTGTTAAAACCTTTAGCCATTCCTAATAATTCCTCATAGAAGAAATTAGAAATACCCTCACTCTTTGAAATTACATCTTCAAAGATGCTAACGTTTTGTCCATTACGGCTGTCTTTTAATTGGTTTGTTTCAAAATGAATCTGAAAAACATCCTTAGACTTCCCTAAGAAAAAATCGTTGTTTATAATGATATAAATGTCAGAATTCTTTCCGTTGGGTTTTCTGTGGCCTTCGGTATAACTTTTAAACATACCATTACCTTCCCTAGCTGTACACCAGTTAGCGAAATTAGCAAAAATAGTACTGGCCTCTGTAGTCTTTGGAATATAAAGCGTAAACTTTCTATCCTTAACTGGCATAAGAGCCTTACCTGCATTTACAAATTTCATTAGCGTTCTTTCGATTGCACTTGGGTCCTTTTCAATGAACGGGTCAACCGCATCAAATAGTTGGGATAATGATTTGTATTGATTAATGTTTGTTGGGTCATTTACATTTTTTAAACTGTAAGAACCCAAACATAAATCTTTAAATTTCTTTTTTCTTTTATTGTCCTCAAACAATATAAGGTACTTATTTGACTGAGGCAAATCCTCTTCAACAAAACGTATAGCCGCATCAATGTTGGTTTGTTTACCATCTTTAATCAATTGAGTAAATACAGTAAGCATCCACTGAAGATAAATCTTGTTCTCAGTTGGGTCGGCCGCAATTATATCAGAATAAACATCAGAACAAACACTTACTTTTTTAAGAGTTCTATCTTTTTCATTCTGTTTTGTTGAAATTATCGCTAGGATTGTTCCATTTGTTGATGTTATTGTACTTGGTGTGAAACCTATTTCTACTAGGCTTTGCAATTTGCTGGCTACCAAGTGTTGTTCTCCGCATTCAAATACGTCAAACATCTCCGCTAAGTAAACAATTCTATCAGTAATATCTTTTTTCATTCTTTTGTGTGTCTTTATACAAATATACGCAAAAAAAAGAAACTTGACAATAGCTTAGACCAAAAATCTTTTAAAATAATCATCCTCAACATATTCCTCAATTCTACGTTTAAGTAACCATACAAGACTACTTGCATCGTCGTTTGCTCTGTCAATGATATCTAGAATAATTTCATTTGGATTTTCACCGTCAGTTAAACGATATTTAACCTCTTTGAAATAATTCTTATTACCTTGCGACATAAGCTCGCTTATCACTAAATTATACGTTTCCCATCTATTCTCTTCTTCTTCGTCGAAAGAATTCAAGACAGAATTCATATGATTATTATATGCTTTATCTAGTGCAGTTCTATTACCTTGATTAGCTGTCAATAAAAATTTATTAGCATTCATGGCGTATCATTTAAGTATGTGTTATTTAACTATAAATATCTACAGACTCTCGCTTAAGCTTTACTATTTTGTTAATGTTTTATCTCTCTTTGATAATCCCTTGAGAATCAATTAAAAATTTTTTATCTTATCATATAGCCTGCTTAATTCAGGGCTTCGATGTTTAATTCCTTCAATCACTTCAATACAAACCTCATTAGGATTTGTGTTTTCTGTAAGCTTATATTGTAACTCTTTGACCTTTAACATGTCCTTAAGAGTATTCTTTAATTCTAGTATCACTTGGTTGTATGTGGCCCAAGCTTGTTTGTTCCCTATGTCGTCAACAGATAACTGCTCTGTCAGCCTATCTTCATACTCATGTTCCAAATAAGTATTGAAATCACCATAGTGCTCTCGTAAAACTTGCCTTATTTTGTCTTTAAGTATCATAGCTCGTATTATTAGATTAATTTAATGGTACATTTTTGGAAAGCATATAGTTATCAGATATTTTGTTATCTACCCAATCCCTAATTACTTGTTCAGTGAATTTTCTACCTTTCTTGTATTTGTAACTCAAGTACTCATACAAGGCTTTAGGGGTAATTAATTCCTCATCTACCTTAACCTTAATCATCGGTGAATTAGAATATTCACCACCTTCACGAACGAATGTATTAGATACCTCATAGTTGGCATCCAATTCCTCTTTCATCATCTTAACAAACTTTGCAGACTCGCTGCCCTCAACTATATATTGTTTCAAACGAGTCATTTGACTTTCCGTAATTATTAATTTCTTTTTCATACTAATAAATATCTACAGAACAAAAAAAGGGCCACTGAGGGCCCCTTTTATTTTATCATTAAAAACATCTTACAATAAGCTATCAATAAGCTTTTGATACTCAGCCTTAGCTTGAATACCAGCGTTTCGACTACCTTCCACTTCCTTACCATCTTTGATAGCTAGGGTTAATGGAATACCACGAACGCCAAATTTAAGAGCAATCTCTTGATTATCGTCAACGTTAATCTTAACAATCTTGATATTTTTATCTTTGTTTTCTTCATTTAATGAATCAATAATAGGGCCAAGCATTCTGCAAGGTCCGCACCAAGGGGCCCAAAAGTCCATCAATACTGGTACGTCTGAGTTGATAACCAACTCGTCAAAGTTTTCTGCGTTTATTTCTAATGCCATTCTTTAATTTTTAATTTTTTTTGTTATAATTATAAATATAATATACTTAATCTAAAAAGCAATGTCTGAAGAAGAATTTCTACGTGAATATATCGAACGTCAATTTCCAAATGACCACCAAATCATATACCTATATGCTTGCGGTGGCAAAAGAAGTTCTGCCAATGCTATAGATAAAGGAATTGCTTGGCTTAGTCCAATATTTTCCCCAACATATCCAACCTTTTATCTTAAAAGAATTCTAACCGAATACCTAGAAGATAAAAAATCACAATACTTTAAAGGAGAAATTCAAGTAGTTCCTATTTATTAATACTACTCATCGGATAAGCAACCTTCATGGTCCTCACAACCTTCTCAAATTGAATTATTTGGTCTTGACTTAAGCTGAAATACGTATTGATATAAAAACCAATAGAATCATCATCCAAGGCGTAAACCAACTTTAGCATCTTTCCGACCCTAGTCATCATCTGCTTTTGTGGAAAGCTGAAGTTACCCTCAATCATCGCATACTTAAAGGTATTGCAGAAGCTGGTATAAGTAGTAAACTTTGTTGTTCCAAAAAACTCAAATGATTCCTCACAAATAGTCATTAGAATGTGATTTTCAATTCCTTTCATTTCTTCTAAATTTATACAAAGGTACGACTTTATTTCATATATCCAAATATTTATATATAAATGTTATCATGAAAAGTTCATATGAAGACGAATTCAATAAAATCGTAGTTAATTTCATACAAAAAAATTATACTGTCTCTAGAGTAAAACACAATATGCGTTTTCGTAGAGCCATTATCTTCGATGATGGACAAGTACACCTTCTTGCCGATGAACCAACAACAAGAGCCATTAAAAACAAGGTCTCAAACTCAATCCAAAAGATATTCGCATTCAACAAAGAAGAAGCCAATAAGTTCATAACACAAGTCCTTAATATTTGACAGATTTTTTAAATACGTTATATTTGATAAAAAACTTATGGCAAATTTAAATTTCAGACAAGACCTAAAACTAGGTATAGAAGGAGAACAACACATCGTTGAATTCTTAGAATATAAGGGACTAACCCACGTCGATTCAAACAACAATAACAAATACGATATCAAGATGCTTAAGGAAGGAAAAGAAATTACCTATGAGATTAAGACTGACGTAATATGTAAGCCTGAAAAAGATACTGGAAACATTTTCGTTGAATTCCACTCAAGAGGCAAAGACTCAGGAATCTCCGTTACACAAGCTGATTGGTTCGTAAACTACTTCCCATTCTTAAATGAAATATGGTTCATCAAGTCCAACGATTTAAGACAACTAATAAATAATAACAATTTTCGTGTAATTAAGAATGCTGGCGACATAGGAAGCGCAACCCACGGCTATCTTATACCACGAAGACAATTTAAAGAACACTTCAATATTCAATGCCTAAACAACCAAAATTAACAGTAGAACTAATTCCATCAACTTGCCACTTTTCGAACGTAAGAACAACCGTAACATCGTCAGAATGGGACAAGATAAGATTCATCTCATACGAGAAAGCCAAGAACCAATGTGAAATCTGTGGAGACACAG